ATGGACGACCCAGAATTAAACGAAATTAAAAGTAATATGGGACATGCCTTGACGTTAACAGAGTTACAACTCTTGGCTTCACAACTGCAACACCGGATCGAAGTTCTCCAAAAAAAATCCGAATTTAATTTAAATATGGTCAAAGGGTACTCTGAATACGGTGGCCACCTATTTAAAAACCACTATTGTTAAATAATGTCGAAGAGGCTCCGCGAACCAACAATGGAAGAAAACGCAAAGCGGTGTAAAATTACAAGTGACAGAAAACGCCCAGTGGAGCTGTCGTCGTTTACCGCTGCTAAACGACAGAAAATACACGAATATTGGCACACAAAACCTCATAGTAGAGAAGAAAGAGCTGCATATATGGCCACACTGTTCGAACACTTACTTTGTCAGGCACCATATTTAAAGCAATCACAACACAAAGATGTTAATTGTGAATGCCGATGATTTAGGCTACAGTAGCCATCGAGACGAGGGCATTTTCGAGGCTTATAAAAAAGGCTACATTAGCTCCGCCTCGCTCCTGGTTAACGGCAGCACGTCTGAACAGGCCGCTAAAACGGCGCGGACAATTGGAATGCCCGTGGGCCTGCATTTAAATTTATCAGAAGGGTATCCATTGTCTGACGTTCCTTCCATTCAAAAATCAAATGGCAAGATGCACTACAAAATGGAATTCTGGTGCTTACCAAAGACATTGACTGTTCTCAATGACATTGTCACTGAAACAAAGGCACAACTAGAGCAATTCAAGGAGTGGATGGGTCAGTATCCGACACGCGTTGATGGCCATCAACATGTACATATTGCTCAACACGTGCCAGCAGCGTTGGCGCCTGTCTTTCAAGAACTAGGTGTCCGTCATACTCGGATTCCGGACCAAGACCCGGACGAACTCACCTGGTTAGATGCATCCACTATCAACCGTTATAACGCGCGTTATCTCCCCGCCGTGGCTGCAAGACTTATCTACTATCGCTATAACATCAACGCACCGTTGCATTTCATCGGATTGGGACTTTCAGGTGCAAACATGACGATGGAACGCATTGACAGCCTGCTCGAGAACTGTACATCTGTAACCGAGTTTATGGTCCATCCAGGGTTTCGACCACCTCCCGACACTGAAGGAGACCCGTTTGATACTGACCCTGGACGTGTGAGAGAATACCACGTGCTAAAGGCATTAAAAGATAAATACGAAATATCAAACTGGTCAATTATAAAATAATGTACATATTTTTTTGAAGGTTACTCTAATATAAATGGTGGTGGTTCTTTTGCTGTGTCGAATGCACGCATAGGAGACCATGAATCTGGACTATTTAGCCATTCATCCCAACAATGTTGTGAACACAAATAGTAGACACGTTCTTTTATTTTCACTTGGTTCCATGCAGACACGTCTAACGTTGTTTGTACGCAACACATGTGAGCACAGTGGTAATAACTATGTACTGGTGAATCTGCTCTGCGACTTATTGGAGATTGTGACTTTGGTATCATTTTCTCGTGTTTCTCTGGTTTCAACATGTTTCGTACCCCGTAGCAAAACTGCCAGAATGTATCCATTTATCAACACGCAAAATAAACTATATAGTTTGATTTTGTTTTTTCAAACATGTGGGTCTTGTTCTTACTCCTTGTTTCCACAGTGTCATATTCGTACGATTGGCAACGGTTGCATACATGTGAAACGCCCGCGCAACTGAAATCAACCATCGCAGATTACAGCGAAAACTTCCCATGTCTGGATTGTCGTGAACATTTTCAATCGTTGCTCGCAATACATCCGTACCCTCTGGAGTATGTACAAACTCCAGAGGATGTGCGTGTCTGGACATGGTTTACCCACAACTTGGTGAACAAACGACTCAATAAAACCTGGGAATCCTTTGACATTATGGACGAATGTCATACATTGGCGTATTTAAGGTAACAAAGGTGATGAACAATGACTGACAAATTCGAAATATTGAAACAATTGGGCAAAGACGGTGCACAGGGGGTTGTCTATCTAGTAGAGTTCCCAAATATGTTGCGGGCGGCAATGAAGCAGTTTAAGTCCACCAAATCACCGGCACGCATTCAGGCGGAAGCCGACTTTCAATCCGCCGCGGCCGATGCCGGTATCGCGCCCGAAGTGATGCATGTGGACTTAACTAAGAAACGTATCTTTATGGAACCCATGGCAGCTCGTCTTGTCGATGTTCTCAACAACAGCAATCAACAGTTTGAAGAAGATCTTTATCATATTATGGAAACATTGGATGATATTGACATTCTTCACAACGATGGTAATGCATTAAATTTAATGCTCAATGACCGCGACCAATTACAAATCATTGATTTTGGACTCTCCAAGAAAATTGACCCAAAGCAACGGAAGAAGTGGGGTCAGTATCCGAACAAAGAAGTCACTTTGTTCATGATGAAAAAGGAACTTCGAAAGTACAACATTTATATTCAATAATCTTCTAAATATTGCTTTAATTGTTGGTTAAAAAGTTGACAATTGCAAGTAGAACACGGAAATCCATAAGAATCACAGTTGCGACACTCCACAATATCTTGCACGGCATTGATGCCGGATTGTTCACATCTCTCAGAACATTGACCCTTCCTGTTCAGTGTTCCCGCACAATTGTTGTAGACACACTTTGTGTTGGGCGCCACGTTTTGTTGTAAAATGGCATGCAATGTGCTTTGGACGGGTTCGTCCAATATCGGAAGCACTGCCAAACGGACATGTCCCAAAAGATGGTCATAGGATACCGGGAATAGTTTGGCAACGTCCCGGGCTTTGCACCATACTTCTTCCAGTTGCCTGCGCGAAAACATGAGAATACAATATAATGTACCAAATAAATAAACATTAGAATATGTTTTAAGTTTATTGAAAATCAGCTTTAAGCAACATTGTACGTGATTTCTATGACTGCTTTAACTCTGGTGCTGGACTCTTTCTTATATTGCACGCTAACTATGCTGGGAAGGATAGCCAGTACTTGTTCTCGAAAATTCTTTCCAATATATGCAACTTGCCGAAATTGACCACATTCTTCCACGTGGTCTGTGCGTACAACTTGGACCGCAAGTGGGTCCACACTGTTAGTCGGCTCATGTACTAGCCCCAACAAGTCTGTTGTGTGGAATTTGTAGTGTGAGTGGGTCATTCCGACTGCATGGACAACAAGCATATTGGTTGTGGACATACTTTTGAAATGTTTTAATTGAAAAAGTCAATGTTTTAATTAAAAAAGTCAATGTTAACCCCGCTGGGCAAAGGAGGCTTTTTACGTGTATATATTATTAGTAATGTTAAAGTTTCTGTGTCCTTCTTTTTGGCACGTTCTTCAGCAAGTTTGTACAGTCGCGGCTCTGTAATTCCGAAATAATCTGCTATTGTCAGTGTTTCAATCAAACGTTTCCCAACATATACGTTATTGTCGTCAAACAACACTCTCGTACCGTGTAGTAGACGAAACAACTTGTCTACTCCCTGTTCTAATAATTTCTTCTTGACAATTTCATGCAAATCTTTGAACAATTTGCGCGAATCGATTTCGATGTCTGCCAGACGACGTCCTAGTGTTTTGATAGTAACAATTATAGTATACAACCGAGTTTTCCGTTCACTTGTTGTTCTATTTCTTCTTGCCAGTCTAATTCTTGCCTCTGCAGCTTCAAACGTAACAAACATGTTTCTATTCTGTTTGTCACATTTATACTGTCTATTTTTTAAATCGATTGGAGAATGACCCTATATAATGTGTTATTTTTGTGTATTGATAGCGTGATGTTCAACCAATATTCAAACAATTTTGCACCTGCAGAACCGCTTAAATTCACGAGTACAGTAATAAATGTACCACAGGATGCACCCAGTTTGATGGAAGCGATGGAACTGTGTCGAAAGTTGGCCACAGAACGTTCTCGAGACTTGTCCTCATCAGAGGTGGTGGTGAATTTGGACGAAGGTGAACATGAGGTGGTGGGGAGTTGGACATCTCCCCATGGTCCTACACATGAACAAACAATCATTGTTCCCAATGTTCATCTAAAATTAGTTGGTACAGGAACAATTATTGGTGGTCTTGTTGTGGAGAATGCTGAACGTCTCTACATGGAAAATCTCACTGTGAAGAATCCAAGTGGGCCTGGTATTTTTGTATCAGGAGAGGGAACATATGTAAGTATACACAACGTGACATTTAAAGAGTGTCAACAACAGGGAGTGTACATGAATAAGGGTGCTCATCTCAACGCTTCAGAATGTCAATTTATTTATAATGGTTCGGATGGCATCTGTTTCTGGGGTGCAACCGCTGATTTATATGATTGTACTTCTCATCACAACCGTATTAATGGTGTGGCTGTCAATGAGGGTGCAGTAGTGAATATTTACGGAACAGCGACATCTGTACATCACAACAGAAGGGACGGTCTGTCCGCATGGCATCATGGTAGCATTATAAACATACATGAACCTTGTGTTAATAAAGATGTCTCTCATGATAACAAACAGGATGATTTCTTCGCAACACAGGGTGGTCACATCTTTACCATCAACTATGTTTAATTTAAATTAAAATAAGTTCTAGAAAACTATAATGTCCGGGGTAGTAAATGGTCCAGAAACTATCGGGACAATGTCCTGTGTAGTAAACGAACCAGACGTGGAGTTCATTGCTCTTTGCGTGACTATGATGGCCGCATTTGCTGTGTTGATGGTCGCATCTTTAGTTCTGTCTGCGATAGAATCTTGTCATTTTTTTAAATTGTGCAGGTCAACACTTTGACTATAAATATATCACCTATCTCAATAAATGGATCAACTACCAAATGAAATAATAATGAATATTTTATCTTGTTTATGTCCGTCAGAATTATTATTAGTATTGTCTAAGTCAGTTCTTTCCGTGTATCGTTCGAATGTTGTTTGGCGACCCGTGGTGGTCCGTCGCTTTGGTGAAATACGGTCGTCTAATTATTTTAGGGAATATGCTTGGCAACTAAAATTCCAAAAACACAAATGTTCGTATCAACGAGGATTTACAATGGGGTGTGTCGGCAAGACCATACCACCTAAAAAAAAAGCTTGGTTGCCTGCGGTTTTTTGAACCAGTCAGGTTTACCACCAGAACGCCACTTCATCTCCCACTCTTTGCAGTGATAGTACTTTCGGTAGGTTTCAACGGCGTTCAGACGACCATTGGTATATACGGCACAACTTTCAAAGTATTGGTCGTTGATTGCACAGTCAAAGTAAGAGATGCCTTTTGGAAGACCTTCGTAAGCACGTTTATTTGGGGGTGGTGTATACGTTTCTTTACAGAGATGTTCGGGTGCACCAAGTTCTTGCAAGCGTTCCAAATGAGCACAACATGCATGTATCTTGCCGTAGCGCTTGTAATATTCCCCTACAAGCGCGAATGCCAGTTGTAAAGTCCAGTTGTAATGTTTAGGATCTGCTCGGACCCAGATTGAGACTGGGTGATTTTTATGAGTGGGTCTGTATGGGTCATTTGGCAAAGGGTCGAGTTCTGGAAGTGGGAACTGGTCTCTTCCGAACCACCATGCTGAATAGAGCATTTGTGTCAGCTCTAGAATCATTTTAATGCAATGTTTGTCGCAGTGGCTGGCGGCACATTCTCTAAGGGTGGTGGCCAATAAGAATAGATTCATTGTTTCTGTATTTTAATTTAAATTAAAATAAGATTTTGCCGGTGAAAAAGAATGAGTAGAATCAGTGAATACAAGAGTGAGTTGTTCATTAAATATCAGTCTTTCGGGCTCTGAACGATGTCCCAAAACAAAATCTGAATATTGACTCAAATCCCACCCTGAGAGTCAAGTTGATTTTCCCCAAGTTAACAAAATAACAAAGGTACACTATTTAAAAAATATTTCTATCAAAAATGAGATTTACCACTCCAAAAGATGGTTATTCTATTTATACAAAATCCAATTGTAAATATTGTACAACTGTGAAAGAACTCATTCCAAACGCATATATTATTCCGACAGACCAGTATTTGGACACAAATCGTGATAATTTTTTAAAATTTGTCGACCAATTGTCTGGACAAACTCCCAGAACATTCCCCATGGTATTTCTAAACAAACGTTTTATTGGTGGATATGCGGAAACAAAAGATTATATTGAAAAGTTAGAGGCCTTTGCGGATTTTTAAACGGAATCTTCTGCAATAATCTCGATCTGACATTGGTTGTCAGATCTACAACACATGATTGTAGATGACCGTGAGCACGATCTCATTGCCCAATTAACATCTGTCCAGGCCAACTTTCAGGTTCAACGCCTTCCTTTGGGTGATATTCTGTTCGAACACAACGGCACCACCTGTATCGTTGAACGCAAACGAACTGATGATTTTGCCGCGTCCATTAGCGATGGGCGTTGGCGTGAACAGAAAGCTCGTCTCAAGACATCTGGTGCCATTGGAGTTTATCTCATAGAGGGTAGTCTGTATAATCAAAATAAACCACCTGAAACATTGTCTAGCGCCATCTGGAACACCATGCTGCGTGACAAGATGTGGGTGATTCAAACCCATGGTCTAAAAGACACAGTCCTACATTTGTTGGTGCTCCAGAAAAAAATAGGTCGTGACATTAAAGGTAGTACCGGTGTCAAGAGTTTGCTGAGCAAACGCAAACGTAAGCAAGACAACGTGCTTTTACTCATGCTTATGTCAGTGCCCAGCATATCCGAGCGTATTGCAACCAAACTGGTGGAGCAGTGGCCAACTTTAAAAGAATTGCAAGAACAACTACATGCAAATCCACAACAACTACGGACGCTGCAAGTGACGGACAAAAGAAAAATAGGACCAGCAGTAATTACATCATTAATCAAACATTTATGCTAGAATATGTTACACATATGACACTTGGTATATTGCTATTCAAAACAAATGACAGAAAAAAAGCAATGTCAATCTCTCACACTCAACAGAAACTCGGCGAACAAAAGAAGCTTGGTGATTTACTCAATGTCTCGGAAGATGTCAAAATCTACACATGTGAGGACTTTGAAGGCAATATCGAAGTGACTGTGGGACAATATATGTACTTATTTTACGCGTCGAAACTCAAAGATTCGTCAGCAGTTTTATCTGAACCCCCAATCGATGTTTTTGATATGGAAATAGAAAAACCCACACCTGGTTCGGAAAATTATATATTATTAAGTATAACGGATGACTGTTCAGTAGAAGACAAATTAAAACAATTGCTTTGTGTAATTGAGTAAACGCAATATAAAAAAAAATAAATTGTATTTTACAACCAATATCCACCAGGCGTCATTATTCTTAACAACCATTTCTTGCCGTTCTTGTGTAACGTCATCTTTTTAATATCCCATCGCCAATTGGTATCATTCTCAACAAAGTCACCAGATGTCTTGCCATTTTGGACATCATTGGACATTTTTGCGTTTGTAATTTCTACTTGTTGCCAGGTTCCATTCACAAGTAGTTCTCCGAAAAATTTCGGCTTATGCACCCATTCTCCATAGTATGTACATTGTGAAGGCAACAAAGTGAGAAGACGTTGTGAAATACCCACCTTTTGTTTGTTTTGGTCAAGCGCATACCATTCAGGACATTTTCCGTCGACGAAACGCTCCCCATCATTCTTATACCAGAGCATGAACTCAGAAGTACCTAATAATACATGGTGAAATGGTTTCATAATAATTTAATTAAATTTGATTTAGAAAAAAAAATAGTTAATTTAATTGAACAAATTTCTGATTTCAGTGCAAACTGTCTCCACAGATTTATTCAACTTCAAAATAGACGTGCCTTCATCTGCTAGTCCCACATAACCATAACTTACTATTGTATTGTTGGGATAAAGACGCTCACCAAAAAACCCGTAGGTGCCCCCTGATGTTTGAACTTCGACGTTATCCCGACCTGTCAAGTGTGGCCACACTGTAATCGATTCAGCATTTTGAAAAAGTTCTTTGAATGTTAACTCTGGTTCTTGTTTACTTGACCTACCAGGATATTTATTTTTCGACGCTTTTTTTTTGGGCTTCACTCGACCTGGTCCTGATTGATTAACTTTAGTCTGTCGTATGAGTGACATAATACATCTGAACAACGGTGTATATATACTCCAAAACAATAAGCATCGAAATAGTCCCATAACTCATTATATTAACAAAAGTCACTCATAAACACCTATGAACAACGGTGGATCGAAATAGTCCCATAACCCATTAACAAAAATCACTCACTTTAATACATTTCTAACTTTTATTACTTTCTTTGGCTAATGTCCAATCTACGCGGATGAGTGCGTCCATTGCAGACAATTTATCTTCGAAAAAATCTTTCTTCAAATAAGCGTTGGTCGCTGTCCTCACTGAGTAATCCTCTTTCGTCAGCGTACTGGGCAATCACCTTTGTAATCATGTTGGTGTCGACCTCACTGGCAACAGTATTGCGTGTGACTTTGTCGAGCCATTTCTGAAAGAGAAAACACATATTAGTTGCTTCTCGATAGCCATTATTAGACTCAATAAATTTGGCAATCAGTTGCGAGACTGTACGAATGTCCATTTGTTTCAATACATAGGCCAGACCTTCTGTCATGAAAGGAATCTGAACAATGTCTTCACCACCACTGACTTTCTGACAGAAATTCAGGACACCGTGTTCGTCATCTCCCCATGTTTTTGCGTACCCATAGACAGTGCCAGGGTTTTTCAACGTCAACTCGTTTTGATGTTGCTCGACCCACTCGAAATGTCGTTCTCTAGCTCTTTTCGCACCCATTTCTTTAAATATTTTAGCTGCACGCATCACTGTCACGACTTTTTTCATCTTTGCATTTTCGGCGGGTACAAATTGCAAAAAGGGCATTCAACTAGGTTATCTTCACGTGGTTTATATAATGTAAAAAAACTAACAGTTCCAATAAGGCCATCACATAATGTTCATCTTTAGAACAAATACCAAAGTGGCAACGTAATTGCCCATCAAGTATGTAACATCTTGGTGGTGTCGCCGTGCAACTCGTCAGAGTTGTTCCGTTCTTGACTTTTAGTATGCCCTGTTCTATATGTAATCATAGGTGGTTTGGTATACTTCCAATTCTTGTAGTGGTTGATCCATGTGTTGTAGTGTAATAGTATTTAAGGAACATACAATGTGTAAAAAAAAACGGATGGCATTATCTTCGGAAGGATTTTGTAAAGGTGTGCATAACTTCCTTATACCAGTAGTAATTCTAGCGGTAATTGTACTGACATTAATTGCGGTGTTCTCTACCAAAGAAAATCCGTTTCTTTGGGGTATGTTTTGGACTAGTATTGCGACACTGATTTTATACTGGATTTACGAGTATAGTGCTACGGCGCAGGCAAAGTACTTCCAACAGATTGAATCATACGCCACATGCATGACCTCTGTGTTATCTGGATGTAGGTCATGCTGTCGGGGGTTACCACCACAAATTTTTGAGCCCAAACTCTGGATTTACATATTGATTAGCATCACTTGGACCCGGTTGCAGCTGTTGATCAAAAAGTCCACGGACGATAGTGGGTTTACAGTAGAATATAATGTTGGCAATACGATTATAGAGGGTATTGTGACAAAACCCGGAACTTTCGAGTCCGGAACGTCCGGAGCGTCCGATATCGGGGCAGTCATTGCCATGTTTATAGCTGCGCTAACATTCACGTTAACGACCGTACTCAATTCATCGTTGGCTAAGAACGCGAACAGTATACGATTGTTCGAAGTGTACACGGGAGACGTGGTTGCCTTTGCGATGGAGGTCATTGCATTCATTGAAGACACGGAGGACGACAAATTCTACTTTGACTATGAAAAGAATGATGGCAATAACGTTGTCAAATCAAAAGAAGAACGCAAACAAGGGACAAAGGAACAACGGGCGAATACCGCTCGCAAGAAAGAAATCTTAAATGAAGCTGTTGAGTTCATCAAAAAAGGCAAGACAATGGTGAATAGAAGAACGGTTTGGAAGTTACCGACAGAGGTGATCACAGCGCTAGGCGATAAGCTGATCACAGTCACAGCGCCAGAGAGTAAAGAGACCAAAGAAGAAGAAGAGAGTGAGACCGAAAATAAACAAAACTCACGGACATTCCACACAAATATCAGCAAATGGATTAACAACAAATTTCAGGTCATTGATAAGTCGAATGGACCATCGTTTTTTGCAAATGGTCTGATTATTAAAAGTTCAGATGATATCATAGCTATGTTAAGTGATCCAAAAAGCAGTCACCCTGGATTCCCTGAACTCCAAAGTCGTGATGCATTTCTGCTGTCTTTGGGACGCATTTTTCAAACACTATATGTGCTTCCTCAAGTCACAAAACGAGAATTTCGAGATTCTGCGTGGCCAAAGTCGCGATTCAACCCACACATCCTCACCACATTGGAGTTAAGATACAAGGTCACGTATGATAGTGGCCAGATTAAGTTCAATGACAGTCACATCTATGATTCCTATGATAAATTTAAGAAGACCGCCGAGAAACGTCTTGTCACTAAACAAGGCAAACCAACTGGATTACATCATACACAATATTTTTTGTTAATATTGTTGGATTTCGTGAATGAACTATACAGAGCCACCAATATAGACCATCACGAAAGCCAAACGCGACGAACGCTGACGGTCAGCTGGCGTCGATTATATGGAACATATGGCGACATGTCCACAGTTCGTCATTACAAAATGCCCCGTGTCGTCAGTTGGACTATGGAAATCTCTTTACTATTGTCTTGTCTTGGTCTACCATTTGCGGTGATTGGTACACTTGAAGACGATGTACATGTGGGGCTGGTCTGTACGGCGTTCGTCTTTGTATATGTTGGTCTATATATTAGCTCTGTCCGTATCCGTAATGCCTATGTGTCTACGAAAGAAGCCATCGGCTTCCAAAATGCGTCTGCTACGGCATCCGAAGCGCAGTTCGCTATCGCTGAGATTTGGGAAGCACGTGGTATCATTCAACAGTTGGAGCCACTCCTATACGCTTGGGACGCAGGAGAAAAGAAAGAAGAATACATAGTTTTAAATAATCCGGACGTAGAACAGGGCAATAAACTTAGATTTTAATTTACAGGGTCAGTGTTAGAGAACTGGTATCTCGTCGGATTACAGGATGTCCAAATATGTTGTTGTACCATGTTTGAAACAGTAGTACAACTTGTGTGAATGCTATGAAGAAAAACATAAAAATAAATAATCGCATGTTGAACTATATTTGTTGTCCTAAGTACTCATCGTAATTGTATATACAGTGCCTTTATTTTTTCCTTTGAGCACCAGTACCTTGTTGCCATTGTGTATCTTTGTCGGCAAAAAGTACATGTCGTAACACTCTTTGGCATCCCGTGTCTGTTGGCCACTGTCAACGGTCACAGGATTGACGAAGTTTATGCCGTCATTCTTTTCAAGCTCCGTCACAAGCTTGCTGACATTTACATTGTGTGCTTGTGTGCCAGCAATGATAAGGTCAAACTCAGTCTTGAACTTGAGACGACGAGATTCCTCCGCAACACGTTTGTAAAAGCTGTCGATGTGTGCTGTATCGTCGTGGTGTCGTTCCGAGGTTGGTAACGACCCTGGATGGGCATGAAAAGACCACGTTAGAGGATATTCGCCCGGTACTCTGGAAGTCAGTATGACAAAGGTGTCATCCACAACATCATGGCAGAGAATAGCCGCCACTTGTTTTTCGCCTTCCTGCGCATGCGCATGGTTCCAAAAATGCGTCCCCACTGTCCCTGGTGCAATTGGGGATGATACCACTGTACAATCCGTGTCAAAAATCTTGATAAGTTCTTTTTTCGCAAAGTTGAGACATTTAAAGTGTGCCATGTTCTTTATTATTTAATTTAATTTAATAATTAATTTTTAAATTAAAAAATAATTTCGGCAAAAGTAATCAACAATACAGTAAAACTAACATTGAATACATATTTACTGTTGACTTGTTTTAATTACTCGTTTATTATTTAGTATTTATTTGCGACATATATGGCACGCGAGTATCCATATAAAATCTCATGTTTTTATTAAATTTTGTGGTGGGAGTAAAGCACGCCTGCCATAGTTTATTGTTAACGTTCCAGAAAGAAGTGGGATCGAGCGACAAAGCATTTGCAATTGCGCCCACGGTATCATTGTCTGCAGTTTCATACGTGAACATGGAATAGCCGGCGGGAACTGGCCACCCATCAACGACACTGTCTAAATGAGTTTGGTCGTCCTCCTCATCTGACTCCTCCTCGTCCTCCTCGTCTGACTCCTCCTCGTCCTCCTCGTCTGACTCCTCCTCGTCCTCCTCCTCGTCCTCCTCGTCCTCCTCGTCTGACTCTTCTTTTTCCATTTTCAACTTCTGCATGTGTATCTTAATTTTTTCTTTTTCTTTGTTGGTAAAATCATGTATCACGTCTAAGACGCCTGACAATCCACATTTAATGGAATATGTCGTACCATCATAAACGAATTGATAAATATAATGTCCTTGTGACCCTGGAGAAACAGGTGCACGACGGAGCATGTGTTTCGCGCAACAGCATGAAAACCATGATTTATCATGGTCTCCAAAGCTCAAATGTGCAGAATCAAACACCTCAAATCTCTGTGCACGATTGGACGTCTTATGACGTTTGGCATTATTTCCAGCATCCGTTGCTTTACGCTTGTTCCTGGATTTCTGCTTGACAGGCTTCTTCCTGGATTTCTGCTTGTCAGGCTTCTTCATGGAAATTTCTTTTTTCTGAATCGCCTCGACGTTCTTGACTTGTTGTGCTAACTGAAGCACCGTTTTCACTAACTGATTTAATAGAGCTTTTGTGTCATCCGTATTGGAACTGGAACTTGAGCTGGAACTGGAACTCGAGCTGGAACTCGAGCTGGAACTCGAACTTGAACTGGAACGGTCAGCTGCTTTTTTGGCAAGATGATCTTGGATTTGACGTACAACTATAGTTGCTGGAAAATCAGACATACCAACAGATTTTAACCCTGCCACGGTTACTAAATCCATGTGGTCGATAGATAGGTCTTCCAAACGCTCCAGCATATTAAAATATTTTACGTCGACTCTTGCTTCAGTCAGAAATTGCTTCATCGAGTCACTTAATACACAGGGTGGGTGGATCTTGTAATAGACCACTACAGCAAAACCAACGCTACGTATCGCTGGTTCCACATTACAAAAGTCCTCAAATGAAAACGCTTTCAAAGCACTTACGCTACCTGCGCCCATGCTGCGAATTTTACGTTTTAACTCATCGTCTACGATGTCCAGACTAGTTAAGTACTCATCAATGTGGTCTGACATGTTTTTAGGTTTTTGAATGGCTTTGGGAAAAATTTTTTTACTGTTTATATCCTTGAGCCAGGCAGTGTACACATTTGTACACACATTGAAGATTCCCTGGTTCGTGTGGGTTCGGAAGATTTTTCAAGCGAAATTTGGCCATAATCTGTAACCATCATGTTGATAATTGAACTTTGTCTGCTATTTGTTTAATGGAAAGTTTTAGTTATGGACCCACCAGGCCCAAGGATATGGTAAGTAGGTTATCCTACAGGTACAATATGTGATAGGTTACTGGAAAGCTTGCAACTATCGATACCAACCAAATAGTAAATTGATACAAATCAACATTTGGCCAAATTTTGGACCTACCGCTCAAAATATCTGTCCGACTTAACAACGATGGAATGGTTCTTAAATTTCATCTCTCCACCTGTTTCACCCAGCCGACAAACTGACAGTGCTAATATTGACGATCCTGGAGACTTACTTGTTGCAGGAATTGTTGCAGAGTCAGAGGCGCAACAATCAATTAACAACAACCAAAATTATGTCGAGCTCATCCCTGGATTTCTTTTCTATTTTGATAGTATTTTGGGCTGCAAAGCAAGTACCACTGGTGAGTTGACTTTGTACATGGAGTGGGCACAGACTCCAGAAAACATTGATCTTATATTAAATGAGACAACCGTGCCGATAGAAAAACTTTGTCACAACGACGATGCCATTCGTTGGAAGGAGCGTTTTGAGAATTGGGTAGACCAAATCAGGTACCAGCTTCCATTCGACACATTATTATATTGGTCTGATATGGAGTCTATCTTTACAGTTAATGCAACATTGTCATCATGGTTGGATTCACGTGGCTATTGTCATCTCCAAGCAATGTTGGAGAAGCACGGTTGCATTTCAATTGACATGTTACTCTTTTTGGACGAGGAGACCTTGCTCAAGTGGGGCATGAGACCTCTCCCAGCACGTCTTCTTATGGTCGATATCCGTCAACTGAAGACTTGATGTTGTTTCATCGGTAGATCATTGAACCTGACACTGTTACCACACAGGTCAACCGACCAAGACCTATCAACTTTTTTCTAACGTAGCTTTTATTTTAAATTAAAATAAAAGCATTGGAAAAAAGTTGTTGCAATTTTATTTTAATTTAAAATAAAATTGCAACAACAGGACGTACTTTTTGATATGTGTTCACGACGAATATACATATTTATTATAATGTCACTTAAATAAAAAACAAAATTTATATTTTTTAATCAACAATCGTGTGTATGGGTATATGTAATGAAGATGAGTGTGATGTGTATGAATGGTACCACAAAATTGTTAGTGTTCAAAATGTTTCGCAAAAATTTCCCCCCCCCCCAAAAAAATATAATTTATTTTTGATATAAAAAAGACATGTTGTTTTGGATGTGGAGACGCGTTCTGTGGAGACGCACGCAACATAATTGCAGCTGTGAAATATCCAGTTCACCATCACGTATGCGCACATGTAGTTGTCGCGGTGTCCAAAGGTTATGTTCACAACATGTAGTATACAATTCAGGAACACCAAGTGAACTCAGGTAACTCTGCATATTTTCTTGAATATGTTGTTGAAGATCTTCAAGTTGTGGCGCATAACCACGTGGGAGGTCTGTCGGTGTGGCGCCCATTGCCATGCGAACGGTGACAATTCCAGCTTGCAGGGCGTGGTGTGCTGGGATGTTGTGCTCGGTGAGCAGACGAGACAGTTCGTTCCACTGATAAATTACTTGGTGCATTGTTGAAATTGGGTTGAATAAATGAACTGACAGAACTGACGGAAATGATAAGTCATTTAAAATAGCCAGCAACTTTTCTTTTGGTCACATAATCCAAAAAATAGATGCAGTAAATATACCACTAAATAAGAAATGTAAATATGGGCTAAATTTTATAGCTTTAGAATTTCTTTTGGTTTTCCTTGGTTTTTTTCCTTGAACAATAATTAAGTTAAAAAGCAACAACAAAACGAAACATGATGTCCAGTTTGCAACTACAGAGTCTCGACAAGTGTTTAAACGCCACACATGACACACTTAAAGATGTACAGATAGCCTTTTCTCATATTTTAGACAGTGGTCAAGAAACTCTTGGTATTTTGTTGTTTTGCTTGTTGTTTTTTTCGTTGGTCAAACTTGCAAGATATTTGAAACAAGACACATCCAGCTCTACATGTGATGATAAACCATCTTCCAAGACACATTCAACATTGTCCCTAAAAGCGGCGGGTCGTACAAAACAAATGTTAGGCATTCAACGACACGCACTTGATTTGCAACCTCCATTGAAAACCAGCGTGCCTGTATCTTCCTGTGTGTGTGGAAAATGCTCATATTGTGGGAAAGATGTGCATAAGCAAGACAAATGCTCAAAGTCTGGATGTCAGGGCCGTATACACAAGCGTCATAAAAATAACCCATACATTATTACAAAAAAAAATACAACTTGACAGATTTTCAGGTTATTGTTTTATTCCAAATGACCTTCATTGTTATATTTTACATGTATTTGATAAAAGCCAACAGAATGACTAGACATAGGAAGTAGACTGACATGTTGTTTCGGACGTGGAGACGCGTTCTGTGGAGACGCATGCAACATATTTGCAGCTGTGAAATATCCAGTTCACCATCATGAATGCGCACATGAAGTTGTCGCGGTGTCCAAAGGTTATGTTCACAACATGTAGTATACAATTCAGGAACACCAAGTGAACTCAGGTAACTTTGCATATTTTGTTGAATATGTTGTTGAAGATCTTCAAGTTGTGGCGCATAACCAGGTGGGAGGTCTGTCGGTGTGGCGCCCATGGCCATGCGAACGGTGACAATTCCAGCTTTCAGGGCGTGGCGTGTTGGGATGTTGTGCTCGGTGAGCAGACGAGACAGTTCGTTCCACTGACAGGTTGTCAAGATGTTTGATCTGTTGTTTGGATTTGATCTGTTGTTTGACTGTTTGCTAGCTGGTGCATGGTCCTTGTACATTTACAGACTGTGCGAGCGTTGGTTATTGGGATGGTGTGCGACTGTGCGAGCTTTGGGTATTCGGATGGTGTGCGTGACTGTGCGAGCGTTGGTTATTGGGATGGTGTGCGACTGTGCGAGCGTTGGTTATTGGGAGTGTGTGATTAAAACTCCTCAGACCGGTCCGGACTGTACCTGAAATCAGCTGAAACCTGAAATCAGCTGAAACCAAATAATGTACTCGTCTGGACCGACGAGTACCTTAACCTATTCTACTCTCACCTACCAACCGTCGCAAACAATGTGATACATATATGACATGAATGTGGTGACAAAAGCTCGACAGTGATAATCACCCCCTAACCCAAATCTAAAACAAAAAAGCTAACAAAAGTTCATTATATATGGGGCAATTTAATAAACATATTACTTCTCCTTCTCCTTGGCTACCCACGGAGCTATCCTGCCATGGAAAACTTTTGACCACGTTAAACATATGACTTCTTCAATGAAATTATTTGTGCAAAAAATTGTGTTCAGAAGAGATGAGTGAAGCACCAACGCCGGAGGAGCCAGTCAACGGAACAAACTGGACTGGTACAACAACGAAGAACAACACTCACGCTAGGCTGTTCGTGGGATATGAACATGGCAATGCCGCGTCCTATCAGGGAAGATTAGCGCATGGCATTGGCGAATACTACGATGATGCTATAAGTATGGTGTACATTATTGGCACACAAGTATTTAGGGGAAAGATGCTTGTTGACGGATTCGGAGGAACACCGTACGCTGCCCTCAATCAAATCATGGAATCAGAGGAATATGATGACATCAACGGACGCAGTGTGTTTATTATTTGCAATGGCGTGGTTCCACATTCATGGTTGAATAAAGAAAATGTATTTTTATTCCATGGTGATCTCAGTAAACCAACAACACCCAGTCAGTTTGACTCCGAAACAGTCCAAGCGCGTTTAAAAGATAAGTTCACAGGCAAGTGTGTCCTGTGTGCACTGGGTATGGACCAGGATGTTGTTGTTCAACATTGGTTAAAAGACTTTGTAGGGACGAATGATGCTGTGAGAGTGGATCATGTCTATGAAATCACTACATCCAGCAAAAAATTTTTTCCTCCCCTGCTTGGTAATCAGAAGTATGACACAACAACAGTCAATGCTACTCTGAAGCAATTTTTTACACACACACCACTGAAACCCATTGAATTAAGCCATACTGTACTAGGACCACTTCGACAAGCAGAGAACCAGGTGTACCAAGGTGTTTTAGAGTGTTTCCGTGAAAAACTCTATAATACTTATTTGCCAATCTACAAAGCGACTGATAAAGCAAGTAACATGCAGAATCCAAAGTTAGTGACCAGTAGTTCTGCCAGTTCTCCAGCCAGTACTGTGCCAAAGGCTGTCAAAAAGAGGGTCTCTACCAAATCGACAAACCCCAACAAAAAACAACGTTTGGAACCCTGCATCTTGCAAGAAGATGATGAAGTCAATGTGAAATTTTCAGAGACAAAGATACTCCCAGGGAGAGTCACAACTGTGCATCGCGGCAGAGTTGTCGTTTTGCTGAGAAATTCAAAGGAGCATACATTGGAGAATAATCAATTCGTGCAAATTTTAAAGCGTGGTGGCAAAAGCTTTCATGGTGTGTTCCGACAAAAAAGGACATATCACACCAAGTGACAAATAACCATGTAAAAAAAATAAAAAAATAATTTAAATTAAAACCCATGTAAAATATTTTGTTGTATATAAGTTTAATAGTACTTTGATGATGTCTTCTCGTATATTGTGGTGGAAGAGAGCTAAAAAAAGCCAGTATGGTGTCAAAGGTATAGAGCGTTTAATGCGAGATATTCTTCAGCATACTACGGTTCAACAGAAAGCTTGTCCGACGAAAAAGCTGACCGCGAGACAACTCAAACAAAAGACAAAAAAACGCAATCGTCTGCTGAACCTGGAAGGCAAATTACGTTCTAAACAAAGGATATTAGATCGTAAAAAACGTTACGGTAGTCAATTGGCGAGAGAAAAGAAGGGTGCGCAAACTGCCAAAAAAATGAAAAGATTCTTAAAACGACTCAAAAAATATAATCATATGATGGCCAAAGTTGTAGAAGAGTATCAAAGGGTCGATATGCATCTAAAAAAGGTGACAAACTTGATGGTCGTCCGTCAGCAGTTGGTGGCTACAGATATAATTAAGGTCCAGAAAAAAATCAGAGCTGCTGGCATGTGCGCCTATTGCCACAAAGTTTGTGACCGATTGTCGCGCGAACATCTATTGCCTCGATCTGCCGGTGGGCGCGCTATCATTCACGTTTGTTTCCCGTGTAATTTCAAGAGAGGCTCAAGCGGCAAATTTGGTCCATTTCTACTCTATATTTATACATATCCAGAACAATGGGCTAAGGCATTGTCTTCTACGTCTGATGTCTCCAAAACAACATCGTGGTTGCGTCGCTGGGACCTATAACTCATATAAACATCTATGACAAGTATATCATCCGGCTTAAACCGAACATGTAGGCCTTCTACTCGTTTGAGAACAGTCTGTGGGTGTTTTTCTCGTTGTGTGAGCAGTCTTTGTCCACCACTTCCATTTGAAACGGTTTGTCTTGTGGTTTCAACAACCTCTTCGCCGCTTTCAATGACTGTTAGAATATCTTCTGGTTGCAAGTTATATTGTTTGATTTTTTTGCGTGCACGATTGGTCAGGATCATTTTTGTATGATTATATTATGGGTTTGGGTTATACTTTCTTTTCGTCATATGTTCAATGCGCTTTTGTTTTAAAGCGTGGTGGCAAAAGCTTTCATGGTGTGTTCCGACAAAAAAGGACATATCACACCAAGTGACAAATAACCATGTAAAAAAAATAAAAAAATAATTTAAATTAAAACCCATGTAAAAAAAAAATACAAATAATTTAAATTAATGACAACAGAATTAAAATGTATTACAGTATATTGGGGTAAGACATTGTGTTTACAAATGAAAAGAAACGCTGACAACACGTGGACAACACTGGTCAATCGTCCTGTTCCCAAAAAGAAACGTTCCAGGTCAAAAAAAGGCCCGTTTGCAAAGTTAATGCGACAACATCGTCGAAGTCTTATGAAGTGACTGAATGAATGTCACACATTAGTTTAAAGCGTTGGTGTAATATGTTCATTAAGCTCTCGAGTTGACTAATTTCGTTGTCTATTAGAAGAGTTCTCCATCTGGAGATATATCCTGCTTGGTGTGCCGCGGTTATATCAGCAATTATTGTCAACAATTGGTGTATCTGTTGAACTGCTTGGACAACGTGACCTGCTGCGGTTTTGAGTGGTTCCTCATCACACTTGAGTGCCATGCACATAGATTCTATCGTTTGAAGAGTGGCGGGTATATCCAGTTTTATAATGACGTCCTGCAATGTTGGTGTTCCGTCCACTGTCCGCAGTGATGTAATGAGTGAGAGTGTTGATTTAACGATAGGTGTAATGGTAGAATGAACAAGGACTTTACCTGTGGTACCGGCTAAAAAAATAAGTCCAGCTTGCATGGTGTGTCCACCTATTTAGTGGCATCTAAATAGGTGGATGTGGTTGTCTCTGTTGTTGTTTGTCATGAATACTATTGTCACAGGGTACCATTTTGACGAATTAAAACCGTCACAAGGAGGACCAGTGTTCATGTGTTCGCTCATTTGTTATTGTATTCTGTTATATCAATGTGTTTCGCGTGAACTATTGACCTGTGTACCGCTGTTCGTTGTTTGGTCCAGCATTTTAGTCTGTTGCTTGGTCAGTATACTGAAACCATGGAGTTTATTGTCGTCCGCCTGGGTTTTTTCGTCCACTTGTACACAATATACTTTCTATATGTACGAAACTAGAGGGGTCTGAATCCCACTAAATGGTCTCAGTCATTATATGTACTTATTGTATAATTTTTAAATGCTCTTATGGTGTATTTTCTTTCAAAGTGTGCTATTGATACTCAATATGTACTCTATTCAAAAAAATACATTTACTTGTGTAGAATTTCTAGTGTTTTGTTTATTAGGTCCTACAATATATAGGACTGTGTCCTTAGGTCAACTTGTCTTGTCTCCACAAGTTCGAGTTTCTAGGGGCGTGTTCAATTCATCCAAAGGAATGCTTGATTGCTTGGGAGACTTATATCATCTAATTGATACTGAGACACTCCAACGATGCGTGATAGAATCTACTGTGTACAATATATCAATAGGTCGCATGCCCTATGCGCGCACGATACCCGTTGCCTTTGTTACAAATATGTTTAAAAAATCGGTATTTGTTGTTGACAAATACTATTCATTGCAGAATGATATTAACCAAGCACTTATTTTAATACACGAATGTTCCCATTTAACACTGGCTACAAAAGACCACGCTTACCGTTGGCAGACAGAGTTTAAGTATTTAACTGATGCACAACATATGGAGAATGCCGACTCATATATTGATATAATTGTTGAGCATTGTCTTACCGATACCGACGTCTTCTTTTAGTTTTCTCTGGCTCTCGATGTACACGTTTTTCAAACATAGGTGACATTGGTCGCTTCTGTCTGTTGGTGCGTGGAGGTGACCGCTTCTGTCTGTTGGTGCGTGGAGGTGACCGCTTCTGTCTGTTGGTGCGTGGAGGTGACCGCCTCTGTCTGTTGGTGCGTGGAGGTGACCGCCTCTGTCTGTTGGTGCGTGGAGGTGACCGCTCCTGTCTGTTGGCGACACTGTTCTCACGGAACATAGGTGACATTGGTCGCTTCTTTCTATGCTCTGGTGGTTCAGCGCGTGTACCTGGCCATCGTGGTACATCCGATGTGCGCTTACTTCTCCACGTTTGCCACCACTCTTGCTTTGTTCGCTTTGGATACCCACTTGTGCGAGTGTTACCACTTGTACGAGTTCTTCGACATTCGCGCAACACTTCTTTTGCAATGGGAAGTTCTGATTTTTCGCATCGCTCGCATATTTTGTCAGTTGCCGCAGAAGAATATCTGCAACCATATTCGAGGAGATTGTTGACACACGCAACAAAAGTATCATACTCATCTGTATCGACTGGTATGCCCACATCAATTGCCAAATCTTCGGCCATTGTAGGATGTTTTTTTTAAGACAACTTATATACGCAATATGTCACATAACATGGATGCTGTTCAGAATAAAAGGGCTATAAAAGTACAGACCATCTGTCAAAATGTTTCATGCATGGGAATTAACATTTTCTCTGTTCGACATTATTCCAGAAGGAGAGCGTTTTCAGTGGTCAATCACAGACAAAGTTGGGAAGGGTAGTTTTGGTCTAGTTTTCAAAGCTGTCGATGATAAAACGGGTGACTTTGTTGCAGTGAAAGAGCTCCGGTGGAATAGTAATACTGAGAAACGGATTAACAAAGAAATCGGTATATTGTCGTTGATGCATCATCAAAATATTGCCAGAATGGTTGAGGCCTTTCGTCGTTTTAAAAACTCAAGTAAAGTATATATTGCGATGGAATTCTGTCCGGGTGGTGAACTATTTACCGTTATAGTGAACAGGGGTCATTTGACAGAAAAAATGACGAAACAAGTGTCCAGAGAATTACTCAGTGCACTTGTCTATTGTCATGCCAAGTCAGTAGCACATCTTGATTTAAAACCAGAGAATATTGTATTGTCTACACAGTGGGATGGTCCACCGGAGCCACTTCCTGCAGTCAAACTGGTCGATTGGGGACTTTCCAGTCGATTTGAGGATTTTGACAGTTGTCCATCGACGTGTCCTGTTAAAGGGAGTCCAAGATACATCGCGCCAGAAGTATTTAACAACAAATACAGTGAAAAGGCAGATTTGTGGTCTCTCGGTGTTATTACGTACATTTTGCTTGAGGGCAACTATCCATTTGACAATCCACTTCCCAAAACGAAGGGTGCGGCATATAATATACCAACAGAAGCGGATGTCCAGAATGTACACCTCGATAGTGAATATTCAAAGGATGCTGGTGTGTTCATAAAATGCTTATTGGCGTGTAATCCGAATAAGAGACTTTCCGCCAGTCAAGCTCTGCAACAACCCTGGTTTGACAGACCATCTTCTGTCGTAGTGAATCCGGACGTAATTAATAATCTCCGAAAGTTAAACGTCACTTTAGTTTAATAAAGCAATTCACCTGTAATTTTGGACTCATCTGTCATTGTGGCGTATTGCTTTTTTTCCTTGGTGGTGGTTTCTCGACACGTAGACAAACACCCCAAGACCAGTAAAGGACAAGATATGGCAAGAAGTACCCACCATTCCCAGGGCCTTGTATTACTAGTAGAGACTAGATAATAAATTCCGATAACTATAAAAAATAAACCCACTACGGTGGTAGAAATTTGTTTCCATAATAGGTTCTTTTCTTGAGTGTATTGAGACATTGATTATACATGATAAACTTACTATATATATGTATTTTTTGTTAATGAACCCATTGTGGTATATGTGGTTTGTTTATATTTACAAGTAAAGATCTTAAGAGTTCTATTTCCTGTTTTAATTTGAGGTTTTCGTGAAATAAATGTTGGACGGCTTTTTCTAAAATATGTTTGGTCGGTGCTGTGGGTGCCAGATTTTGTTCAGACACAGGGTCATCAATGTGCATCTTTGTTAAAGATGCAATTAATTGATCCATATTTTGAATAGTTCCTCCAGTTATATAGTTTTATATATTGAAAATATGAATCATGTATTTATGGTGGTCCAACGACAATCTCTGACATTTTCGAGACATCAATCATGTGGGCAAGTGTGCGGTTGACCTCGTCATGTGTGATGTCTTTTAACATTGCTTCGTATTTGTCTATCTCTGTTTGTGGCGATTGTTGAGCTAGTAGATATTGCAACACCATGCCATGCAACTTGTCCACAGAGTCAGTGGCGATGATACGACTACCGAGCATTCGCTCTTTGGCATTGTCCAGTTCTGCAGTGGTCACTCCCTGTTGCTGCCAATCGCGCAACAACTGTTTCGTACATGTTAGTCCTTCTTTAATCGAGCTGGGGCTAAATGTGCCTTGGATACAGAAGATACCATCCGTTTTGGGACTGACGTATTGCATGACGGCATAAATTCCGTATGTACCGAGTCCCTTTTGCTCACGTACAGTGTGCATCAATCTGCCGGTCATACCACCTCCTAGAATCTGCGCCGCACATTCGAGGACAACCGCCGTCCGACTATGTTGTTTGACAGGGACCGTTTGTCCCATCATAATTTGGAAAGAGCCGTAGCCTGGTAATTTGATGTGATTTGTGTGGGCAGAACGTATTTTCGGTTGCCACTCCAGTGTGGTGGTAGCTACTTTGTCATGCGCTGGCAAAATTTTGCCGAGTATGGCGGCTGCTTCCATAGTCGGGGACACAATGGTGACCATGGTTGGTGCTTGTTGTATCCATGTGGAGTGAAACTTCGCCATGTCGTGTTTTGACAGCTGCTGAATACGTTGTGTTCTTACGTCCAAGGGTGTGTGATACATGGTTCGTTCAAAAAGAGATTGAATAAAATGACTCTTTGTCACGTAAGCTTGGTCTTTTTTCATTGAATTCATTTCCGCAATCATATGACGTTTCTGGCTATCAATGTTACTGATGGGTGAGTTCATCCACTCGTTGTGGAACATAATTTTGGATGCCTTTTGCAAAATATTGTTATTGATGGGCATTTCCATGGTCATATGAACAAACTCGTGGTCATGGGAGAAATTACGCTCTGTCCCACCGTGTAGAGACGCCGTCTGTTGTGGACAATTTTTCATATGTGACACGAATAAGGACGCCATGTCTTGTTGTGCTGGTGAAAAACGTGCCGACAACGTAACGCGAACATAGCTTGCGCGTGGCGCATGTAAAATACTTGTTCCAGGACTCATAGTGTTGACCGACCAATCAGAGGTTGTTGTTGACATAAGCGAAGGTGGTTTTTCTGGCGTTGGTATTGTCACTGCAGTCTCGATTTTTGTCGAGGTACAGCTTTTGACCGGACTGTGGGTTGGAACAACATGTGTGACTGTCATGTGGTGTTTTTGAAACACCAGGTTTGCCACCGACGTAATATCGGCAGGCGAGACAGATTCGAGAGCCACTATTCTATCAGCACAGTCTTTCCAATTACCCATAGAAACGCCACGGCCGAGTTCGTTCATAATATCTGTGACAGATTCAAGGGAACGATTCCAGTCGTCTTGCAAAGATGACTTGCAATCATGCAGCTGTTCTTCCGTGACTGGATGTGTCATAAACGACTCGAGAACATGATGCATTTTGGTCTCTGCAGCTTGCAAGTCACCCGACGTTTCCAGTGTACCATGCATAAACCATAAATATGGGTTTAATTGTCTAGGGGCGTATGTAGAGACATCATGCAAAACATTCGTGTCTATCAAGTCTTTCGCTCTGCCCTGATTATTATGCCATGTTAAACGAGAGATACATTGTAGCACAATGGATTCCTTGGTAGAGCCGGATGGACAGCGAAAGGCCATGCAAATCATGGGACACGGTGCCTCAACACGAAGTTCGGCAAACCGACGACCTTGCTGTGGTGGTTCCGGTGTATGTTCCGTTTCCAACGTTTTTGAGGCTGGAATTGAACCAAAATGGGTATGGACATCATTCAATATCTGTTCGTGGTCAAACTTGCCACTGAATATAAGAGTTGTGTTATTCGGGACGTAAAACTGCTGACGAAAATGTTCCATATCAGCAGCAGTCGTGCTGGAAACATCAAAACGTGTCCCAATGGTACTGTGGTGATACGGATGTTCGAGAATTGCCAGAGCAGATGTTGTGTGGAACATTTTGTTGCCTGCCCTCTCACCGCGTTCCAATTCATTGAGGACAGCGTGCAATTCGACGGGGACTTTCTCTGCAGGGACAGACGCTTGTTTGTAGCGTTCTGCATCAATACTTATTGTGTCCGCTGTCTGGTGAGGTAAATGCACGACATAAAAACGCGTGGAATCCATATTTGTTTCCGCATTAATCACATCTCCTTTCGATGCAAGGGACCATATCTTTCCATCTTGGATACGAAAGGACATGTGCTCGATGAAATGTGCCGAACCCGTTTTTCCATTTTCATCTTTAGACCCCGCAGAAACAGCTCGCATGTAAGCACATATGCTCGAACCGACAACAGGACACAACAGTACTTGTAAACCATTGGCACGGTGTGTATAGGAGTAGATAGGATTTTGTTGAAGATGGACAGAGGGACCTGGTTGCCACATATTTACTAAGAAAGGTGCATTTATATATATAGTGTACTATTGTAATAACTTCGGATGATGATTTCCAAAATTCGGCATCGGTGGCACACACATAGAAAAGAGCAGACGATACATTTTATGCATTGACTGTAAAAAATCCGGTGGAGAATGTGCCAACCATTCTGTTTGCGTTTGTTGTTGACGTGTCTTTGTAAGAATAACAAAATACGTTTGGTAAAATATCGACGCTTGTTGTTCCTGCTCACCCTGTGTTTCAAACGCTTCCACTGCACTGTGCAACTGTTCACCCATCTTAAAGTATGTATCAGCAGGTATTTGCATCCAAACATGTTGCTCGTTCTGTTTTGTAAACAAAAAACCACACATATTCCAAAAGGCGGACGTTTGTTGGTAAAAGTTGGGCACATTCATGGCGTGTATGACATCAGATGGTGTCAATGTTGGCGCAGACATTTTTTTTGTCTATTAATTGACAATCAAATTTAAATCTGAAAATGTGGAATATATGGGGACATCGACTATCGGGTCTGGCGCCCTGGACTACTAGAACGTGATCTTCGTCGACCACTCGCTTCGCGACATTCTTTCGCAGTATATCCTACAGCACAGCCAGCACCTAATCCCGCTACCAATTGACGTATAAACACACCCTCATTTTTATCCGCTTTGGTTCTTCGAGCCTTCGCCTTTCCCTTCTTTCCCTTTCCCTGGGCCTTTCCCTGGGCCTTTCCTTTGGCCTTTCCCTGGGCCTTTCCTTTGGCCTTTCCTTTGGCCTTTCCTTTGGCCTTTCCCTGGGCCTTTCCCTGGGCCTTTCCTTTGGCCTTTCCCTGGGCCTTTCCCTGGGCCTTTCCTTTGGCCTTTCCCTGGGCCTTTCCCTGAGCCTTTGAAGCCTTGGCAGATGGGCAACCACCACGCGCCTTTCTTTTATCATAGGCGTCGTTAATCAGCATCATATCGGCAGTTGTATCACTGTCCTTATTTTTATCCGGATGATACACCCTGGCATTTTCGCGATAGATGCCCGTGAACGTGGCACAGGATGCTGATAATATTTGATGTGCGACAATTTGTGCTGGTTTCGTAGGTTCCAACCCATTTGCGTGGAGAACCACCATCAACAGGGAAAACGCAGACAAGGCCCACTCTTTTAGTCCCTCTGTTGCAGCAAATGTTTTAAACACAGGGTTCATTTAGTCATAATTAACTCTTTAATATAGTGGTAATTTGTTCATCTACATACCATCAAAACGTGTGGCAGATTGTAACTCAGGTGTTTCACTATCGTTCTCTACACGGTCTGAACCCGTTAAAGAGTACGCCACTGGCTTCACGGTACCGTAGCACGCGTCCACAGCATCGTAGTAGGACTTGGGAAGCCCAGTGTATTTCTTATGACCAGCACAGTGGCGCAATGCCCAGTCGCGTTGATTCCAATCTTTACCAATGGCTTTGGCCGACATTTGGTAGTAATCACCGTGTCCCAGTGTGAAGACGGCCGCCACGGTCGATGTAGACCACTTCACAACGCCCCCCTTCTTCTTTTGCATCGGGACGACCACAAAAGAAGCTTTAGCGACGTCCATAGTGCTTAAAGCTTCAGAACGACCAGCTGGTTTGGCGTCTTTGTACCACGAAAAGAGCATCGGTATATGAAAGCCCACCTTGAGACAGTTGACCATTCCACGAGAGCAACTGCCTTCCGGACCACGTTCGATGTCCCCGTGACGTCCAATTCCTCTTAGCTTGTCGTAGTACTTGTTAAGCTCGTGAAACTGGTCATAAATCTTGTATCCAAAGGGACCAAAGACGGCAGCACAGCGCCAACGAAACCTTTTAAGTTCTTGAAACGCTTCGTACGAATAAAAGGTAAAACCAATATCTTGGTTCTTTGGATGTGGCGCAACAACACCATTTTCAATCGCTACGCCCTCTTCTTTCGCGTCTGTAATGCAGCAGTTATGTCGGGCCAACTTGTTCTGTTTGCCGTTGGTTTCGTTGCCGTCCTTGTCAAATTTATTGGCACGACGAGACCACTTGAGTTTGTCCATTGGTTTCGCTTCCAACTGTTCGTAGAGTAAATCCATATCAATACCGAGCTGTTGGCCGAACCGACGTGTCGTAAGCACCGTTGCATCCTCTACACCAGACCCATTACGCATCGTAGCGCCCTCTGGAAGCATTTGGTTGAGCTCTACCACTTCGATGCCATCAAAACCCAACTCTTTCAACATACTAGCGAGAGAACGATTTTCAGCGGCGGACCATTCGCGAGCCGGTGCCCATGGAGCGTGGTCATACTTATGATAGATAGCCGTCAGCTCTGGGACGCTTTTGCCGACTTTCTCTGAAAAAACGGCAGTACATTCAGTTATAAATTCTTCCAGAGTAATTCTTCGAATATCAATCGATTTACTTTTCTTCGCAATCGTGGACAGTTCAGCTGTTGTTGTGGCAGCTGTGCGTTTCTTACCAACAATGCCTTCAGAACCATGCTTCGTCACTGACATAGTGGTGTCAGTCTTGCAAGTCGCTTCGTATGGGATTTCTACAGACATGCTTTATTTTAATTTAAATTAAATTAAAATATCTCGACCAAAAGTTTAATTTAAATTAAATTAAAATATCTCGACCAAGAGTTGGCACTCCGCGACATTAAAATTAAAATATCTCGACCAAAAGTTTAATTTAAATTAAATTAAAATATCTCGACCAAGAGTTGGCACTCCGCGACTTTAAAATTAAAATATCTCGAACAAAAGTTTAATTTAAATTAAATTAAAATATCTCGACCAAGAGTTGGCACTCCGCGACATTAAAATTAAAATATCTCGAACAAGTTGGCACTCCGCGACTTTAAAATAAAAAGTTTAATTTGATTTAAAATAAAAAAGTTGGCACTCCGCGACTTTAAAATAAATCTATCTTGACCAAAAGTTGGCACTCCGCGACTTTAAAATAAAAAGTTTAATTTGATTTAAAATAAAAAAGTTGGCACTCCGCGACTTTAAAATAAAAAAGTTGGCACTCCGCGACTTTAAAATAAAAAGTTTAATTTGATTTAAAATAAAAAAGTTGGCACTCCGCGACTTTAAAATAAATCTATCTTGACCAAAAGTTTGCACTCCGCGACTTTAAAATAAAAATATCTCGAACAAGTTGGCACTCCGCGACTTTAAAATAAAAATATCTCGACCAAGTTTAATTGGTGATGGTTGGCTGTTGGATTCAAAAATAATGGCTATCCTAAAAATTCCATGAAGTATTCTAAATTGCACGAAATGCCCTTGATATTCCAAATATAGCGCAAAAACTGATGCTCTCGACTTTTTATGCGGTCAAGGGTCCATTTACGCCATTTTTTAGAAATAAAGTGAGCATGAATATGTACATGGGTTCCATATGAACGAGCATAGTCCAACGCTGAATATCCATAACTATTTTTTACATAACCATCTGCGTTAAACCTTAACAACAACAATAACATATCCATAGAACAATTATAATGAGCCCCTGCTTGAATAGACGTATACCCAACATGATCTAACAAATTTGGGTCAGCACCCGCCATCAAAAGCACATGGGCTGCGTCCAGATGGTCCAATTTTGCACAAACGTGAAGCGGAATTTCACCGCTGTGGCCCATAGGAGTGTTTACATCGATCCCCATGCGAATAAACCTTAAGATTTTTAGTGTACTACCTCTTTCAATACATGTACCCCAATACATTTTTAGGAATCGAACTACTTAAATATACCAAAGTTTAATTTAAATTAAAATAAAAATGTTATACCAAAGTTTAATTTAAATTAAAATAAAAATGTTCAGACCGATATATCGTATAAAAGACCAGTATATTATAACAGAGAATGACCTCCGTCAAAATCAAAGTAAACGACCCCTGTCCATGCATGTCGGGTAAGAAATATAAAAAGTGTTGTCGCACCATGGTTCAGACGCAAGAAAAAGCCCCAGACACATTTGTCAAGCATGCAAAGTTTTCGGTCATTGTTCACAATAACTTTATAAAGACATGTATGAACAGTTTGCACTTACCACCGTTCAACAACGATTTGATAGCTCCTCATAAGATTAACGCGTACTCTGCTGTAGCTATTCATCCATTGCATTTTCTTCACAGTAGAAATCTGAACCGGTCCTACGCCGTTACGCCACAAGCCAGGGCTCTTGATGCGAACGAATGCGTGCGCATTCCACTACTGGAAAATACCGACTACATTGGTTTACACGAAGACGAACTGAGCATAGCAGCACATCCTACTTTAACAAATCAATTCGGTCATTTCATCGGTCCCGAGCCCACGGGCAATGTTATTCGTCATCATTTTGGGTTTTATGCAGTGGTGTATATTTCGAACCGTGACATTGCCAAAGGTGAAAAAATTTCTTTCTCCACAGGTGACGTCGAAACTAATAGAACAGTGAAACATTTTTTATTACAACATTCGGACTTTGCGGAAGATTTTTTGAATTTCCGGGAAACAAACAAACGGTTACAATTTTTATACATGACAAATTATACAGAACAAGATAAGGCAGACATGAGAAATCTGGTAGCAAGAATACAGGAACATCGTACAAACAAATCATTTTAAAAAATATGCGTCATATCACCATAATGTTCGAAAAAATTGGTACAGATATCCAAATTTAAGAAATCGCAATCAACTCCCGCCCACTGGATAACTATTGATTTGTTTCGCGCAAATCTCTCTCTGATTTGTATCGATTGTAACTTTGTATCACCCCTCTTACGCGCGGGTGTTTTGTTACGAAATAATTCAATCTTTTCCGTTAGTTTTTCCATGAAAATCATTTTCCACACGTCTGACACAGCAAAGACTCTTTCCAGCGAAAAGAATTTATAAGAATCATTCATATGTTCGCCAAAGTCTGTTGCTTTTTTGAGACCACCATATAAAATTTGCGACCCTTCATATGATAGTGCAGCCAATAAAGGTTTGTCATTGCTAGCGGCTATCCCTTCTTGTGCTAGTGCCACGGTGCCCGCAGCGGCCACATTTTGGACAAACGTCGAACTGACAAATGAACCAATAGTCGCGGTGGTGGCATTTACTATTGGTGAAGCTGTCACCGCAGTAGCTGCTGCACTAGCTGCAGTAGCTGCTGCACTAGCTGCAGACCCGGCTGCGCCTGCTGCTGCGGCTAATCCTCCCGTAGCGACAAACAGTCCAATCGCCGCTGCGGCCAATAGAGCACCACCCCACCAATACAAATTAGATTTTTGCTGTTGTTTAATGGCGGCATTGTACTGCTCTTTGCATTCGGCCTTCTTATTTTTGAACTCTAACTTCAAATTAGCTATTAGACCATTATGTCCAAGGGTAGTGAGCAGTTGTCCACCGCTATCAAAATCATACTTTTCAGTGTCACTACGACGTCCCACTTCGTCGGACCTTTTTTTCTCTAACAGATATATCTCTTTCTCCAACTTCAATTTTGCCAGTCTCAACTGTATTGCCGCGTCCATTCCGTTGTTATCCTGTGTTTCTTTCGCGTAGTCTCCACCTGGTACTAACCATTGACCAAAAATCCCTTTTTTGATAAGAGCCATGTGTTCTTCGCGCATCTTGGCATCTTCACGATTAAATCCAAACTGCCATCTGGTGTCCCGATTTGATGCGTCATCCTTTTTATCCCTGTTATATTCATACTCGTTCAATATTTGAACAGCATAATAAGGAATATTATAAAGAGCCTGTTCAAATGCATAATATAAGTACGGCTCAGCTTCGCCGAGAACCACTCCCTGTTTAAATATCACCGGTTCCGAGAGACCCAATGAGCATTGCGAACACTCAACAATGGTATCGTATAGTCTTAACATATCGGACGCTGCACTGTTGACTTTCAATATATAATTGAAAGTTTCTTCACCTTGGCTGCGAATACCACCCATAATCATAGCTTTCATGGCGGTATTGGTTATTCCACAAGTCGTCATCAATGTTTTCACCCCGGGAAGAATGTTGAACAATCCCAGGGCGGACTCAAACGCTTTACTGAAAAAGCCCTCCAACGCCAAAATGCCAGAGCTCATGTAGGAGCCGGCACTATCTCCGCCAAACTGTCTTATGACAGCGGCAAACATGGCGAGCCTGTCGGTGCGTGTTTTCCAAATAGCGTCTGCCTCTTTATTTGCGGTCTCCGATTTTTTGTCACTTACTAACCAAAGACCCAAGTCATCGTTAAAAACGTCGTTCTCTTTATTTAGAAGGTCATAGTTATGTTGTTCAACAGCCATTTTGACACATAACCCGCTTACTAGTTTTTCAGCCAATTGTACTATGACCTGTCGCACAACTGGCATGCGCAGACAGACATCAATAATTTTATACAATAGCCAACTAGCGTGTTGTAGCGTTGTACCCAATTGTGCTACAATCTCTTTGACCGTAGTCAAAATATTTTCTACAACACCCGACGGTGTCTCCGAGGTCTTTGTCTCCGAGGTCTTGTCGTTGTTTTGTTTTTCTGTAATATTTGAAATGCCAATGGCCCAACGAAACCACACGTCCATCTTCAAATACAGTAGATTCACGTAATATTTGACCAAACTATAGTGTGGATTGGAGTTCTGGTACATTTCGTGTTGTTTTTTTATATATGCATTTTGCACTCGTTGCATTTGTTGCCATGTCCCAATAAAATTGCGATAGGGACCATTATATTTTTTTTCGTCCTCTGTTAATATGTATCCGTTCGTAAACTGCTCACCATTCTGTGCCAGTTGTGTAGATTCCACACAAATCCCGTTGGCGTTGTCGCTGTCAACGGTACCACTATGAAACAAACCTGAAGAATCTCCATGGTATGTTGTATATTTCTCTGCGCAAGCACTGCACCAATGCTTTTGCTTGACATGGCGCATATTTAAATTACGCAAAGACTGTGGGGCAGTTGCAGCCAACGAGAAAGGAAATACTTTGTCCTTATCCGTTGACCGAATGAAAGTATAACTGAGGTAATGGCTCTGCCACTGTGCTACCAGAGCCTTTTCTTGTACGCGGGCGACCCATTCATATGCTTGCAAATACAAGTCTTCTCGTCTTTTTGGCACTTTTCCGTCAACAAACTTGATTAGATTTGCTATCTCACCTTCTGCATCTGCATGGCGGTGAATGACAAGTCCTAGGAACATAAGAAACAGGACATGTCCTGAGTTCGTAAATGAACCCCCACCGTCCATTTCGGCTTTCGTCGACGTGACAGTTATGTGTGCTGGATCAGACAAATTTTGGAGTTCCTTGGCTAGTGCCATCAGAGTTTTATCGACAGATTTATGCTTATCCGACTCCGTAGACTGGGTTAGCTCCCAGTCTACAAATAGCTCTGGAACATATTCTTTCATATGGTCTATAATGCTTTTTAACTCGCTCGATATTACTTGTGCATTTCTAGGATCCATTAAATAAGACCAAAACAAGTAGGGGCTCAATGGCACACACTCGTACTTTTTGCCATCCGTATGTTTTAAATGCCACTCATATTTTGACGTCAACTCCTTCTCAAAAATGCTGTAGAAATGGGAATATTGGTTGAGCGGATGAAGTTCAACAAGGTTAGCATCTATATATATTGTTTCGTATTTGAAACGTTTGTTGCTTTTATCCATGACACTCACCTGAAAACCGTATTTGGACTCGTTATCCCACACCAGCCGTAAACATCTATTGTCGTATGGATGATGATGTTGTTGTACTACACCTGGGGAATTGTATATTATTTGAACATATTGCCCAACTTCGACCTGACGAATATTATACGGAATCGTCAAATATCTCCCACGTAAAAATTGAGTCTTCTTTTGTCTAAACATAACATCGTATAGACAAACCATTATTAGTGGATCAAACTCTGGCATCCATGTTTGATCCTTTAGATGACATATTTTAACCAGAGTTTGGAGCTTATAGTCTGATTCCATTTTTAAATAAGATTGGCTCAACCAATGAGATATGTACTGAATACCATTTCTAACACCATTAGCTTCTTTTATATCATAAATTATTCCGCCAGTCAAACTTACTTCCCGATCATCATATGTAGTATTAACCTTTTTGGCATCAATAGACTGGGTCATTTTATGAATCTGTTGACTGGAAAACTCGATCGGGGATTTTTTGTTGGCGCTGGTGATACGACCTCCAGGTTCCTTATAAATCCGCCTTCCATTGTTGCGCCAGTTTGTCCTTATGTTTAATGCGTCTTCTTGATTCCTACTTGTTGAACGTCTTGCGAATATAAATTCCAAACCAACATATAATAAGACCAATGCTGAACCATCGTTCCTTTCCAGAGCTTTTTTATACATGTTCTCACAATGAATTATTTCGTTTTGTTTGTTTTGACTATCTATATTTTGTACTTTAAACAACCATTGATACAAATGACAACTGTCTATTTGTTTTAGATGTTCAGGAATTTCTTCAGCATAAAGATTCCCAATTATACTGTCAATTTTTGACTCCATTATACTGTCATTTTTTGACTCCATTATACTGTCAATTTTTTACTCACTATTTATAGTATATATTTGTTACTAGATTAGAGCCCCCCCGTCACCATCACCATCTAAAATCATATTTCTCGTCCTCTAACAGTTCAGCATTTTCTTCATTTTTTTGCTTGTCTTGGCTCTGTAGCTCTTTCTTCCAGAGGTCCAAAAACCTTCTTTCATTTACTTCATTAGTTATTGGTTTCTTGTCGACCATCAATAACAACACATGCTTTTTTTCCATTCCCCATTGTTCCGATATTTCTTCTAGGATTGACGCGACGCTTTTGCTATTCAATGTCCTGTGCTTCAAAGTATTCTCAGCTAGAACACGTACAAGTTCATCCGACTGGCGCATTGCGCCAGATGCAAGAGCATTGGTTCGATTTCTTTGTTGTGAGTACAATATGTCGTCCTCACGAGTGGAAACATGAGTTCCCAGCGACGACCACCAACTGTTCTCTTTGGCTCCAACGTCCCCTTTGTCCCCTTTCTCCTCTTCCTCCTCCTCCACCACAACATTTTCAACACCACGTTTTTTCGATGCCGCCTCTTTCGCCGCTGTTGCCGCTGCCTCCTTGTCTAACAAAGTTGTCAAAAATTTACCTCCTTCCATTACTTCTTCTTGCAAGCTATTATTATGTTCTCTTGTATCTTGCAATATATCCTTAGTGGTTTCAGGCCATACTGGCCTGACTTGTTTGACGGATGTAATTTTTTGTTTGTTGCCTTTGCGATGCGTCCACTGTACCATCGCTTTTTTTGGATTACTGGGTGAAGCAACAACTTCAAAGTCCAACTGAGCTGATTGTAGCAGTTTGTCTCCAACAAGTTCTAATTGTTTGTCGATGCGGTCATCATCAGATAAGGCAAGGGCCCAACTAACAGGATTATATCCGTGTTCATAATACAGTAAATGTTCGTCATCACCGATTGGTAACGCATTCTGCAGTTTCATTGCCCCTTCACTGTAGCGGTCTGGAATGCTTGTACCATGTGAATCCGTGACCATCTGTTGAACTCGTATACTAGTACCTTCAATGGCCCAATCACGTGCGGCGGATTTGCCTTTGAACTCTGCCATCATAGCTTTTTTTCCATCGGCTCGGGCCTTTAACATTTGCTGGGCTGCATTCTCCTCGCCAACTATTCTATCAAATTCCTTTTTAACTTGCTTATGCATTTCTCCTTCTCGATCCACTTTTTGTGTAAGAATCGCAGCCATACCAAGAGCACCTGTTCTTTGATGCATCAACTTTTTGTCGTCAGGATATTTTAATCTCTCGATAAACCCCTCAGGACTATCTCCTTCCTTAATAAGGTCTTCATTCAGGTCAAGGAAATTTTTTAAGGCTGTCTGTGCATCGGTTGCCTTCTGTTTTGACGTTGGCTTTGGTGACGTAAAAAGCACTTTATACTTGTCTTTTTGAAAACCTACCATCTCTCCTGTATATGAGCCATTTTTTTTCAGTTGTTTGAACGCTTGCTCCATAGTAGCTGCTGCCGTTTTAAGAGCAGTACTCTGTTTTTTCACCTCGTCTTCACTCACGTCATAGTTATCCGTAACCGCTTTTGCCAGTTTTTGCAGTTTTTCAAGCTTTTTCAATTTTGATGTACTATGTGCGTAGTCGTCAATCAATTCGGCCCTGTACTTAGCCGCGTTGGCGATATCTATTGATTCTACCTTGACCTCCGTAGTTACACCATCAATCTGTCGTTGCTGTTCCATAAGTTCTCCTCCGTTCCCGTTCCCGAACGGATTCCACCACCAAGAATCAGGGTCATATTTGTCGAAGTTGGTTGTTAGTAGTTCATGGTCATACTTTCCATTTTTTATGTTTTGTATCAAAACGTCTCGTTTTTTGTTTTGTTCCACAAGCTTTTGACATTTCAGCGACAACTCAACAGCTTTCTTGTATCGAGTATGGCGTTTGTTCTTTAATACTTCGATTGTGTCCTCGTTGTCACTTCCGCGAGACAACCATCCGCTAGACAACCATTCAGTGACCTGTTCAATGAATGGTTGTTCGGGCTCTTTTGTCTCGCCCATAGGCTCTTTTGTCTCGCCCATATCATTCATTTCGTTTAATTTTTTCACAGAAGCCTTATCTAAATCTTCCAGCTCTTTCCGGATATCTTCCAGCTCTTCAGTGATACCGGCAATATCGACGTTTGTCTGGTTCTTCACTGCCCACACCGTGTTTGATGCTTTCTCTTTCTTTCCTTCCATGTCTATTTTCTGTGCGCGAACCTCGTATTCTTTTATCTTCTTTTTAGTTTCGTCTGTCGGCTTCCGACTCTTCAGTCTCTCCCATTCCTTAATTGTATCAAAATTTGCTTGTTTCCATTTCTGTTCACTGTGTTTGTATCTGTCCCACGTTTTTTTGTACAGACAAGCTGTTTCGACGTGTAGGAACACCTTAACGGTCAGTCTTGCCAGTGTGTGCCATTTGCTATTTTTGGTATTTTTGTCCCGTTGGTCCCATATTTTTACCAATCCGTCCGCCACACGGAGCCACACAGACCACATGTTAGGAGGACAATGTAAGGAGTCATTCTCTCTCCAGTTAGATATGGCAAACGCAGTCACGAACCCAACGCCGATGACTTTGAACGATGTCCACTTTCCCACGAAGGCGTTTCTTAATCTCCCAATAACATTTAATTTTTTCAATAGTCCAATGAATATTTCTGCGCGGTTATTCAACCAAGTACCCGTCGAATCTTTGTTGGTGAATCGTTTTTTTAGCTGGGGCTTAAGTACATAAAACACTAACTGTTTAGCAATAACGGTTAGCGTGACAGAACCGAACACAAACGCTGTCCCTAACCCTGTTGGTTCACCAGCAACCAATTGACCGATAAAGCTGAAAGTTGCTCCTATCATAACACTTTGATCATAGATTTCCAACGCATTGATAAAACCGACGAAAGTATTCGCAACGCGGTCTTCCGTTACTGTCGCTTGAAGAGATTTACTCTTGTCGTTAAACTTTGATATAAGAAAATCAAACAAATAATTCATTCCCCCTCGTAACGGAATGTCGGTTTTGTATAAGGTATGAGAGAGCAAAGCCAGACATTCAATGGCTTTGGTCGCCAACGTTACGAGTTGCATTCCAAATTCTTCCCACACGTGGTTTATATTTAAACCGTTATTGGCTGCAGTGTCTGGGTGGGCCTGTTCTGCTATCAGCTTAATGTAATACAGCTTAAGAGTCAACGCTGCCGTCGACAACACAATCAAACTAATTTTGCAGTAAATAAGGCATTGAAAGACTAAGGACCGCTTTGCACGGTCGTCCGGGGCGTCTCCGTCGAGAAACATTTCGACCATGCTGCCGAACTCCGTGTTCGAAATGTTGCTGTTGTCTATCTCGAGTCTCAACGTACGTCCTTCGAGCACCTGGTTCAATACATCCATTACGTCATCTGGTGTCAGCTCCAACTCGTTGCCACCAACACTGAATTTTGGTGGTACGTCGTCTTTGCATAGGTCACAGTTTGACCACTTTAAGTCCTTTCGGTTTGTTTTGAGTTTTGTTAGTGCTGTGAGAAGCTGTTGAGGGTAATTTTCAGTCACGAATAGCGTCTCCTCGTTGCTTGTTAAGACGTACATTGTATTGCTGTCGACGTTGTTCGTCTGTCCCAACGTGCAAAAACCAAGGCCATCAAATATGGCTTTGACCACATTATGTACCTTATATGTGTTCCCCCCCGTGCGCCAGTGCGTGAATAAATTTTCCAATGGTATGCTGTCGTTGTCTGGAATTTTCTTAGGCTTCATCATGCTCTTTTTGTTCACCTCTTCAATAGATTTTCTCTGTTGAAAATCAGTATCATTCATGAAGCATTGTTCTGCAGGCGCGAAGGCAGCTGCTGCATTCATAGAACCAGCTGCTATCGATTGCAATAGTCCTGGACGTACGTTCTCCAACGGTGTAACCGTAGCGTCATTTCCAACTAATCTTTTCAAAGCTATTTTTTTGTCAAACCCCGTTGTTTGTTCAACGATGGAGTTACTAGCAACATCGACTTCTGTGTCGTCATGCAGTGTTACCGTATATCGGTGTGTGTCATTGTTATATCGTTGTACAACACCTTCTTGTCTACTCGCACATACAACGACTTTTGTATGTGGTGCAAGAGGTGTACTTGGAGAAGTCAATGAGTTGATACTATCTGAAAACACGTGTGGCACGTTGATATTGCTCTTATCCCGTTTGTATTCTGTCCGATATTTTTGAATTTTCATTTTAAATTTCGAAAATTTCTGGGGGTCAAACGGCTTTAATTCACGCAATTGGTGCACAAAGATGGCAACTTTGGTGGCGGATGTAGATTCTATGAGTTTGCAGATTGCTGCTCTCTCCATAGCTGTCAAACCGTTCAAAAACGCAACCAAGCTAGCTAGATTGTTATTATTTGTTTGATTTTGTTCGACGCCTATGGAAGTCAGTTGGAAAGTGGCCTTTTTATCATATTTGTATAATTTTTCCATGGTCGCAAATAGTACTGTGATTGCCGCATTGGCATTGGCAGTGGTTTGAGACTGTTCTGCAGCTTGCATCACAAGGGCAGGTTCCAGATTTTCCTGATAAGTGTCCTCTCTGAATCCATCTACTTGATCAAATATATTGTGTTTAACTTCTGCTGAAAATAGTGTGTTTGCAATTTTGTCAGCAAATCGTGTTAATGCTTGTTCCGTGGTCATGTGCCGGAATCCAAGTCCAGACGTGCCGGTATCAACAACCCATCGCGTACCGTGCTGCGTTAGTTCTACATAAGTACCGCCATTGTGATCCAACGCTTTTGTTAAGCATATTGGAAACAATTTGTCCACGTGTGTGTCTGTGGACGGATTGGGTTCATACTCTTCTAAATATTTGCAAATGGTGTCAAAATCCCACATCTCCATATAATGTGTAAACTTTTTGCAATCACCATGACTCCATTCATCTAAAAACTTATAATTTCCAGATTCCAAATCAATGATAATGCCTAGACACCCACCTTTAAATGTTTTTTGGGGTATTTTCACGGGTTGTTTTCCCATTACATTGCTCAACGCAGCATACCAACTGTCGTCCTGTTTCTCATGGCCTTGGAAGATGAATTTTATTTCGTTGTACGTCGATAGTGCACTGGTTCTAAATGTGCCTTGTCTGCGTTCTCTTATGTTTGCAATGGTCCTACGTCGCCAGGCCAGTTCTTCAGGTGTGACCAGACTGGTGCGAGAATCTCGTGTACATGTGATTTTTTCATACTTTCTCACCAGTTTCAAGAAATCTTGGTAATTTCTCCTATATGCGTCATGCAACTGTGAACCTAATGCTTTCTCATAGGCCTTTTTAAGTTTCTTAAAGTGTGATTTTTTTTGTGTCTTCTTCGCTTCGGCAAAGACAAATTCTTGTGGCACAAATGTTGTAAATACCGAGGCAGATGTTTGCCTGTCCGCTGCCAAGGAACGACTTGGGGCTTTAACCAAGTAATTATGCAGTTGCCAGTGCCTTTGTGTTTGAGCATGAAATTGTTTTTTAATTTCCATCAATGTTGCATGTTGCTTTTGCAGTTTGTGATGTATGATTGCCGGTGTCTGATTCAGATAACGCATGATCTGATGTTCCAGTGCAACTTGAGGGCGGAGATATTCCTTTATCGACTCGAAAGACTTGTGTTGGTGTTCATATATGACAGCGTTCGTATATTTCTGATGGTATACTTGTGACCGCTTGTGCAACAGTGCTTCGTAGTTCATGAACACAATATCACACTTGACCTTTATACTGATTTTTTTTTGTTGCTAATACACGGAATAAGTGGTTTGTTATCTGTATGACAGGTATGTACGAAAAAATGGTCACGCGAATCATCTCTGTAGATACGCCGATCAATCCGAGATATGTGGAGCATTGGTTTGGCGTCGTTTCCGTGGGTGATGCTATTAATAACGCCTTTAAGCGAATATTTGACCGCGCATTGCGGTTGGCGACACGGTACGGAGAGGCGACCGTCATTGTGCCGACCTCCTGGAAGGATTGTTCCAAGAACATGGTCGCTTTTTTAAATGTCAAACTCCAAATGTTGGAGATGATAGCGTATCAGGCTGGAAAGCAGTACAATTGTACAATTCACATAGGTACTGAACGCAGAACTCACAAGTACGTGGAATTACAACAGTGTGTGTTTCATTTGAACAAGTTTGAAAAGAATGTTGGCGATATCCCGACGCATTGGCGCTCTGGAGGGGGTGGTTACACGTGGACGCAAGTGTGTGCAAATGGTCAGTATTATTCGAGCTCGTCGTCTGAGATATGGCCTCCGCCTGCGTATGTCAGGTTGTCACAGCTCGAAAAGATTCGTGCAGCACGTTTAAAACAATTATTGGTTTAATATAGTATCTAATTTCAGATTGTTTTCTACAAATGGTGCTCTGCATGTTGGGCATTTGAGTTCCACAGAGAGTGCATATTCGTACTGCATTTCTTGGTGGAACTCTGGTGTTTTGTTCATATGTTCAGTGATGCATCGTGTGTGAAAGCGGTGGTGACAGACGGTTATAAATGAGACGGTATCTTTTGTCTCCGCATCTCCACAGATAGGACAGTCGATGCGTGGTCCTTTGAATGCAACGAGGCGCTTTAAAATAAGTTTTGTTCGTTCCGATGTAGTTTCTAAGAGTAGTTCGACAGTATCTCCGTCACACCAGTGACTTCTATTATCGTATTCTTGTGTGCATTCTTCTATAATGTCCATGGCATCTGCCAAGTATGTCCCTCGTTTGAGACATTCATGAACAGAAGGCTTGATAATTGATTCTGTATGTATGAGAAGTTTTTGTTTCCAGGAGTAAGACCACGTCATGACATTGTATAGAGATTGACAAGTGAGTCCAGCGCGATCTTGCATGATAGAGACCAGATTAATATGTCCAGCGTGCACGACAAAAGCAAAAATACTTTCGACGTAAATGTGTTCAATTGGGGATGTTGATACCGAGGTGGTTATTCCAGAGTCAGAAATGTTCCAAATGGAGAGATTTCCGTTCACATCTCCCGTGATAATGCCGTCCCACTGTAGATGTGTCAATGGTGCCATGGCGGTCAGCACTCGTGACCCGTTCCATTCATGAAGTTGTCTGGTTTCAAAATTGAGCAAGAACATGTTGCCGGTTGTGGTACCTCCAACAATGCCATCTTCCGTTGGTGAAACGCACGTAATTGCCCCTGTAATATTCAAGTCATAGACATGCTCAACTTGTTTTTCTGACCATAATACAACTTTTGTGGTACTAATGAGGACAGACATGTTTTGTATATGGTAGGCAGAGAGTAACTGGTTTTCACCTGGTAAGATAATTTTTTTGACAGGTATTTCGTCTTCCAAGTCCCAGATGGTAGCTGAACAATAGTCTCCGTGTTCGATGACCCAAAACTGTCCACCAACATAGGGTACTGCGGTGACATGCTGTTGTTCCGCCGTTGTTGTAAATAAAAGTCTACCTGTTTTGAGGCACCAAATACACAACGTTTCTTCTGACAAAGATAACAATCTTTGTTCGTATATATGCAATGATAGTAGTGGAGTTTCGTGCAACATGAAGGACCGTATGGGAAAACTAAAGTTGGATAGGTCCTCGAACTCGTAAATGTATCCGTTTTGGAGTCCGACGACCAACCGCTCCGCGCCAGTCACTGCCGCCGTGACCGTTACGTTCATTTCCCAGTGGTGTTCTTCGATAATGGGTGCATATTGACAGCATTGTACCAGTTCAGTCGAATAACTGTCATTGAGTCGCAGGTGTTTTTTACTAACAATGTTGCATATTTTCATCCTTAGTGGGGTTAAGTCATAGGTGGCATCCTTGATATACGACCATTCTGGTGTGTCAATCTCCACAGGCAACCCTTCCGTCTCGAGAACAGTCATTCCCAGTGATGTTTTGATAGACGCTACCGAGTTCCATGTTGCCGTTTGAATTCGCATGGTTTTGTCAAAAATATGAATACTTTGCCCTGTGGACATGAAAGCCCCTAATTCCGATTGAAACCATTTGAATGGTCCAGTAGATGCGGTACTGGACCACTTGTCTTTGTTCAGTAACGTAAGCGCACATTCTATGAGTGTCTTGGGTGCTTGTTTAAAATAGAGTGACCATATGTGTGCATTTTCTTCCAGTCGTATTTCCACGTCTCTATTGCTGGGTCTCCATAGGACAGTCTGTTCATCTTCATGGTGAATAACCGACGTGATAAAGCCCGTGTCTGCATCTGTTTTGATGTATTTTCCCACGTCCAACGGCATAAATCGCGTCTTTGTTTCCCATGTCCCAGTCTCAGGTAATGGTACGTCACAATTGTGGAGGTCTATGTTGGTGAATACATAGGTGACAATGTATTGAAATATTTTCCGGGTTTCGTCCGAGGGCAAAAAACGTGTATGGTAGGTGTCAAGGAATCGCAAAAACGTTGCTACATGACCGTGTTCTAACAGCAGCAATCGCAGTGTTGTCGGATGGAAACATAGTATGGTAGTTGGTGAGGCTGGTTCCGCCGCAATGATAGTCAGAAACTCGACGTTATTTTCGACCAATCTCATAATGATCGGTCTCATTCGCAATCTGCCATGATGAAACCAGCACCATTTCAGCACGGTGTCCGACCGCACCTTCGTCCGTCTGTAGAGATGCTCGAGTATGTCCATCACGTGTTCCGAGTATTCAAACGACACTGTCCTGTTCTCTATTTCTTGCATGCAGAGTTGAAACCATGGACGCAGTTTCCGATGAGGTAAGGACAGCCATTGTGACGCGAACGACATATCGTGTTTGACGGTCCACTGCCAGAGAGCGTTTTTTAAGAGTTCGTGTCGAAACCACTGTTTTGGCGGCACCCAATGTGTAACTTTGGGTAGCCATTCTTCTGCCGACAGTGCCAACACATCCATATATCGGACGGAGGGCCATGTATGTTGAAAGGGAAACGTTGGATTAGAAATCCATTTGAGACATTCTGCCGGCCACTTTTCAATGACCGGCAACAAATCTAGTTCCATCAACTGTCGGTCGTGAAGACACCAACACCGCGTATGAACAGAGGTGACCAGACGCACACCAGACGCTTCAAAGGCTATTGTCGACTCTGATTTGACAAAGAATTGAACGACATTGTCGCTTGCGACTACAAGACCGCGTTGGTTGTATACTATCGACCGAGCAGAAATGGCCATGTCAAATATTTTTTTCCCTGTTGTAATATCGTATTGATATATATTAGTTGGCGTACGCACCGCGAGTGCCGTGTCGGACACAACTATTTGCAGAACGTCTTCGTCACCGGTTTGCAACTTGTGGAAACACTTCCACGACGATACATACCAAATACACACAAATCCCTGGCTATCACCCGTCGCGACAATTGCCTCGCCAGCCACAGCAGTTGTGACTCTCGCTTGATGACCTTTTAAAAATAAATCTTCGTTTGTATCTGGATTATACACACGCAACGTCAACGCATCCCACGTCACCATCATTCTCGTCTTCGGAACGATACACCAACCGATTGGTTGGCGGCGCATGTCATGAATTTCTGGCGTTGTACCGTTAAAATGATATATATGTGCGTTGCGGTCATTGTCGAGGGCAAAAAGGCGTCTGTGGTCAATGATGAACTGATGTAATGTAGTTTTTTTTTCAAAGGAAAATACTTTAAAACCATTAGGTCTTGTACCCGTCACGATGGTATGTTTTTGTGAAATAATAACTCCTGGTTCGACAAACACGTCTCCGACGCCAATCAATGAGCCATGTCTTTGACAATCTTTCAATGTCACTGTGGGAATACACTCTTGTTCATATTTAATCGAGGAGCATTGTGTCTTGCCAGCTCGACGGACAAAATATTCCATTTAATAGTATTTAGGCACCCATATTTGTAGTGTAAAATGGCGAGACCAGGTGCATATATACCCCCTGTCACTTTGTATGCCGACCAACAACAAGTTGAAAATGCTTTCAGAAAGGCCACGAAACCTTGGATTTGCATTCATTGTCGCCAGTCTTTTACTTTATTGGAATCGATGGGTTCGTTGGCGTGCGAACAACACCCTGGTTATATTCAGGAAGATGGACGGTGGTCATGCTGTGGTCAGCGGTTGTATCCCATGCGGTGGGCGCCAAATGCAGACATTCAGCGCATGCACGTCGGCAACGGTTGCCCACCAGTAGTTCCAAAGGTGCGCGGGTGTCAAAAAGCCGATCATAACACATCCAACAAACCTTGGAACCATAAAGACGCCTCTGAAATTGCTGATTTGTCTGCTTTGTTGCCTTTTATGAACAAAGAATTCCCGTTTACATTGCGCAAGGGATTTGACACCAATGGGGGAGTGTTGAGGCGTTGCGCGGTACGTAAAATACATGTACCACCACACTTGGGCGCAACAGTCACGTATTTGGACAACGACGGAACCGAAAAGACCTACACAGTACGATATTACAAGGATGCAGATGGTAAAATAAATTATCTTGATGCGAATGAAGTTAACCATCAAGTTGACACACCTGACGAATTACCTACTGATATGAACCGACATCCCGAGGGTCTGGAGCAGTACGCTCAGACAAAAGACAAACAATCCATTGTAAATTGGTGGTCGTAACAAAATGTGTGTATTTAATCAATGTAGACGATTATAACTAATGTTCAGATTATTTCTGTTATTCGTATCGTGTCAAGCAGCCACTGTGTATGAAATTGTTACATCTGGATTGTGTACAGATAATCCATCAGGTCACAAGATTATCGACAAAATAAAATGTCAAGAACAAGCGTTAGTCCTCGGATTCACAGATACCACAGCCACTACAGTTGCAATGTCTGGTACTGTACCAGGTGGCTGTGTCTTCATTCAGAGCAAGGAGGAGCTCAAAGTATATGATTCTGAGAACACAAACCAATGTTCAGACGAATTCAAGTGTATTTGTGCGTACACTGCGCCCGAATGTCGAGCTGACACCGAACATGACTGCATCTGTGGTCAACGCGCGTGTACGCGCCAGACGGGTTTAACATGCAATGGTACAACATGTTCCCATGCGTCGGATTGTCCCAATGAGAAACGAGTCTGTCGTTGTGGTGATTATGATTGCACACCGACCTCTGGTCTTGTATGTGATTTAAACCAGTGCAAACATGCGCCTGATTGTGTCAACAAACTTGGTCTACTGCCAAACACAGGTATGTGCAAGTGTGGCGACTTTGATTGTCAGGAACCGTACTGTATATCTGTGAGCAGCACTTGCAGGACTGCATGTGCTGCAGGGAAATATGTGACCAATCTAAACACTTGTCAAGAGTGTCGTGTCGCAGGTTATTATTGTCCGACGGGTGCAACGCACAGTGAAACAGCATTTGCATGTCCTGCGGGAAAATTCTCGACAGTACCTGGTATCCATTCTGAAGACCAGTGCACGACGTGTGGTGTAGGACGTTATTCCAGTGTCCCAGCAGCCACAGAAAATTGTAATATTTGTGGCGCAAATACGTATCAAGATGTTGTCGGCCAAACGAAATGCAAAGGATGTCCCAACGAAAAAGTGATTCATGACACAACAAGTGCAGATAAACATGATTCGGTCAATGATTGTAAGATTAATGTACCAACTTGTTTCTCTACAGAATACTTAGAAAATAACACGTGTCGCTCCTGTGTGCAGAGATATTTTTGCGATGGTAATTCGAAAATCGTCTGTCCCTCTGGCCACTATTGTATGGGTGACGGGTCTGCTGTCGAATGTCCAGCTGGTCGATACGGCGAGCTTACCGGACAAAACGATCTAGACAACACTTGTTTGTTGTGTTCGGCGGGTACATTCCAAACAGTTCCCGGTCAGACATACTGTGCGCGCTCGTGTCCATTAGGAACATTTGGAAATATTACAGGGGGTAAATCCGAGAAAGAATCATGTTACGCATGTCCAGCGGGACACATGTGTGGCACTATGGCCATGCGAGCACCTGTAAAATGTCCAATGGGCACATATCAAGATACCAGTGGTCAAAATGTTTGTAAACAATGTCCACAGGGCATGTATAGTGATTCGGTTGGCAACGCAGCCTGTCTACCGTGTGGCCAAGATGAATTTGGTCAAGCTAAACAAACAACCGGTCTCGGGTCAAATAGTGAATCACAATGCACTGTCCTTGAAAAAACATGTCCCGGAGCACGAAGACCAATACCCGAGTGCATAACATGTCCTCCTGGATTCTATGCAAATGGACTCGGAACAAAATGTAGAATTTGTCCCATTGGCAAAAAGCAACCGAACGAGGGTCAGTACGAATGTCTCGAATGTCCAGAATGTCGTCATCTAGGACACAATGTCTACAAAGAATTCACGTTTAATGGGACAGACCACCAAGAACTTATTCAACAGCCAGACATACCAGAACAATACAATTGGGTCAATATCACTGTCTACGCATCTTTGTTAGGGACCGTCGGTCTTATCATATTAAGTCACCGACTGTGTCCAGATTGTATTAAAAACTTGGATCTAATTTTCTCCGGAGACCATCTCGTGGACGATACTCATGCGCGTAGAATTTTAAACACGCGGTTGGGTGCGGCGTTCACGCTGAGTCTACCGTTTATTGTCGCCGCTATCTCGGTTTTTGTCTTCACAGATGACAATCTTACAGAACAATCTGCTCTGGTGCCAACAGGTACCGTGTTGTTTACCAAAGATTTGAACCATCTGTACGTCGAGTACAAGTCATGGTACGCAAATGGGCGCCAAAATTGTCAACAAATTACAGTCAATGCTGATTGTGATGTCGATATATATGACGGATTGCCATGTCTTGTCAATATGACGTGTGCAATACAACCAGAAAATTCAGGGACACGTAGTGTGGATATTGTTCTCCCAGATAACCATCAACTAGGTGTATTCAAAGTCTGGCCAGACATGTGGATGCGGCAACAAACACAAATTTATACAACTATACAAACGAAAGAAGGCTTGACGGGGACAACGGATGAACCCACAACGTTAGCATTCGACATGAAAAAATGCAAATATGAAAATTCAGTGGAAGGGGTTGAGCAAGATGGTGTGCAAATAAATGCTCGAGGTTTGAAAAAACAAGAATCATCACTTGGAACACATGACGGAAAGCATGTGATTCGTTTAGAATTTTCCACATCTGAAAGCATATTTTTGTACAAAATTGATGCAAAATTGACACTTATTACACAATTATCAACCGTGTTAACGCTACTCATATCAGTTCTTTCTTCGTTGCGGACAGTCAAAGCAATCCTAGAAAAAATGATTGATAGTGGTTACACATGTTGTTGTAAACACCTACCAACAGATGTACAGCGTCGGCAAGATATATTAAATGAACAAGTCGAAATTGAAATGCCAGTCGAAATTGAAATGCCTGAGGATCCAGTCAACAAATGAGGACTATATAAATAATACCTGTTTCATATAATGTTAGACTTTTTAACACGTAATCAAGACAAACAAGTTGCACGAACAACCAAATCAAAAAATGTTGTCTTATACATTTCACTAGGTATGCATCTTGTATGGACGGTATTATTCATCGTTGTATTTTTGAATCAGGATGTCCAAGTACATAAACGGAGTCTAGTGGAAGTGGCTGCCAATGATAATGGCAAGTGGTGGACGTTTGATGAACATACCAAAACTCTCCTAATACATGCGGATGTTGTCAAAATAGGAGGTAGTGCACGACTATTATCCTCTAGCAGAAGTTCACAGTTATCGGGTTCAAGCAAATTAATTATCAATGGTGGGGTAGAGTCTGCGTCTGTACAAATTGCTAATCGGTTAGATGCCCGGGGTTTGGGCGTCAACGACGCAGTCTGCATTAATTACGTCTGTGTCGGGGCTCAAGGGGACATCGGTGCCAAAGGGGACAAAGGGGACGTTGGAGCCACTGGAGCCAAAGGGGATGTTGGAGCTCAAGGTGCCACTGGAGTCAAAGGGGATGTTGGAGCTCAAGGTGCCACTGGTGCCAAAGGGGATGTTGGAGCTCAAGGTGCCACTGGAGTCAAAGGGGACGTTGGAGCTCAAGGTGCCACTGGAGCTCAAGGTGCCACTGGAGTCAAAGGGGATGTTGGAGCTCAAGGTGCCACTGGTGCCAAAGGGGATGTTGGAGCTCAAGGTGCCACTGGTGTCAAAGGGGATGTTGGAGCTCAAGGTGCCACTGGAGTCAAAGGTGACAAAGGGGACGTTGGAGCTCAAGGTGCCACTGGAGCTCAAGGTGCCACTGGAGCCAAAGGGGAGAAAGGGGACGAAGGGGCCAAAGGGGATGAAGGAGCCACTGGTGAAGGTATATGGTGGACTTATGATAATGATTTGAAACAATTAAATCTTTTAACAGATGTAGTAGACACTGGTTCAATTATTGCCACCGAATTTAATATAAAGAGTTAATTTTTTTTGGAACTTGGATTAATTATAATTAAAATCGATCTGCAATAGATAGCAAATTGTTGAAATAATGCCTTTTGATTTAGTTTCTGATCGCAATGTTTGTACGTATTTAGATACGCGTTCGTTTGTTATGTTTCGCATCGTATGTAGAACGCACTACGATGATATGGAGGCGTGGGCCTTACGTGCCTCATGTGGTGTTTTATGTGTACCGTCCTTGAACAAAAGACAAACATTGGGACTGAATTACCTAATGCAGTACGCATTGTTGTTCGAATCATCGATTGGTTCTGTTGAATGGTTCCAAGAGATTATAAATTGGTTAGACTATAATATTTCCATCAAACTACTTCACACATTTTTGTTGAATTCCGTCCCTAATATGATATTTAAGTTAGATTTCCATAAGTTGTCATTGAGTACTCGCCTGCGGTGGGAGCGTTTGTGGTGTCGCCATGTTCGGGTATATAAGATCCGCAAATGGAACTATGAGAACTCAAACTTGAATGCAAGAAAAAAACGTCGAATTTTGTGTTACTAATATTTCGAGTTATGTCAAAGATATTTTCTGCGTCTTATATTTAACCTGTGCTTCGTCTCCACGCATGGTCACCACCAAAAAGGACTCTACTCACTCTATAGAGTTAGATGATAAAGTAGCAAAATTGGGCCTGGTTACAGAGTTGTTTTGTTCACGTTTGAATGACGATGAGAAACCTGTAACTCAGTTCCTTGGTTCTGCTCTGTTAGATTTGTCTCAAGTATCTTTGAAAGAGTATCATTTGACATTGACTGATTCGTCATCAAGACCACCGGTCAAAACTGGATACTGTACGATTCGTTTCACGAATATTCCGACAGTTTCCCAACATTTGAGTTGTCAAGGCAAAAATATCGTGGCTCAAATGTTTCAAGAGGCGGAAGCTAATTTGCGTCTCATCTCGCCTTTTCATCCAAAGGGTTTACAGGGAATCAAAGACGGTCTTAAGATGGTGCATTCACCGTACTACGTCAACCATATGGGTGTCACGTTACCATCGGGTGCGTTCTGTATGATGAATACCATGGAGCACAATAAAGAGCAAGCCTTAAAATCTCACGGTGAGCGATTGCAGGTCTCGCTTAAACAGAATCATATTTCTGAGCATGATTTTGTGCGTCTTGTTGCGGACATGATGACGCATGGTATCCATTCCAAACACATGCGGTGTTTAAATGTGGTGGCTGACACCTTGACATTGCATGCCCGTTGTGATATTAATTACACGCCTGATGTCCAACTATTGCCTGAGTCAAAGGGTACAGAACGTTGGGAAATTCCTCGTGAACCCAAACCCAACGGCGAAATCTCTTTTACTGGTGATTGTGAAGACTTCGCGCGTGAGGTGTATCAACAAGCCAAGGAGATTCGGTTGTGGCAAATGCCAAAGATTCGTGGCACTATATTGGAGAGTCTGTCTGCTATTTTACACATGTATGTCCCTACGATTGAACAGGGTGCTGTTGATTCGTCGATGCATAGTAAATACATTACTTATTGGGCACCGTATCGCAACCATATTTGGGCAGCATTACATCCGAGACATGCTTTTGCAGCAAAATGCAGACCGAGTTTACCTCTCGATTACACACGATGGCCGAAACAGCCTTGTGAAGCAAAACTACCTATGCTTCATTTGGAAGGTACTGGCGATGTGTTTCCTATCGTGACGACTGGTCCACCACCTGGTTATATAGCACGCATCATCAGGAGAAGAAAATCTGTTGGACAACAGTTTGCCGCTTTGTCGATGTTATCTACGCCTGATTTCTCGTTACAGACAAATCACAAGTCTACCTTTTATAAATATGCAATTGCTTGCATGACCGATATTTTTTCAGACAGTGGCATTCTTGATTTTACGTACGTCACTGGTAATACCTATGGTGTCTCTATCTACGACTGGGCACGTGGTAAATATCGATTTAAACCGTCAGCACAACATTCGCCAGAAACGATGAATAATATAAAGGAAATGATGTCTCTAGAACGACCTGTACAAGCAATAACAACAAAATCCAAATGCATCCGCTCGAATGTACCCGATAACGCCGATTATGTACGATTTTCAAGCTTTGCTCCTATTGATGTTCCACCAGGAGCTACACAAGCTGTTTACAAGGTTGGGAACAAGAAATTGTATGAAATTTATTTTGATGTTGGAACTAATACAATATCAAGTGAAAGTGATTAAAAATGTAATTTTGGTGTTTGAAATACATCTCTTGTAAAAATAACAATGTAATGTAGTACTTTTGGACGTGGTGGTTTTGGCATCACTGTCGAAAACCCATTCATTTTGAACGCTTTCTTGTAACAACTGTAGGCTGCTTTTGCATAGTCAGACGATATTTCTACGATGCCCGAACGAATAGGTCTTTTCATTTCTTGGGCGTAAATTCGCATTGCTGCAAACATCACTTTACCCACTGATTTCGTACATATTCCACGTGGTCGAAGTAGAATGTTTTGTATTTCGACACATTCTCCCTCAACAAGGACGTCCAAGTGTCCATCGCGTTCAGCAAGGAAATGTTTTTTTGTTTTTTTGGAACTATTATTACGGACAAGATGGCCCACAATAATATTATGTTGTTTGAATATGTCTACTTCAATGCCGTGACGAATCGAACCCCATCGAAACGTCCACTTATTGTTGCTGACGGTAACCGTGTAGTCTCCTCCTCTATCCGAATGATATTTAATGTGTTCAGATGTCGAAATACTACCACCCATATCCAACTTTACTTATCCCACCTAAATATTAATTTAAAACAAATTTTAAATTAAAAAAAAAAACAATGCAATTATTCACCAATCGTCCGTACCAACATGGACCATCGTTGATGGTTCAGAGTTTGCTAGTGGACCCAAAAAGCCCACGGAGCGCTCTTGTTTACTACCCTCTCGGTAGTGGCAAAACATTGGCCTCTCTGCATGCGGCGCGAGTGTTTTTGAAGACCCACGTTACCAGCAAAGTCCTTGTTTTGACCACAAAGACAAATATTGACGACGCATGGAAAGATAATCAAACCAAGTACGAAAGTTCAGAAGGCTTCACGTTTGACGATATCACTGTGAAGAACGTCGAGTGGTGGTTTTCGGAAGAGAACAAGCCACTGGCCCACTACAATCGTTTGATTCGTTTGTTGGCCCAAGCAACGGGTGTGTCACGTAAAATGTATCTCGGAATGACTTGGTCGACTCTTGTCCGTGAAATTCGGTTCTGCAAGAGTAACAAGAAGCTGCGCGCAATGCGCCATGTTGCGTGCACGACTCCAAACAAGTCGTTCATGGATGTTTGCTGTCCAAAGGAATATTTTTTGATAGTGGACGAGTGTCAACAGTATGTAAATAATTGTGCCAACAGTACATTTGTACAAAGATTGTGCAAAAAGTCGTCTTTTACTTTGTTACTGTCAGCGACACCGTTTGACAACAGCACACAATATCATGGACTCTGTCGAATGTTAGGAACATGTCATTTGGAAAATCGCATCTTGTATGTCAAACCAATGCAACATCAACATGTCCGACATCGCTATATGGGTTCAAAAATGTTACCGGACGAGTGGCAGGAATACGTTCGTGAACGGAGGAAGCGTCAAGATGCATACTTGAGCCGGTCGCGTCAGTTTTGTAATACCACTTCTAAATGGCGACGGATACTCCGGCGTATTCACAAGGACAACTGTCATCGTACTGTCGTGTATTCATTTTTCAGGGAACGCGGTGCCGACGGGTTTTATGATTTTGCAATGGCATCGCAGAGTGACACGGTCAAGTTTCGATTGTTTCAAGATTCGTCCGACATTCAATGGTTTCATTCGACCTCAGAGGCGCCAAAAGTGCTTATTTTCACGTCACGCGCGCAAACGGGCATATCCCTTCGAGGCGTCGACGCTTTCCATATCATGGAGCCCCAATGGTCCTCCTCCGACGAAGAACAAGCAGTTGGACGCGTGACACGAATCGGAGCTCGTCTAAACCCGAACGACCCCGTTCAAGTGTATCATTGGCTGGCTCAAGCACCGAACGTGCGATATAACACTGCTGACGAATCAGTGTTCGACTCTTCTGCACAAAAAAAAACAAAAACAGACCGCTTGTTAGCATCAATGGCTGTGTCAGGAGAGCGCACACTACAATTTCTACTGGGCAAAAAAAAATCCTAATTATATTGTCTTATTATACACTACTCTCTCCTTAAATTTATTTAGTATGTCAAGGTCCCATAACCCGGCATAAGTAAAATATAATTGACATACTAAATAAATAAATTAATACTGAATTTCTAAAATTTTAGTGTGTAGGTTTTTGGTCGCCAAATAGACGACTATTCTTTCTAGGACAGTCTCCAAATTGGAAACGTTGGGATAGTCTTCCAAGATACCAGCTTGGAGCTCCTCAAAAAATTCAAGGTCTTTCTCGGCCTCGTACTTGACTTCATATTCCTGCAGTATCTTTTTAATTTCGACGTGGTTGTGAACGGATTCGAAGAAATCTGTCATTTCACATTAAATGTGTTCTTATATAGGTCGTTTTGTCGTTTCATTCTTCTACCAACACTTTTTGTGGAACATTCATCATAACATTGGTTATTTAATAGAAATATATAAGATTGGAAGTTACTGTTCCCGACGAGTTTACTTGGCCCAATGAGTTTACTTGGAATAAAAATACTATTATTGACTATAAATAATATCACTCTCCTATCAAATGTATGATGTGTTTTTACTACTGTTGACTGCTTTAGCAGGTGTATTCTTATCCTTTTTAGTGGTGAGCGTATTTAATGTTGGAGAGTCCACCGATGACTCATTGTTGCGTGATTTGCAACAGGTTGTGATGCAAATTGCCAATACGATAATGCTGGTCGTGTTAACGCCGGTATTAGGCCTTTGGAACCTGTTCATTGACGTGGGTATGATGTTTACTTCGCGTGTGAAATGGTCTATTGCAGGAGGTATATTTGTGTTTGCTACATTTCTGATGCATTACTACCATTCTGAGGTCTTATCTATTTTAGACGACTCGTGGAAATGTTTTTTAATTCCGTTGATGGACAACATTATCCAACCTTTTTTGCAGATATCACGCGTGTTTTATGGTATTGGCATGCCTCTGTTAAACACGTTTTTAGTCTTACACGCACAAGTGTTGAAAGCTTGGTACGTGACGTTGACAGCATGTTCACACATCAACATGTTTGCTATGTTTGAGGAGTTGGTTATGGCATTAATAACGGGTACCAAGTCCTTTACTGGATGGTTTTTCGACCCCATGAAAGAAGACCTCACAACGAATACGTTTTATTACAACGACTTTAACATTTCTAAACCAGTGAATCACACATTGACAGCCATTTCGATTGGTCAAGAGGTACTGGCGTGTGCTTGTCGTCGATTTGAACCACTGTTCAATATTGGTTTTTTTGTTACACAAGAGCCTCACGTGACAGCCGCGATCAGCAATTTATTCCAAGCTGGTATTCGTATTTTTCAAATGTTATTCCGTATGTTATTAACAGAATTTCCGAATATTTACAAGGTGACGTTTAATTTGGAGCGTGGTCTCACCGAAGGTGGTCTTGCCCTAGACTCTATTATGTTTAACACGGTGACAAACATTATTAAAATCTTTGACCCAGACTTTGTGCTCGCTCGGTATCCAAAGGAAGGTCCATTTACAACGCTGGCACATGGTACTGCAGGTGCTGTTCACGTTGCCGCCACATTCGGCGTCAATGGTCCTCTGCATCTGATGGCATCCTTTGATCCAGAACGTTCGGCTTTAAATCCCCAAGTATGGTCGATACAACCGGCGTTTGCAAAAATGTATCAGGCTGTGCACAGTGGGGCAACGTTTGTCCAATGGTTCATCTATATTTTAGAGCAAATGATCACTTCGAAAAAAGATTTATTGCAAATTTTTGCGGATGAAAATAGTCCACTCGAAATGAACTGTGACTGGGCGCGTGATGTTGATGACCAAAAATATGTCCGACTATCTTATACAGTGGGATGTTCGCTGTTTAATGTTGGAATTCTGAGTGCAAATGCAGCAGCAATTGTTTCTGGTATGTCCATGGAGTTACTGTTCAAGTCGATTTTTACACAAGAACAAAACGTTTTTCGAACATTGCAACGATGGGAGGGGCCCACAATCCCACGCAAAATCGTCTATACCTGTGAGGAGAGACAGGCAGCAACAGCGTACAACTACGAAACAGAAACGGTAAATAGCGCAGGCTGGATTTGGACACAAGACCAAAGTCAGTGTCAATGCGACTATCACTATGGTGTAACGTTAGAGGAAGGTGTCCAACCCTTTAATCCATGGTGTGGACAACCGAATTTGAATTTCGATATTTTTGCACCATTGGATGCCTTGGTGATGCACGTCTCTCATGGTATTTTGGGTCCAGGATTTGGAGACGCCTTTCCATTTATTAGTCCTATACGTAATATTGATATCAATATTGAACAAATCGGTCTGGATAAGTCGATCGTTCTGCCGCTGGCGTTGCCCCCCATCACCAGAACGGCAATCGAATCGGCACGGATTTTGACACGCATTGCCTTATCATTCGGTGATATTGTGACGGGTCATTTTTTCAATTATCAGGTCAACTGTGGCCATGGTATGAACAAAGAACAGTTGGTGGCAAGGTGGAAACATCTTTATCCTACCCAAGAGCCTCCAACAGAAGACAGTACTACGGATGGTTCGGCAAATTTACGATGGACACCATGTGAAGACAAAAAATACAGTGCTATGCTCGATGACAAACGAATGCAAGTGTGTGACACGAATAATAATAAAAACGATTGCATGTGTTCCTACTTGCAACCTCTACGTTCGACTGATAGATGTCGGTGTATTGCTCGCTATCCGGATTTGGACGTGACAGCATCATCACAACAAGTGGGTGATTTAATTGAAGAGCGATTTACCTCGGAAGATGTGTCACACCATTGGTGTAACTCAATGATTCTTGAATGGACCTTTCAAAACACAGCAGCATTTGCGGATGCCCTCGATTACATTGTCTCGCTTGGTCCTCTCAATCCAACTTGTGACGTGGTCGACCGTATTATCAGACAAGAGAATTTGGGTACTGATGAGACTGACCAGCGTTCTTCGTCGACATATGAAATTACAACTACACCGACACTGTCGTTCTTAGGTGACTTTGCAACCTCGAGCGAAAAATTAAATCACGTGACAGATTTGTACAATAATAGACCGACCGGCTGTGCAATTGTGGATGTGGATGGTCAAAAAGAATGGGCGTGTGATGTGTCAAATGGTGAATCAATCACGTCTCTTGACCCAAGCGTTGATTTTGAAGATGCTGGTTGTGTCATTTATGGACGACACGACTTCTTTTGTTCGGCGGGTCTCTGGGTACGAAATAATAAACGTATGACCATGAATGTTGCACGCCAAGCCGTGAATGACGGTATTTCAATCATGGCAGGTAATTTTGCAGATATTAATTTAAAAACATTGCCACGATTGTGTGATTATGAGCGTCAACAAGGTGCCTTAGCGGCAATGGTTGCTGGACTAATTCCAAATTTGAAAGATGAGAATTTCAGAGAGGCCATTGCAAAGTTCGTGAATATTATTCTACAGATCATCTATGTTCACGGTATCCGAACTGGTTTAACAGTCATCAACATGGCAAGCAGTATTATTCAAGACTTGTTAGGCCCAGGCCTTACAGAAGATAGCTTAATTGCGACCTTTAAGTCGGGCGCCCGAACAATCCTAAAAGGCCAAGTCTACATTGTACGTGAATTTTTTCAAACGACGGGGCAATTTTTGGATGCCATTGTCCCGCAATCGGGGGACATTTGTTTTGATATCGTCAAAATCCTGGACCTCATTTACGACAAATTAGAAGGCGTGCTTATGGATATTGTAGCTGGGATAGTGCAAATGGCATTGCAGGGCATCGCAATTATGTCGGGTGATACGAGTGTTATCGACGAGTTTTTTGAGAATTTCATAGATATTGCGTTGAAAGTCATTGATTTATTAATTGCAGAATGGATGAAAATATTAGGACTCGTGTTTAAATTCTTGGGTCCAGTCGGAAAATTCTTCGAAACATTACTGTCCGTAGTCTGTCCCATGTTAAACACAGTCATGGGAATTATCGATGGTGTTGTTAAAGGACTGTCGTTCGGCATGGGTGGTGGCATCGGATGGAAAGCAGTGACGTGTCCGTCCACAACACTAGGTTCGTCCATGGGAGGAGGAAAACACCATTTCTTAAAATCTGACAACGAAGACATACTTCGGAAAGTTGCAGACACACTGGACTGGTCCGGCTCGTCTGTGTGTGACGATTTAATGAACGGCTTAGCAGAGTACTCCTTTTCGGACCTGAGACCCTTGGAAAAGGCACAGTGGAAAGAATGTTTGGAAATGAAATACATTGGTGTTGAAATGGCAAAGTATTTTGATTCACCAACCTTTCCAACTGATGTCATGTATAATTGGAAACGCAAATATATGATGGTCTTTGAATTGGGTCAAGCGCTTCACATTGCCATTCCACATCTTTTTTCGGACGAATCGAATTGGGCGGATGTGCGATTAGCCATGTATGATGCAGGCATTGATGCTGACATGTATATGAAAATATTCCAGTCGTTTAGTATCTCATTCCGAAAAATATTGAACAGTATTGAAGCCACAAATATGCTTCAACTTATCTTGGGACATATTGATCCAAATTATGCACAGAAAGAAAATCCGTCCAAAGCCGCCACAACATGGCGCATCTTTGATACAACAAAAGCCATGTACAATGATGTCTCACAAGAATGGGTAGCACGTGATATGACCAAAGATTTTTGGAAAACCGTGGATACAAGTCATCACGCCAAGACACACCTTCATCGTTGGTGGAATGACCTGGGAAAGGTTGACCCCGCCCAACAATCTCATACAGAGCGTGTTTTTACAACGTTGAAATCACACTGGCGAAGAGGGATGTCCGAAACTGTCAAACAATCCCCACATCATTCCAAGTTTCATTGGTTGGGTGCCCCATTGAAGACAGCGCCGAAGACGTGTGCTCAGCGTGCAGCAGCACCATGGTGTACCGAATGCAGCATTGTGGATAACATCATCGAACAAGCCATTGAACATGGTGAAGGAATGTCGCAGTTCTATTCGCAATATTTTGGTCCTGTCATCATCACAAACGTGACGCAATACTTTAATAAAATAGCACCTGTAGGCTTTTTCGAAAAACGTTTTTCCAAATTGACATCATCAAAAGAAACTGCCGCGGAAGATACTGTCTCAAGAGCATCGGAACGTTGGACAGTCTTTGTCGCCAACGATTGGAAATATCTGATGACCAACTTTACCACATATATTACTAATACGTCACACAAAAAACAGTTCGTAACACATATTGACAAATTTTTGGCATCGTCGCGCAAATTTTTCACCTACACGAATGACACGTATGTGCCATTCTTTGGCTATAGTCTGTATCATATGTACGACTATGTCCTATTCTCGTCCTGCGACGTTGAAAAAACAATTTTTGTACCACTCGATGCCCATGGAAGTTACACAACTGCACAAATTCAACGATTGGAACATATGGATACTGCACTATTGGTGTGTCTCGTTGTCACACTTGTGATTGTCTTCAACACAACATGGTCGGTGATTCCACTGATATGGCTTGCGAATACCATTGTCTTAGGATTTATAATCTCCGCACTGTATTTGTATATAGTGTATGATTGGCGTTTATCATGTTCTCCTCTGTTACCATACACACTAGTGGAAGATATCTATGCTTGGTATATCACACGACTTGAGACGGGGTGTTTTTATAAAATATTACCGTTTATGGCTGTCACGCCCTCCGAAGACTCGTGTTTCACCTGTTCGGCACCCAACCCGCTAACCCTTGAAAAAATGATGCAAAATGCGCGGTGGAGAGCGTTAAACGAGTCTACGTGGAATGGGACTGCCTCACAATTTACACAGTTCAACCAATCATACTATGAAATAGAACTGGGCGAAAGACAAACGTATATTGATTGTGCAGCGTATGTGGCAGACAATCATATAGAAGGAATGTTAACATTGCCAGAACTGATGCAGGAATATAATATATTCTGGACACTGTTATTTGGGTTGCGCTGGCAATTTCCAGAACAAGCAACATTCTTGGTGGAGAATGGCATATTTGCCTTTGATACAGTCATCGGGAAATTAGCCTTGTCCGCTTGGCAGAACATACCCATTGATGACGTGTGGAAAGATTGTTATCATGCGATGTGGCTCAATAATGTGCTCTCAATCTTTATTCTGACACTGGCGTTGTACATTACAACAAAAATGACAGTGATTGTCATTCAAACAATGACACACTTGTTTATGCTGGTCTGGTACACATATATCTCTATTAATTACATGACACTAGCCGTAGAAAAATCTATAGTGATTGAGGAATAACTTGTATAAATAGTGATACAAAACATATAATGAACTTAAAAACAGGTGATATTATTTTGTTTAACGAACAACCTAAATGTGGTTCTATCTTTGTTTTCATTGATTGGGCCATTAGATGTTGGACAGGCTCACCATACTCACATGCTGGACTTGTTATTGTTGACCCTCCATGGACCTGTGGTCAACAACTTCGTGGTACCTACATCTGGGATTCTTCTCAGCATTTACATAAGGACCCTGCCGACGACAAAATCAAATTTGGCATTGCACTGGTACCCATCCAAGAATACTTGCACGATGCTTCACAAAAACATCAACGGCTCTACAAAAGGTCACCCAAAGACACAACCACTTATGACCTATTTACAAAAGAAAAGCTTTTAGAAATTCACGACAAAGTGTATGGTAAAGGTTATGACACTAAAATAGGACATTGGTTAGCAACCATGCTCCATATTTTAGTACCACGAACGGATACCACCTTCTTTTGTTCTGCCTTTGTGTCGTATGCGTTGACAACGGTGGGTGTCCTCGCTGAAAATACCGATTGGACCATTGTCTCACCAGCTGACCTCTCCTCCAATGGCAAAAACGAAGACTTGCATTGGAGACATGGTTATACAGACGATGAATTATTCAGTGAGTTTTAGACCACGTGTGTAATGGCTGGCAGGCCATCGCCGGATACGTTTCCACTTCTGTCACGGACATTTTAAATTTTTGAAGCAATTGTATATCACATTTTTTTGCACCAGTAAACACCTTTGCATCTTCTTGCGCAGCAACCAACGGTAACGTGTCATCTGCAACGTAAATGTTGCGAAGACCTGCAGATGTACCCCACCAAGTTGGACATGAAAATTGATATGTGTAGACCTCCATTTGTGCTTGCAGTCAAGAGACCTAAATATGTAATTTGCATAAATGATGTGCCACTTCACTACGATATTTCTTAGGAACCCGACGTAAGATTTTTGCCAAATCGGTGGTCAACAAACTTCGACCTTGAAAGGGCTGAATCTCGAGCTCGGCAAAGGTTTCCACATCAAACGTTGTAAAATGACAACCCATCCACACATATAGCGTCTCTTTTATAGACAGTTTTTAAAGTTTGGACCATGTATACGCACGACTACGTTTACAAAGTACCAGCTGCTCCTACAGAACCACCAAAGTAACCTTTTACCTTAGCTCCAACTCTATTTCCCTGCTCACAGAACAAAATATATGTACATGCAGTGCTAAAGTTTAATTTAATTTAAATTAAAAAGTGTTGACAACTCGTGCAGTGCTAAAGTGTACAGTTGTCGGCTGACGACACAATCAAAATTAAGAGTTCAATTATTATTTATTGTTTATTTAGTTACGTGCAGCCCCGACCATCATTTTCTCATATTCCATGTCCTTCAAGAACGCATTCTCACCGTTACGCACCGCACGACAACCAGGGTACACGTTGGGACCCCAGTGGCCGGTATTGGTGGTCACCTTTGCAAACGACTTTCTCTCAGAGTCCCAAGAAAGTTGATGCCCCTGGAAACAAATAGTATTAAGGTGACGCATTGGCGACAAGAACTGTTCGTCATGGTCGTAGTTTTGGAGACGGTTGAAGTGGAGGGCGTCCGCGTACCGTCCAGCAAATGCGTAGTGTTCTTCAGCGTCGTCAACAGTGCTGTTATTGGCATCAAGCGTTTGATTGTTGTAGTGACCGGTAATATCTAATGGATTTTGCGGCATTTTGATTTTGGCCCCATCGGACGGAATCCAGATGGGGATGATGTCGTGCGTAAAGGTGTCGCGCGTTATCTGTTCGGTGAAATTCCCTTTTTGGGTGTCACCACCTGGGAAAACGCCAGTGCCTTCTCCGGACACGTACGAGTGAGCAAAGATATCTTCGGCGAGGATAATGTTCTTGGATTGTTTCACAATAGATTTATGGTAGAACGTGTAGTGACCAATATGGACTTTGTGGATGACGTCGTCTGTCAGCATAAAGTCGTGATGACCGTGTGCTGTAAATCCAGTGTCTAAGCCACCCTTCATGAGGACACCCGAAGCCATGTTGTACGTCTGGAAAGGACGGAGCAAGAGGACAGTACCATCAACATCGGTATCTATTGGTGGTCGACATATGCTTGCATTCAGTTGGGCCTCTAACTTACATGTTTCGTAGTCCATCTTTACGAATTTATCTGAATCCATCGAGTAGATGTAGATGTCACGAGAGTTACCCGGACCGGCTTCCGCTGCTGTGGGGAAGACAAAGTACTCGCCAATTTGGCGCTGTCTGACCAAAAGGTCACGGGGCTCGCCAATGAAATCAATGTCGAATGGTCGCGTCTCAAAGACCTTGGAACCACGGAACGTCAATAGATTGTCAGGACCCTTCTCGAGGTTGGCAGCGGCGCCAGAACCCTTGCGGTAGAATTCGACTTCTGCAGAGGGCACCATGGTGACGTAAATGGACATCTTACTGGGCAAAATCCACACGTCGGGTTTGACACCCTCGTATTTCATCTGGTCCTTGAGTTCAGCATCCAACAGATAAAGGCCACGCTCTTGTTTCTGGACAACGGCCCAACGGCGACGCTGCTGACGCAAGAGCTGTCCTGGACGAGTGACAGTTGCACCGTGCTGGCGCTCCCACTCCTTGTAATGGTTCTTTGAGCTGAGAAGGGCATGAATGACGCCATGGTAGGCGGTCTCATTCACTGAATCGACAATTTGACGCAAATTCATCAGATAATGCTTGCGACCTTGGTCAGTCTTGTAGAAACCGTGCTCAATGATAAAGGCAAGACCTCTGCGCACCAAACGGTCACTGCGGGACTCTCTCTCGGCCGTCACGTAGCGAGGGACACCTTGGTGGGGCTCCAAATCCATCAACGTCTTATTAAAGCGGAAAATATCCCATTTGACCGACAAATCGTCCGTCAAGACCCAAGGAAGGACTGAAGCAGTGTACCAAGAATCTTCCTCAGTAACAAGATAGTCCAATACCGACTCGAGGTGTTTGTTCTTACCTTCGTAAGCTTTTGGTAGGTTATAGGTCTCGTGGGCGAAACGGTCCTCGGCCAGCATCTTCTGATACTGAGGTTCAACAGAGCCAAAGAATGGCTCGAGTGCGTGGTTTGCAGATGCAGTTCCAACTGATGATAATGTCGATGAATCTTCGTACATTTTAATTTGATGTTATTTTAAAACGGTCTTATATACTACATTTTAGTCGAGCAAAATTGACAAAACACCTTTTACAAAATGTGTACACGGGTATATAAATATTAATTTCCACCATCACATGGGAGCTTTATTCAGTCACATTGATCAACTATGGCAATCCTTTCACAGAGATTCAGGAATTCTCATACTGGGGCTCGATAATGCCGGGAAAACAGCAGTCCTTTATGCTCTACAATTGGGTGAAGCAATTGAATATACTGTCCCGACTATAGGATTCAACGTGGAAGAGGTCACTGTGGGACGAGTCAAGATTAAAATGTGGGATTTAGGCGGACAAACGCGATTGCGAGCATTATGGCCACATTACTACGGCCAAACAGACGCGGTGGTCTTTGTTGTGGATTCGTCGGACATCGATCGTCTTCCACTGGTCAAAAACGAACTTCATACACTATTATCACATAAAGAGTTGACCGGTAAACCCTTTCTGATTTTGGCAAACAAACAAGATTTGCCGATGGCACGCAATAAACAGGAGATTATAAACACTTTAGGTTTACAGTCGGTCACCTGGTTAAAGTGGCAGGTTGTGGAGTGTTCCGCAATTAAAAACGACAGAGCAAAGATGGGGCTTGAGTGGTTAGCAGGACAAATATAGTATTTAGGTTTGGATTGTTTTTTTAAAATGTTCAAAATTATAGCAGGTGCTATAGTCGGGTGGACCTCAGCCAGATTATTGCCCCCACCATCTCACGAACGATTACAACCACCCACCATGGACGAACTCAAAATTATTGCACAAAAAACACAGGACTTTGTAATAGCTGCACAACAGATAATCCAGAAAAAAATGGACAAACCCCCTCCCACAACATAATTTTTAATTTAAAAAACACTATATACAAAACACTTTATTTTTATATGTGGACACAACCGACAACAGTTAGACGTACACCAGACACGTATCGACATATATACAATGTTCCAGTGATAAAAGCACAACCGCCAACGACAAGACCACATTTGAACGACATGTCCGCCACATTCGGTGCGCCACCACCATCTTTCGGTGCGCCACCACCATCTTTCGGTGCGCCACTACCAACATTCGGTGCGCCACCACTAACATTCGGTGCACCACCACCATCTTTCGGTGCGCCACCACTAACATTCGGTGCGCCACCACCATCTTTCGGTGCGCCACCACTAACATTCGGTGCGCCACCACTAACATTCGGTGCGCCACCACTAACATTCGGTGCACCAACGGCGCCACTAACATTCGGTACACCACCACTAACATTCGGTACACCAACGGCGCCACTAACAACGACACCACTAACATTCGGTACACCAACGGTGCCACCGACAGCCTACACACCACTTATAACATCATGTACAGACGATACACCATTGTCTGCGTATTCTGAAGGAGATATGTATTTATTAATGAACAATACTAGTTTAACAATAGACTATCTACTACATTTACAACGCACATTAAAAATTAGCGCGCCAACACAACGCGTTTGATTGGATGTTCATCTATTTTTTCTACGGTTCTGGATGCACACTTTGAACAAACCAACTCGTGACCGGGTAGAAAGTACACATCTGCAGAACAATGATAACAACGATATTTTAAGGAACTGTACTGTTGGATAATTGGTAGGATTTTACGCTTACGGCGCCGTGGTTCGACTTTTGTTTCGGTGGGAATTCGAGCATGTAGAGAATAAGACGAATGCATAGTGTCTTGTAATAATAACTAAGACATATTTAAATAATAGAATGAGTAACATTTTTGAAAACTCAAGATTTCATTCCCTGGCCGACCAAGGATTATCGATGCCCGAACAGGGCACTCAAGAATGGTTGGATGGCCGTAAGGGTCGCATCACTGGAAGCAAGCCCAGTAGTTTATTTTTTGATTTTAAACAAGAAAGTGATTGGGATGAAATTCTTGAAAAATGGTTTGGTGACAAAAAGGAAGACTTTGACGACACATCTATCAAACGAATGGCGTGGGGTTCTAAACATGAGGATACGGCTGCTGCTGTAATCTTGGAGTATTTCCCAGCTGGACATTTTTTTGAATGTCCACAAATTAATATGAATGACGTGTACGCTGTCTCACCAGACGGGGCTCTCGTTTTGCTCAACGAGGACGGGTCACATCGCAAACATTTCAATGTTGAAATCAAGTGTCCAGGACGTTTCAGCAAAACGGGTCAAGAACAAACCGATGAGCAAATGAAAGACTATGTACAAAAGAGATGGGACGTACCAGCGTCTTATTATATGACACAAATCCACCAGGAGATGGCTGGTCAAAATGCTGCAGAAACTCTTTTTGTTGTTTGGACACCATTACTTACTCGCATGTGGACGATACCTTTCGATCAAGACTATTGGGACCTGTGCCTCGAAGTCTTTGAAAACTTTAGACTCAAAAATGTCCCTTTCAATGTCATGTACGCAAAAGTGGAGAAACTGAAGAGACGTTCACGAGGTATTGCGTACAGTTGTAAAGATACATTAGTAGAAATTATGTAAGGATATGTATTTAAGGTGAACTTTCATTTTTATGAATGAAAGAATGTTTTATTTGTTATAAACACAGACGCGAGTTTACGACATTACAATGCGGTCATGAATTTTGTGTCTCGTGTTGGAACAAATGGGCCACGAAGCAAGTCACTTATTATAACCGGACCTATCCTACGTGTCCTTCTTGTCGACAGGAGCAGCTGCCACCAAAACCGCATTGGATAGTCCAGTTTTTGATTCTTGTGTTCCTGATTTGGTTGACGAAAGGTTCTCCCACTCCCGCAGAAACTCCGAAGACGGTCTAAATACGTTGCGTGGAGATGTGCTCGCAACACCCTGGTAGACAGAGACAGGGGTCTCCACAGGTGCCACATAGTCCATTTCGGGCCCCTTGACCACAAATGGTTCCCATGCGTAGGCAGAGGTCAAACATCGCCGCATAGCCAATCGCGGAGAAATACGAATGGGACCGGACGCCTGTGAATCGACGTAATACAAACGGGTTTCTGTTGGTGATATCTTTTCTGGACGAATACATGTAAAATGATGGTTGACTGGTTGGTGCAGGAGAAAGCCTCGAAATAGCGGGTCCATGGTAAGAGTCTCCATGTCGTCAATTGTCCAGGTCCGTTCGTTCTGTTTCTCTTTGACCGCGCGCTCGACTGTGTATCCACGTTGACACACCGTCTGTGTAACAGCCTCGACAGACCAATCACCACCAAATGATTCGTGATTACGCACAGAATCACCGGTCGCTGTATGAATACTCTTGCATGCTTGATGTAAATCGTCGCGAGTAATGGCAGCTGATTTGAACAAATTTTGTATAGCATGTAACCCACATTGATTACTCTGTTGACGGACAAAAAACATGTTCTTTCATTACCTTTCCTTTTATATCAACGTTTTATTATTCGCTAATTATGTGTAAATTTTTTAAACAAAATTTTTAATTGAATATAATGGAAAGAGATTTAATAAAGGCATACGTGGGTGGAATACTTATAGGTACCGCTATTTCCGACCGCACTGGTGACATTATGAACCCCGAGGGTGTCTTTTTCGAGACGACGACCGAATTCTTCACATATACTGCCACTGAATGGCGCGCGAACTATTTAAACAAGGTGGAAAAAAAAACTTCAATGTAATTAATAAATTGTATTTAAATGCTCTCACGTTCAACAATGTCCGTTCGAGAATTAGCAGCAGCAGCCATGGAATTACACAATGTATATAAAAATGCAACACAGTTCCAACAATACAGCATGATTCATTCTAAATGTTGGGAACTAACCGATAGACTCGATGCTTTGACAGTAAAGTGTCAACAAGAACGCCATTTACGAAGCCTGACTCTACAAAGACTAGATGAATTGACCACTAAATGCTTACAACACCAATTACAATAAGAGTAATGTTGTTGATATTTTTTTATAGAGTAATGTACATTGTCCACAATAGACTGACAGTGTCTGCGTACGCACTGGTTCTAATGATATACAATAGAGGCGTTGATTGATACAATCTTTTTGTGCGCACCATCCTTGTTTCATACCGTGTATCTGAATACGATGTGAACTCCATTCAAAACGTCGACGGCGTGCAATTGGGAGACTATAAAAATCGCGATGTGCGGTACACACACTGTAATAATCAGGAAGTAAAAGAAAACGACTTATGTAGCGCAACACATCAGTGTTAAGCATTCTTGTTTTTGTCAGAACTTATATAAATAGCACTTACACAACAAAAAATTGGACTTTCTTAATTTAAATTAATTTAAAATAACAATGTTCAAAGTCACGATCTCTCAAGCAGCCACGGACATTGGTGGACAGGACGTGCAACAAGACAACGGAGTGGCTATTGAGTGTGTTGGTGATGACGGTCGAATGCTTGTCGTTGCAGCCGTCTTTGATGGGCACGGTAAAGAGCGAGGACACCACTTTAGTCAGCTGGCCGTCGACACTCTCAAAGCGTGTGTGACTGACAGTCACTTTAAACAACGCTTTGATGCCTCACCTGAAACCGTTGGGCGCGAAATATTTGCCAAGATTACCTCTGCATGTTTAGAGTCAAACTGTCAACAATTGAGCTTGTTGGGACACGAATACGTGGTTGAAAATGGTCAGATATATCCTACAATGATGTCTTCCATTGACCACATTGCAGGTGGTTCGACAGGCACAGTTGTGATGGTCTCCGACACTGGAGTTGTCCATACGTTCAACGTGGGAGACAGTGATGCGTGGTTCGTGGCACCTGGAAACGCCACCCGTCTTAATGCGAGTCACGCACCGGACTCAGCGAGTGAATACGAACGTATTCATGCAACGTGGCCTGAAACAGGGTTTTTCTACCATTACCAAGTGAAATGTGGTCGTGCTCGTCGTGCCGCCGGTAGCCATATCTTTCCAAGACGCGCCAATTTTGACGGGTATTACGTCAAGAATGTGTCTGGTGATTATGCCGCGATAATGACTGTTGGTGTCCAGAGTCTGGCCATGACACGCTCATTTGCTGATGCACCATTGCGACACGGTGGTCTCATTTCAGAACCAAGCTATTCTGTCCACCAAGCGACGGAAAGTTCAATCGTGCATGTGGCATCCGACGGGTATTGGGACAATATCAAAGACACAGAGATGGCTTCGCAGAGACTTAGAGCCGTTGAAAAGTACGGTTACAATGCAGAGAAATTGAACCGCGACTGGTTTCTGAACACAGAGAGTGATGCACGTGCAAATTTTGGCTCTGGACGTGATAATATGTGGGGCTACACCATTGTCTTAGAACAATCTGCATGAGTGAAACCATTGATGTATAACAACCAAATAAAACTATCTCGACCAAAAGTTGGCACTCCGCGACTTTAAAATAAAAATATCTCGAACAAGTTTTAATTTGATTTAAAATAAAAATATCTCGAACAAGTTGGCACTCCGCGACTTTAAAATAAAACATCTCCAAAAGTTGGCACTCCGCGACTTTAAAATAAAAATATCTCGAACAAGTTTTAATTTGATTTAAAATAAAAATATCTCGAACAAGTTGGCACTCCGCGACTTTAAAATAAAACATCTCCAAAAGTTGGCACTCCGCGACTTTAAAATAAAAAGTTTAATTTGATTTAAAATAAAAAGTTTAATTTGATTTAAAATAAAAAAGTTGGCACTCCGCGACATTAAAATAAAAAGTTGGCACTCCGCGACTTTAAAATAAATCTATCTTGACCAAAAGTTGGCACTCCGCGACTTTAAAATAAAAAGTTTAATTTGATTTAAAATAAAAAGTTTAATTTGATTTAAAATAAAAAAGTTGGCACTCCGCGACATTAAAATAAAAAGTTGGCACTCCACGACTTTAAAATAAAAAGTTTAATTTGATTTAAAGAGATATGAAAATCGGTACTGGTCAAGTATATATAGGGTCTTGGGTGACAGCATCATGTACCATCAATTTGAACATGTAGAATTTAAACATGCGTATCTTAATTGTGATGGGTTTGAATTTCGTACATATTGGCAACAAATTGATGCCGCATACATTAAAGTGACCACTTCGACAGTAATAGAGGAGGAAGCTGGCCATATTGCCAACGATATTGGTCTACTATTAGGCGATGCCACGGAGACGTGGAAATCAAAGGAAGACTATGCTCTGAACAAAGTGTTCGACAATGACGAACAATATGTCTCCTCGTTGTCGAGACAGTTATCTCGACTGAAGACTGTTGTCGACACACTCATCCTGCACGTCACTTCTCCACGTCTCACTTATACTGTAACGTGGCTGAACGAAAAGACAAAGCTTATTCGAGATAAGTGGCGTCAAGAATTATCTGAATTTCGCTCGAATGCTCGTCACTATGCAGAGATACAGTAAAAAATAGGTCGCTCCGTTTAATCCTGGTAATGACCTTGCTCCATTGTCATTCTTCAACATTTTTGTGGTCGTTCTTCTTTTGAGCTTTTTAATTTAAAAATAGATTTTTTATAAAAAAAATGTATAGACCTGTAAAACGAAGAAGATGCCCCCTAGAACTCCGCCGAACCACATCTCGCGAGAAATTGCCACCTGTGGCACAGCGCGAGTGCTGGGACGAACATGTAATCGTAGCAGCGCTAGAGAGTGTCGATGCTCATCAAGACTTGACTATCATCCGACCTACTTATATTGGACACTCAATGAATGGCTATGAGTACACCTTGCGTACATCGACGAAACACAGTAAACGGGCTGGCTACGTCGCGAAAGAAGCCGGATGTAAACTTTTCGACCTTATACCATTCAATAGGTTACCGTGTATCAATAAAGCATGTTTGCACGCGTTCATGTAGTCGGACAAGCCGGCACACTATAAATGGACGCGGGGTATCATCAAATGGCAATTCGTGTCACTGCTCGTGCTCTTACAGAAATGGCAAAACGCTCGAATCAATTGTTATTCTCATGTAAATCAGGTGGTTGTAATGGTTTTGAGTATGTACTCGAACCTGTCGTCGAAAAGCCGTCCAACGTCGAGACACAGGTGTTTAAAAACGTACAACTACACACCTGCAATATTTCTATGCTCCATCTCTTGGGGACACAAATAGACTGGAAAGAAGACATGATGGGTTCCCGATTCGTGTTTGAAAACCCCAACGCCAACTCAGCGTGTGGGTGTGGCGCGACATTTTCCACTACATAGGACCATCGGGCGATGACATGCCGTTAATGAAACGCACACGAACACGAAGCGACTGTACCACAAAAAACGAGTGGTTATAGTCCTCTAATAATGTAGATATATAATTAATATGTGTTATTTTATTCATTGTACGAACAATGGTAATTAGAGTGATTGAGGATTTTTTCATTAGTATATTCATTTAAATATCATCAAAGTCGAACGGTTCGGTTTCTTTCTCTTCTTTTTCCACCGTCTCCTCTGCTGGTAGTTCGCCATACGCTCTCAAATTACGGACGTCTTCGTCGGAATATTTACCAATAATATCACACTTGTCGTCCTGGAAATCACGCAAGCCTACGAGCACGTAGTCGTGCAGCCTTATCCAGACTTTTTTACGCATCGAACCACGAATAACAGCGAGACGGGACACACCGTCGGAACATTTGACACGACAACGACCATGACCTTCTATCTTAGTCACTTGTGCATACTCTTGACCGTCATCTTTGAATTCCAGTTCTTTTTTTCGAGACGGTTTTCTTGTCCGGTTCTTCGACATTTTTATTACAATCATCTGTTTTGTTTTAAATATGGTAAATGCTGAACATAAGTGAACCCGTATTTAAGTTCACCGTAAAAAAAGAGAAATGTTAACTTTTCAACACATCGGCACTGCCCGACATCGAGGTGAAAATAATACGATCGATGTTATGTTGTATGGTCGCCAAGCCGATGGTACATCTACCGCGATTCGTGTTCTCAAGATCCAGGCGTATGGATTCACCACTAATACTGTCAATCAACAAACTGTGCGTGAATGGGTGCAGTGGGTGACCGTCATGCAGCGAATCGAGGGTGCGTGCAAGCGCTACAAGGAAGAACACGACTGTGAAAGACCCGGACACAAAGTGTTATGGCATTTTAAAACGTGTTGGTCAGACGCGGAAATCAACGATCGCGATATCCACTGGTCACGATGTAGTGGTTACAATATTCGCCACGTGACGGACGATGCACCTCCAACCGTGTGGAAGTTCACCGTAAAACGATACGACATATGGCGTGCTTTGTTAACCATCTTCAAAGATGCCTCTGGTATATATGAAAGAATACGAAAATTTCGCGCCAAAATGGTTTCGATTGTTCCAGCATCACGACCAACACAAGTTCGGAATTCACCAGACTACTTGGTGTCTAACATGCCCTGTCGTCTAAATTTGGGCACGGTCGAGTTGTACGAAACCATGTTTCAGCCCGAAATCGTGTGGATGGTCGACCATCAGTTGCCCGCCTGTTCGTGGATGAATGTGGCCAATTATATTCCTGTAAATCCCACCAAAACTTTTTGCGATGTTGAGTACACCTGCTCACGGAGTGACGTAACACCATGTGCCGACCCACCTATTCCAATGGCACCGTTCCGTGTTTCGTCCTACGATATCGAAGCCTGTCCGTACGTCAACCCAAAAACAGGCGAATGCGAATTCCCTGATCCCAAGCGCGACTGCATCACCACCATTGGCGTGACGTCCTTCAACATGGTGGACGCCAAAATGAAACAAGACGTGTTCATGTTTGAACCCGAAGGCCAGCCCAAATGCTTGCGATTGTCGCCGCTGGCGGAAGACATGCGAACAGACGAGTACGAGCCCTCAGAGACCACAGTACACGCTTATACGGACGAATTCGAAATGTTGCGCGGCTTTTCAGACTTTATTCGTGAGTACGACCCCGACATCATTACAGGCTACAATGTACTCAATTTCGACAACGTATATCTGTTGCAACGCGTCGAAGCACTATGTCCACATCACGATGGCGACTTCTGTTCGAATTGTTCTTCGATACGCACGTATTCGCGAATAAACCGCCCCTCCACGTTGAAAAAACGGTACACACATACCAATCAGCGCGGTGGACAAGAAACATGGGAAGCATGGATTGAAGGCCGCGACTGGATGGATTTGTATCGCGTGGTCATGACAGACCACAAATTGCGCTCGTACAAGCTGGACAATGTGTGTTCCGAATTGCTGGGCACGAAAAAGATTGCCATCGCATATGACGACATTCCCAAGCACCAAAAGACGCCTGCGGGACGTGAATTCTTGGCACAATACTGTGTCAAAGATGCGTGGTTGCCGTGCCAAATTATGATTAAACGTTGCAAGTTGGTGAATGCCATTCAGATGTCTCAGGTCACGGGTGTCCCGTTGACTTCCATCATTCACAGGGGTCAGCAAATTCGCACTCTCTTGTTGATGCTTCAGTTTTGCAAAGCTCGGTGTAGAAAAGACCCAACACATCCTCGGTATTTTTTACCCGACGAATCTGTCAATAAACCACCACCTATCGATGGTTTTGAAGGTGCTGTGGTCATTACACCATTGCCAGGATTCTACCAGACGCCGGTTGTGACCCTCGATTTCGCATCATTGTATCCGTCTATCATGCGTGCCTATAACATGTGTTTTTCGACACTTGTTCCTTCGTTACGTGAGGCACAACAGTTGAAACTGAAATGGTCGCCGGAAACTCACGATATTAAAGACTCTGGGGATGAACACTATCCAGAAGTGCGTCCTGTTCGTTCTTTTGATTATCCAGAGGGTGGTAAGTTTGAGTACGTCCCCACTGAGAACGACGTATGCTTTGTCACCAGCAAGAAGCGCGTTGGTATTCTGCCCGAAATTTTGGAGCAATTGCTGTCCAACCGTACAAAAGTAAAAAAACTGCGCAAACAATTTGATGAGAAATCCATGGACTATGCCGTTCTCGATGGACGACAATTGGCCCTCAAAGTCTGTGCCAACTCCGTGTACGGATTTACGGGCGCTGGCATGGGCTATTTAGGCGAAAAGAGGATTGCGTCATCGGTCACCAGAGTCGGTCGCGGCATGGCCAACCATACCAAGTGGATGTGCGAAGACAAATACAAAGACCATGGTTTACAAATCGTTTACGGTGATACGGTACGTAATGTTTTTATTGTTTAGTCAATGTTTTCATTACTTCTAACGAGTTATTTTCCTTTCACTTTTACAGGATTCGGTCTTTGCGAACATACCACCTTCTATGTGTGATACAAACTGTTCTAGGGAGGAACTCATCGCCAAAGTCGATCAAATAGGCGATGAAATGGGAAAGTTTTGTACACAAGCTTTTTTGCCTCCCAATGATTTGGAGTACGAAAAATTTTATTACCCGCTTTTGCTCAAAGGCAAGAAGCGATACGCAGGACACAAGTTTGAACCCGGTCTACAACCAAAACTAGACGTGAAGGGCTTTGAATGTGTACGGCGCGATTTTGCCCCGATTGTCAGCAAAACGCAAAAAACAATACTCATCAAACTCTGCAAGGAAAACGATATCCAAGGGGCCATTGACTATGCTCGTGAAATCGTGGTTCAACTGTTGGAAAACAAAGTCTCCCTCGAAGACCTCACCATGTCCAAGAAATTAACGCGGAAACCGGAAGAGTATAAAAATCCGGCACCACACAGCGAACTTGCAAAACGTCTGCAAGCCACACAACCGGCACATATTGCACCCAAAACCGGCGACCGTATTGATTTTGTTATTCGGCCTGGGTACAAGGGTGAAAAAACATGCATGCGAGCAGTGACACCCGACGATGTCCGTAACGGTGAAGCATCACCGGATACACGATGGTACCTGAGTAATCAGTTGGAAGCGCCCCTCCGACGTATATTTGAAATGATTATGGACAATGTCAGTAGTATTTTTGAAGTGTCAACCGTGCAACAATCGGCGAACATTTCCAATCCGATGATGCGGTCCTTTGTGCAGCGCTCGGAGAGTCTGCAGCGCTCGGAGAGTCAAGTGCACAAAAAAAGAGCACGCCAACACGTCCAATACGAAAAGAAAAAAAAACCAAAACAAACTAGGCCTATTACATCATTTTTTTAAGCATGATATTTTTACTGTATATAAGTACTTCTAGCACATGTATATGTATCGAAATTTTTTGCCAAGTGAACCAAGGGCGGGCCAGGTGATGGGAACTATCAATGTACTTATGCAACAAATTTCGACAGCAGAAAATAGTGTCCGAGCAAATAGACAACAAGTAAACAATTATTTGATCGCACTCGTCAAGGCCATTCATGGCAAGATTCGACAATATAGGCAAGATACATCCAACCATCGTGTACTGAGAACGTTGACGGAAAGATTGGAAGCGTTACAAGGAGCTTTAACTGGTCCAGATACTGGAGGCAGTAAACTGTACTGGAGACAACAGTCTCAAACACCCGGTGGTCAACCAAGTAGATCCGATTACATACTTGAAAACAATAACATCGGATTTCTAGTCACGGGTGGAGGCAAACATTACGACATATTCAGGCAAGATAGGTTTTATTGGAGCTTGCCTGAAAGAACCGTACCGCTCACAGTTGGAATGACCATTGGTGTTATAGAGAAAACTACGGACGATGATGGACACGTGATACACACAATGATGCGCGGTGTATATTGCGTAACAAAGGTTTCGACTAAAATACGCCAACAAAATGGAACAGGAGAATTTATTGTTGATTCAAATGGAACTGTCCTGCATTTTGCCAAGATGAAGAGACTATATTACAACGGTACATTTCATACAGAAAATCTATCATAATCTCTTGTGAATTTACTATTAAAGCTATCATTGTTCCACACTATGACTTCTATTATTGACAACATTGCAGAGGTCACCATCTACAAATTTGAACCACCTATAAAAAAAATTCCACTACGCGAAAAACATTTTAATACGGCTATAGCTACATTCTTCGGACTTGTCTTGGCAAACATTCCATTGTTCTATGGAGACGTCTTCATCCACACACGAAACAACTTAGTCACATTTCGCGTCGATGGTACTTGGATGCAATTAGGAACCCAACCCTTTGTCTTTGGTTCCATGGTTGCAAATCTTCTTTTTGATAATCAAGTCAACACGCGTTCAAGAGCACTTGGCTTTGTATTTTCAATTATAATGGCTAACAACCATCATTGGCTTTGTACTGTACAACTCATAGGAGTCTCTTTTCTGATACTACAAGTCCTAACTTATTTAGAGACACATGGTTCCGTGAACTTATCAACAGCGCTCATTTGCGCACATGCATCCAAAAATATCATCTGTCTTTCGCCCTCAATCGTGTCAGTCGTCGTGCTCATACTGTTCGTTTCTTGGTTGGGAGAGCTGGTTATTACGATACCGCTCACACACATGCAACGCAAATCTCAAACAATGTCGATGCAATTACCCATCATGTATAATTCAACGACAGCTCTTGTCATGTATTACACACTCATCGAAGCGATTTCTACCTTTTTTCCACCAATCCTACTCTTACAAAGCAATCGTATCCAGTGGTCTACTATCGTCGCTGCAACAGCGTTGTTGATTGGCCTCCACTTTTTTAATCGATATTTACCAATAATGGAAGAAAGAACTGGCAAGCATCTGATCCAAAAATGGAAAAAACAACACTATACCATCAAGGGATGGCGTTCACCACAACAAATGGCAAAATATGTGCAGCGCATCATTGATAACAATGTACAATGGAATACCATTATTCTATTTGCGTTATGGTGTCTCGGCGTTCTCCTACAACCACCTGTTTCGGTTACTACATTATTCATTCTGACATCCACCGTCAAACAATTAGAACAGTAGCCTCATTGTGGAACTAATCGCGAGCGAAGGAACACCACAGCCAACAATCAGCACCAGAGTTTTCATACAGAGACTCGTGGTTTTTTTGTTCTCTGGATATTGTACACGATTCCAAATAGACATGTTATGTTCAATTATTAACTAAATTTATACTACGAAAATTGAGAAAGAATGAAATCCGGAATATCCACCCGATCACAGTGACAACATGTACTAAACCCACGTCTGATGCGATTGCCCATACATTTTTTACAGAATTTATGACCACAAGACAATGCTATATATTCCGTACCTGTTAAATCCAACGCACAACTACCCGAACACTCATTGGGGTTGACTGGACGAACAAACGTAGCTTGACCTGTCGATACCGTAGCCTGACCTGTTGATACATTTCGCTTACAAAATTTACAGTTACGCGAAGCATTACCAATGAAATTGGGACAGTGAGGGCATTTTCTCCCTTTCCGGACGCACTGCTGTGGCAAACTCAACAATGCCAACTCACATAAACGTTCATAATCTGCTTCATTTAATTGTGCATACCCACGGGAACGGATATTCCCAATAAAAGTTTGAATTTCCCTCGGAGTGGACATCACATTTATATTCACATAATAAACTATGTATTTTTTTACAAATATTCGTTACATATTCTAAATTCTGTCTGACAAATCCGTTTCAACCAATTCGACTTCGTCATCGTTGTCGTTGTTAATATTCACATATTCTTTAAAATGTACTGTCCGTTTCATAAGTCGTTCTTTGTTTCGGAACGTCAAAAATAAACATAATAAACAAGCCACAAAAACAAGTATAAATTGTTGCAAAACAACGTCTTCGGTCTTGATAACGCTGGAGCTCGGTACAATGCTGCTCGGTGCGCTCGGCGCGCTCGGTACGCTCGGTGCGTTCGGTACGCTCGGTGCAATGCTGCTCGGTGCGCTCGGTACGCTCGGTGCGCTCGGACTGTTCGGACTCGGTACGCTCGGTGCGCTCGGACTGTTCGGACTCGGTGTGCTCGGTGCGCTCGGACTGCTCGGACTCGGTGTGCTCGGGCTGTTCGGACTCGGTGTGCTCGGGCTGTTCGGACTCGGTGTGCTCGGGCTGCTCGGACTCGGTGCGCTCGGATTCGGTGCGATGCTGCTCGGTGCGATGGGACTCGGTGTGCTCGGACTCGGTGCGATGCTGCTCGGACTTGTAGACATTTTATATGAAATTAAAATATAGCTATTCTGAGATTCAATTATGTCTAACGTTTTCGTTTATTGGGCAACGTATCGGAATCAGTGCGTCTTCTTTTGTTATCAGTGTCCAAAGAACGTTCAATTTGAGTTAAATCATGTCTCCACAAATCTTCGGCTGTTTGTTCTTTCAGTGACGCAAGATTGACACCGTGTTTTTCGAGCTCTGTAGAGAGTGAATCTTTCTTTTCTTGCGTCAAATTCCACATGGGCATGGTGAGCAGATATTCGTGAGCATCGTTGTCAAACGCATGTCTCGAAAATTCTTCCATCAGTTGTGGGCGGCGTTTTCCCACAAAGGAAAATTGCCCATCAACGACCAGTTGAATAAAGTGTATTTTCTGTTGTAAACGATGACAAACGTCACCGAGCGCACCCACTTGATAGACTTTACGCTTCTGATACAATTGATGTCGAGCCTCAAAAAACTCTTGTAAAATATCAAGTTCATCTGAATATTTCCTCATATTACCGCCTGCTGTAAAAGCATGCATGTTGCCAATATCAATTGTCCCAATCAATTTAAACGCAGTAGCGATTCCTGAATTTTGTAACTTAGTGATGCAGACCTGTGTTAATTTGACTGTAAAATCGACATGTGTATCCGTATAGTTGGATTTGATGGCAACGATATCTCCCTTTTTAAACGCGCCGTATCCTTCAACCGCCTTTTCAAGAAATGCCTTATAATTATTTGTCCATGTTCCTACTGGTAGTTCTGTTATACGCACCGATGTTCCAGAACACGTATAGCAACCTGTCACAGTATATTTTGTCGTGTCTGGAATAGCTGTCACAGTCCCGGTGAATCCTTTAAACCATGGCGTCATTCGTTCCACTGGTTGGCCGTCCAATAAATTCCGCAATTGTTGGATAATATCACGAGGATTATAGGATGGAATGGTGGTGGACCATCCAGTGCCAATACCGGCAGCACCATTGACTAACAACATGGGCAGGACTGGCATGTAATAAGCTGGTTCAATCTGTTGACCATCGTCTTCCAAATGTTGGTACAATGGAGCGTCAGTAGGACAAAACAACATCTCTGTCAATTTGGACAATTGTGTAAAAATATAACGAGGGGAGGCAGCGTCCTTTCCGCCCATTAATCTCGTCCCAAATTGTCCGTTTGGTGTCAAAATGTTGATATTATTACTACCAACGTAGTTTTGCGCCATGCCCACAATGGCACCGTTCAAAGAAGCTTCACCGTGGTGGTAGGCAGCATGTTCTGACGTGTAACCGGCCAGTTGTGCCACTTTGATTTCGCTATGCAGTTTGCGTTTGAGACATGCGAATAAAATTTTGCGTTGCGATGGTTTGAGTCCATCCATGACGTGTGGAATTGCGCGAAGATTACTTTGCACCGCCATAATAACATATTCGTGGTTGACAAAATCGTCGTACTTCATTTCGGAGACGTCAAAGTTCATGAACGTGCCCGCTGTATAGGCAGATATCCACTGTTTACGGTCAGCGACACGTGTTTTATTAAAGCACATGTCGATGAGGTTATTTGAGCGCAGTACTTCGAAGGGAATCAAATGCCGAGACAAATTATGAAAGTATTCCTTGGCTTCTTTGGCCGACGACGTGCCCAGACCTTTATAGTACTTAATATGCCATGGTTCTCGAGTCGCTGCTTGTTGCCATAGGTCAAACTCGGGCGTTGTGTAGAATACTTGTGTTTCTTGTTGGCGAGTACACTTCACAATGGGCGTGATAAAGACTTGCAAAAAGTTGGGAATTTTCAACAGTGAAGGCCAAAAGTGGTGCAGGAAGTTGATGACAAGTCCTTTGATATGTGAACCGTCATGGTCCTGGTCGGTCATAATCATAATGTGCCCGTAGCGCAAGGGTGACGTGTCGGTGTATGTTGTCCCAATTTTGAGACCCATTATTTTGGTGATATTTTGTACCTCTGCGTTCCCAATGACCGAGGAATTGCTGGCATCACGCACGTTGAGCAGCTTTCCCTTTAATGGAAACACACCGTACTTGTCACGCCCAATCACTGAGAGTCCAGCAATCGCCAGTGATTTTGCAGAATCTCCTTCTGTCAGAATGAGCGTACACTTTTGTGACCGCAAACCACCAGCCCAATTTGCGTCGTCTAACTTTGGTATTCCCTTGACTTTGCTCTTTTTCGACCCACCTGTTTTATGTTCCAGAGCACGCTGAGATTTGGCACGGGCAAAAAATAACACTTCGTCCACAATGCCAGACTGTTTCGCAATCTTTTTGAGAAGCTTCTCGGTGATGCCAGGCTTAAATCGTACATGTCCAAAATCTTTGGACCGTGTTGTTAATGTTTCTTTGGTCTGCGAGTCAAAGCTGGGATTAGTTACCAATGCATTCACGAAAATAAACATGGACCGTTGTATCATAAATGGTCGGACAGACAAATCTTTAAAGTTACGGAGTGGGACAATGCCCCTTGCAATGGCGTCGGCAATGTATTTGACGTGTTCACCGCCCTTGACTGTGCAAATAGAATTACAAAACGACACTTGTTGAGGTTGTTGATCCGGAGACATGGTAACACATATTTCCCAGCGTTCGTTCAGGACTTCGTGCACCAGTGGGCGGTCCACATACATACCACAATATTGTTTGAAATTCTTGATGTCAAGGCGAACGCCGTTTAAATGTACGCGTACGTCGGCTGTAGTCGTACCAGCGATGTCGTAGACACGCTTATAGAACAAGGAACAAATGTCCGGTGTAAAACCAGTGAGTCCGAACTTGGCAAAGTCTGGGCGAAACGTCACGCGAGTAAAGTCCTTCCGTTTTCCAGAGCTATGTATGACAGGCTTACTGACTTTCGACATATTGTCCGACCATGTTTGGCTGTACTTTTTGCCAGATTTTGAGTCGACAGTCTCGATGCAAAAACTGGTGGAAAATATATTGGCTAGTTTGGCACCATAACCATTACGTCCACCAACAATTCTGTCCTCCTCGTCATCGTAATTATCGCCCGAAAGCAATTCACCAAAGACCATCTGCGGAACGTACACGTTGTGTTGGGCGTGCATCTCTACCGGAATGCCAGCACCGTCATTTTCCACTGTAATATGGTCATTCGCAATCACTACTTTAATGAATTTCATGTTGGCGTCGCGTTGTTTGTTGTCAGCCGCGTTGACCAAAATTTCGTCAAATATTTTTAACAGGCCAGGGACATAGGTGATACTCTTATTCACCATCTTGCCATCGTCAATGACCCACATGGGTTCTGTCCTTGGCATAGTTGAACCAATGTAAGTGTCTGGACGGGTTTTTATATGTTCCAAATGGCTCTGTTTACGATATTTTTTGGACACGGTGGCATTACGAGATGACATTTTTCTGACACTATTTTATATACTTTAAACAAGAATACACTTATGTGCTACAAAAAGATATCAGCACAAGTGTGTCTCTATTTGTACTCCTCCATTTGGAACGACCATGTCAGAGACGATAACAGAGACGATGTCAGAACTGGTCCTTGCGTTTATGGCCCACACGGAAACGATTCCAATAACTTTTCGGAATATTGGGCCGGAGTATGGAAATCCATTAGCCAAAAGTGTTTATATGTGTTTGTGCTGCAAAAAGCATTCGAAATGTTTCGAGCAAACATAGCTACTAATGAACAAGGCAATGGTACGTCGACTTGGTCAGAGGTGTTTGTCCACGACACAGAAGTGCAAATTTTAAGTGCGTTATGTAAGTATGTCAAACTGCCTATAAATAAATTTTTGAATTATGGAGTATATCAACATCACAACCAGTGCCAAAAATATTACTCGAACGAACGACCACAGCGCGCACAGACAACCGACAAACAAAAGTAAACCAACAAAAGTCCTCGGTAGTATAAATAGACAATACGTAATTTAAATGACCACCACTGTACACACACTCACACAAAAAACATTCAAAGATATTTTAGACATCACAGTAAACACAAAAGTCTGTATACCTAAAACAACCGGCCTTACGAGTCGAATTTACATCACCATTGGTGAAGAAACCGTACGCGCAGGGAGTCGAGCCTTTCTAAACGACGGCATTGATGTTTGCATTTATGAGTTGACCGAAAACGAGTCCATCCCGGACGATTGTTTCGTACAAATATTTCAAACTGGGAGATATTCCGTCTCATCGATGGTAGCAATTATGGGTATGCACATAGGACGACTCCAAGACATCAAAGTTAAAGGGTGCAATACCTCCAACTGATAAAAAAAAAATTATGGGACCACCTGTATAACACAGACTTATCCAATGACGAAAACCAGTACAAAGTAACACTGGGTTATCTGAGAATAAAAAGTGTTTTTAATTTAAATTAACAATAAAACAAAAATATATATATATTTAATTAAAAACGTAATGCAGCTCACCATCAAACAATGGCAAACTCCATGCAGAGAACAAACCACGCGCGTGTTCACACAGTTTGACCCATTTACGTGTCACGGATGTGCCAAGCACACGCGTTCGAGGGACGACAGTCTGATTAGTTGTGCGAAGGGTGAGCAGCACGTTCAATTATGTTCTACTTGTTGGGATAAAGAGGACTGGATTTGTTCCCACTGTCACTTCCAACCCGACGACAGCGATGTCTTAGGGTGTGAACGATGTGGTCAGTGGGCTCATATGGGCTGTCAGATCAAGGACATGTCCTCCGGAGACAATTACATTTGCAACGCTTGTGTCCAAACAGACGTGGACGTCATTTCCGAGATGAAAATCGAAGCCTACGATTTGAGCAAGACACTCACAATCTCGCAAAAGCAGCTCAAGACAACAACGGACCAATGTTCGACGCTGACCGAACTGAAAGACAAGTTGACGGTAGAATTGAAAACAGTACAGACTACAGTGGTACAGCAAAATCAACAACTGGTCAATGCACGCGCTGCACGCGCAAAGTCAATCGCTGAATTGAAACATGCCAGAGATACACTGCAACAAGTCCATGGTCACTGTGCAAAAAAAATGCAACAATTTCAATTGACGGTGAACGCAAAATTTAACGCTGGTGAACAGGAACTGGTAGCTCTAAAAGCAAAGAACAAACGCCTCAACAAAGAGCGCAATGACTGTCTCGCGAGCAACGCGCGACTCAAAAAGAATCTCCAAGCAGAACAATTATCCAAGATTAAACTGTTAGAGCGTGTCAAGATGACCAACAAGCGTGCACGTAGTATATATGAAAACAATCGTCTAATGGAGTGTGACATTAAGAAACGTCGTGTGCGCATTCCGTGGAAAACGTCGATGCCTATTCGTCTCAAAGCTGATGGCCATTCAGCCTTGTGGACAAAGTACAAGTGTGCTTGGCGCGAAATTTTTGGCGAGATCGAATTTTTAGCAAACCTGCCAAAAGGAGTGGCAACCTACACCTCTATACAAACATTCATAAATGATATTTCAAGATAGATAGTTATTTTACACAAAACCTGTACCTATTACTTGACGAGGTCTTCCTTGGCTTTTGTAAACTCTTCCTTTGATAGAAGACCATCCGTATACATCTTGCCGAGCTCGATCAGTTCGCGAGCCATGCTCTTATATGGAGAACTAGAAGGACTCGGGGGAATTGGTGCACGAATCGACGAAATTCGACGTGCCGTTTCCACTTTTTTGTTTTGTTGTAATGGTTCGTGGCTTGTCTTTTTGTGTGGTGCCGAGGTAGATTGTTTGATCGGCGACCACACCAGCCTTTCTGCTAAAGTGACGGAAGCCATCGTTGTTGGTTTGTTGCAAGTTCTTATATACAAATATTTGACTGTTTGTGTGACTGGTACACATTTATTGCTTTGAACAGTTTGATTTATGTCTACAGAGCGCATATTCTACAAATTCGTTCGGTTCCAGTCCAGCTTGCGTACATAACTGCTTTAACCTGGCGCGTTCAATAGCGTCAATGAACTGGGTCTGTCTTTCCTGGCGCCATTGGTGATGTGCGCTCTGTATGATGTAGTGATGCTTTGCCATCTGTAGACACCTATCTTCAAAATCAGGCCATATATTAGACATCCACGCGTCAAATGAACCTTCGACAGGTTCAGACTCGAGCATATCAGCGACCACTGTGACAGCACGCCAAAAATGTGGTGATTGCATTTTTGTTTGTTCGACAGTCCTCACATCGTGCCAGGATTATGCACAACAAATGTGAATTACCTCAAAAATGAAGCGGACTATCAGTGACATAATAGGTTTTTCCCCGCTCGGGATCATTTCGACGAAAGTTAATAATCGAATAAGAGGATTTTTTCCTCACTGTGGGTGCTGGTAACTCAGAAAGAAAGTCGATCAGATTCTGTACCAACACTCGTTCCCTTAAAATATGTGCGCGGACATTCCCTCCCGGTAATGTTTGCTGTGAATGTTCATCCATGAAACTAAAAGATGAGAAACGTCCATGAAACAAATCATACCAGGATTCGTCTGTAGAGTGATCTATTGACCTGAAGCCAAAGATACTAGGATGCGGGTATAGTAATTTGAGGACATATTCACAAATTTGTTCGGAAAGTGTTGGACCGGGTCTCTGCCAACTGGAACTCGGAAAATAAGTTTGACCACGTGGCCACATATCGGAGCCAGGGTTTCCGTAAGGATCTGAGAAAATTTTCGCGTTAAAGATTTTTATTTGTTCTTGGGCATATCCAGGTGCAAAACGTTCTTGAAATGTTTCGAGGGTCATGAATGTTTGTTCAAACAACTCAAGTGTCTGCTTTGAGTTGTATTGCTTCAACGGGGAGGGATGTTTTATATAACGTAGAGCGAAAGCATACAGTTTCTCATATAACACATTCCCTAAATCAACGGCAGGTGTGCGAAGGGATGACATGATTGCGTGGAACACGCATCCTTATATACTGGCAAAACGTTGGTGGACCAGCAGACAAAGCTTGTCTAAAAGTTCACCGAACCACCGTATTTAGTTCTGACTCTATGACATAATGTCTACTTTTCTGTCTACAGAAATCAATATTCTTGACTTTCATTCAGACAGCAGCATACTATACATTGTTATGTTGGTCCTGTATGCGGGCATTCTTATAGGACAACATTATTTAGATACGAATACTCACCAGTTACATCGTGAGGCGCTATGTAAACCTCCCAACGAACGGAAAATGTGTACACTACTCGGTTATAATATTATACGGACATTTGTATATATTATTAATGTCATTTTTATCACCAGTAATAATTTAGGTGTGATTCTTGTGTCCGTATTAGGACACGCGTCCGGTGTTTATTTAGTGTATAAGCACCAACGACCTGACAAGAAGCATCTTGTTCATAGTTTGCTGCAAGAAATCAAGAATCCGAAGAACGATGCGACCAAAAAAAATATAGCTGAGTTATGTACAATTATCAGAGGCGAACACGTCAATAATGAAGCTGGTAAGGGGTTCCCTGTTCTTTTCGCCAATTACGCTCGTGAAAGTTAAGAATCGAATAAGCAGATCTTTTCCTCTCCGTGGGTGGTGGCAACTCCGAGAGAAAGTTGATTAGATTCTGCACCAACACTCTTGCTGGTACCTTTTGTTGGTGGTCGACGAAACTGAAAGATGTAAAATATGTCTGAAATAAGTCGTACCACGTATCACTGGTGCTCGCTGCGGTTGATTTCAAGGTCCAACGTGTCGGATATAGTAAATTGATGCAATATGCGCAAATTTGCTCGGAAAGTGTTGGTGCCTCGAATGGGCGACGGGATACACTTCTCCGTCCACCAAATGGCCACTTATCTGGACTATTTTCTGCGTTAAAGATTTTTATTTGTTCTTGGGCGTATCCAGGTGCAAAACGTTCTTGAAATGTTTCGAGGGTCATGAATGTTTGTTCAAACAACTCAAGTGTCTGAGTTGAATTGTATTGCTTCAACGGGGATGGATGTTTTATATAACGTAGAGCAAAAGCATACAGTTTCTCATATAATACATTCCCTAAATCAACGGCAGGTGTGCGAAGGGATGACATGATTGCGTGTTCCACGCATCCTTATATACTGGCAAAACGTCAGTGGACCAGCAGACAAAGCTTGTCAAAAAGTTCACCCCTCACACCCCCTGTACAAATGCAGAGACAGGTGCCTACTCGGAAATTACAATTTTTAAAAATAAATGGTTACGCGGAGCACATGAGGCACTCCTCTTCTTTTTCTACTTGTACTGTAAATTGTAAAGCTTTTGCCTTTGGTTGCGACCGTAAGTAATATTGTCCCGTTTTGAGACCTTTTGACCACGTGTGAAAGTGAATCGACGTCATTACGGCGCGTGTAGGTTCCTCGACATGGATATTTAGAGATTGTGATTGGTCAATGTATATCCCTCTGTCAGCGGCCATGTCAATAATGGAGCGTTGCGAAATTTCCCACACGGTGCGATACACTTGCTTGATATCATCGGGTATTTCTGTGATTGCTTGAATCGAACCACGATGGGCAATCAATTTACGACCCATGTTTTCCGACCAGAGGCCTCGTGCCGCCAGTCTTTGTTGTAGATATCTGTTAATAACGATATATTCACCAGACAAGACGCGTCTTGTATAAAGATTCGACGTTCTGGGCTCAAAGGACTCAGTGTTCCCCAAAATAGAGGCCGTCGAGGCCGTCGGCATTGGTGCTGTCAATAAAGAATTACGCGCACCGTATTGTGCCAATTCTTGCTTGAGGACCGTCCATGGATGGCGGATATCATTCGTCTGTGTTTCCCATAACTCAATTTGTGTCTGACCTTTGGACAACGGTGACCCCACGTAGGTAGAGTAGGTACCATCTTTTTTAGCGAGAGCAATCGATTCGCTCAGAGCCGAGTAGTAAATGGTCTCGAATATGTGTTTGTTCAGTGTTCGTGCTTGGTCAGAGTCGTACGGGTAGTGCATTATCTGAAAGCAATCTGCCAGACCCTGTACGCCAATACCAATGGGACGATGCTTCATGTTGGACGTCCGTGCTTGTTCAAGGGGGTACCAGTTGACATCGATCGTTCGATTCAGATTGCGCGTTACCAATCGTGTCACACGCTCCAGCTCTACAAAATTGAAGCTGTCAGTAGAACAAAATTCCGGCAACGCAAGAGATGCCAACGTACACACAGCAGTTTCGTCTGGTGACGTGTATTCGATGATTTCGCAACACAGGTTTGACCCACGTATTGTGCCCAAGTTTTGTTGGTTGGATTTACGATTGCAGTGATCTTTGTACATCATGTACGGGGTGCCCGTTTCGATTTGAGAATCAATGATGGCAAACCATATTTCGCGTGCGGTATCGAATGTTTTAATTACAGTACCGTTGGCCTCACACTCTTCGTACAGTCGTTTATAGTCTTCTCCGACCGCGTCTTGTAGTCGGGGACACTGTGTCGGACATATAACGGACCATGGCTCATTCTCCTTGACGCGTTGCATGAACAAGTCGGAAATCCAGAGTCCATAAAACAAGTCACGCGCCTTTTCAGCATCGACACCATGGTTTTTTTTCAGCTCTAAAAACTCGAGAATATCAGGATGGTGGGGCTCCAAAAACATGGCAAAGGACCCCTTACGTTTCCCGCCACCCTGGTCAACATATCTGGCGGTGTCGTTAAACACACGCAGCATTGGCGCGAGTCCATTCGACACACCATTGGTACCATGGATGGCAGAACCACCGCCGCGGACATTTCCAACCGAGAGACCAATCCCACCAGCACTTTTCGAAATAAGCGCACAACGTTTCAGCGTTTCGAAAATGCCCTCGATTGAATCGTCAACCATTGTCATTAAAAAACATGACGCCAACTGCTGTTTACGCATCCCTGCGTGGAACAACGTCGGTGTTGCATGTGTATACAATTGACGAGACATTGCCTCATACGTCTCGCGGACAGCTTCCATGTCCGGACCATGCAACGCAACAGCAACGCGCATCAACATGTATTGCGGACGTTCGACCACAACACCTTCTTTTTTCAACAGATACGAACGTTCCAGTGTCTTAAAGCCCATAATATCATACTGGTAGTCGTGCTCCTGCACAATCATGGTATTCAGCTCGTCAGCGTGCGCCATGCAGGTGGCAACAAAGGACGGTGACAGAATATTCTCGAGCATGCGCATGCAGTCTACAAAGTTTTTGGTAGTCGAACGGTGCAGCATAGAAACCAAAATACGTCCCCCAAGAACACCGTACTGCCAGTGGGTCACCGTCATCGCAGCACACACTTCGGCGACGTATATCGCCAGTGCACGCGTGCACATCTCTGATGAAATACTCGACGTGACGCGCACACATATTTTCGACACATCAATCTCGCCTAATACTCGCTCTTTTTGCGTCAGTGTGCTTAAAAAACGTTCCAGTTTTGTCGCAGAATACTGTTGCTTGGAACCATCGCGCTTTTGAACAAGTTGAGGAATAACAGCAGACATGAAAGTTCTCTGTTGTCAAGCTTATTTATACATCACTTCCCTCGTCAAAATAGGTTTTTGGATTTCGATTGTAGGCTTCGTCTAAATCGCATGCAACCACTATTGACACATCCGCAGTTGAGATTAAACCAGGATGTGTTGTATAATCTTCGTATACCTGCACAGACGATTGCAAACCCAAACATCGACTTATTTTAGTACCCATGTTAATCCTACAGTTTGTTGAATTTATAGTCAACAATGGTTCTTTTTCAACATATGTATATCATTGGCAAACACTTTTATGGCTTTCACTTCAAAAAAAAATATACAACATGAAATGTACGTGGAAATCGACGGCAGAATGCTTGAAATTATTTAAATCAATTCAATATACAAACACCATGGTGAACATAGCGTTTGGCAGCACAGGTCTCTCAATCATGTCCATGGACACCTCGAAGACGTCACTCATCAATTTGACACTGGCGAGCAACTATTTTGAAGCGTACCAGTGTGACCGTCCCATGGTGTTTGGTATATACACGGAAGTACTCACAAATGTCTTGCAAAAAGCAAAGAATGTTGGCCTCACATGGAAAGCTACGAATGACAACATCCTCACCATTGTGATGGCAGACCAGGATTTTAAAACGGAAATCATGATGCGTTCCATCGACATTGAAGAGGACCAAGTGACAATTACAGAACTCGAAGACGATGTCTCCCTGATTGTACCTGCCACCGTGCTGCGCGACTGGTTTGACAAAATACAAATGACCAAAAGTGACGTCCTCTTCCACATTACACGCGAGCAGTTTGTTTGCAGTTCAGACTCGACTGAACTTGGTGAGATTAAACACACAGAACCCATTGGTGGGAAACGAGTCCAGTTGTCAGGCTTCCGCAACGAAGTTAAGATTGCTCTCTCATTTAATTCCGCGCGTTCATTGGCCGTCTTTGCCGCATGTGGTGGCGAGACCTGCTTCGTCGGATTTTCAAACCAGCAACCGTCTCGCATACAAGTCAATCTCGAGAACACGTCGACACTGTGTCTGTACGTTGCACCCAAAATTATGGACGACTAGCGGAGAAACATAAGTTAGTCATATCAAAAGCGTCCGTATTGTGCAGCTTTCCTTCCAACCAAAAGTGTTTTAAAATGATGAAAACGCCGATGCCTCGCTTTCTATTGCGAGACGCGCTGGCAGTGGAGTCGGGCGTCAACATAATGACACACACACGACCCCGGTGATGCCATTCGAGACGATCTATTTGGTGCAGTTGTATCAGGTTGATCAACTGGACGCGACGGTCCGTCCTGGTCGCCAACAGAACATAGAAAAGTACACAGAGTAACAGAATAAACCACATTAAATTATTAGAGATGATATTTATACCTAAAGCTCATCCTTCGTACCCTCCTTTTTAGCCAAGACAGCTTGGACAAGACCAACGTTGTACTTGCTACCAATTTCTGCCAACGACGACGCTTTCTGCGCTACAAGCCCCTGGTAGTCCGTCTGGAGCTTTTGGACGTTCGATGTGAACAGACTATCCACTGCCTCGCGCTCCGTGGACTCCTCACCAATGGTCGCCTTCAATTCTGCGATGGTCTGACTCTCCAGCGTGACAATCGTTGCTTTTTCCGCGTCAGAACAATTCTCCAGTGTACCAACATTGCAGGCGGCCTTGAGCTCCGACGTGAACGTCTGTAGCGTAGCAAGGTCACGACCACCCTTGTAGTCCTCTAAGTTAACAGGGTCGCCATACTTGACCGTTGGAAACCCCTGCACACCAAACTTGCTGCACAAATCTTTGCCAGAGCCAATGCAATCGACATCCGCCACCAGCACCGTCGGAGAATCCTCATACTCTGCCATCAGACTATCCCACGCAGGCTTCATCGCCTTGCAATGACCACACCACGGGGCGAAGAATTTAAGGAACACCGTTTTACCGGACGTCTCCACATCCCAAGTGTCTGGAGTCAACTCCAGGCCCATCGTAGCAGTAGCAGCAGTCAGAAACATTGTAGTGCGAAGCATAGTTACTTGTTTCACACCCGCCCAAATACTCGACGGAACAAAAAAAAAAATGGATTCAAAACCACCAGGGTATATAGTGCCACACGTACTCGACAAATGGACAGAAAATCCACATGGCGGGCGTCCTTGATTGGTCCCGATATTCAGGTCAAGCGGGACATTTACTACACCTACATCCAGGACCGCGACGATATTCCACACAGTGTCCGGCTCACTATTCACGCCGACATGCCCAGAACACACCACTCCGTGCCATGGGTCCAACAACACATCGACATCATTCAAAAATTACTCGTGTCCTATGCTGCCGTACACCGCGGCGATTCCTACCTACAAGGATTTAATTACATGATGGCCACCGTCTTGCACGTGTTCCACGGGACCAAGCATGCCGAAGCAGACACGTGGTGGTGTTTTGCCAGAATTGTTGGTCTCATACGACCTCTCATGCCAGATTTTAACGTTGCGTGGTTTCACTGGTTGCGGAGACACTGGCTCGCGGAATTTTATTCCGCATTAAACAAACACCGCCCTCGTCTGGCCGCGATATTGGCAGACCAAGCCGATGCGTTTTCGTCCCTCATTACAGTCAAGTGGTTCATGATCTGGTTTGCACAAACAGTCGAGTTTGACGAAATCTTCGAACTCTGGGATTTTATTATTGCACAGCCACCGCGCTTGCTCATGCGCGTCTACACCATGCTCACCTACGAAATCTTGTACGAAGCGGCACCAACGCTGACCTACCAATGGTCGCAAGAACCCACGCGGCTGATGCACGCGTTCCTCAATTTCAAAGTCACCAACGTGACGGCCGCGATAGACAGAGTCAAACAAAAGTTATGAAAATTTATTAGTTTAATTTATCAGTGTAATTATATTTTTATTTTATTTTGATTTATGCTTCGAGGGCAGCGAGGCGGGCTGTGAGGTCGGCTATTTTGGCGTCTAAGGATTGGATGGCACCGTGGTGTAAAGCATGAATTTTGTCTTTCTTTATTCTGTGCAAATCGGAAATTTCGACTTTTTCTCCAGCTTCATTCCAGATGGATTCTTCCATATCACTAATACCAATGGCGTCTGGATATACCTCTTTGACTTGTTGTGCAATAAAACCAACTGTCTTTTCACCTTCTTGTCTAGGGTTTGTGTAGCCATACTCTTTTAATTCAATATCGCGAACTTTTTGAAGAGCGTCTTCAATATCTGCATCTACTATGTCTTTTTTGATACGACTATCTGATGTGATTTCTGCAACCTGACTGATTTCAGTTATTCGAGGAGGGCGAGGCGAGCTTCGAGGGCGGCCACCGTTGCGAGGAGTGCCTGTTGGGTCTTGTCGACTTCCTGGAGGGCCGAGTAGGCCACCGCAAAGATTTTAGCCTTGTCAATATAATGGAAATCGTCGACTTCGGTACCATCAGGCAATGTTCCTGGCATCACCGACACAGCCTCTGGAATGGCCTCTCTCACTTCCTGTGCAATGAATCCAATCTGCTTTATAGTTGTTCTGTTTTCGGAGATGTAATTGTAGTACTTGGCATCGAGTCCACGGAATGTTTCAATGGCCAAATTATCTGGGATGGTCTCAATGTTCTTTTTAATGCGTATATCTGATTCCATAAGATAATTTTGGGCCATCGTCAGTGTCGTCACTTTATCCAAACGAAACCTATCGACACCATACAGATCAAGATACACTTTGCCGCCAGAGTGGAAATGTCTGAAACCAGCACCAATGGACACCCCATTGACCGGGTTCGTAGATAAATGATGCCCCGATGTAATTTCAAATCCATTGGTTGCAGTGTAAGCGTTAGGTCCCCCTGCTTTTGACCCGCCGTGGGTGAGTTTGATTGTACCATAGACAGAGAGATCACCATCGTGACGCATTTCCCCCTCGGTTCGTATTAAGTTAAAACCATTAATATCTGCAAAATGTCTGGCAGGGTCGGAGGTGTCTTTGAAGAATTCTATTCCTCTGCTTACGCTACCTTGCCCACTACCAATTTTATACTGATCACTGCCATCATTAGAGTCCCAATAAACATTGCCACCGACTGCAAGATTACCACTGAGAGTGGTTTCACCGGTTTCTACTGTTAGACCACCACGGAGAGTGGTTCCACCGGTGTCTACTGTTAGACCACCTTGGATAATGGCACCTTGATTGATTTCGGTGGCAGCACCATTGATAATGGCACCTGCATCTAAATCCAATGTATCTTCAAACAGGACCCGGTCTTTAAATACTGTGTACTTACCATGTTCAATCCATATATCAGACGCGTCCTCTGAATAACCAGCCAACCGCGATGTCTCGATAGTTTCTAACTTGTCATCAAGGGCCTGTGTTGTTTTAAGGATACCTGTTGTGTCGTCTAAAACTAGATACGTATCAGAGCTAGCAACCTCCAACTTGTGCGCACACGTCTCAGCACCAGTATCAGAACAACATTGGGAATTTTGGTAGATCGTTTGCACTGTACCACAGTCAACCGCAGTTGCTGAAGCACCGGCCATAGACATTGCAACAATTGTAGATAAAATTTGGAGCTTCATTTTGTGTACATGTCTTAACCTTTTATACTGTCTTTTTGTGGATGTTGTCTTACCGGATTTTTTGCTTTGGTGGATAAACTACCCGTGTTAATTAAAAAAGTAACTTAGTTAAAATTTGTGATGGTCTCTATTTTGTTAAAATTTGTGATGGTCTCTATTTTTTTTTCGGCGGCGTCCAACCTTTGTTTCGCAAAATCACACTCCGTGGTCTTGTCGGCAAGGTCCGTCTCCGTTTTCTTGCGTCGGGTTGTCAGGCGGTCGCTCAAGTTCCGTAGTTTGGTCAATGTGTCGGTCATCCTCTCGTTGTCATCGACGAGATTTTCCACGACCTTTGTTTCGCTGGCCTTGCGCAACATCTGGACTGTGATACTGTTTTCAAACGTCTCCAAGTAGGTGTTTGCCTGCTCACATTCGCTGCTGACGCCCAACAGTTCATCGTGCAGTGTATCCTTTTCTGTCGACAAGACGGTCCATTCCTCTTCAATAGCTCCCGCGGCGTCGATGGCCGCGATGCGCGCTTCTTCGTGGTGTGTCCTGGCACTGGAGACCAGACTGACGAGCGTGGCTTTCATGGCTTCCAGTTCTGGATTGATGCGTGTTTTTTTGGATGTGTTGGTGGCATGTTGTTCAGCAGGACGTTTGGACATTTATTGCTTGGAACAATGTGCAATAAATGCAAAAAAGATTATGTGTTAATTATGACGCTTTCCCTCTCCCTGTAGATGCCATTGAGTATGTAAGCAACGATTGTCTGGTTACAAGACAATCTCTCTGTAACCAGACAAATGAATGTCGACCACGCAAAAATCGGAATAGCGAATGGAATGGGCTCCGTAGTACTTTAAGATGTCGCAAACAATCTTTTGTTTCGCTTTGCTTTTTGCCGCTCGTAAATGAAACTCGACGCTGTACAAAGGTGACACACAGAGGTCGTTGTCCACGCGGCAGTGTATATCAGGATTGGCGCCTACTCGCAGCAAGAGGGCCACGCATTTGGGCTTTTTTAGGGCCCAGTACAACAAGGGGAGTCCGTCGAGCAGGGTATCGGGCGAATGAGACTGCAACACTGACCACAGCCGTTTAAATTTCATGTATTGTATTGTTTTATTTTAATTTTAAATGAAATAATGTGTAATATATTCTAACTCTTGTTGTTTCTGTGTGTTACGCAAGTTTGGGCCACATGAATTCTTGTTCATTGTCGGATATATCTGAGGCGGCCACTGAAACATCCGAGTGCGAGGTCTCCGAAGCAGTATCACCCAATCTGTCTTCGAGATAATCAGTATATTCAATCATGCGCTCTTTGATGTAGGCAAAAGCGTTTCTCCGTTCTGTTACGGGTGTGTCGCATGGGAAGTGGACCCAGAAGAGACTGTCGTGATATATAGTACAGGGTGTCCCTGCACCTGCCTCAATGTCACGCAAATTGTGGCCACCCGTACCAATTATCCGACCCACAAATTGCGGACGAATATTGATACCTTGATTGGCCAAGGAAATTTCTGCACCAAATGTATTGGTGACAAATGCGATACCAGCGCTAAAGTTTGCCATCACGATATTGAACGCCACGCCATCATGTGTTACGTCAATTTTGAAGCCGGGGAAATGACTCTCAAAGTCAGAAGATAGTTTCTTGACTCGTGACCACTTGCGTCCTACAAGTGTGCCCACCACCGAGGAATGGCACTGAAAGTTGAGCGTGGCGATCCGCGGTTCAACAACAACGGATGCTTGCTGAGCTGCATAATGGGCACCAACGTCCTGGTAGTCACCACAGAGTGAATATGGTGTGCTTGAATACATTCGGAGTGTACGAAATGGGAGTATGACCGTAGTTGTGGAAAGAAATTTCTTTGTTTTTAAACGAATTCTCTCAGAAAAATCGTGCAACAAAGTTGCCAAGTTTAATTTGATTTAAAAGTCAAAAGTTTAATTTGATTTAAAATAAAAAGTTTAATTTGATTTAAAATAAAACTATCTCGACCAAAAGTTGGCACTCCGCGACATTAAAATAAAAAGTTTAATTTGATTTAAAATAAAAAGTTTAATTTGATTTAAAATAAAACTATCTCGACCAAAAGTTGGCACTCCGCGACATTAAAATAAAAAGTTTAATTTGATTTAAAATAAAACTATCTCGACCAAAAGTTGGCACTCCGCGACATTAAAATAAAAAGTTTAATTTGATTTAAAATAAAAAGTTTAATTTGATTTAAAATAAAAAGTTTAATTTGATTTAAAATAAAACTATCTCGACCAAAAGTTGGCACTCCGCGACATTAAAATAAAAAGTTTAATTTGATTTAAAATAAAAAGTTTAATTTGATTTAAAATAAAACTATCTCGACCAAAAGTTGGCACTCCGCGACATTAAAATAAAAAGTTTAATTCGATTTAAAATAAAAAGTTTAATTTGATTTAAAATAAAAAGTTTAATTTGATTTAAAATAAAACTATCTCGACCAAGAGTTGGCACTCCGCGGCATTAAAATAAGAATGTTTGGTTGGCGCTCCGTAGAATGAAAATAAAAAATATCTTGACCAAAGTTTAATTGGGCAACGGTGGTACCATGGGTTTATATGAGACCACATTTTTTAAAAAACGTAGCCACTCGCCGCGAGCGTTTCTAACAGCAGCACAACGCGCATGAAGAGGTAGGCCAGGGTTATGGACCCTGTCTGACCAGTACAGAGCATTCCAGAACGCAGCCCTGTCACGTGTGCGCCATATATAATCTTTCCACGTTGTACGCGTGCCACGTTTGTCTATATAGTGCCACGCTTCTTCAAGAGTAGCTTGTTTGATACTCGGACCTTTGTATCTTAAAAAATTATCAAATGACATTTAATATGGTTTTCTCTATATTTATATTCTATTTTAAAACATAAGTATGGAACTTATCTTCCATACTTTAAATTACTTTAAACTTAGTTTATCTTGTAGTTCTAGTGTCATGGGTGTAATTGCTCGTCGCGCCGAGACAGTTGCAATATAGTCTGGAAACGCTGAGAAATAATGTCCATGGGATATTTGGTGCAACATGCGAACCCACTCATCATCTTCAAATGCAGATATTATTGCGTCAAAATTATGATCGATTTTGCCGTGCATATACATGATTTGATGTTGTTCGGTACTTAATACACCGTCAAATAACATATTCATGTCCATACCAGCATGTGCCAACACGAGAAGGGTGTCTAATGGACTATCATATAGTGCTGCTTGGTTGAAATCGGCACCAGCATCAATTAACGATTGACACCACATAGCATCTTGTTTTCCGTCGACGAGCGCTTCATGCAAAGCATCAAACCATTCAATGGAGTCAGACTTGAAGATGGCCAACTGCTCGTACTTCGGAGCTGCCAACATGATCGGTGTTTTACCAGCTACGTTCTTCACAAATGGTGAACACCCATGTTCAACAAGTTGTGTTGCCCATCTCCAATTACGATGTACCACCGCAATATGCAGAGGTGAATTGCCATCATCATCAACTTGATGAATCGGCGTATATTCTTTCAAATCATTCATTATCTCTATCATCCACATGACCACTGACTGATATTGTTGTCGACAAGCAAAGACAAATGCAGGCGAGCGGTGTATTTTTACATCAAATAAACGGAGAACCCAGTTGGTACGCGAGCAGTCACGCAGATACGGATGTACGATACCAGTTGCCATTGTTATCGACAGTCCATATAATGCTTTCAATACATTGGCAGATGGTCCAGTAAGATTCTGCGCCAAAAGTTCAAACGTTTGCTGTTGTCTGCAGAATACGCCCGCAACATTGAGATGAGACGCGGTACATGCATGGTCAATTATCTGGTCAGGACTCAGTGTTTGCGAATGTTGTATTATAAAGCTCCAGGGTAATTGTACTGCTTTCGTCGCGTCCTGGAGACCCTTTTTTATAGCCGACATAATACTATGCTCTAGATTCTAAAAGCTTAAGTACCCTTCCACTCGCGGGCATTGGATTGGATGCGTCCCCATAACTGTTCTATTTCTTTGACGGAGGGATAGCCATAAAATGATTTGAAAAAATACTGGTCGATGGTTTCTGGGGTACGAATGGTAGGATACGATGTCCGTTCGTGGAAATCATTCTCCTTATCATTGTATTTACGTAACAGTTCGTTTATTTCAATGTCCGAAACGGTGGTTTTAAAGCGTGGACGCAGCAACAGTTTGATAATATTGTCTTGATTGAGCTGACTGAAGCGTTTCCAATGGCTGAGCATGTCGCCAGGCTTCATCAGTTCGTGAATGGGCAGGCCGATGGCACACACGAATATCAAAAATTCAAACCAATGGTCTGGACATAACTGTGTAAGCGCGGCCTTTAACTTCTGTAGGTGTATAGCAGATTCGATCTTGTCCGCAATCGTGAACTGCCAGGTTACTGTCAACTGTCTCCCGTTCTTGTCTTTATGTTCACGAGCTAATTCTTTTAGAAAGGCAGTGACGGATGGGTTTGCATGATGCACGTGTCGGTACGTGTTGTCACGTTTAACCAACACAAAACGTTCTCGGTCCAACTGTTCCTCTTCGTACTCTTGCTTCACCACCAAACGTGACGCACATGCTCTAACCCAGTCCATCGACACTAAGGCATCCGATTGCTGCGCCAATGTTCGTAGACGCGACTTACTCTTGTTAGCCATGAGCGTATCGGCGGATGTCAGAGTCATTGACTCAAGTTGGGCGGTTAATTTGGCCACATCGTCGTCTGCATCTTCTGACTGGACCTCCACAAAAGTCGCTGATTTGGACTTCAGAAAAATACGCAGCTCGTTGTCGTGCTCTGTGGATGTGGATTCGATGTCGACGACACCAACAATATCGTCGTTCCATACATGTGGTATTTTGGCAGCAAGTTTTTCGGTCATTTTGATGGTTACCGTCTTCTCTGCAAATTTTAAGAGCAGAGCAACCATGTCCAATTCTCTCGTTTGCTCGGTCAATGTGAAATACACAATGTGGTCCGATGTTGGCAGAGAATCTTTGTTCCACGCAGAATAAATTTGTTTGATGTCCATTCGTTTATACAAAAGTATACAAGTATATTTATAGTTAGTTTGGTTTAACGACCCGACAATAAGTTTGAAACAATGGCTGCTGTCATGCCCTGCACTACACCCCCGGCAACCACCTGACCCCAACCCCCACCAGATGTACCGTGGCGACCACGAGCGGCATGGCGGTTGCCAGGGGCACGTTGCTGACACGAATACAATTTGCGATCGAGTGTTCTCACCAAGTCTTTCAACTCTTTTATTGTTTGTATTCTTAACTTGGTAAGCTTTTCAGCGCGTGACCCCCGACAACCATATTTGTTGCAGTACTCGTTCACCACGTCGTCATTAAAATCACCGATGTCGAGATCCTCCGGGTTATCATTACCCTTTCGTACCAGTTTGAGAATATCTGCTCGTTTTTGGGGGACAATCACTTGTTCGCGCTCAAGCTGTCCGGCGAGCCACTTAGTCGACATATCCTCATACTCAAGAGCATTCGACTCACGTCTGTGCAGACGTTCCACGAGTATACCTTTGTTACCCGACGCGTCCAGATCATGACTGGTTAACAATGCGCGCAGCTTTGGCACGGTCAATGTGTGCAGATTTGTCTGCCTACGGGGTGGCGGCGCCTGCCTGCGGGGTGGCGGCGCCTGCCTGCGGGGTGGCGGTGCCTGCCTACTGTGTGGCGTCTGCCTGCGCACAGGCTGTCTGGACGCTCTGCGTCGCTCCGCTGACGGCGTTTGTTGGATTCTGAATGCTCTCTCAAGTGGGTCTTCGTCCAGGGAAGACCACGATTTCAGAACATTTGCAATCATGGTGATAAGTTCAAAGGCGTCGTTTGACCGTAAATCATTCCTCCCCGTGGCAAACATCATGTCTGCTGCAATCAACTGCAAATACTTCAACGAAAAGACCCCTGCAATACGGTCAATATTAATACCACCATTAACACTTGGTTTAAACGTCTGATAAAAATTATGCATGTTCATAGGAGATGTAAAAAACTTCATCATGTTTATGAATATTTGTTCGTTTATATATAGTGTCAAATGTCGAAAATCTGACTTAGGCTCGAATTTTTAACGGTTTCGATATTTTAAAGACCCTCTTAAATTCCTCAAAGAACGTTTGGGCTATCTCTCTATCATCAAACGACATTAAATTTTCCAAATTTGTGCACGCAGACTCTGTTATGTTGAACGAACCGTTCATCACCCAAATGGGCTCGCGTGCCTCGTTCAAACCACACAAAAATTTGTGATGCATCAGCGATTTGAACCGACCGCGCCCCTCACCAGCAGTGCGAATAACACCACCAGCGAAACACCCTGCTAATTTGGCATAGGCCTGTTGGTTATTGCGTCGTTTCGTTAATTTGTCAGTCGTCGTAATCAACGTGACACCCCGGAGTTGTTCAGCCATACACTTTAAAATGCGTTTGTTCGAGAGCCACGCAACACACCCAACAACATACGCCGTATCTTCGCGTCTGATATTTCGGACGATGGCGTTTTGAATCCCACGGCCGTCAAAAATAATGGTCACTCTACGCTTGCCGCGCTGGTGCACTTTTTGACGCTTACGCTCTTCGTCATCAATTTGTTTGTTCAGATCACGGGAACGTTTTTTGGACATGTGGTGTTGTCATGGTAGACATATATAGGATCCATGACCGAAAGAGTGGATGTTTGACACACGGGTCACCAAGTGCATTTTCTCGTGTATCGCCAAAACAAATATGTGAAGTATATAAGCACATCAACAAGTAGACAAGTGACAACAATGAAAAAATTTATTTTGTCAGTTTTATTTACAAGCCTCTCGACCGCAGTCGCACAACAGCCGAATCAAGCGGATAGTTGCGAGGACCCGACCAAATACCACCCTGAGGGTTCCAGCGCATGTGAATCGTGTCCCGATATTGTCAACGCAGCTACTGGTGCGGAGGTGTACTGTACTGCGGGCGCATCCGATAGGAGATTTAATCCTGCTAACACTGTCCATTGTCTAGATGGATATTTTGCGGACGTGACTGGAGCTGACACCGATATCTGTCAACAGGAAACCGTCTGTGGTGCTGCGACAGTCTCCACGGCTGGAATCGATAACTACCAATTAACCCCACCAACAAAGGACACCGATAGAGTCTGTGCCGCTTGGGCTGTCTGTACCGCCACACAATACGAAACGGTTGCACCAGATAGTCTCACAAATAGAGAGTGTGCCACAAGACTTCAATGTACCGACGCACAATACCAAAACAATGCCAATCCATTGGCATTCAATCAGAACAGAGAGTGTGCCCCTTTGACTGTCTGTGGCGCTGCGGACGTCTCCACGGCTGAAGTCGGTAACTACCAAACAACCCCACCCACCGCCACAAGCGATAGAGTCTGTGCGACTTGGTTAGAGTGTGACAATACTCAATTCATAAGTCGCGTACCCACTGCCCTTCTCGATACAGAGTGTACCTCTTTGGCTGTCTGTAACAACGATAACTACGAAACAACCGCACCCACCGCCACAAGCGATAGAGTCTGTGCGTCTTGGGACGTGTGTAACAGTAATCAATACCAAACGGTTGAACCTGATGCTGACACGAACAGAGTGTGTGCCTCTTTGACTGTCTGTGGCGTTAACGAGTTTGAAATAATTGCACCCACCACAACATCCAACAGAGAATGTCAGTCCAGGCAGCAATGTACGCTCGGCCAGGAATACCAATCCAATACAAACAACCCGTTAGAATACAACGAGGACAGAATCTGTACCGTCTATTCAACAGCGTGCTCGGATAAATACTGGAAAGATCATCCTGATTACCTGCCAGGAGATGAGCAGTACTTTTACACACCTGCCTTCTTCCAAGCAGAAGCAGCAACCGCCACCCAGGATGTTGTTTGCCAAGCAGTGACTATATGTGACGGAACTACTTCTTACGAGTCCATAGCAGCAGTTGTCGGTGGAGGGTCTGTCAACGGTAATGACAGACAATGTAACAATCCCGTTAGCGACGTCTGTGCAGATAGTGGCAAATATAAGTCTGGCCCTGCAACCCCACTGACCGACATATCATGTGAGACAATTATCAACTGCCCGGGTGGCTACTATGAAACGGTTGCACCAACCGCTACCTCAAATAGACAGTGTGGCGCTCACAAAGATGAGTGCGATGCTGCCAATGAATTCCAAAGTGTCGCACCCACTAGTGAGGTCGATAGAGAGTGTACCCAATTGCAACCCTGTACTCAGGGTAGTACCTACGAAGCAAGCCCACCATCAGGTGGCGTTTATACCGCACAGAGAGTGTGTTCTCCAGTCGCGCCACCCTGTGTTTTGGGTAGTACCTACCAAACAACCGCACCAACCCTGGAGGTGAATAGAGTGTGTAGTCCAGTCACAGGGAAATGTGGCGATAGTCACTACGAATCTATCCCACCAGATGTTACCACAAATAGAGTGTGTACAGCTCTTGAAATTTGTGACGGTGTTAATAAATTTGAACCCGAACCAATTGCGCAGGATGCTGGACAGTATGTGGAAGCACGTAATTGTTCCGACGTATTGACCTGTGGCGATAGTCAATGGGAATCGGCTCCGCCCACCCCCATAAGCAATAGGGTCTGTGCCGATTGGACTGTGTGTGGTGCTCCGGGTGTAACCACGGCGACAGGAGTATTGGATGGAAAGGAGACCTACGAAACGGATGCACCCACCACCACATCGGACAGACAATGTGCACTCCAAGCAGCTAATTGTTCCTCCTATGAGTACGAATCCATTATTGGTGACGCAACCACTAAAAGAGTCTGCCTTGCCAAGAAGTTGACCTGTGGACCGGGTCAATTTTTAATCAAATCCGTCGACGGTGACCAACCAAATATTGATAACAGATGTGATGTCTGTCCAGAATCATTAATTCCAAATGTCATCGAAACAGACATCACCTGTCAGGATATTTGCTCAAACAACATCACAACTGTTTCAACACAATGTTCAATTAAGCTTGATTCCAACAACCAGCCACTTATGAACTTGCAAACCAACCCAATTTCTTATTCATCGGACGATGCAACCAATTTTGAATTTACTAACTATAATTGTAAAACGGGTTATTATGATGCAGGCCAAACATGCCTTACTTGTCGTGACCCTGACGCTGGTTTCAAAGAAGGTACTCATCTCGTCTGTTCTAATGCGGATGACGTCGAATCATTTATCTGCGAACCCGGCTTCTACATTGTTACCCTACAAAGTAATACCTATTCATGTGCCGCGGATTTACCTTGTGGTGCCGATTACTGGGCTGAACTTCCTGTTAACTGCGACACATTTGATAATGGTCAAATATGTAGCGGTGTTGATCCCCGCGTATGTCACGAGTTGACTCCATGTGGTGACGGTGAAAGGGTTACGACTGCAGCCCAGGAAACGAATGGTGTTTTAACGTCGGACCAAATCTGTTCGGCCGATAATGCGTGTGAAAAAGGCCAGTACGTGAAAAGTGATAACACATGTGGCGAATGTAAGGATGACATCACCAACAGTCCTGACCGTCTCCTCGCCAGCGAATGTCAAAAGCAGGGAGATGACATCATTGCAACAGCATGTGTAACAGGGTTCAAAATCTCTGGCACCAAATGTGTCTTTGATACAGGAGTCGTTGAACACAACATTGCATCTAGCAGTAACTGCGACTTCCAAAAATTGTCTAACGTTTTCGATTTTGAATGGACCTTCGACCACAGCAAACATACTAATCCTGATTTCGCTTCATCAATCAAGTTCAAAGAGTTTCGCGGAACAGAGTATTATTTGGGAAAAACGACGTCCACGTTCAATCTCAAAAATTTTGGATCGAACACAAACTCCTACAAATACTGGAGCATTCTAAATTCAACTAATTCGGCTAACTACAAGAATTTCGTGGAATCAGAAATTACCAGTGCCACAGAAGTTATGAGAGTCGTCTGTTTTGTCAAACCAAAGTATCCAGACCTTACGTCTAATACTTTTACACCCGCCGATCTTGATGAAGACATATTTAAAAACGCGGATTGTGATGAAATCAAATACATTACACCCTTCACATACGACGCTGGCGACCCAGAATGGACTCAATTAACAAACAACTTAGTTGTTTCTTCTGTCAACCCTGAAAGCGCACACTACACCAAATCTGTGGGTGTCTCTTCTAAATGTGGTGGAAGTGGTGGTACCATTCACGATGTCTTCGCATGGTCCACACTCAAAACGTCATACGAAGACATTGTCAACTTTAAGCTCAAAATCAATTTGAGTGACATCGGCCTTGGAGGGAGTCAGTTTGACAGTCCAATTGAAGTTGACCTCACTGTTGAAGAAATTGAATTCGAAGGCAATGTCGAAGTCTTTGACTTGCTCTATATTTCTGGAGACTACACGTCCGAGGAGAAAGTCGCAACATCCGCTGTCGATTACGTTGTATTCGACGACGTCATTGCACCAAATGGACCTCACAGGTCTGGAAATGTCAAAATTGAAGGCAGTGTTTCCCACAAATGCAGTGTCGACTTAACTGTCTCGTCGCCAAACGACGACTTCCACTGCTTTGACTCTGATGGAATCGCCGCACGCGTGTCAAATTCATACACAACTACTCATTTGAACATGGGAGCGACTGTATCGGCATGTACAGCAGCCCTCAGTAGTAATTGCGTGCCGGTTGTTACGGAACTGCCAACTATCACAGACAGTCGTAAATGTCTCGCTGATGAAACATACAGTGCTGAATGTGAAACCGAACTGAACGATATTGAGGTACAGGCTTTGAAAACTGAAATCGATGTCAAATCTGTTATCATTGATGCAATTCGCCTTCATGATACGCACCAATTCCCCAAAGAACATGCATCCGGTACTTTCTCAGCGATCCCGTTCGTTGCAGCGAGTGATGAATTTACCTGTGATGATGCTGCCTGCACCAGTGACCCGTACATTGTATTGGATGTAGAAGCAGGTAAGTACGAACATACATGTAAATGGTCAACTGGTGCAGGCAGCATCATCACAAGTGGTCAAACAGATGGTGCCGACAATGTTGTGGATGCGACCTGCTCGGACTCCGCTAGAACAGCGGGCTCCATCCCTGAGACACAAATAAGACTCCCGGGTAAAATCTTCCCACAATTCTATGTGTATGGTATTACCACCTTTAGCAAGCAGCCAACCAAAGGAGGTTTACCCAACACAGTCGTTATAAACGATGGTTCAGGTCCAGTCCTACCAAACCCAGACCCAAGTGGTGCACAACAACAAGCAGGTCGGCGTCGCCTTGGTGGGACTAGAAGTGCACCACCAGTAGAAACAAAGTCAGTGTTTGTTGTTTCTCCTCAAAAAGTTATCGCAAAATAAATCCCTAAAATACTAAAAATAAATCTATAACTTCGAAATTTAACTTAACTAAAGTATGATATTATTATTGATACTATTACCAAGTGTCTTTTCAACCACTGTCCAGACCTATATCAGCAGTATTAATTGTCCAGGCTGCAAAACATGGATGAATACAATCAATGACGTTAAGAATTCGTTCCCCACCCTCACCTTTGAAACACTCGAATTCGACTACGAAAACGCCACAAAAAATGTAGTCTTGCCTTACACCGTTTCATCGGACCATTTTTATCCATTTCCAACTCACAAAGAATATCTCATCCGCTGGTTGTCGGACATTGTTCAAGGTCGCAACACGAAACTTGTCCGCAAGGTTGCACTTTCTGACGATTGGACTTCTGGATTTCAAAGCTGGATACACATTTTGTCAGCCACCGACCCAAATGTCGAGGACGATGCTCGCCGTTTATTAGCAACCGGTTTTGCCTGGTCTTCTGTTCCAACAGGACAGTATTCGAACATTGTCACCTTCCAAAACATGGACGGTGAGATACGGATGAGTTACAATGTGAGTGACATGACTTCTATCTATCGTCAGATATTCCCCCCAATCATACCATTTGAGATGTCGGAAAGATTCTCCAATGCCATTGGCTCCTATTTTGCGAGCAGCATCTACCTTGTAGCACCATCCGTGTCAATTTCTAAACACGAGTTAAATGTAGCTTGCATCCATGTCCATGGTGACGAACCAGAAGTCATTGAGCGTAATATGTCATCCCCATCTTCGTGGTTGTGGCAACGCAATGTGGAATTCATGTTGCCATCGGTGGACTCTACAAAGGTATTGAAGTGGTACGACAGCATCCAAAATGGAAGCGCGGAAGCATTTTACCGTCCATCGATGGAAAAGGAGGGTGATATAAGCAGTAATGAGTTGTGGGCCTGGGTTCGAGCCCGTAAAGAGGCTATTCTTTACGGATACGATTCCGCAGAAACCCTCGAATCTTGCAAGTCTTCTTTCCAAAATGTTTCGATTGATGTAGGCAGAACCGATGTCCGCACCAACGACCACGAGAGTTTCCCGAACTGGAGTCGTGGTGGGATGTTTCACTATTACAAGGAGGGCAAACACATTCGAACGCAGTCCTGTTCCCAAACAGGAAAAGAACAGTCACTTACAAATACTGATAAAACCGAATTGTAGGCGTACATTTTGGCCGTGCAGTTGATTAATCTAACCGATACCTTTTTGTTTTCGTTTTGAAATACAAACACGAGACAATACTGACGACAGCAGCAGCACACAGCAACAGCGACACAGTAGAGACATTACGAACCTCGTCTTTTCTCATGTTTTCATTATATTTTTCAAGAGCAATTGTTTGTGCAACAAGGACCTGCTCAGTCTTGGCCACATTCTTTTTCATGTCGAGTTCTATCTCTTTCATTCTGCGTTCAATTTCATGTATAGTTTTAATTGAAATTTTATTATCTTTTCTTGGCAATGAGGTTCGGACACTCCGCAGCACTTGTTCCATACCAGAAGTAGTCGATAACGAGAGAATGAGATATGAACTGGTCAGGTGTTCTGCTGTAGTCAAATGGCCAAAATCAACGAATCCCTCCCCATTCTCTGACATGGGTGCAAAATGGAATTCAATGTGCTTGTTTAAATAAGTGATGCGTACCCACATCGACTTTTCAAGCTTTGAGTGTGTGAAAACATTCACTTGTTCATCCCCCACTAAAATAACATTATCACCAATAGCAATTGTGACGTTTGGTTCTCCCACTGCGGTGATATTTGTCCATGCATTTATGTCGTACTCTCGTCCATTGTACCTCTCCATTTCCAAGAAGACGGAATTGCCTCGACTCAGCTTGACAAAACACTGTTGCTCTTGATGTGATTTGCTCAATGTGGTCATGTGTAAATGTCCCTCCTGTATATTTGCATCATCGCTGCACGTCTTGAAGGTCTCTTCAATCGTTGAATGTGCCACAATGTTGAAGATGCGTAGAAAAAACAAAATCCAAAGTGTCTTCATCTTTATGAACTGGAGGGTTCTTTAATATAGAGTTCTAATATTTCACTGATGGATTTTTGTCCTCGGCATGAGACACCGGGAGTGAATGGTGTCAACGTAGACGCGCGGTCGATTGTAACTATAAAGGGTTATGTTTTTTTGACTGATGTATGTTCTGTTTGTACTCTTGTATGTCTTGTGTCGTATTTCTGCTCGTTGTATCTGGCCCAGTCCCAGTACATTATTTCCAGAAAAGCTTGTCCGTCTAACGATAGCGGAGGACTTGGACCAATATGGTACCCGACGATACTCGATTGACGTTGACCAGTCGTTACAAGTTCCTACTATTGAGTATGCTATAAAATCTGTGGAGCCGTCGGATGTTGCGTACAATCCGACACCTTCTGAATTCCGAATAAATATCTCCCACGCCAAATCCTTGAAATGGGACGACCAAATTGCTGTGACAGTCACTGCAGTGTCGTCGTGTCTGTTGAGCCACAGTCTGGGCTATGCAACGTACGACCTTGACATTGTCTCTGATTTGATATTGCACCATCGGTACAACGATACGTTGTCACCAACTGTCACGTGGTCAGGAAATCGTTGGCACTCACAATCGCATTTAACGTATCAGCCATTCTCGACCGAGACATTTGTGGTTGGTCGTGAGTATGTTGATGGTCCCTGTCGTGGTGCTTGGATCGAGTCTGATCTCCATATTTTGAACACGTCTCAATACACGTACTGGAATTTGGCAGCCAGACAGCGTGACGATACGAATCCCTTCATTGGCGGCACCCATAATTTGCCGCGTTGTCATCGTCCGACAATGGGCAATGTTTGTGTGGTGCGTGCTCGTACGCGATTGACATGGCTACCAGGATGTACTCACAACGTCTCTATTTGGCAGGCGGTGTCGCAAATGGCGCGCTTAACTCCGTCGTTGACACAGACTGAGAGTCTACCGTCCGATTTTAACACTGGACGTCGAGCACCGGTGGTCGACGGTCGCGATAGGCGGTACGACGTGTGTACATCGAAGCAGTGTGGGGGGGGGTCCTGTAGTTCGTGGCAACATTCGAACCATGAGTTGTCTGTCGACGGCGATATCTTCATCGAACAACACCAGACAGTGAATACGAGTTGGATCGAGATAGTGTGTGAGTTTGAAGTGGTGGGGTATTTGGACAATATCTTGTCGCCTCATATCTATATGCGAAAATGGTATGGATATGAGTGGTACTAACGGGCACATGTAATTGCATATTTCTCCATCATTTTTGTACGCGAATCTGTTTCGAAGACGTTCATGACTGCCTTTTGTACTGAGACAGTTCCCATCGTACGTGGTATCACTTGTACCAGGTCAATCGTAATTGCATCTGTCGTGGGGTCTAGCCATAGAATGGAGGCGTTTTGAAACGCAAGTGGTGTAAAGGTATGTGAGACTTTGATGGTGGTAGTCGTGTGTTTATCAACAGACCACTGTTGAATATTTTGTGGGCGAATGTGCCGCCATATAGCCAGGACAAATATGGACCACCAAAATCCAAAGACACATCTACATAACATTTATAAGTAAAAAGAACCCTATTTATAGTTGGTTTAAAATTGAAATGCGACTCTTCGTTTTTTTTTGTAGTGTTGTTATGGCCCGCGCCTGTTGTCCAACATGTGAGTGTCATCGGGTCTGTCAACCACCGCAAATTGCAGCCTCACTTGCCATGGACGGTCTACATATCGACTGCAACGGAGTAGACTGTGCTTGTGTCAAGGACGAACTTGACGGTTGTACGTATGGTGGAGCTTGGTCGGGTCTCACAGTCGTGGAATGGAATGATTCCCGATGGTCCGACTGTATTCAAGTGACGCAGCATGAACCCTTGCGAGCCTCTGCTACGTTGAGATGGTGGGACGATTCGATCCAGTGTATGGGACATTCGGTTCTGCAGCTTGAAACGACATTGCTTGGTATTTCTAGAGAGGTGTTTGTACAATTTGAACAAACGGTCAGTTACACACACAGTGAAAATATCCATAATGCATTTTATGTCTCGGCAGTTTCGGGGAGTACCAATGCACGACCCATTGTGGGTCAATCCACGATGTATTTTAATGTCGACATGAATGAATATCCGGGCGCGCATATCGAAATCATAAATTGCACAGTCCAAACAACATCGGGTCCGGACGGGGAGGTATTGACTGAAAACCGTATCAATATGGTGAACCAGGAAGGGAGTATTCAGGGCCAACTCAATGAGAATAAGACATCACTGACCTATACAGCCTTCTGGGACGATGTCAGTAATTCGCCTTTTCATAACTTAATGTGTACGTATGCTATCTTTAACGGGACAACAGTCTCTACATACCCTTCACAAAGAAAGTATATGATAGCAGATCCGAAGGAAGACGGTGTTCTCTGGAACACTGGCACCACAGTGAACTCGGGTGCAACTAGCACTGCGTCGAGCACTGCGTCGAGCACTGCGTCGAGCACTGCGTCTGGCACTGCTGAGCATAATGCTTGTGACAACACGTCTGATTTGCACATAACCATTATACAGAACGATTCGCATTATTCACCATTTCGTATACTTGAAGTTGAACCTACGATAGTGTGGAAGTTTGGAGGCGAATATATAACGCAACAAGAGCGCATTGGTCGCTTTAAGAACGGTCGTTGGTACGAGGGAGAGGACCCTATGCAGGTGGGAATGTATGTGTTATTTGCATGGTGTTTGGGGATAATATTTCTTGTCGTTATGCGAAACCCAACGAGTGTGTTGTTCGTGGGTAAAAGTCGCAGAAACAGAGTATTTTAAACAGGCTTAAATTATAGTTAAATTCAAGTCTATATCGCTTCACTGTTGTGGACAATAGGGTTCGTAAAAACTGACTATTTAGTAGTAGTAATATTGAATCATATGGATGTCCAAATGGTGTCTCTCTTTTCTCGGAGTCGTAATGTTTCTTGTTCTAATGTTCTTTATACTATTCAGATGCCATTCTGTGGAGTCGTACATGTTTCAATGTACTGAATGTGCGACCCACTGTACATCGGAAAATGCAATTTGGGGTTTTTTGATTATATCGTTGCCAATTATACTCATAATACAGTACATTATTGACTCGGGTGAAAACGGCCGCACAACCCGAATGGTGTACACGGGGCCGAACAATAAGTTAGACAAGTTGGACAAGCTTACGGATCTAATTATTCTGCACAAAGAAGGAGAACTCACGGACACTGAATTTACAAAGGCGAAGAGCATATTACTCTGATACATTTTGTAAAAAAAAACGGTATATAGGGTACTTGGTATTTTGCAATAATGACGTCTGGATTAGTGACGGCAATAGCGATACTAACAACTGTTATAGGTCTTTGTGTCTGTACATCCTATGCTGTTACGTTATATCTTTTAAATTATAACGAATTATACATAGCTGGTCAGTCTGGCTACGATGATACGGACGTACCCTATACGTATGCCATCGTCGAGTGTGTCATCGCGGTGATGACGTTTATCATCGGTGCGTTAGCCTTTTCCAGTGCACCACGTAAGAAAGCTGTTTTGATTGCGTTGATCTTTTTTGGCGCGTCGTCTATCATCTCTGGGACGTTTGGGATGTTGCGTGCATGGAATCTGGGTCTCATCGGCGATGACATGGAAAAAACATGTTCGGATGTGGGACAGGCGACGGGATGTCCGACAACACGTTTCGAGCACGTGCATGACCGTGAAATTGTCTACACCGAACCGTCAGGGGGCGACTGTACGTTTTGGTTTTGGGGCAACAAAGCCGGTAGTGATTCTATGGAACGGTTGTTTGATATTGTGCGGCAAGATGTGAATGGTAATTTTATGAATGCGGAAATGAAATCCGACGGTAAATACAAATCATTAATGCCTGGGGAGATTGAGACGTATATGGATTGGACGGAAGCTTCGTCGTACGGATGGCGTGATGACCCGGATGCATTGATTGCACTTGCTGAAGATAAAGCAGTGGATTTAGAAACATTGATGTTGCGCAAGGTGCACAACATGAAAGTTCTGCTTGACTTTCAGACACAAATTGTCACCGCTGACGACAAAGACATTGTCACTGCTGATCGTCTTACGGAACAACCCACGTTGTCATATTGTTGGTATTGGGGGTGCTCTCGTGTATGTCACGGAGAACGCTATTTGGTCAATCGTTGGTGGTTGGCATCTTCGTTGATACTATTTGTCCTGGAGTTTGTCGCCATGGTCCTGTCAGCACTGATATACAACCAGGGTCAGGTGAAGGAGGAAAAACGTGCTTCCCAAAGCGTTGATGTGGAAATTCCAGACGAAAACGAAGAATTATTACCGTTACGTGGACGTCGTAAACGTCTACAAAATCCTTCCGGGTTGATGTTTTAGGTATAAAGGTCTTCTTCCACCGACTAAATGTCACAAGTTCCAACAACTGACGCAACTGACGCAACTGACGCAACTGACGCAACTGACGCAACTGACGCGACTGACGCAAAAGTCCCGACTGCAAAAGTTCTGGCAAATAAATGTGTGCATGTTCGCGCGGAAATTGAGGGTCGTGCTTATCGCATCATTTCTTTTTTCCATCAGCACCCCTCTGAAGTCTCCGAAGACGCGTGGAGTATCTTTAGACACGATAAGGGCACGTATGTTGTGGATAAATTAACGTTGTCGGTTATGGCAGAGTGTGAGTGCGAATTGTTAACGCGTGCATCGGATATTGCGTCGGAAGAGCCTGCCATAGTATCGGTATCCTTAAAAGAAAAATAAACAGTATAAAGCTAATCTTTTCTTTGTTTAAATGTCATTGTCTCTCCAAGAATCCTGTCGATTATATGAGCGTCATGCCCGACGTCAAAAAAACATCCTGTCTTTTGCAGACTTTAATAATAAGCATTTCACTTGTTTGCCTGCAGATGCGGAGACAGAGGCACAATTTAAGCGTGTGGTCTCAAAGGCGGGCAAGGCCAGTGGATGGCCCATTCGTGCACGGCTGACAAGCTTGCACAGGAGTTTGCTGAAATCGGATGCGGTGGTGGCTTCGACGTTGTCCGCGGTCGTACCATCAGCGTCAAACTCGTTCGTAACGAACCATCCTTCGTATTCCGCGGCCATTCATATGAATATACGTCCTCCCGAAGAGGTCGAGGAAGTGGAAGAAGTCGAAGAAGCCAAGGAATGGACTGTACCAGAGTATATTGCTGCTGTTCGTGCCTCGGATTTAAAGGAAAACAAGGGTCTAATGGTCCACTTGGTACCAACGCACCGAGGAGCGCCGTTGTCTTCATTGGCCAGCAAATTGACCAAAAATACATGGGAGGCCCTGAGAGACAACACAGATAGTCCCATCAAAATGAAAGATGGTAGTCTCATGGATCTACGCGAGCATAAGTTAAATGTGGAAGACGTGAAAAGTTTTGTGCAGAACCGGAAAAAAAAGGTGGAGGGACCATACTTTATTCGTTTTTCTGGTATTTAAAGATAACTGATAAAAACACAATGGATGAAATAGAGAATATTTTAATTAATTTGCGAGTATTACAATCTTTACCTTGTCATGCGCGATTAGATACCACGACTAATTTGTTCCGTATCCACACACCTGTATCTTGGGTCCCTATTCCATTTAAACGATGGTGGGCGGCTCAAAATCGTGTGACGGATATAAACAGAATCCGCGCGATGTATTCGAAAGCAATAAAGTATGTTGTTGCAAATCCGAATGATTGTGCTCGTATAAAAGAATATTTACAACATTCTTTGATTGGACTAAAAAACTTGCAGACGACCTACGTAAACGATGTGACGACTGTGGCGCTGATTGATGTTGTCATGGACAACGTCAACTTGCTCGAATCATAAAGGTATAGCTAAACGGATTTGTCTTTCTCATATCATTGAGAATGTTGATAATATTTGTAATGTTGTCCACTGGCAATTTATTTGTCAATAAGTTAGTCATTGTGGTGCGCACGGAGGACGTTTCGTCAATGTGGTGTTGTAAATAATCGTTCTTGACGTTGGTCTGTATGTACAACCACAGAGCTTCCACCGACGTGATGCCAGTGTCACATAAAATCTCTTCGGCTTTGCGTCCGATCCAACGAATAGTTCGAAGAGAAGTGCTGTATGCGGGATAGGTGGGTCCTGACATGGCCCATGTGTTGTTGGTTAAATGTCCAAGGATACGCATGCAAGCAAACACATCTGCCCGAGCACGATGGACATCAACGATAGGTGTATGAAACAGCTGTTCGTGTAATCCTGAGAGTGAATAATTTCCTGTTGTATTACGAATAACACTTCTTGAATAGTGTAGTGAATCAAAAAAGTACCAGTGGAGTGGCATACGGATGTTGTAGCGTCGACATTCCAGTTCCATAATTGGTTTATCGGCACGGAACGTGTTGTGTGACACGAATACAGGAACAGCGCTTGACACAACTAATTGTTCCTGTATCCATGTCATCAACTTTTGAAAGCAGACCGGCCATAGGACGGCGTTATTTTTGGTGAGAAAACTCCGCGTCAATTGTGGAATTTCTACAATGGGAGGTTTGGGAAATAGTTGTGTCTCTGGATGAGGGTCGATAACCATTTCGAATATGTTGTTTGTCTGTAAAGAACACACTGCGATTTCCCAGATTTGACAAGTGGACAACTGTTGTACATCACCTATGAATTCTAGGTCGAACACAAAAATATGATGGGGTAAACGTTCTAGTCGTTGCATGTGATACATTTATGTGCCGTGGTTTATACTTCAACTATGAGACACAAATGTTGAAACATAAAGGAAAATAATTTCTTGAACGTAAACGTCCATTTGCACGTTTCCATTTACCGACGATTTTGTGGAATGGAACAATTCTGGATTCGTTTGCTGTAACTTTGTAACATGGGCACCAGAGACTCCCACCAGAGACACCCACCACCCAGTCGCCGGTGTCTCTATCTAGGTATGCATTTCCCAACGTCGCCGAACAATGTGCACATGGTAAATGGCAATCTGACCAACTTTTTTGAAAACATTTCGAGTGATACCAGCATCCACAATCTGTCCTCATATCCGGTTTTTTCTCCTTACATACTGTACATATCATCCATCAAAAAAGAATTGTATTTTTATAAGTCGCTCGACAACCCACTTGTGTAATAGTTAACGAATATGTGGATTCAAAAACAAATCCAATTTTAAGAACTCACAAAATGAGAAGACTCCAACAATTATTGCAAGCACAAATCGTGTATATTGATGACTCGTTATATTTTAGTTTTAAAAAGCACCATTTTACCGGAAAGGTAGCGAAAGGTGGTTTGATCTGGAAATGTTTTTGGCAAAAACCGGGCGAAGAGGCCCGGCCTGTGTTTTCCGACCCGTCTACAATTGAACAGCAGCGTTTTATACGCACGTTTGAATCGTTAACAGATTGGACTGAGACATGTATCCAAGAATGTCTGGACGAGTATCATACGCGGTATTCGTCTTGGAAACGTGTACGACACCAACGTACAGACCAGCCGATGGAAGTACTCTTTAAACACTTGCAAAAAAAACAGTTGACCAAAGAAAACAATTCGTCGACACATATATTATTGTACGAACAAATTGCTGCACAAACACATCATATTGAGTGCTTAAAATCGTCGTTAGAAAAGTGGGAAAAGTGGTTTGAACAAGCTCATCCTAGGACCAAGGTGCCGGTCGAACCGGTGGTATGTCAAGAACCGGTGATGCAAGAATCTAGTCCCGGGGATATCCAGCCCTTTGTCTTAACTTCCGACACGGGACAGTACATGGTGCTACATCGTGTCAACGAAGTTGCACCGCCAGAATGTATCTCTTGGTTAAAAAAAAATGGACCACAATCTTTCAAAGACATGCTTGGTCAGTTACCAGAAAAAATTACATTCGAACCACCGTCCGAAGAACAAGACGACTGGCACTCTGTCTCAGAGGAAACTTCCAAACGTTTTGTACATGATTTTTTTAAGTAATTTACGTTTGTCTTCTCATTTTGGCTCTGTAGTCAGAACTAGACTGTGTAGTATCTTCCCAATCTATAAATTTAACAATAATGCCAAAAAATAACATTTTAAATGTATGTGTGATTTCCGCTCGTGACTTGGCTCCCGTAATGACGATTTTACCTGACCGAAACAGGAGGAACACCAACTTCGGTGCTGTTGTGCGAAATACCAAGCCTGGAAACAAATCAGGTTCGTAAGAGACGTAAGGGCCATAAGAACGCGAGAGCTCCAAAAGCTTAAATGGATGTGGAACTTCGGCCGACGCGACAATATTTTGTATCTTGAAGTCACGAAACGAGACAGGAATCCCGTGTTTTTGCAACAGTCGGACATACTTGCGTCCTGCTAAACGAGCTTCGAGTTCTGTCTTGGCACCTGTGCAGACCATATTACCCGAGGCAAACGCTAACGCGGTTGTCCGTGGTTTGCGAATACGTATGGTCGCCGCCGCAAATTTTTGTGGATTATATTCGATAAAAGGTTTTTCTAGCGCAATGGCCCGTAAGTCGAGATGGTCTACACCTAAATTGAACGTCGCCACGACATTTTGAAGTTCAAATGGTGGCAACACCAAATCTGGCTGGACCACTTCTTTGTGAAAATCATTCGGGTCAATGCGTTTTCTTTCAGGTTTCTTGTCACGTTTTACTTTTGGCATCCTGTTTGTTATATAGGAGTAACATCCAGATCGTCTCTTATATATTGCATTTTAAGTTGGAACCATCTGATGAAAAGTAGGCAACAACAGTTGAACATGGTCGGTCAAAAAATTTGGAGATGGGTACACCGTACCAGAATACCCACCTCGCATCAAATCAACACACATCATAATATGTTTACAATTCACCTGTCGTTGGAGTCGTCGTGTAAAGTCTGGACACGTACACGACCACTCTACGGGTTGGTAATGAACCTGATATCCGTGTGGATTGGCACCATATTTTAAATAGGAAACATGAAAATTCCTCTCTGCGGGACCGATGTTCACAAAAGGAGTTCCTCGCCCACGCACTATAAACCGTGTAGGGACATTACGACAATTGGTACCTGGTGGATTTAAATGTTGGGGTGTACACGCATTACAATCTGTCATCGGTGACTGTGTTCTTTCTTTTATATACCACTTTTACAACTGTGGTTAATTTAAATTAAATTAAATTAAAAATGCCTAAACGTCGTAAAAAAAAAGGTACTGATGCATGGCAGAATCTTGTTCGTCTACATAAGAAGGGTCCCAAGCGCGTCAAAGTATCTATACCTCGGAGTAAAAACGGCGTGAGTCCTCTGACACTATCAGAACACTCCAAACGCATCCAGATAGTCATGGGGGAGAGAAAAATTGGTGTGGCAGTATTTAACCATGTTTTTGTGGCAATGGGACTTGTCCCGCAAAATGAATATACGATGGAAGCGACCAAACTAACACGCGCAGGACAATTGTTACGCAAAACCCTTGACATGTTTAGTCACAATGATTTCATATTTGGTCAGTTGCGGGAACTAAAGCTGGATAATTGTGTCGGGAAATGTATTGTTATGACAGGCAAGATTGCCCGTCCGGATGCGCTGCTGATCATCGAGCCAACGCGTACACCCGTGTCTTCTTCTAGACCTACCAGCGTCAGTAAAAAGGTCGATGCTAACGTGGAATACATGTAAATATTGGTAAAAAAGAGTATAAATGTCTTATTGTTTCGCTGTATGTATGTCTCTCGAAGTGCGGTGTGAATGCTGTCCTCGTGAGTCCTCTTGTATATCTGCGGAACCGACTGCAAAAAAAAGACGGTTGGGACCAAAGCAACGGTTGGGACCAAAACATCAGACCTCGTCGCGCGTGTCGTACAGACCCCTTCTTGTTGGCGCCTACGACTACTATCAAAAGGAAATGCTGAGCTCGTTGGTATCTTTGCAACCAAAAACCCATTACGAGACTGTCACCAATCAAGTGAAGACAAAGCAAAAAAATTATGGTGATGTCCGCTTGGCCAACATACGACGTTATTTAGACAATGTCAAGGGCTACGACCGTTCGGAGATGCAAAAGCAATTCCACGAATCCTTTCTACAGTCGGTGGCACTCCACTTGTACAAGGACGACCCAGAGGTTGATATGGACAAAATTAAATCCATGAACGAGTGGCCAAATCTGAAACAACAATGTCTGTGTCTAACCCCACGACGCTTCGGCAAAACGACTGCGGTGGCAATGTTCGTCGCAAGCTATTTTTTATCGGTTGAAAAGGCACAGTTGTGTATTTTTTCGACTGGTCGTCGCGCTTCAGATGCTATGCTTGCTAAAGTCCACGAATTTGTCAAGTTAATTGACGAACAGATGGGTACTAATCATGCAGACAGTTGTAAGAAGAAGGGTGAGTTTTTATATTACTACGGGGAAGGTGCCAATGATGTCCGCAAGGTGGCGTCATATCCGTCCGGTTCCGATAAGTTAAGAGGTGTGGGTGGTGACCTCATCCTCCTTGAAGAGGCGGCGTTCATGCCCATTAAAATGTTTCACGAGGTCATTGTACCGCTGTTAGAACTCGAGACAACCGCGCTCATTTGCATTTCAACGCCACAAGATTCCAGCAACTTTTATTCAATGATGTTTGAAATGGTCGACCAGGGAGGCGAGAAACTCTTCAATCAGATTCAAATTTCTATGGTCTGTGAAGACTGTAAGTTGTCAGCTCATCCGGAGAAATGTACCCATATGAAGCATCTCCTGCCCAAATGGAAATCGGGCGGGAAACAAGACATGGTGCGACAGATTTATGGCGATAACACCGAGGATATGCTTCGCGAATCGATGGGTGTGACAACCAACGATTCTAACGCTATTTTTCAAGACGATTGGCTCGACGTGTTTACTAGCAGACCACCGTACACCTCACAAACAACACCACGTGTTGTATTCGTGGCATGTGACCCGAATGGTGGTGGTTCGTCACAAATGGCCATCGTGTCATTGTATCAAGACGCGAATAACTTCGCGATTTGTGGGATGGAGTCGCATGCAGTCAAAGGTCATGGCGAAATTCGTAATTTACTGGAAACACATGTCCGCGCTATCCGTCATAAATTTGCGTCGTCGTTTATCATCTTCGTACCCGAGTCGAATCTCGGACACGAGGCGTCGCACATGGCCCATATGTTGAAAGATGTTCCGAAATGTCGTTCTCTCATGGAAAGGGGCGAACCAGGTGTCATCACCACTCACAAACGCAAAGAGTTGTACTCAAATACAGCTGTAGACAGATTCGCCGGTGAAGGAATCTGGTATGCGTCACAATTCGTGTGTGCTAACCCCTATGGTGATGCCAATGCGCGTGAAGCACGGGTAAAACGAATGTTTCGCAAGCAGCTCTCCATATTTAGTAAAATAGTGGTACCACGTGGGAAGGACTATAATATTCCAAAGGTTGTCTATTCGGGAAAAGACCAAGGTAACGATGATTTGGTCATGACGTTTATGATTGCCCTATATTGGTCAATACAGTTTATGACTGGACGTTCAGACCCTTCTGCAAAGGATGTGCTATAACCTTTTTTATTTCTACCAGCAAGTGTTCATTTAAATGAAAACAAAGTTGTTTAATTTAATTTAAATTAAAATCTTTACATGGTCAAGTCAACTTATCGTGGTGTCAAGTCAGCTCGTGCTTTGCGCGCGCTACGTCGTGCGGCAGTAATGAGTGAACAGCAGGTTCAGTTTCTGTTGAAAGATCCCAAAAGAAATCCGTATTTAGTTAAATTTCTGTTAAGTTGTAAAAATAGACAAAAGTAACACATATGTCTATTGTATTTTATATCTGTACTAATGAACTAAAAATGTCTCGTTTTTGTCGTAAACAGTCCCCGAAGAAAAATGTACAACTTTCCATGGTCGACGAGGCCACAGTGCGCGTAAAAATGCACAAGATGTCGAACACGGACACGAACCATCTGAAAAAACTGTGTCACGTGACCGACAAGCGAAAAACTTTCGACATCGCTAGCGTCGATGTAAATACACTTGTTTCGAACGTGGACAACTGGACAGTAGAAAATATCCCTCCGTACGTCTGGCAATTGCGTCGCCGTGTAGTGTCACCGACGTTTGACGTCACACGAATACCGCCTGCCTTGTGGGACCCCCTTTTCCCCTATCAGAAAGAAGGCGTCGCGGCCGCGTTTGATGTTTATGGTGGTCGTTGTCTTCTAGCGGATGACATGGGTCTCGGAAAAACGCGTCAAGCCCTTGCTTTCATTGGTCACTGTTTACCTGCGCGTGTTCTCGTCGTGTGTCCGTCGTATTTGCGCTACCAATGGACGCATGCTCTCAAAGAATGGCTCAATGTCGACGGTCAATTGGTCAAAAAGGGCAATGAAACGCTGGAAGGCGAGGCATGTATTGTCTCGTATGACATGTTGGTGGCTCTCAAGATACCCACAGGCGTGTTTGACGTCGTAGTATGTGATGAATCACATTACGTTAAGTCGCGCAAAAGTAAGCGCACGAAAGCGTGCACGCCACTCGTCAAGTCGGCCAAATACGCCATGCTCGTCACAGGAACACCTGCTCTGAACCGACCGATTGAATTGTTCTCTCAGTTGATGATGTTGCGTCCGATATATCTGAAGAATTATACGTCGTACGCCAAGCGTTATTGCAATGGGAAGCCCACACCCTTTGGCTACGATGACCGTGGTTCGAGTTTGGGCCATGAGTTACATTGGATTTTGCGTCGTGGTTTTATGGTCAGACGTTTGAAACGCGACGTCCTCACACAATTGCCCCCTAAGACACGTCATACGGTCTGGCTCGAAGTGAAGACAGACTTGCTCAACGACGTGGCGTCAGGTTTCCGCAAGTGGAAAGACTTGAACTTGACCATGTATAAGTTGCCGTCTGGTTCTGAGCAACAACGTCTTCAGATGTTCGAGCGTCAAAAAGTTATTTCCGAGTTATTTGTGACGACGGCGGTAGCGAAATGTGAGGCCATTGCTCGCTGGGTCCTTGACGCGCTGGACGCTGGACGTTCGTTTATTTTCTTTGCGTACCACCAAGTGGTGTTGGATGCTGTCGAGGCCGCTGTTGCCGAAAAATACAACTATATGCGTATCGACGGCTCGACGCCAGCCGCTCGACGCCAAGCAAATGTGGAAGCTTTTCAGGCGGATGATACGATACGCCTTGCTATTTTGTCAATTATGGCGGCAGGTACGGGTGTCACTCTGACACGTGTCTCCGAATGTGTCTTTGGTGAATTGTATTGGGTGCCAGGTGTGATGATACAAGCAGAAGACCGCATCCATCGCATTTCACAAACGGAGCGCTGTGAAATTTACTATCTGTTAGGGACAGATACACTGGACACATACGTGCATCCAGCATTATGTAAAAAGTTGTTGACGTTGGATACGCTGGTCGACCAGCGAACGGATCGAACGTTTAAAGGAGCGACAACAACGACTGTTCCAGTAAACGAAGAAGAGGAAGAATCGTTACTCAAAATAATATCTGGCTTGTTTTAAAATATTCTTTCACACAAACGAAGCAACACTTGGACTTCCGTTGGTGTGTCATCTAGTTTGATTTGCAGTTGGTTTGTACTGAATAGTTTAAGTAACGTGCCCGTTTTATTGGCAATCTTCATGGTAACGTGCATCACTTGACCACCTTTAAAAACAGGTACATTCGGAATGTCGGGTGCGTTGGCATTAATTTTAATTCGGATGTTTTTGGGCATTTCGTTGTCAAATCTCATAGTCCAATTTTTTCGCAATGCAAACCAATCTCGCAGTGGAATGTGGTACAACAGTCGTGTTAAAACAGTAGCTGGATACCATTCTTCAAGAGGAAATTCAACCATATTGTACAACCACCAGTGATGAGCACCCTGATTGCTAAAATACCAGTTCTCACCGTAAACCGTATAAGATTGAGAATGTTTAAACTTGGATTTAGCAGCTTCATTAGTGGAGGCATCAACCGTTGCTTTCATGACACGTTTCATTCTTTGGTGTTCTTCTCTGCACCAAGGGTGGTGTCCATCACTTAACACTGCGATTAAAATACAGATATCCAGAGACATGTTGGTACACATGGAAGCGTGATTATTGTCTGTCTGATCATAAAAACTTTCGTCACCTGATTGCCATGCTTGGTCGCGGACAGGTCGGGGATTTACACAGGAATAACCAAAATCAATAAAAGTGACTTTTTTGGACCTGTCGTCATAAAACACATTCGTCCCAGACAAGTCGCGATGCATAAAATGAAAGTCACGTTGCAGATGCCACAGACTTTTACAGACGTGTGCTAGGGCTATCATCAATGGAGTATCTGTCAGATGGTTCAAATCTTTCCCTACTGCACGATGCATACAAATGTCTACGTTATTTTCTCTGGCACGTTGGACAAAGAATATTTCGGGTACACAAATATATTTATATGCATTGTCTATTTTTTTGGATAGTTGCTCAAACAGATAGGCCTGTGTGATAATTTCATAGAATATCTTGTCAATGTCGGCTGACCGTTTAATAATGCTCAAACGACCATTATACGCGACCAATGTTTTTACAATGGCGTTTGAACCACTGTCTTCATAGCCATACGTTGCATAGGCCACTGTTTTTGATGTATAGACTGGGTTTAAATCGGATTCAGGAGGAATTGTTCGCCTAAAATTTCCCTTTTCAAATATTCTCCCGAGTCTGTTCCACCTGTAGAACGGATTGTTGATGTCGACATAGTTCACAATTCTGTCATGTAAGTTGTGCGCCCACACAGCAGATAGTTCCGCCTTTTCAATTTTTTGGATGGTTTGGAGCATCGTTTCGTCATTGTTCTGATTAGTCAGTTGTTCAATGAGTGCAAAAGCATCTCCAGTTAAATGAAGTAGCCTTTTTGTTGAGTCAGACAATCTTAGGAACAAATCCATCGTAATCATTACGACTGATTATTTATACTGATAAAAAAATAAACGCGTCAGTGACTATATAATTATTTATGTTCTATAAAATGCGGTATAATGTTGTTTTTGTTGGTAATGTTAGCACGGGAAAAACGTCGATTATACAACAGTATCTGAAGAAACCTAGCGCAACCACCTCAACATTGGCCGTTGATTTCATTCCGATTGAAATTGATACAGTCCAGATGTCTCTGTGGGATACCTGTGGTCAAGAGCGCTTCGCAGCCATTACCTCTTCTTACTTTGCCCGTGGACATGTCTTTGTCTTGGTACACGATATTCGAGACGAGTCTCCGATTAGTTTACAGAAATGGTACAAAGAAATTGAAAAAAATACACCACGTCACGAACCGGTGGTGGTGGTCGTGTCGAATAAAACAGATTTACATCCATTTGCAGCGACTAAACTCACCGACTGGATAAAGGAGCATGGTTTTGACCAAATTTATACGTCGGCGATGTCCGGCGAAGGAATTGAGGCGCTTTTCTCCAAAATAAAAGACGCTGTCGTCGTGCATCAGACTGACTGGTTGTCACCATCGCTGCCTTCGTTACCTGTTACGGCCCAGGTGACTTCACCTGGATGTAGTTGTTAAGAATAGTGTGTACATGATAGATATTTGCATTATTGAGTATTTGTTGAATGTTGTTCATAAATGTTTCGTTTTGTAAACACGCACCAAATGTTGCGTCTGTTGATTTGAGCACAAGAACATTTTTGACAGTGTCACCGACTTTCGTCATCATCCAATCTAAACAAACAGAAGCTATTTTGGACATGTACTGCTGTTTCCAGACATGTAATCGCATTTGAAACAAAGGTTTGTGACTCATATGACCAACAAAATTCGAGGCGGACCACGACCCTTCTACTGTCACTTTTGATGACGATATCCCGAGAGGTGCTTCATAAAATGTAACGACTGTTTTTGCTAGTACGGACATTTATCGTGGGTCATTGGCTTTTTATAGATCCATACGGAAGATTCCCCCTACCTTATTGGACGCAGTATGTGTTAGATCAAGGAACGATTGCAACCATGAAGGTTCTGCCGCTGTTCGAACTACCGATTTGATTTGCAACGATGCTTGGTCATTCCACTCACCGGGTACAAATCTGTCAAGTATGTGGTCGCGAATCCGTTTCCAGTGATGGCGTCCAAAAATGAAGAATTCTGCTGATAACAGATGATACCAGAAGGACGTATGTAAACGCATCACCGAGTAACCTTCTTGCGTAAGCTTCACAAAGGATGTAAACGTAGCCGACTCTTTTCCACCCATAGCATCAACCATGTCCTCTGTGATACGCATGGGCGTGTGTGCATGTTTTGGGTCATCGCCCAAAACATATCCAAAGTCAACGTGGACCAAATGTGCATCGGGACAGACCAAAATATTTTGCAAGTGCCGGTCACCTAGACCCATTGCAAAGGCTAATAAACAAGCCCCTGCTGTGGAGGAGATGACTCGATGTCGTAATGTTTTAATATCCAAGGACTCATTGGAAGACATAATGTGGTTCAACAGACTGATGGACGAACGACGGAGGTCGTAGAGCGTCGTCGTTGCGGGAATCATTTGTACCACACCACACAACGAATTAATAGGAAAAACATCATACGTGTAGACCCTACATGACCCGGTCAAACTATTAATCCAATAACCCATGGTCATGGCTAAACGGTCGGTACGGACATCTTCTTGTTTTAATAAGATATTATACAGGAACCCACCTTTCGTCGTCAATTGTAATAGAAACGGTTTGGAAGAGGATTGTAGCTGTTTTATCACTGTCATCTTGATTACGACAATGTCTGTGTTCCAAGGCAATCTCGCAGGACCATACTCTTCAAAAAACGTTGAAGTCAATCTATCACGATGTTCTTTCAATTCCAGAATGTGACGAAAGCAACGGACTAAGTTACGAGACATGAATAGTTCTCCGTTCGTCGCGCTTGGAATGGATTTTTGCAACCTCTTTTGCACTTTTTCGAGCGTGTGGACCGTTTGCAGTGTTTTTTGCAGCTCACATTCAAACCATAGAGCATAGGTCAGGTCGGTACGTATCGCACAGACGGGAATAAGCCCTTTCTCAAAGAGGTCGGTGAAGCGACATCCATAGTGAACCCACCACGGCATCATTTTGATGAGTGTTAGTGGTGCCATACATTGCCATGCTGCTATCACCCATGCTCTCGTTGTCGATTCTGCAAAACAGCCCGTCGCACCCAATCTCATGATGTCCTCCATTGATAAGACAGAGTGACAACTACGTGAGCACATAAGACATCGACATGATACTCGGTACACCTCTGCAGGAGTAGACAAACTACGTTTTTTTTGGTGAAAACTAACAATTGTATGGATTTGCCAACCAATGTGTCCAAAAAATTCCTTGTGATGTGTGTTCAAAAAGTCACATTCAAGGGTGGAATATTCCTGACAGGATAATTTATATTGAAGTCCACGAAAAATGCCGAGCATGGTATTCGTCGCATTATTCCATTGTTTACTGACTAGGCGCATCACAAACAATTCGCGAAAAAAAATGGGCAACAAACTCACCATGCGAATCAGGTGCTCCACTTCGGCGGTACGTTTCAACAGCTGTGCACATGAAGCGCAGGTTCGTTCTGGTTTGTTTGAACTGATACCAGAGAATGAAAAATAATACGACGGAATCAACTCTCGATATGCAGTACATGCCGAACAAAAGACACGACCACACGAACGACAATGATGTTTGCGCCGAAAGGTGGAAAATACTGTACCACATCCAAAACATCGTTTGACGCGTTCATCAGGTATCCATGTCACTGGTAATGATGGTCGAATTGTCCATTCTTTACGACCCGACGTTCGGTCGACCATCATAGACATTGACAAATTCGCCATTGTTATTCTATACACACGTCGAGGTAAATACTCAAAAATGAAACACTTTTGTTACACATATATTTATTACCATAAGGCACAAAAATAAACAACACTCAATAATAATGGCGTTGGCCCTGATTGCTATACCATTACTTCTGATTGCTATCATGTATCTTTTATTTTTTCGTCCACCTCTGAACGTGAAGTCGAAACAGTTTTCGGAGCCGACTGCTGAGGCTGTAACATTGGAGGACCGCGTACGTCGCCGAATGAAGAAATCGACATAAGACCCACGCGGTCCCATCGCCACTTTGGAACACGGTAGCACAACAGGCGGGCGTGGCGAGCATCCGTCGTATATAATATGTGCATTGTATGTGCAGAGGTCCTTATTCTGCGAACATGCATAATACACAATAAAAATAATTGACCTTTCGAATCAACCTGATAGAGTAAGCACGTTTTCTCCAGTTTTTGATCTTTTGTCCACCAAGGTAAATGAGTTAAAAAACCGTTCAGGTGATTCGTCGCTGCCCACATGTGACCATAATCATCACGACTTAGAGATTTTAAATGTTCCATATATCGCCACTCTTTTCGAGAATACATCGCTTTACTTTCAAAAACAAAACTATATGTAGTTAAAATTCGTGCATTTTTTTGTTATTTAAAAAAAAATGAAAAGAAATTTCTTTAAATTAATGCAAAGAAATTTCTACAAATTAATTTAATTCATTTCATTCATTTAAAGAAATTTCTTCAACACACATTTAATAATGAATAAACGTCAGCGCACTACCCCCGACCAATGGTCGTACGTCAGCAAGGCCTGGAATGCATCAGGACTTGCGGAACAAGTCACTGAACTCACTGATGCCAACGAAAGTCTCAAACACGACCTCGCCAACCATGTTAATCGCTATCAACAACTTTTAGGAGAAAAAACTGAGAATTATACAAACTTAAAAGAATATGCTGACTCCAACATCTTGAAGCTAAGAAACGCTATCGAAACAGCTGCGGGACAACACCGTGCTGAAATTAACACGGTGAACGCCGAACACGCGGAACTCGTCGCCGAACACGCGGAACTCGTCGCCGAACACGCGGAACTCGTCGCCGAACACAACGAGCAAAAAGAACAAGTAGTCATAATGACCACAACACTCGCGACAATTCGTCAAGAGTATGAAACACTTGTCGACAAAAATACTGAACTCGTTCGCAATAATGCCGAGCAAAGAGCCCGTACCAAGTCTTGGCGTGTCCGCTATGAGAAGCTAACTCAGGCCGGAGCTACTGCACTCGCCTCTAAGACGGTGGAAGAATACGGCGTGACTCCAGACGAAGTTTCACTGTACAAAAAATTCGCCGAAAGACAAGCTGCAGCCGTAGCAGCTGCTAAGCTGGCCGATGATGCTGCTCTCGAAGCTACGAAGATGTATGTCAAAGCTTTGGAAAACTAATAACCTTTAAAACAATAAAAAAATAACTCATTTAAAATTTTAAGTCATATTCTTTCATATTCAAAAATTTACCGACTAAACGCACAGTTGCACCACCACCCTTTTTATTGATAGTACCGTGGAATATTTTCTCACGCAGGTGTTCCTGTTTTAATCCCTTTTGTACCAACTGTGGAATACCTTGGCGGCCACCATGGTTCCAAAGCAACGTGGCTATATTAACAAAGCCGCGCTCACTGCGCTGTGGTGACGTGTCCGTCCACTGATGAAAACCAATGTCCGACCCTCGATTATTCAGAACAACAAAGTCGAGCGGTGTCATTCCTTCATTATTTGATTGGTTCACATCGACACCTTTCTCAATAAGGCGGTGGATAATATTAAGTAATGCGGTCCTCTCCTCGTTATATTGTCGTTCGTTAAAAACACTACACAGATTGCACAGTGGTGTCATCCCGTTGTTGTCAGCCAAGTTGATATCAATACCGTCTTGTAATAAGAGTAATCTCACTATCATTGTCTCGTACTTGAGACATGCGTTATTCAACGGTGTACGTCCCAACGGGTCTGCTTGGTTTATCTTGCTCCCTTTTTGTAACATTATCTCTATCATTTTAATACTTAATTGATGACGAATTGCCATATTCAGTACATCTAATCCAGCCCGGTCCAATACATTGACGTCAATATCATCCTGGTTTAGTATTAGTTCCACCATTTGTTCTTGTTTTCTAGTAATTGCTGTATGTAGTAATGTGCCACACGGTTGTTGTGGATACGATGAACCCACAAACGCATTTATATTAATCACTGACATTAAGCGAGGACGTGTCCAACGTAGTACAAATTCCATCATCTCCATTATCGAAGGTAAGGCGGGTTCGTCAATGACTGGTAGATTACAGAGACAACCTATCGCTGACATTGTACACTCTCCGTAACTGAACAACTTTTCGGCGATAATCCTACGGTCATCAAGTAATCGTTCAGTAACTTTCATATCCATAGTCCTCATAGCAAGGCCCAACGGTGTTAGACCATTCGCTATTACACCATTCAGACTACCTAAGTTTATATCAATATCATTATGGTTTAAGAGTGCAATGATAGCATCAAAAACGTCCGTTCTTTTATTGATTGCAATTGCAGCCAACAATACTGTATAACCTTTACTGTCATATTGATTCACATTTATACGTGGGTGTTCCAGAAGTAAGTTCGTCACTTCTCTCTTCTGGTCCCAAATTGCATGTGTCAGTGGTGCGTATAGGATGCCGTCAAATCCGACGCCATCTTTCTCACCCAGACCACAAACATTTGGGTCCATGTCTGGATGTTGTAATAAGCTTTTAATGACTGTTAGATTCGTTAGAGTAGTTGTAATAGCTACTACAAGTGCTGTGTTACCCGATGTATTCACAATGTTGACATCAATTTCTGGCATCAGCAATAAGCGTTCTACCAAATCTGGCGCACCCATTGTACAAGCAATAATGAGTGGGGTATTTCCAAAATCATCCGCTTGATTGACTAAAATATTCTCTTTATTTAACAAAATTTCTGTCATGTGCGAAAAATCTTTCTCGATGGCATAAATAAGCGGTGTATTGCCAAGAAGGTCGGCTTTATTGACATCAATACCAGGCATATCTAATAGTAGGCGTGCCATTTTGTAATGACCATCGACGTGCGCTGAGACATCCGTCAAATACTCTGTTTCAGCATGTTCACAAATCGCCACCAATGGTGTCGCCCAGCCGTGGTTCACAAGTTGTCTAATTAAGGCATGACGGGTGATAATTTCGAACAAATGAACACGTTCTAATATATGTGTCTCATCATTAATGGACAACATATCAAGTACAGATTGACCTCCATTGGTCAATAGCGTGGCCAAATTCATACTCTGTTCCAATAATTCGTTCGCCACTTGGTACTTGTGAAAACGCAATGCAATAAACAGGCCTGATTCACCCATATTATTGCGATGCTCGACGTTTACTCTTGGTAACAGTAATTCTACCAGTTCCAATGATTCGGAGCAGGACTTTAGAAATGGATTCCATCCATTGTCCATACACTTGTTGATATCTATCTCGGGACGTCGCATGAGTTTTTTGACGATATCTACTCGGTCGTACTCGCATGCCACATATAAGGGCGATGCTCCGTTTGGAAGTGCAAAGTTAATATCGATCCATGAAAGACCAAGAAGAACGTCAACCATCCGTGTATTACCTAGTCTAATTGCGCGAGTCAACAGCGTTTCGGAATCTCCACCAAAGACTGTAAATACACTGTTGACGCTCTTGTTCCATGCATGTTCATGTGTGCGGAGGTACAAGTACCTCCGCCGGAGTGTGTTTCTTTTGGGTATTTCAGATTTAATGTGAACCGTTTTGAGATATTCGGTTTCAATTATGGACCAATTAATGTGTTGAGTCTTGTTGTGAGGGGCTTTGTCGATTAAATTGCGAAAAAGTTGAATATCGTTCATTTATAAAATACTTGACCTTTATATAATATGTATTTGTTATAGGCAAGGCGTCTTTCAGTGAACAACATCTCACAAAGTTTAATTTAAATCAAATTAAAAAAATCGCGGACAAAGTTTAATTTAAATCAAATTAAAAAATCGCGGACAAAGTTTAATTTAAATCAAATTAAAAAAATCGCGGACAAAGTTTAATTTAAATCAAATTAAAAAATCGCGGACAAAGTTTAATTTAAATCAAATTAAAAAAATCGCGAACAACGTCTCACAAAGTTTAATTTAAATCAAATTAAAAAATCGCGGACAAAGTTTAATTTAAATCAAATTAAAAAAATCGCGGACAAAGTTTAATTTAAATTAAATTAAATCTCTCAGTGTATTTATATTAATATCACTATATAGTAGTCTCAATACAGAGTCATATGTCAGCCAATTCTACAGTGTACGAACACGGAAGACCGGCTGCAGCACAATATGCAGTCAAAATGAACGATAGAGCAACACGACCGAACAGTAAAACTGTTGCCTGGAGAGGAATTATCGCCACTTCTGCACAAAAATCACCCTTAACGTCTTTTACAGTTACGTTTGAAACCGACGAAGCCCCCACTACACTACCAAACTGTCTATTGCAACCGAGACTGATGATTGTAGGGCGGACATGTGTGTCGAAAGTCGACAAATTTACAAATAACAAAGACCGTCGAATACATATTTACGGATTAAATATAGTAAATAATAAAGAAACATATGAAGATTTATTACCTCAATACATTCAAAACCAAACCGTTGGTGTGATTAACACTCCAACAGGACATGCATACATAGTACCACGAGCTTTACAAAATAAGATAAGTTTACTGAAAGATAAAAAATTTTCTACCATTGCTATTGTGCTCGTTGTTAAATCACTGAAGAAAAATAATGCAATTGTCAAACAAAAGTCATCTGTGGAACATTTATTCTCAGCACTAGCACATTACCGTGGTCCTACACCTGTCCAACAGCAGTCACAGTATCCGCCACAGTATCAGTCACAGTATCAGTATCCGCCACAGTATCCGCCACAGTATCCGTATCCGCCACAGTATCCACCACAGTATCAGTATCCGCCACAGTATCCGCCACAGTATCGTCAGAATCCGGTACATCAATATACACCAGTTGTCCCTCAGTCGTATGTCGCTGTCAAACAGTCGTATATCCCACATTGACCGTAAAACCCGCCCAATGCTTTTCGGAGCCCATTGATTAGAATACAGTTATATAACAACACCATTTATAATATTTAAACAATTGCGACGATTAGTTGTTTTTTGTTACAGTAATATACTTCGTATAAAATTTGTATGGGTAACAGACACCACATAATTTCATGTGTAAATAATATCCAGCACCATTTTAATCCGTATTTGTTGTTTTCTGACCATGGTCTGTTTGCGATACATCGAAAAAGTATAAATTTAATGGTTGATCGTATGGGAGAATAGAATATAGAGATAGTTCCTAACCACCGTGTCGACCATATCATCAGTACCCATATAATGCCTTTGTATTTGAACTCTAAATACTGTCCGACAATTGCACAAACAACAATGAGATGATGTAAAATGATTGCGGACGATAATATTCTGACATCTTGGTGCGTAAAGTATATGATGATTGAGATAACAGTTGCTGTGTGAAAGGGCCAAAGTTGTTGTGTCATGCAGCATATAATAGTTTGACCAGCCAGAAGTTGTTCTTTATAAGGTTCGTGAGCGAACAGTGCTAATATAAGTAGGGGCCAGCCAAATGGCCATCTCATTCTATTTTGGATGTGTGTGGTTTATAGGTAAGGAGGCCATTTCTTGTTGGATGTAGGTGTTGATGCTTTTGAGCTTGACGTATGCTTTTTTAGCAAACATGTGGTCTTGGTGGTTGATAATGCGTTCTGTTATATTCTGGCACTTTCCTCGCAACCACCAACGCTGTTGTTTGAGCCAATACGTCACATCTTTCATTATTTCATCTGTGAAATGAACCATGTACCAAAAATTGTAGAGCAGACGCTTAAAACGTTTGTGTAGAGTGACAATGTGCATTTTTTTGGTACCAATAATGATAGTAATTCCTTGTTGTTGCGATAGTTTTTGTTGCGAGAAGATACATATGCTCTGTTGTGGCACGGAGTTATATTGTTGGATAGCTGTAGAATGAATTAATTCGTGTAATAATGAATGATTATTTAAATGTTCAAATATTTTCCCGCACAACTCTTGTCGCATAGTATGGAAGGTGTGTACATCCGTAATGAGTTGTTTTAATTGTTTGGAGGCCACATTGTCATGGATTTGTTCGTCGATATTTTGTACATATCCCTCATTGAGTTTGCTTTCCACAAAAAATGTGAAAATCCGTTCAAATGTTTGAAAGTTTTGCATATGTGTTCGAAACAATGGTTATAAATAGTCAATGACAAAAATCCAACTCAGTGTCATCGATCGTAATCACGTCATCATTTTCTAAGGAATAAAGAATGTCTGTCTATGTTGAACATGCGCAGATCGATTTGGACAGACAAAAAAGTGATTTGATGTATCATTTGATAGTGAATACGGATGCATCGACGTTGGATGACTTTTGTAAGCAAATTACTGGTTCTATTTTGACTAAATACGTGGAGCCATCCGTGCGATTAAAACAAATGTTGGACAAAGTAGTGACTGAGAAGGACAGAGTAGCGAAGCACGCGCTTTTATTGTTTGCGTTGTATCAAGAGAAGGAAACACAAGATATCTTTTTGAACGGTAAAACTGTACGAGTACCACCGGAAAAGTTCAAAATGTTTGTGAACAATGAACTACCTCCGTTGGTGGACAAATTAATGAAAGGTGCATTTACATCGTTACGAGCATTTGTAGAAGATGCTCGGTGGGCGTATATAACATTATAAAAGCATTCAACTATTTACTACAATGGAGCGATATATGTGGTGCATTCTCTTTTTAACTGTGCTACTGTTTCACCTTCGAGCAGAAGGTGCTTATGTCTTTATTTATTACACAATGTGGACGTTTACACTCGAAATTATATATTTTATGTTGTTGCTTACGAACCGTCTGACAAGAATTCGTAAGCACTTGTTTGAGATAATTTTTGCCCCTTCAATAGTAGTATGTCTTGGGTTTTGGCTTGTGATAGCGCCTATTTATCTACACAGTTCCAAGCCGAAAAACGCAGTTCTTGTGTTTGTGACCCATGGTCTTAATGCTGTTGCGATGTTGACAGAAATGAAGACGATTTCAATGTCTAGCATCTGGAAACCTACGTTGTACACTATTGTGTACAACTTGTTTTTGGTTGTCTATGCGGGTTCAGGGTGTCGTTCGGTGTCGGGAAAACTACCATACTGGTACGCAGAATACGACCAACCAATAGGTTGGATATTTTTTGGTCTTGCAGTCATTGCCGTCGTTCTGGTCCATGTCATCTCTGCTACGTATGTTTGGCCAGTCAAACGCTATTCTATACAATATATCGTGTAGTGTCGATGAACAAGGCTGTCGCGTCACCAGTTGTTTGAAGTTGAAATAGTCGTACTGGGTCTGCCTGTGTCACCGAACACACGGTCAGCGATGTATTTTGTGACGTAACGTCCATCCCCGCCATATCAATGTGCCTATTCAATTCTTCCATGGTCAACGGTATCTGGTCCAGGATATAGGGAGTAAATATAGCTCTGGTTTCTCTGATAATAGGATATCTTCTTGTTTTAGGTGTGAGTCCCGTCCATTCAATGGTTGAGCCTGGCTGTGCTTCCTCTAACGGGTCTGGGTCAACAATTCGTTGTTCGTCTTGTTGGTGTTCTTTCAGCTCCTTTTGCTTTTCCTTTTTTGTGCCAAATTTAGCTAACATTTGTCTCACTTCTTCGCGCTGTTCATCGGATAGCTCTAGATTGATGCCCTTTTCAGACATGTGTTTCGTCGTAGGACACATATATACAACAATTTGATGTTTTTTTTTAAAGAGCTTCTAGCATTAACGGTAAGACGGATGCTTTTTCACACCTATCTTTGAATTTATCTTTGTCGTCTGATGTTGGCGTCTCAGGTTTTTGTTCGAACTGCAACACACATCGGTATATTTCTACACCTTGTTTGTTCATGGTTGTTAATAGTTGGTCGGGTTCGAATTGAGTGATGATGGCAATATTTTTCCATGTGGGTGGCTCCTTGCCTTTTAAATGTTCGCGTTTTATTTTGACGCGCATACCTGTTTCGAGATGTTGAACATTGGTGGTCATGTATGACGTACCTTTGAGCTCTAATATACTGCGTGTAACAGACGGACCACGGTATATATTGGATTGAACAGTGTGGAATAGTATGGAAGAGTTGTCAATCTGGGCCCCGCCGAATGTCAGTCACGCCCGTCTGTGTGACAAGGTCAACGAGTGGATGCGTCTGAATCCTACAAAACCTCCATATGAAAGATTTCTCCAAGATTATATTTCTTCTCAGTGGCTCGGGTGGTGGCACTTGATGATTGAATTCAAGGTGACAATTAATAAACAGGAACGTTTGTCTATTCCTGAAACAGAGCCGGTGTCTTCTGACAACGTTGAATTATGTCCAATCTGTCACAATACACTGCTCGAAATGACAGAGTTGCCTTGTGGACATGGGTATCACACCATGTGTATACATACATGGTTGCGGCGTTCACAGACATGTCCCATGTGTCGCGCTCGTGTCCAATGAAAGTGAACAAATTATAGTATATAAACTGAATTGGACAAGCCACTATGCCCACGTACTTCGTCGGTAATGTATTGCCACCGACGTCAGACCCTGGCGAAGATGATCCAACCTTTGACTTTACGACTAGTGAATCCAAGAATATGAGTCTGTCGGACGTACCAATCCGCTTGGAGCACGAAGAGGGTCTTGCGGTTGGTTCAGTCCAACGTGATTGGACCGATTCTGATGGCAAAAAATGGATTCTCGGAAAAGTCGATTCGAATTCATTGGAGAGTCGTTTCGCGGAACATGCGATTAAACCGAGTTCTTCTGGCCACACGTTGTACAAGGGATTATCCTTACAACATGTACATACGTCTTATAGTAACGGGTCGACGAGCAAAAGAGCAATCGAAGTTTCACTCTGTACCGAACCTCGTCGAGCTGGATGTAATGTGACATGTGTGAACGAATCTAAAAAAAAGGAGTATATAACACACCTTGCATCGAAGCAAAATATGTCCGCCGAAGCTAATTCTACCCCCGTTGAAACGACCACACCAGATGTTGTCCCCGCTGAAAATTCAGAGAGCGCCCCCGCCGAAGTACCTCAAGAGACCGACCAACAGGAGTTAATGAAGCTCGTGATTGACCAAGAGAACGAACTCTCTGGTACAAAAACGGCCCTTGAAAAGGCACATGCTGAATTGCAAAAATTGCAATCGGCGTGGACTGAGCGCGAGGACAATGAAAAGTTGCAAACAAAGAGTAAGGCAGAAGCTTTGTCCAAGGCCCTCGTGGATTCTTGGTCGGCTTCATTGCCTGCAGATATGATGACTGATGAGAATAAGAAGGCCATCTTTGCCCTTGCTCAGAATTTTCCACAGGAATCTGTGAAAATGATGGAGATTGCTCACAAAGCCTCCAAAAAATATAAGCATGACATGGATAGTATTGCCGCCCAGCAACAGAGTAAGGAAAAACGTCAGTTGGAATCACGTGTAATGGACATTGTTACGAAGAAACGTCGCGTCGCACCAGAGACCACTTCTGTTGTGCACGCTGCCTCTGTCAAGAGAGTCAAAGTCAATCCGTTTAGCTTTGATTCTAGTAACACATCTAATTCGATGAATAGCATCCGTGACAAAAACCCACATCTATTTAGCGCCTTGTCTGGATACTCGACTGGAAATCTGAGAGATAGAATGGGGCAAATTGCCAACATTACCGGAAATAACTAACTTGATAACTTTTATTGGATTAACTTTTGATCGTATTTATTAAACATGTATTTATTATTGAATTATGTACTCAATCGACTCTTTACAATTCGGTGTCCTCGATCCGCAAAAAATACGCGCCATGTCATTGCGCGAAGTGGTTACTGACGAACTGTATGAGAACAATCAGCCCAAAATCGGTGGACTTCGCGACCCTTTTTTTGGAGTTTCCTCGCGGCGTGGTATTTGTCCCGCTTGTCAAAAAACCTGGTCAGATTGTCCAGGTCACTTTGGACACTTCGAACTCCCTTGTCCTTGTTTTCATATTGGATGGATGTACGAAGTCTTACAATGGCTTCGGAAAACCTGTGTTCATTGCGGCCATGTGTCCGATCAGAAAACGAATAAAAAAAAATGTATCAAATGCAATGGTGCTCCCTATCGATTTTTCAAAAAAAATTCAACCACCATTTGTGTCGAGACACCGACGAGTACAGTCCGCGAATTGATGGCCCCTGAAGCACATGCCATTCTTAGTCAAATCAAGTCCACCGATACTACTTTCCATCCATCCTCCTTGGTCTTAACAGTGTTGCCCATCCCACCCAATTGTGTTCGTCCTTCACCAACATTGGACGGTGAAGAAGTCCGAGGAGAAGACGATATTACACGTCGACTGCTGTATGTCATACGCATCGCGAATTCCTACAAAAAATCGTTAGAAGAGAATTCTACCGTGCGCTCACATGCTGCTGAACGTCTACAAGATGCACTACACATGTACATTGACCAAACAAGAATGTCCACCAAAGTAAAGAACACCCAAAAATCAATTTCAGAACGTTTACGTGGCAAAACAGGTCGTCTTCGAGGTACTCTGATGGGGAAAAGATGTAATTTTACGTCCCGGACAGTCATAACGGGGGATGCTATGCTCGACATGCGAGATGTCGGTGTGCCGAAACAAGTGGCTGAAACGCTGACCATAGTAGAGCATATTAATCGATTGAATTTCAATCGAATTAAGAAGATGATTCGTGAACAAGACTCAAAAATAAAATATGTCATACGCAAAGACGGAACACGACTGGATTTGAAAAGAACACGTGGTCAGGTTGACCTGCAAGTCGGATGGTCCATTGAACGCCAGCTAAAAGATGGTGACCTTGTTCTTTTCAATCGACAACCATCGTTACACAGAATGTCTATCATGTGCCATCGTGTTAAAATTATGTCAGAGGGAAAGACGTTTCGCCTCAATTTAAGTTGTACAACACCGTACAATGCTGATTTTGTAAGTTTTCCACCTATCTTTGTTCTTCCTGCGTAACAAAAACTAACCCACCTTTATTTTCAATATTCTCAGGACGGAGACGAAATGAACCTCCATGCGCTACAGACGCATGAGTCCAGAGCCGATGCTTTAGAACTAATGTCGGTCGCTAAAAACATTATTACACCACAATCCAACCGACCAGTGATGGGGATTGTGCAAGACTCGCTGTTGTCGTGTTACTTGTTGACACAACCCGATGTCTTGTTGGACAAATCTGAAATGTGCATGATGGCCATGTGGATCGAAGATTTTGTAATACCACCACCTACACATACTGCACCGGAACGATGGACAGGTCTCCAGTGTATATCCATGTTATTTCCTAAAGATTTCATTTGGAAAAATACAATTGTGAACGGCCAGGTGTTAAAGGGACCACTGGGAAAAAAGGCGCTTGGTCGCTCGCACGGTTCCATTATTCATCGTCTGTACAATGACTATGGTCCTGATAGAACATGTCAGTTTATTAACGAACTCCAACGTATTAATCATGTCTGGTTATCTGGACAGGGGTTTTCGATTGGTATTGGTGATATGCGTATTCAAAAAGAAACCGCTGAGGCTGTCCAACAAGCCTGTGCAAATGTGGGTGAACGGGCCGAACAACTCCGAATAGAGCACGGTGCAGAAGCAGAATCCAAAATCAATCGAATGTTGAATCAGACGCGTGACTCGATGGGACTCATTGCTAAAAACGCAATGTCCGACGATAATTCACTGGGTAGAATGGTGAGTTCGGGCTCCAAAGGGTCGATGGTCAACATTTTGCAAATCATGGCTTGTGTCGGGCAGCAAAATTGCCAAGGGAAACGCATTCAAGCAACCTTGGGCAACCGAACGTTGCCTATGTTTAAGCCCTTTGACGACACGCCGCGCGCGCGTGGGTTTGTCAAGCATTCTTATATTGACGGACTGACGCCAGACGAATACTGGAATCATACTGTGGGTGGACGCGAGGGGCTTGTCGATACAGCTGTCAAAACATCTGCTACCGGATATATCCAACGCAGGCTTGTCAAGTCGTTAGAATCTATACACGTGGCCAACGACACCTCTGTCCGCGATTCACAAAATCGTGTGATACAATTCTTATATGGTGAAGATGGCATCGATGGCATGTGTCACGAAATGGTCACGTGTTCCTTTGACAACCAGACAGAACCACCGAACGATAAAGATTGGCCCGAGTTGACAAACGCGTGGCACGATTACAAATATTTTGCACGTTGTCAATTGGGCGAAAAATGGGCGGTTCCTATACCATGCGGAAGGCTCATAAAAAAATACAAGTCAGAACCCATTGCTAACGCGACCGAAACTAGACGCATCATTACACCTCTGTTACATCTTCTTCAACACAACCAATTGTACTACATATATGCTCTAAGCACGTTGACCAAACACACCTGCAATGCACAATCTCTACAAAACGTCATTGATATTTTGACTCAAAAATGGCACAGTTCAATTGTTGCACCTGGTGAAATGGTTGGAACGATTGCTGCACAGTCTGTGGGAGAACCAACCACACAACTGACTTTAAATACCTTCCACCAGGCTGGGAATTCTGCCAAAAATGTCACACTCGGTCTACCCAGGCTCGAAGAACTCATCAATGCCTCATCAAAAATGAAAACACCGGTCCTGACTGTCCATGCAGATACAGTCCTCCGGCCTGAAAATGCCTGGCGTCTGAAAACAGAACTTCAAAAAACAACCCTGCAAGATATTATTCTCAAACATACCTTTGAATTAGACAAGCATGTCCTCAATGAATATTTACAATTACCAGACAATAAACGATGGAATCTGAAGAAACTGCCCAAAAAGGTACTTTCTTGTACTCTTGACCGTAAAAAAATGATTCAACGAGGACTGACGATTTATGAAGTGGTAACAAGGCTCAGAGACAGTGCAAAAAATATGTACTATGCATACAGCGACAATGCCATTGGACCCGTCACTCTTTTGGCACGACCCAAAAAAATTGCCACCTTCTATCAACATGTCAAATCACTCTTTGATACCACGATCAAAGGCTCGTCCAAAATACCCTCTGTATCTGTACGCACAGAAGGAAACGAATTTGTCATTGATACAGAAGGTATTGACCTCGGTCACGTCCATTCTATCAACGCTATTGAACACAAACGCATCCAATGTAACGACATATTTGCGATTAAAAATACGTTTGGGATAGAAGCGGCACGAGCGGCACTACTCAACGAAATCCACAGCGTCGTATCTTTTGATGGTTCCTATGTTAACATGCGACACCTTATGATTATTGTCGACTGGATGACATGGGCTGGTGGTATTACAGCCTTAAACAGACACGGTGTCAAAAAAATGATGGAAGGCGCCACACCTGTCAAGCGGGCTACGTTCGAACAACCAGTAGAAATTTTACATAACGCAGCTGTCAAAGGTCTACAGGACGAACTAAACGGTGTTTCCGAACAACTTCTCGTTGGGAAAATGCCTGTGTGTGGTTCACATTTTAATAGCACGATTGTCGAGAAAAAGTACCAAGAAATGTGGGACAATGATACTTGGCAACCAGAGGAAGCCATTGTACAGACGGAAGATTTATTTGACGAATGGTCTGCACAAGCGGGACCCTCAGATTGGGAATCTCACACTACATTCGCAGAGACTCGTACAACTGTTAGTCTCGTTCAGCAACCAGCATGGCAGCAACCACAGCAACCAGCATGGCAGCAACCACAGCAACCAGCATGGCAGCAACCACAGCAACCAGCATGGCAGCAACCACAGCAACCAGCATGGCAGCAATCTCAACAACCAGCATGGCAGCAATCTCAACAACCATTGACATCTACCCTCCAAACTAGCCCGACGTACTCACCCGCAAGTCCAGCGTACTCACCCACGAGTCCAGCGTACTCACCCACGAGTCCAACGTACTCACCCACGAGTCCAACGTACTCACCCACGAGTCCGGCGTACTCACCCACGAGTCCGGCGTACTCACCCACGAGTCCAACGTACTCACCCACAACGTACTCACCCACGAGTCCGGCGTACTCACCCACAGCGTACTCACCCACAGCGTACTCACCCACGAGTCCAACGTACTCACCCACAGCGTACTCACCTACGAGTCCGACTGGTTCGGCTTATCAATCTTCAGTGGAAGAGAATTCTCCAAAACGACAGAAAAAATCGGTAACGCCGTTAGGTAATGACGATGAAAGTCCGCCTAAACGTAGAAAAAGAATATAAATATCACCACCAAAAAGAGATAAATGGTAAAAATGTGTGATGAAAAGGTATTAAATTGGTGTGGCCGAATTACGTTGTTATTGTCCATATGTGGAATATTGTGTGTCATGATGTTTCAAATATGGTCCTATTATTACTCGTTGGTAACACAGATGGATGAAATGATTCTAGAATCTCCACAAGTGCATGGTGTTCTAGACATGTGTGAAGGCGTAGTCAACCGTGCTTGGAACATTAATGACTGTGTCAGGGGTGTCTGTGTTGTTGACAACATACAACAGAATTTATTTATAGATGTGAGAGGAAACGCCAATGTTAGTGTTAATGTGACATCTTTAATAATTGAACCACCGTTAGCATGTGTCCGTATAATGTTGTGGATATTACCATGGTAAAAGTATGCTTCAAAAAATGTTATGAAATTTTGTGGATTTGGTGATTATAAATGAAACCAAATATATAACTTCTAACTAGTTGTGTGTATGGAGCATGAAATTGCTGCCTTAGAAATGGTGGTCTTATTAGTTTTATTATTGTGTGTTATTGTATGGGAAACAATTGAAAAAGTCAATTGTATTCCAAGTTCTGTAGTTGCAGTGTGTTTGGGTATGATAGTAGCTCTGTGCTCGGATTCCATTGATACACCCTTTGTCTTTGCACCAGAGCTGTTTTTGTATTTATTATTGCCGGTCATTTTATTGAATTCGTCTTTTAAATTTCGACCGGAATCTCTTCGTCGGACGTGGTTAAGTAGCATGGTCTTTGCTTGGCTTGGTACCTTAATTACAATTGTACTCATTGCATGGGGTATAATAACATGGACATTTATGTTTGGAATCCAAATGACATTTGTCGACTCGCTCTTGATTGCATCGTTGTTGGCACCGACGGATACGGTTGCAACGTTAATGTTATCCAGGTCGTTGGATGATAAATTTATCGCGGAAGTCATGGAAAACGAAGCCGTTCTGAATGATGCAATCTCCATCGTCTTAGTTCGTCTGTTTGCTACGATGTCCGTGGACCATCAACAATTGAATCGTTGGGTGCCAGTGCGTGCGGTTGGTCTTTCTGTGTTGTTTATGATTGCGTCTGCAATTGTCGGCATAGGTTGCGCATTTGTGATGAAAAAATTTCAGGTTGAGAAGGCATCTGTACATTTTATCGTTGCGTTGATTGTGTATGGGAGTTGTGAGTTGGTGGGTATTTCGGGCATTGTGGGACTGTTTGCATATGGTTCCATGGTACAACCACCAACTATCGTTCTTGATACGCTCGACAATGTGTCTGATATTGTGGAGGCTTATGTCTATTTAACAATTGGACTGGCAATTCGTTCGTACACCACATCTTTGATAGCTGTCTCTGTGTTGATTTTAGTTTCTTGTATTGTGAGTCGTGTGCTCGTTGTCTTTAGTTTGGGTGGATGTCTTCGTTGCTGTGGTGTGAAGCAGTGGACAGTACCGTCGTTGTTATTTTTTTCAATGTGTGGCATCCGTGGCGCGATTTCTTTTGCGTTATGTATGGGATTACGGTCTGAATGGCATGATTTTATCCAATCCACTACTTTTATAGTGATTGTCTCTACGATTGTCTCAATGGGTACGTTACAAAAGTGTATGCATGGACTATTACTAGAACCGTATAAAGGACGTTTACCTTCTCCATAGTATTCAACTATTTAAAGAACGTATGAATCTGTATAATGTATAATTCGTTTACAAGTTTATTTTCTAACATCTGGGAATCGCTTGACGACGTGTTTATTTGTGTCACTGTTGCCATTGTGTTGCAGTTATTATCAAAATGGCTACATTGGTGCTTGCACTCGTACTTCCGTCTGACTACTTATGTGTCAGATGTGGTTGATTTTCTATTTGTCGCAACATTTACGACGTTTCTCCTGATTCATTTATTTGGCCCTGATATCGCTATTTCTTTGTTTAGTGGGTTTTCCATTGGGATGGGGTATGCATTTCAACCTTTCATCATATCGTTGTTTAGTGGTGTGTATAGTCAGGCCCGTATTAGTCGTGGCGACAAAATTTTGTTGAATAATAAACCTATGACTGTGGAAGCCGTCTCTTTACTTCACATCTGTGTCCGCGATGGTCCAATGGTGACGTATGTACCACATGCGTTCTTCCAAACGTCGCCACTGACCATAGTTCACAGTTCTTGACGGAACAGAGTGCCGTTCATCAGAGTGGCGACAGAGTCTTTGAGAGAAATCTCCCATTCTGGTAAACGGTGAATTTGAGTTGCAATCCAAATGACTGCCCATAAATATGTGGTGGTCATGATTTTACAACTGATCAAACATAGTTGTCTCATATTCTTAAATGCAACGTGTGTTATCAGGAACAGTAAAAACCATGTCAAAATGAGTGCAATCGATTCATACATCTTGTTGTTCTACACCGACATAAGTATGATCATGCGAAAATCCAATAACACTATCTACAATAATAACGACGAGTGTCATAATTTGTACACCCAAGATAGATTCACTCCACCCTATCGATGTTAATATGTCTGTCTTGAACAGTATAGAAGCAATCAATAGTGCGATGGAAACAGCAAAGGTACTGGATATCCGCCAGAGATGTCGACATCGTCGTTCATTGTCGGTCTGGTATGTGCACATATAAAGCAAATAACCAACATTGACGACTACAAGTACCGCGCACATGACAATATAGATGATAATTGCTTCTGAGGATGTATTATTAAAGGCGGAAGAGACGACAACCACGGATATAAGACTCCAAATGTACCAATGCAGACCTGGCTCTGTGATTCTGTCTGAATGAGACACCACGCACCAAAAAATGGACGCTATAAAGGATATGGTCGTGATACATAGATTGAGAGTGAGGTCTGAAATATATTGTTCGGTAAAAAATATAAGACTGAGTAAAATGGCCACGGACCAAGCTGCTATCCAGAGTAGAACTTTTGTATATTTCGCGACTCCTTCGTACACTAATAGTAGTGCACCAATGATAATAAATGCGATGGCAGTGGCCAACACCGATGTTCTTGCTATTGGTGATAGTTCAAGGTGAGTCATCAGAGTGTATGAGAAAATAAGAGACCACAGAATAGAAATCCATACAATTGAATGACAACGAAACATTTAAACAAAAAAAAAGCTTTATATATAGATAATATTTACAAATACATGTTTCGTGGTGGTGTTGGTGCAGTGAACACTTTTGCATGCTGTACAAATGTTTTGAATCCTTCTTCAATGTCTTGAAGTTCTAATATTTTCTGACACTTTTTTGGGAATTGACGCACAATGGAAGCTTGTTTACTGTGGAATATCAATTGGTGCGTGGAGCCGCCTCCATGTGGAAGTTGTTTATGTACACGGTGAAAAAATTCTTTGATTGCGACTTTGTCTTTTTTGTCAGTTTTCCATTTGAATTCTTTTAATTGTTTCCGAAACACAGAGTCGATCATGGTGGCGGGTGGAGATTTAAATCTATATACATAGCCAAATCTTCGCTCGAGTCCTGCGTTATGGGTAAACAGTCGTTTCATGTCGTTCTCGTACCCTGCCATAATAAATATCACTTGTTTCTCAACGTTAGACATTGCTTCGACGATTTCTGTCAGGACTTCGCGACCATACATATCATCACCATCATTGGACGAAATGATGGAGTACGCCTCGTCAATAAAAATGACGCCGCCTTTCGCGGATTCAATCAGTTTTTTAGCTTTTGCCACGGAATGTCCTTGGTATTTACCTACCCAATCCGAACGTTTCGTGATTTTATAACGGCGTTTGTCGATGATGCCGAGTGCGTCCCACACATCAACAAGTAAAGATGCAAAAGTTGTTTTCCCAGAGCCTGGTTTTCCTAGCAGCAACGTATGGACAAAGTGTCCATTGAGACATTCCATACGTTCTCGACATTTTTTCACAAAAGTCGGGTCTTCTTCTTCCAATTCGTCATCGGAAGAGTCTTCTTGTTGTTGCAAAGAATGTGTGAGAAGTGCAATGAGTGCCATCTTAGCCAAGCCATCCTCTGGAGGTTGATAGTCGTCGTCGTCGTCGTCGTCGTCGTCGTCGGTCGACATGGACAACGTTCTTCGCCTTTTTTTTCGGTGGTCGGAAGCTTTTCTCTTTGAGCGTCGCAATTCGGTGACCTTGCATTGTGAAATAAAAAAAAGCACCATCTTGGCGATCGTCTCTTTAATATCATTATGTCCAACGAAATCTGACATCGCTTTGAGGGCGGGCACCAACTTTGGATATTTAGTTTGGTGATTTTTAATATAGGATTTTAACCGGTTAAATTGCACAGACATGGTTGACATATTGTTTGTGGTTCTATATAATTCATAAATGATGATTCATATATGTCATACTTAATATAAAATTTAAATCAAAAAAAATCCAATTTTTTTATTGTGCACCAATTGTCCATGAATCATGAACTCTAGTACGTATATGTAGTTTTAAAAATCAGCATCTAAGTTGAATGAACTTTGACCGACGTTGTTTCCTACCCCTGCCATTGTATACTCTGCTACCCTGGCCTCAAAGAAGTTTGTTTTGGCGTCGATTGATATCATTTCCATGAATGCAAGCGGTTGGGACGCATTCCATGGTTTTTCATGGGACCCATTAAGCATTGAAAGGAGACGTTCGGCACAGTGACGTACATACTCGACAACTTGTTCTGTGGCAAGTCCCGTTAAATTTTGTGGTAGTGCCTTGCGAATAAATTGTTCTTCAATGAGCACAGCCTCTTTCAGAATGTCGACAGCTGTTTGGGGATTAAGAGGAGGGTCCAACATGTTTAACATTTCGATACCAAATTTTGCATGCAAAGACTCATCACGCTGAATTAATTCGTTCGAAAATGTGAGTCCTTTGCATTTGTTCTTGGTCCTGAGCCAATACAGCGAAGCAAAGGACGCTGCAAAGAGAACACCTTCGAAGATGCAGAACGCCCAGAGTCGCTCCTCGAAGGGACGTTCGCGTTGCATGTATTTGTCGGCAAAACTACCTTTCGCTTGTATTGTGGGTTCGGTGGCCAGAGCACTGAAGAGATGTTGTTTTTGCTCCGCTGGTACAAACTTTTCCAGAGCTGTCGCATATGTCTCCGAATGAATGGTTTCAATATAGGCTTGTAATGTGTAAAACGTACGACATTCTGCAACAGTGACTTCAGACATGAATTGGTCCATCAGATTATCAATGACAAGCATGTCCGACGACGCAAAAAAAGCGATAATGTGCAACAAAAAGTCTTGTGCCGATGCCTCCAATGTATCCCAATCCTTTTTGTCATTGTCCCAGAGAATTTCCTCGGTTGTCCACATCACAGACTGTTGTTCCTTAAAGATGGCCCACAAATTAGGATGGCGAATGGGTTTCAGAACATATCTTTTTTGTGACTCTGCTGTAAAAAAAGACATTTTCATTAAGAAAAAAGTCTATATATATGGCATTTCACAAAAAAAGAAAAGAATGTGTCAACCAGACGAATGGATTATGGGCCTCTGGTTGGTTGTCTCTGGCATTGTCCTCTCTGTCTCTGGTTGTGTTTCAATATTGATTGTCGGACCTGTTCTGCGTACCTGACGCCATCGTCTCATGTAGTGTTGTTGGCATAATTGTTTTGAAAAAGTTCGTCGTGAACATTGTAGACAAGAGCGTCCAATAAAATGTTTGAAACATTTCCCATTCATATATACACATTGTCGACATTCTGAACATAGTTGTTTCGCGACAAAGACTTTTTTACGATAATGATATTGACATACTTGTTTACAAAAAGAAGGTTGTTTGCAGGCTTTTACTAGACAGCGGACATTGGCAGCACGATAATGATTTCTACACAAAGTGAGGGCAAAAATAGGGTTAATACAACGTTTCCACGTACAATGGTAGCGTTGAGCACGGGCTTCTTTCCAATGTTGGTAGCACAAACCCCGTCTGTGAATTGGTTCCGAACACTTTAAACACATAAGTAAAATTAAGAGTTTTATTTAAATAGGTTATTTTATTTACTCCTCAGTGGTTTCGCCAGAAGGAAACTGGTAATTCATCTGGAGTTCCACACATACTTTGTACATTCCTTCGGTTCCGTCGGGATGCGCGTCCACGTAATGAGCTGTTGGTTTACTCGTGAACTTGGCGCGGACATCGTTCAAATTAGTGAAGGGCATACGTGCCAGGACATGAGACTGGAGGTCATTGATAACACGGTCAAAAACATGGGCAGGAACTTGGACATATTTACCATTGAAACGAGCCTCAGAATCGACATTAATACCAAGCTGCTCCCAGTTCTGGCGGATGACAGAGAGAACAACATGGTCCTGCGAGACAAGGTAGTACTGCTCACCTGGGAACGCAACAACACCGTCGTAGAGATTCTCACTGGAACAGTTGCCGTATTGTTCAATGTAACGGTCGGAGGCAATCTCATTCGGCTCGTAGACATTCAATTCGGAACGAGATTTCTCGTACGGCATCACAGCCAACAAGTTGCGGTAACCATGGGCATCCTTGGCCGTTGCCTCAGTGCCAAAATCGGTTTTCATAGGTGTGTGCAACCATCCCTCGTTATTCTTGATTGCAGGCTCTTCTTTCGAAGAATTGTACAAGTTCAGTGCAAAAGTCACTGGCTCAGAGCAATCAGAGTAGATGGACTTGACATTGATCGAGGTGAGGATACCCTTCTGCACATCCACATCATCGACACCAGCGGCAAACACATGCGAAGCGTTGGCCAACTGGACAATAACACCGTGCTCCATCTGTTTGGCTGTGGCATTGGCCTCAAAGACAACTCTTGTGGTGTATGTTTCCTTGGGTTGCTCGGGACCAGTGGCGGCGGCCAACGTGGCCTGAAGTGGTTTTTCCTTGGATTCAGTAGAAGCTAATTTGGTGGCATCTGGACGTTGGATTTTAGACATTTTATGATTAACATTTCGAGCCCTTATATAAGTGACAAAAGTTAATTGATGCAGTAGAGAAGTCAGAAGAAATCTGAACAAGGTGTGAATATGAGCATTGATAGTTGAGATATTCAAATCAAAACAGAAATGTTTGCAACACTAGAAAAAGCGATTGCAAACCAGTCGGACTATATCATAGCAGAAGATATTTCGACCTCGGGTCAAAAACATTTTTACACGGGGACTTTAGAACAACTGCAGCTGTTGTACGACAGGAAAGAAACACATCATTGGTACGAATGTCTGAGGGAACATCGTCCATCACGACTATTTTTAGATGTAGATTCCACGGTGCCAGTGGACATACTCCACATAGTAGCGGTTCTCAAAACTTGTTTGCACGAAAAATTCAAAATGGCAGAACCAGTCATAGAAATTCTTAACTCTTCCGGTACAAACAAGTACTCGTGGCATCTGATTGTCACCAATGTCATTCTCGAAAACGTCTATCATGTCGGTGCCTTTGTTCGGCGTCTAGTTTTATACATGCAAGACGACCCCATGGCATCTACCATCGATACTGCAGTGTACACGAGAAATAGAATGTTTCGACTTCCAGGTTCAAGTAAACTGGGTTCTACACGCGTGTTACAGTCCGACAAACAATGGTGGGAGTTATTGGTACAAGTGCCTTGTCGTCACCCTTTGGTCTGTTTAGAAATAGACGAGTCGGTGCCTGTCTCGACGTCTCAAAAACCACAAGAATTATTTTACATAGTGAATGAGACATGGACACGCAGGTCTCCTTACTGCTCCCTGTCGAGCTCCTTGAACCAGAATACGTTTTTGTCTCCCATATTTGATTGGCTTGACAAATACGAACATGCACAAATCATTCGACACAAAATCAAATTATTGGAGACTGGATTTTATGTCGTGCCAGCAAAATCAAGAAAATGCTATATCGCCAACAGGACACATAAAGGAAATGCAATCTGGTATATGATTGATATGACGTCCAGAAAAATATACCAACGATGTTTAGATGATGATTGTGGTAAACGTCGACATTTAATGACTGTGACTTCCACTGTATGGAACAAATGGTCACAGGCGTGCATGTATCATGAACCACCACCAAACAACAAAAATACCCTATATAGTAAACCTTATTAAATGAAAATGTCTATCGCTGTTGTTAAGTCCTCAAATATCTCTACTAACTCTGAAATAAATTCAGCTTTGGAAGTCGTGATGGCACGACTCAACCAACAATCCGAACACGTGAAATCCGTCACTCTTCTTTCTAACTTTTCTGTCGATAAAGAAGCTGCCTTTCTTAACAAATTGCCCGTAGTGGTACAAGGTTTGGTTGTTCAACTAAACAAAGAATATACATTCAGCCCTGAAGACGCATCTTGGTTTCATCCAGATGTTGTGCGCGGGCGTTCCGTTTTTAGCTTGGAAGCACCAGTCGCAAAAAGTGTTCTACAAGCACTGGCACTGGAACATGGAAACAACTCCGTCGGTAGCTATCAAAATTCAACCACGGACGAATTTGGCTGTGAACAAGTTGAAAACCGTCTCATTGTCAACACTTCGGCCAAGAGTCTCCTTACAGACAAGTTTACGCACTGGTTGGAAACCGGGATCACTGCAGGAGATTTAGACACACAGTGGAAACGAATGAATTTCGATGGTACACACTCGATTGTCACCAAGGCGGAAAACCTACGTCACGCAATAGCCAACCGTGTCTCCAAGTCTGCGAAATTGATTCACTCAGATACCACACATTCAATCTTGTCTGATTTACAAAGTGTGTACGTTGCCAACGCCGCAGTTCGCACCTCCGACCAGATTCTAGTGAAATCGTCGGCACTCGGTGGATATCGCGTCTACAGAACCGGTTCCACTACACGAAAATTCTTCCCATCCAATCTTGGGGTTTCGTCAGAGTTTTACGCGTGGGACGACCTTTCCACACAAAATTGTGACCGTATTGTACGCACGTGCAGCTGGAATGGTGAACTGTCGTGGAATGCACAAGTCATGCAGCCACCCGCAGTCAAAGATATCAAAGCGATGGAAGAATCGCTCAGTATTACGCTGGACGACACACTTAAAATGCGCCACTGTGCATTTTCGGCGTCGGATGATATTTGTGACAGTCTGTCACCAGGAGATGTTCTGAAACTCACACCAACACAGAGTCAGTCACCCAACGCATCCACTACGATTAGCGCACCGCTCACCATGCAACATCCCGTGCTGCAAAAATTGCTCAACAATATCGAAAGTGTTCAGGCAAAATTTGCCGATTTTCAACTCTTTAATTCCAAATATATTACTAATGGACGTCTTAATATTCCTAGAAAAGTATACGAACACATATTATAAATAATCTTTATTTTTATCTACGAGGCCGTGTCCATAACGCGTACTCTTGATCTCCACATGCACATCGTATACTACGTAATACCGCAGACTGTTCCTGGTGTAAACGTCCAAACGTTCTATCACGGACATTTGGTCGCATTGAAAATAACAAAGACGACAGTCCCATGCGAATTGACACCAAACGTGCGAATAGAGTGGCGTAACATTCTGTTTCGACCAACATTTTGAGCGTCGCGTCTGAAAAACCACGATTCACAATAGACTGCGCTTCCTTGATATGACCATACACGTCCGGTGACAGATAAATCACACCTGATATTTCAGGCTCTTGCATCCAGTGCTTAGAGGCGTCCGGCGCCACGACAGCACAAAGGTTATCAATGTCTTGCGTGGCTCGTCCGCCACCAGTGGACGACACCAATTTTCCTAAACGTCGTGAAGCAAAGGCCGCCACCAGCATTAAAAACTTGTAACCAGGGTCTTCACGTATTTTCTCTTCCAACCCAAGCCCACGTTGAAAATCTCTGATGTCCCTATCTTCGACGCCTCCATCCGCCGCACGAATGCGCTGATCTTGTTTTTGTTTTTGTATCGCGGGAAACTGCTCTTGATCCAGAACGCGAATAGACGTCTCGTTATTTTCCAAACCTTCGGCAGGTTCAAACGTAACTTCATGTTCGTCCCAAGATTCCATTTGTCGTGGAGCATGTGTCAATATATACTGTTAATCGACATGTTCGACTCGACGATTTTGTAATAAACTTGGCAATGTCATGTGTGTAAACATACGGTCTCGCTGATATTCCACCCACTTGAAATACACCATCATTCCCATGATAGAGAATCCAATGGCAAACCAATGGATATTTGCCCAGAGCCAATCCAGCCCCTTTGTACAGCGCCCGTGGCCACACGGATACCAATCATTCAAAATATCATACATTGCCGCTTCCGTCGGACTTTCATTACGAATATGTTCCGCCTTTTCACACAAATTAAACGTTCCCAACTGGGCACGCGTAATCGGATCCGCACAGACGTCGGAATTTAAATACACTATCGATTCAGAATGCTTTCGGGCTCTTTCCACGCGATAGCGATTAAAATTACGCACTTGCATCACTATAGTAATAATAACAAATGTACTACTTAGCCAACGCGCATACATCATTCATAAAAGAACAAACAATATTTATACTAATTCAACTAACGCTGCTAATTTGAATCCACTTTCGTCATATATTTGTGCCACACTGACTGTTCTGGTTTCACCTGTACTTTGCCGACTCAGCTTAATTTCACCGTCGTGTGGCAGCGGAGGGTTACCATCCATCTGCCACAAAATAAAGACAAGTCTGCGGAACTCATCCCATTGTGCACTGTCCATCCACGCGCGGATAGAGTCTGACACCGGAAAATCTTCTTGGAACAACCACACACGACCGTCGCTGTCCAGCCAATTTTTAGGATGCTTCACCATAAACGGTTGTCTTGGAAATTTCATTTAATTTGGAGACTCTGGCTTTATAGTATTTTCCAACGCGGACATTCGCAAATCTATATTGTCCACACGCTCCTTCAAATAGACACCATTTTCATACTGATTCTGAGTCACATCCATCACATCCAACTCAAGTGCGTTAATGCGACCCGTAACATCATTAACAGTACTGTCTACACGATTCAGCATTCCGTGAGCAAAACGACTCAACAGTACCTGAGACGTCTGATTACAGTAGGTCATGTTCAACTCCAGTGCTTGAATGCGTGCTGTCAATTTTTGGATGACATGATGGTGTGTGTAAAATAATAATATGGTGCAACAAATAAACCACTGGAACATTTTTTTCGTTTACGGTTCCATGTTTAATAATACGCTTATTCTATACTTATTTGTTTGGACCTAACAGGTTGTGGACGGAGACCGCGTCGTCGGATGGCACGCACTGCTAACTGCCACATATTCTTGCTTTTGTTGGTAGCACGCTGAACACAAGCACGCTGAACACAAGCACGCTGAACACAAGCGCGCTGAACACAAGCACGCTGAACACAAGCACCCTTGACCATTAATCTCAAGTGGTCGGTGGAATCCCTGTAAATTAAATTATTTTTTTAATTCAATTTAAACTTAATTCCAATTAAATTATTTTTTTAATTCAATTTAAACTTAATTCCAATTAAATTTTTGAGAGTTTTCAATTTCAATAAAATCAGTATCCCCAGAAATTGTAGGCAGTCTTTGCCAAGAAATTCAGGAAGGCACCTTTGCCAAAAAATTCCCGGGTCTTTGGCAACAAATTCTTTATATCACAAGTATATAAGCGTACTGTAGGTGATCAGCTATGTACAAACAGGTAAAAATTAATGGATATGAGACTCCTCAGAACACGTCTTTGTCGGGTGATGTTTAAGCCAAAGGAGGTAAATCAAATTGCAACTCCTGAATCTCTTTTCGGTCGCGTCTCACACGTGCCATAGATGAATTTTCCAAACATTTATATGCTATACATACGACTGTGAATACGACTAAAATAACGATGAAGATAATGAGCGCTGACATATTATTATTTATGACACCCGCTTTATATACAACTAATTCACATGGACGAAGTATATAAGCGTACTGTAGGTGAGTCTTGACTCATCAGAGGAAGAATTTGACTCATCAGAGGTAGTATCTGGGGAAGATGAATTTTAAAACTACATAAAGAATTTTCTATTTGTTTGTCAAAAATCCTGTATAAACTGTATTTGTATGAACAAAAATGGCCGATGATTGGGACTTACCAGACAATGGAGAAATTAACAGTGATCCGGAAGACGTTACCTTAAAACCAAAAGTTTTGCCCAAATTAAAACCCTCAAAAAAAAGTCCAAAAAAACGTCCACCCTTTAATTCTATTTTCGAATGTACTTATCCTTCAAAAGAATGGGAAATAATTCAAATTTTACCTGTTACTGGTAAACCACCTCAAGATGTACACTACGAACTTGTGAAGGACGGTCAATATTTTAAATTACAAGTTGTGGTGGGAATTGAAATACAATGTTATTGGTTATGTACGGAAATTGAACCCGGTGTATTTGACGCTTGGTGGTATGAATGTGAACGTGTCATATTTGGCAGTCGTTTTTTTAATCCATTTACAGGTGAAAATGGTGATGGTATATTTGGTCCGACAGTGTATGGGGACATTGTGTTTGGTCACAAGTGGGAGTTTGTGACTCCTCGATTTAAACAGCATATACAAATGTTATAATTTTTTTGCAAAACCATACTTGCTATTTAAAAAAAGAGGGAGGGTCTGTATTCCATAAGTGGGACAGCATCCGTGACATAGACAATATACTCTGATAAACCACACGTATTGTGTCCTCTTTCTAAATAAATATACCCGTCCACTCCCCAATCTGTCCCCCAGGAATTTTTGACAATCCATGTATTTTCGGTATACCCTACAATCGTAACGGCATGGTCAATTTTCGTGTCGCACAAATCGTGTGTAAACGTCCCACCGATATAATTATCCCAATTCCTTGAATCAACGCCAATTGTTACGGGCCCATACGCATGTAGGAGCCATTCTAATTCATTTTCAGCATTTTTCTGGCGTCCAATAACTTTCCAGTTCAGAACACTCACATGTGAATACATATCGTGTCTTGGACATGCATCCATGCCCCAAAAATATGGTCCGTCATTTTCCGAGACAACCGAACGTTTCATGGCATATTCAAATACATACTCCATAAGACCACCCTCACAGCCATCATTTGTATTTTCCGCAGTGGACGAACAATCCAGAAGATGTTCGACCGATAAAGGTTCCGATTTCATGGACCAATATTCGAGTGTAGCTGTCGCTGCAAAGGCATAGCAAGCCCCGCAGGCTCCTTGTGTCCTCACTGGTGTTACATAAGATACCCCAGAGACATTTCTCCAGTCAATAGGTGGTAAAGATTTGGGCGCTCCTAAATGTACATGTATATTTTTCTCTTTGCGCAGATTTCCTTGATCATGAACATGTTTCAGAAAATATTTATTTTGAAGATGTTCGTGAGGAAACATATCGGAGCGTGATGTCCGGCCAAATATTCTGTTTTGGGATTGCTTTGCAATCACAATACGTTCACCGCGCAGTTTTATTTCGGAATGATTCAGATAACTTTTTGAGAAAGTCTCCATATACTCACAGATGTCCTTGTCATGTCCACTATTATAACACTCCGAAGCATTGAGTGCAATTACTTCTACACAACTAAGAAAGAACAAAAGATACCCAAGCATTTTAAATATAAATTAACGCTTTATACTCTATAATTATTTAATGAAAAGTCGATACCAAGCTGGTTTGACCATTAATCTCAGTGGTCGGTCACAGCCAAACGTTAGGGCTAAAATATTACACGTGTGGACGTTATTTTATTAAAGTAAATGTCGCCAATAGTCACCACCGATAGCTGACAAACGTTTGGCTGTGCCTTTCCAGGATGTAGGGCGACTCTTTTCACACCTAATTGTTGTAATAATGCAAACGGTTGTTCAAAATGTGATTGCAGCGACATGTCCCAGAAGACAACCTCCGTTCCGTAGCGTATTTCTGTGCGACCACCTATGGTCAGATGCATGTTTCTCAGTGCGAGAACCATCGTATGGAGACGCGTTGCATCGACCGTGTCTAATCGAAACACAATCTCAAAGTTGATATATCCACCGACCACAGCAATAAATGTCTCAAATGGAAGTATATTCGGAACCCATATATTAGCTTCACGTAAAGTTGTTAGGCCATTCCAGCGTGAATAGTCCTCTCTCCATCCACAACAGGCAGAACAGACATCCGCCTGAATAAAGGTGCAACATTTGGAACAACAATGTGGGTCAGTGTGAGCTGTCCGGTCGTACGGTTCTTCCCAGCGGATACCCAAGCCGTCACGAGCGGCACCAACAAACAATACTCGTAAAATTGCACCTGGCGCCAACCATTTTGCAGCACCACTGACACTGTTCACGTCAAATGCACGCTTTTGGACGGTTCTGTTTGGTACCAACTTGTGAAACTTTATCCGTGAAATGACATGGTTTTGAGAAGGACGATCAAAGACACTGCGTAATTCTTCATAATTTTCAATTATCTCGACGCTTGGTGGATCAAAACAAACAACTTCCGCAATATTTAGTACACTAGACGACGGTTGGCCACTATCTCCTGCATTCCCGTGACTTCCAGTAGCAAACCATGACCCAATTGTGATATCGTCTTGGCTGGGATGGGAAGGAAATGTGAGTCCTTGTTTCTTATAAAAATATACTACCTCTTGGATAGTCGTACCACCTCCCCACCACCCGTCCATGGTCCGTCCCCTAAAATTTCGCATAGACAGAACAGGCGCTTTTGCAGTTCTGCGCTGGAGGAAAAAACCCCATCCAGAACCAGTAATCGTAGGACGCTGGCCACGAAAGAGTTGTAACAACTCCAACGACGAACATAATGATGGGGCACTTGGCCATGCTCCCGTCCTTACCGCGATTCTGACAGACTTTAGTCGCATTGCTATGGCCAAACAAGCTGCACAGAAAGCGATAATCCAGTAATGAAAAACTGCGAGGATAATTGCAGCAGGAATTAGCGCAATTGCGATAGACCAAAATAGTACAAAATACTGCATTTGTTATAATAGTCCGCCATATATACGAAAAAATATTAAACACTCGTACAAAATGTTTGAACTTTCCACTCATTACACCGATGCTGTTTTCTCTTCCGACGAAGAGTCATTTTGCTCGAATGCTTTCACGTATTGGTGGTACTCGGCTTTGGCCATGCTTCACCTTAAATTAAATTAAACTTGTTGGCATTTTTTATCTTTGCCGGCAAATATTGGAGACAGTTTTAATTTGAATTAAATTAAACTTGTTGGCATTTGTTATTTGCCAGCAAATATTGGAGACATTTTTAATTTGAATTAAATTAAACTTGTTGGCATTTTTTATCTTTGTCGGCAAATATTGGAGGCATTTTTAATTTGAATTAAATTAAACTTGTTGGCATTTGTTATTTGCCAGCAAATATTGGAGACAGTTTTAATTTGAATTAAATTAAACTTGTTGGCATTTGTTATTTGCCAGCAAATATTGGAGACATTTTTAATTTGAATAAAATTAAACTTGCCATTGTTTGGTCACGTAGATCCTAAACTATAAAAACAAATTTTAAAATAAAGTTGGTGTTTTTATTTATACCATTTGGGACGATAATCACTATGTTTTCCCTTACTTTTTATGACTGTGAAAAGACCGCTTTTAACAACACCTCCCTCTTCCGATACATAATTATCACTAGGCATTTCAGTCACTTTGAATCCCAACTCCCAATCACTAAGTTCAAATTCACTACGTTTTAGTTGAGAGAGAGTAAAGTCATTGTCATTGGGCACAAGAATAGTCACATAAATATGAGATTTACGCACACGTGTATAGTCCCCACGTCCCGTGTTATCGATTTGAGGCCTTTTTTCAGTCACGTGTGTCTTATTATCTCCCCAACTTTCGCCTGGAATAAAATAGTTGTGTGGTATTCGAATGCGTTGTATTCCACTGTAATGTTGGAGCATAATATTCGACGCAAATTGTATCGCTTTTCGTTCTGTATCCAATTCGACTGTTCTCGTCTTTTTTTTATTTTCCTTTTCAAGTTGTTCTTGTTCCCACTTTGCATCTGCCTCTTTTCTTTCTTCTTCTTCTCTTTCTTTGTCCTCGATTTTCTTGCGAATTTCCTCTTGAGTAGGTGCAGAATCAAAAAAAATTTCATTTTTTCTCTCTTTACCAACTCTCCATTCATTTAACCACTCTTCATCTTCTTTGAGTTTGTATGTTGGAGCACGCCAAAGGTGTCGCGTTCCTTTAGCATTCTCTAATCCTTTCCTGAGATATCGTTGAACTGGAATTGTTTTCTTAGCGGTTAAAGTTCGAAACATTTTATTAACATTGACTATACTTATATATATACGGTAAAAAAAAACAAAAGTCAAAATTATTATTATAACCATTCAAGAACTTGGCATTTGTAATTTGCTGGCAAATATTGGAGACATTTTTAATTTGAATTAAATTAAACTTGTTGGCATTTGTAATTTGCTGGCAAATATTGGAGACATTTTTAATTTGAATTAAATTAAACTTGTTGGCATTTGTAATTTGCTGGCAAATATTGGAGACATTTTTAATTTGAATTAAATTAAACTTGTTGGCATTTGTAATTTGCTGGCAAATATTGGAGACATTTTTAATTTGAATTAAATTAAACTTGTTGGCATTTGTAATTTGAATTAAATTAAACATTGTAGATAGTTAGACAAATTCTGTTAAAATATAAGTTGTACTATGGGGGCCACTACTTTTGTGCTACTTCCTCCGATCACTGCCTTTTCAGCTGCCAATTGATTTAATAGCATTTGACGACGACCTTTCAACGCAGGAATACATGTGCTCCATGTCGCTCTGTCCCATGTTTGTTTTTTCTCGTGAGATGCATCGACGACAAACACTGTGTACCAATGATATAGTGGTGGAAAAGTCGAGTCGATATCAAGCAACACGTCACGTAATCCGGATCGTTTTAGATGTTTTGGTAATTGTTCAAAGAATTCATTGAACTTTGCTTCTGAAGCAAATCGATTTTTACCGAAGTCGATTTGCTTCAGTTGGTTTCGTAAGATCATGTAATTCCCCATATTCGGGTCTTTATTATACAACCCACATGTATCAAACATGAGTTGTACAAATGTATAAATACTGAGGGAACCTGCACCGAGTGCCTCGTTCAAATTACCCACACCAAACCTTTTTGATGATAATTTGCTGTTAAACCTGTATTCCGAACCTTCTGTTAGCACGCCGGGTAAGAGATATTTCTGACACTTTTCTGTAATCATGGCATGGGAGTTGGATGCTTTGACATCAGGAGCAAGTCCATGATAATACGCCCACCTTTGAAGTTCGGCTTCGATTTCAGGCTCCACATTGGAGTCGTCCGATGGACAAAATTTCTTTAATATCACAGGTTGCTCGTCATCGTCGATGTCAATAGTATAAATTTCGGAGTTTAAGCCTTTCTCAGACTCGTTCAATGCCATTTCACGCACGGTGATAACTTGTTGACACAGCAAGAAACGACAACATTTCAGACCACTACTGTCTTTCAAGGGCGGTTTTCCGTCTAAAACCGTCCACATATCAAGGATTTGTTCGTACCGACTCCCACATGACGTCTTTACATTGAACGGTGATGTAACAGGTCTCTGCCTTTTTAGTGGTCGCGACGTCATTATGTTGACAACTATTACTTTTATACTGGTGGTTGGTTGTGATCGAATTTTTTTCCGGTAATGTTGTGTTTGTAGTGACTATTGTTTTGTCTGGTGAGTCGACCTTTGATTTGGGGTTGTTTTCAAATATTGGCAGTGGTAACTGACTAGGGTCTGGCGATTGAAATGATGCAGAGTCTGCATCAAAGGTGGACGTGACCTTCTTTTCAAATATTGGCGGTGGTAACTGACTAGGATCTGGTGATTGAAATAATACAGACTCTGCATAAAAAGTAGACATTGTGTTGATATGTGGTCAATATGTATCTAATATATAGTCTCTAATATATAAGGAAAGCAGTGTTTTAATTCTGACTCTGCGTTGGTTGTCTCTGTCATGTAATAGTTTAACCAGGATGAGTGTGTGACAAGTGCAACGCGTTTTTCTCGTGGAATTGATGTCAAAAACATATCCAATTGATTTATACGGAGTTTGTTAGATAGCTTTTCGGGCCACTCCTGCTCTTCTGAGGGAATCATTGACCAACATACATGGGGAAACAGTTGTTCAAGTAAGGACAACGACGACCGTCGGTTACAGAGCTCTGTATGTTGTGGTATTTCTTTCAGACATTCTAGGGCCAACGTCGGTGTATCTGGGTACATAAGTGTACTAGTTTGGAGTGTACGTAGGAGAGGTGACACTAAAACGACGTCCACTAGAGGAGCATCAGCTTCCATCGCCTGTTGCATTCCATTTGACGTGAGCGTTGTATCTTCGAACTGTTCATAGACGTTGGGACCATAAGTTGTCGCCACAACGTTATGCAAGGCTTCTCCGTGTCGTATACCATATATTTGTCGTGCAGATGCTGCGAGACGTGTGTTGCGTAGAACGGACATTGAGTTGTTCAAAGGAAGCTTTTATACTCACGGTGGACCGTGCAAGTATTCCAAAATGTTATTTCTAGCAAAGGACACGTCAACGCGTGTTTGACGGTACACAGCAATGCAAAAAAAGTTGAAACGTAAATGGTTTTGATAACGGCACCATGCCAAACGCTTGAGAACTGTCAGACGTTTGATTTCTCTATATACTACTTTTTTGATGTCTTGTTCTCGCCTCACCGCTTTCAGAATGCGAGGCCATGTTTTAAAAAAACGTCTAAACGTCTGTAAACGACCAGAAGACATCTCTTCTTTGTACCACGAGTGGTACATGGAGAACAACTCCATTTGTTTCCTACAAGCTGTAGTATACTTGTTCATGTTGTACAGTATTTAAGTATCTGGTTTAAATATGAAATGTCGACAAAGTTGAACGAATGCACAAAAAATGAATTAGAAGACTTGGTACGGCACTTTTCAAGTACGGAAACGCCACGGGGTGGTCCTTCTAATGGCGAAACGCTTGCTGGCTACCTGAAACGTCTACGGATGTATATCCGTAAAGTGGCTAAGAGTGAAGACGAAATCAAAAATGCGATAAAAGAAATTTCACTTAATTTTAATTTAAATAAAAACCAAATAAAGTAGGACATATGTGTGTATGTGTATATCACTGTACGTAAATAAAAAAAAAAATGTCTTCTCGTCCTGCTCTCATTCCCCACAAAATTAAAGCACTATTCCACAATAAGAAAAGTTGCATTGATATTCGCGATGGAAAAGTTCATTCGATAAAAGCCAATACAAACAATCGCACTTGGTTTAATGAGGTGAACACTGAATCTGCCACGATTTCTATCAATCCGCGGACAACGCGTGAAAATCGTCTTGTATTAAAAGCCACAGAGCCGTTTCACGTGCTGAGTTTTGGCTGTGGTGCGGATACGTACTATTGGGGACGTTACAAATGTGCGCCACAACAGGATGCGAAACACTTGTTCAAGCTGGTTTACGTGGACGATGGTTCCTTAGAGGCTTGTTTGCCAGCAGGGGTGACGAATCATCGCTCGAACTTGGAAACTTCATGGTCACAGGCTTTTGAAAAACAGGGGGTAGAAGCAACTTTCGAACCGGCAACACTGAAGCTTCCAGATGGTACTGAATACACGCCGGATTTCTGGTTACCAGAAACCTCGACATTCATCGAAATTAAAGGTCCAAATCCCACAAAGCGCGAGTTTTGTAAGTGCACGGAGACACGCCGGCTCGGTTTTAATATCAAGATGTTTCATGGTAGCCCCAGTGATTTTGACGTATATGATTGGTCCACGCCGGGCAAGATGGTGAAACACGAGGAGTCTACGTTTTATCGTTATTTGCACCCAGTCTCAAAGCGCAAGCGTCGTAAACTTCATAATGTACGATAAAAAAAAGTATAAATATTCAGATGTTTATTTAAATGCATTGTATCTGGTGTGGTATCAATCGAAACTATTACTTGACAGAAGAGAATGCTTCTCGACAAAATTGTCGTGAATCTGACAATGGTTATCATGACTTTGTATCATTCCCATGGTTATACCGTGTGTTCGACTGTTTAAACGTGCGAACACGGTCTCATCCTCTCCAAGAGGATTTAATTCGACGGCGCCGTGAAATGCGTCCAAACACTATTTAAGTATCACTGTGTGAGCAAGAACAAATGTCAAACATAAAGAGACACGACATGTATAATGTTGTTCATGGAGATGAAGTATTGGTAAAGCATGAAGAGGGTGAGACACTACTGCAAGTCACATCGGTCCTCGTCGATCGTCATCATCCGTCTATTTGTCAAATATTTACATCTGTTGAGCAGAAAGGTAGTCTTGCGGGAAACGAAACAAAAGTATGGAATTGTAAAATTAATAGTGTGAAACCGGACAAGAACTCGACAACATTTAATGTCCAGGCTATTGTTGGTGATACATCACAACAATTAATGTTAAAATCCGTGAAATCAGAAAGTAGTGAATGTACAATATGCTAATATTGGATTTGTTATTTAATTCATATCAGATTATTATAAAACCACATGCTTATGTTACATAAAGATGTGGTGTTTTTTATTGTTACTCGTACCGATAGTGGCAACACTACCACCTTACGAATGTAATGATGGAACGACTGGCCAAACTAGTCTGACGTTGACGAATGCGGAATCTTCCTCCGAGATATCGTCGTGTTCCTTTACCCAAAATTTTAAGAATGTCGCATACTTTGAGATACAACGATATTATACCAGTAAGGAACAACGTTACCGACAGGCACGGGATTCCATCCTGGCAATTGATGTGAAAACATCGTCTGGTGATAATTTTGGTCTTCAGATACATAATGACCGCATAGAGACAACGAAAACATATCAAGATGGTAATATCAAACGATGTTTCGGTATTTTTAAACAACAAGAGAATTGGTTTTTACGTTTACGATTACATTCGTTTCTTGATATTCAAAAAACGGTAGTGTCTATTGCTACTGGCGAAACAACGTTCAAGGATTGTGTTCAATTCGAAGTGGGGTCACACAATGACTACTTCCAGATATCGGTCCACGCATCAACAACAACAGGGATGACTCAAACCATTCATGGTATTGTGCAAACGGAAAGACACCAAGATACAAACATCGATATACTCAGACTGCAGCAAGATATTCAAAGACTACAGCAAGATGTGCAAGACCTTGAAAGTACGACCTCTGAAAATCGAAATCTATATTTGACACATAAAGAAGTCAGTGAAGAGAAAGACGAGCAAATACACAAACAATTCAAGAAACATACATCCAAAACAACGAATAAATTACAAAACCAGTCGTATATTTCGTATACGTTGTTTGTGTTTGCCGTGATTTTAGTTTCAATGACTGTTGCGTATTTGAAACATTACATACGAAAAAAAGACCGTATTTGTTAAAATCCATAAAAGTAAGGAATATGCATGTATTTAAATAAATATGGGTATATTAATAAAAAAATAATGTCTGAATTTAATTACCAGCCCTCTAAAAGTTCTTTGCGTGCCGATACTGTGGTGGGATTTGTGAACCGCTCTTTGCTCGATTTTAAAATGAATGAAATTCCTGGAATGGGTCCGGCCTCAATTGAGAAATTTGGCGATCACGGCATCTATACTCCTGCACAAATTGTGGCCAAGTTCCTGTCGTTTGTCGATTCGCCCGATGCCACAGCTCAGCAGGTCTGTGAAGATTTCTATAATTGGGCCAACCCTATTATGGGAAAGGCAAATACTCATAACCTGACGTTTGCACTCGCCAATTACTCAGGCGAACATGGTCTATTCCGTTATGAATAAGAAGATATGATGAGCCAGAGAGTGACTACAAACATTTCTGCAAATCCGAGGACAATAAAAATATTGCGTTTATATATTATGCCAGTCGTGGCGACAGAGGTTCCAAACAACATTGCTCCCAGTGAAATCAATGCTGTTATCTCAAACGTGGCGCCTGGTTTCAGAATCGACTGTTTTGACAGTTGTTGAAACGCCATCTCTGCTGATAACAGTTGTCGATTTCGTCGCCCATGATGGACTGACATCTGATTAGATAACGTTGATATAAATAGACAAATTTGATTAAAATATAGTATATGATGTAAATTTTTACACATGTTGCACATATTTTGTTTTTCAATTAACGTGTATCAATTTAATAAAAAAATGGATTCCGATATGCCAGAAATGACGGACACTGAGTTTGACCAATTAAAAAAAGAATATACGGATGCAATTCCTGAGGGTGACGCCATCAGAACGCAGCTCAAGAATTTTAACAAAGTGCAGAAAGAGCGCTTGAGCAAGATGCATGCGTTCATGCGTGAGAAGGGGATTATGTCCACTGATTTAGGAGGCGTTACCTTTGAGCGCGAAGAGAAGACAACTGTTCCAGCAGTGTCAATCAAAACATTGGAAGAAATTGTGGAGAATCCTGCTGTCGTTGAGCAGTACAAGCGTGATTACGCGAATACGAAAGAGTCTCTCAAGGTCCGCAAGCCTAAACGTCAACGTACATCCAGTGAGTAAACAAAAGTAATATATAAATAGTAACCGTTTTATTTTAAATGAAAAGACCCCGTTGTACTACTTGTAAACACCGGATGAAAGGCCATAAAAAACAAAAATGTTCCGACGAACAAACACTCGAGTTTTCAGATGGTACTGTCTATATTGGTAGTGTTTATGATGGTAAGCCTTCTGGCAATGGCCGCCTCTATGTTCGTCCAGACACTTATTATACTGGAAATTTTTTGGACGGGTGCAAGCACGGACACGGTCGTCAAGTCGGACCAAATGGATTAATATATGATGGTAAATGGCAAAAAGACCTGTGGAATGGTTATGGTACACTTCAGACACCGGAGTTTCATTACGTCGGTCTCTTCAAGAATAACAAGTATCACGGAAGCGGTGTGTATTCTGTCGGTACCGACATCAAATATGATGGTCAATGGTCACATGGACAAAAACACGGTCATGGAACACTTAATAACGTGCAAGGGATTTACGTGGGTCAGTTTTATTTTAATTTGAAACACGGTACAGGCACACAACAGGAGCCTGACGGTTCTGTGTACAATGGTTCGTGGCGCTCTGGATATAAAAATGGCCACGGTGTCCAGTCAAATGCATTGGAATCTTATACAGGCAATTGGTCAAATAATAAACGCCACGGCTTTGGCAAATGGACGTCAACATTTTTGGGAACATATGAAGGCCACTGGAAGCGAAACGTACGTCATAAGAACGGTACGCACACTTACATTGACGGTTCGACGTACACAGGCGGTTGGTCGTACGGCAAGCGTACGGGTCATGGTGTTATGAACTATTCTGATGGTTCTTTGTACAGTGGATTTTGGTGTGAGGATGTTTGGAATGGTCAGGGTTGTTTGGAGGTCAACAGTCGAACATTTGAAGGTGAGTTTTCAGAGGGTGAACGTGAAGGTCTATTCATTGAAAAAGTGAATGGTCAAAGGGTTCAAGAGGGAACGTGGTTGTGTGATTTACGCCATGGTTCTTTTACTATGGAAGACGGTACTAAAAAACTCTATTTGTGGGATCGAGACCCCGCGTTTCAAACGTTAAAAGAAGCACGCAAATCGGTGCAACGAATGCTCCGTAACAAGGATTGTCTGACAGCAGAGGAAATCATTGCCTTTTATCCCAAGTTGTTAAGATGGTCCCTCATGTTCAAGTACGACCACAGTGGTTTACTTGTTCACTTATTAGAACAAAAAGTCATTGAAAAAAAAATGAGGAAATATGCCTACGAACTGTTCAAGCAGAAACGTTATGTTTTTATACAACGTTTGTTTTCGTTGTGTTCCGAAACAACGAAAGCAAACGTTGCGAATAGCGTTGAGCTGCTGTTCGACAGTATAACCAATGAATTTGTTGCCAATCCATGGATTGTGCGGAACCAAAGTTATTCTCAAGAGTCGAGAAACAAATTGCTCGAGGGGTTACACTTGGGTGAATTTGGCCGTTGCGCTCCACGCGACCCCTATACGCGCATAGCCCTGACGACATCATCAGGAAAGTTTCTCAGTCAAACAAAACAAGCCAAACAACTGTACAAACAATTTGGAAAGGCAATCGGTTCCTCGCAAGCAAAACCAATTACAGAAATTGCATTTGAATATGATTTACAAGATTTCGAAACGTTGCTGGCCAATGCACGTGAGTCAGGGGATAGAAATACAATTACACGATTAATGCGAGAAAGAAATACTTTTATACAGAGATACCGTTCGGACTCATTAGATTCAAATGAGTGTCCAAATCCGTGATGATGTCTACTGTCCCTACTGTCTTCAACGTTGTGACAGTAATGTCACGCGTCTGTCCAATACGCCATACTCGCCCGATGGCTTGTTTACGCATATGTGTATTTTCACATGGTTCTAAAAATATAACATGGGAACCTGCTGTCAACGTAATTCCTACGGAAGCTGTTTTGGTGGTCATAACAAAGACACGGACATCAGGATTTGTTTGAAACTCTTCGATCGATTTTTCTCGACGCTTAGGAGTCATGCGACCTTCTAAGGACACATATGGAATGGAGGCACTTTTTAAGGCGCGACAGACCATTTTCCATGCACCGTGAAACTGTGTAAACAATATGAATTTCTCGTTGGTCGTACTAGAGACCATTTGAATAACTTTAGCGATTTTATGTCCATGTGTGTCATTCTGTGCAAGTAATTGGTCGTGTGTTGTTTTGTCCATCTCGATGGATGTCCCGTTGGCATCTGTCGTGTACCATGTCGAAGGAACCTCAGAATGAACAGGTTCTTCCACCGACAGTTCATGCAATACACCATTACCAGCTGACGTTCGACACAACGGACATTTGCGCGCTGGGTCATGGTGGTACGAACTTTGTATACATTCAAAACAAAACATATGGTGACATGGTGTCACGGTTGGACGGTCCATTGCATCCATACAGATGGTACATTGTTCGTTGCCATCTGCCCATGATTTTATAACGTCACGCAGAGATTGGTCATAATTTGTAGTACCAAGTGTATCAATAAAAGTTTGAATTGAATTAGTTTCCGTTTGTATTTGTTGTTGTTCACAGGGAACGCCATAGTGACTAAACCGATTCAACACTGGGTGCGTTGCCGCCTGTTTTAACCAACGCATGTAATGTAAACGACGGGTCAGATGGTTGGTCCCAGGCGTCGCTTTATCGATTTCCATGCGACGCGTCACAGACACGCGCAACTGTTCATACAACTCCATCGACGAATGTTGTAATTCGATGGTCTGTGTTGTGATTTTCGGAAGCTGTAACCGAACGTGGCGTTTTTGTTGCCACCACGTTAGGGTTGATAGCAAGGCACATAATAAAGAAGGCGTTGAACTGGTTAGAGTCGACGACCGGTAACGACCCATTTGAGCAAAGGGCGTCACACCCAAGAAAGACAACATCGACACAACATTTGCAAATCCCTTTGGCCAAGGTGTGGCGGAAATGCACCATCGGTACGGTGCAAATAAACGACATACAGCTTTTGTTGTGGCAGATGTTACCGACCGCAATTCGTGTGACTCGTCCAAGATAATTCTACCCCACCGAATGGCACCTATGGTTGGCACATGCTGTTGTGTTTCGTTCACAACGATACGATAGGTGGTCACAACAATGTCAGCATTACGAAGTTCGTCCATGTCGCGTGTTCTTCGGGCACCATGAAACTTTACGAGAGATAACGACGGTGTATGTTTTTTCGCTTCCTTCATCCAGACCGACAACATTGTTGTTGGTACCACAATGAGTGTCGGTCCACCAACATCATGACTAGCTATGAGGGCTAACATCTCCACGGTTTTGCCCATGCCCACTTCTTGTGCGAGTAGACCACCACGAACCGTGGTATTTGGAGTGCTCAGTGCCAGATGACCGAAGACGGACGAATGAAAGGTAAATCCGTCAGACAGTTTGCGTGGTGTCCATCCCCAAGCTGAGGTGGACGGTGCCGTTTGTTCACGACCAACCAACCAGCCCAAGCACTTTTGCTGGAACGGGAACAATTCACTGACGAATTTGTCTGACGGCATTGTCTGTTTTGACTGTTGTTTACAAGCGCGCAAGACAGTGTTCAAAAACTGGTGACCAATAGGACCAGGCACATAGGTCGACGGTCGACTCTCGGGATATAACAGAAAGAACAGGCGCTGTAGTTGAAAATGAATGCCACTATCATAATGCAATGGTTTTACAAATGTCATATCATGGATCAATACTTCAAAACATAAGCGATGACAGTCGTGCGATTTCGGGACGAACAGCACCATTGGTAGACATTCCTCGCGCCATTTTTTTAGTTCAGTATTCATGTGTTCCGACGGATTTTTCCACATGTCTATTTTTTGCGTAAGACCTGTTCGAATTGCTTCTGGAAATAACAAGACAGTATCCTCTACCGTTGTATTGTACAACGCGTTGCTAAATTCATCAATGGCAACATCATGCACGTCGCACAGTGCGTGAAAATACGACATCCATTCGACACGGAAATCATGAATGTCAGAACTAAAACCACCACGTGGTCGGGGTCGACTTGGACGATGAATGTGTTCTCGTGTTAACGAGGTAATGACGCGCCATTTTTCCCACTCAGGCGTCTGTGTTTCCGGTCGTCCCCAACGAATGAAAATGTTTAACATTTGGGACAGACTTATTTTTACCTTGACGTTAGCTAACAGTTCTGTGGAAACTTCGATACTGCCAACCGAACGTTTCCACGACACTCGCGGGGTGACAGAGGACGGACTCTCGTGTGCAATGGTCAGCCATTCGATACGTTGGTCAGAGATATGTTCCCAACGGCACGGAATATGGTCGTCACGGTCACGACGAATACGAATCAACGCGTGATCCCTATCAAAGTTATCCACAGTCCAGGTGGCACCGTTCAGACGCACAGAAGAACCCATATATGTATTCTCTTGGTGCGACGCTTTTAAACGCTTAGGAACATTGCCCATCGTTTGTCGGACCATAAGCCAGTGACAACCAGCATGCAGGTCGTCACCATAGCGGTCTGTCGCTTCGCGAGCTTCGTCAGGTTGAAATCCCATTTCGATATATCGTTCCATGTTCTTGTCTTCTGTTTGTCCTTTTATATAACATTCAGATTAATCGCTGAATGTTCGAGTAGAAAATATGAGGAAATTAAAATATGAGGTGTCTTTATTTTTACCTACAAGTTCTTATAAATTTAAAAAAAAAGCAGTCGTACAGGTTCTTAGTTAGACTCGTCCATGTTCAAGAGTCCCACTAATCCCGGAAGTTCCCCTTTATTACCAAACGTATGCTTATGATTATTATAAAAAGATTTGATAGCTTCCTCCTGTAGTTTTGCAGGTGTCAAATATGCGACATTCGCCTCTGCTTCAAGGATTTTTTCTTTTTTTTTTGCTTCCGCCAGCGTGTTAGTGACGTCCGCTTCTTTCTTTGCTCGGGCACGGTCCATGTCATGGCGGATTTCCGCACGTTCTTTCTCAGCCTTGAGTTTGTCTTTTTGGCGAGCCAACTCTTTTTCTTGAGAGTCTGTGATACGAAGCTGTTCCGCGATATTGCGAGCACGTGCTAGTTTCTCGGTCGCTTGCTGTTGGTCAGCAGCAAGGACTGCCTGTTTTGCATTCAGTTTTTGTTCCTCGCCTGCAGTTTTAGTGGCAGAGCGATGCTCGGCCTCCTTTTTGATGACATCTCCGATATTAGAGTTTGTTGGTTTGGGTTTAAAGACCTTGACCATGCTTGTAACTATTTCTAGACCCGATTTGGATTTATTCTGAGCTTCAACCATTTGTTTACCCAGTAAATCATCAGTAATGTTGAAATTATCGACCAGAAATTCGCGGGCTGTCATTTGTGCACAAATAGTCTGCATTATAAATTCAGCCATATCGTAAATGTTGGCCCGGTCTGGATTCTCGCCATGAATCATATACGAGCTCAATACGTTCTCTGGCAACAATCGGTTCGTTATAGAGACTGTTCCTTCGAAAGTAATGCCGTCTTTAGTACCACAAGTGTAGGAAACGTCATCCTTATCGGGCCCAGTAAACATGTAGATCCCTTTGACCCAAGGCCATTTCCAATAAAAGCCCGGCCCACTGGTTTCATTGTATTTTACACGCTGGAATTGCGTCCAAATGGCCCGGTGACGTGCGGGGACCACTGCGTAGAAGGAGGAGGCCATCATACAAGTCATTGAGATGGCAGCGATGGCTCCAGCGGTGACAAAATATATTTTTGACATGTTTGGTGTTGACATGACTGCTTTGTTAATTTAATTTAAATTAAAAGACCCTAATGAAAATTTCTTTAATTTAAATTAAAAGACCCTAATGAAAATTTCTTTAATTTAAATTACAAAAAGAAGGCGTATATAACATTATAAAAGCATTCAACTAACACCAAACATGTCAAGTACACCCCCCACAACACCACCGCAGCATGTCACAAAAACCATACCAAACGCACCGCAAAAAAAAAACAAGTCGATTGACGATACTTTTGGACTCGCCTTCAATCACAATATCACCGGCACGGTTTGTCGTAGACTCCAATTGTCAACGGGTTCCAGCAACCCGCCAGTATCAGCATTTATATCGATAAATCTGAATCTGGGGAAATGTTACGCGGATGGTGGGAAGAATCGTTTCAGACACCGCCAGCAACAAACAGTGATTGGAATAAACAATACTCCTGACATAGATGATTATTATTTAGAAAATCAATGTTGGTTTATTGGTTGTTATTTCGTAAACAATCCATTCGATAAAAGCATAAGTATCTATGATTTTGAAGAGTTGTTTAGATCTGTTATGCTTAAATTAGGTTTTAATGAAGAAGGCAAAAGATATTTCACAGGAGATACTTATGAACAATTATTTGTTCAGATTGAAAAAATGATGGATAGGCTCATAACGACACTGGATGAGACCAAAGGCGGCAAAAAATGGAGTTATGAAAAAGATGATGGTGATGAAATTAAATTGAATTTACAAAAAATAGACCAATTTTTAAATAAAAATAATAAAAAACAAATGGATTGAAGGGTGTTACACCATGTATTATGTTTTAATTTTTCAAATGTCAGTGTTGACGCGTCTACATTTTGTTGGTTTTTCTGCGATTTTCCTGCGATTTTGAAGAAATTGGTGACGTTGCCAAATACGCGTCTACATTTTGTTGGTTTTTCTGCGATTTTCCTGCGATTTTGAAGAAATTGGTGACGTTGCCAAATACGTGACGCGTTATGCAAAATTTTAATTAAAAATTGGTCTATTTTCTTAAAGAAATTTCTTACACACAAAGAAAACATAATAAAACATTATTACACCCCCATGTTTTTCACCAAGAAGACGTCTTATGAACACATAAATACCACGAGACAGAGTACAACAGACACAGAAGTCATTTACGACCGTCTGGATGTTCTTTTGGGAGTTATTACTCATTTTCGTTCAACCAGACAGCACAAAAATAATAAACGTCCACATACTCTAATTTCCTCAAATTTCACAGACAATACGTGTCATGTCGACAAAAATACGACCAAACGTATTAAACCCTCAAAACACGCCATTTTCGACCACATGAGTGTTCTTTGTGCAGCTGGTGGGCATTTGCGTTCGGTAGCAAACGAACTTTGTTCAAAAAACAAACAAAAGAAACGCACTCCAACTAAAGAAGAAATTTCAAAAGGGGTATTACCCCACCTGTTGGTACAGGAAGTATCACGTAAACATTCGAACCGTGTTGACAAGTACTATTGGACACAAAATGGTCACAAATACCGTTCTATTTCACAACTAAAACGTGATACTGTGTTTTTAAATGTGTACAAGGATAATATTTTATATGGTAGAGTGGGACGTTTGATATCAGAGACATCCGCAGAAATTGTGAACGATATTAGTCCTTCTGCTACTTTGTTCTATCAAGGAGTAGGTCGTGCATCCAATGAAAAGTTGGGAAATTTCTTGGGTAAAACACAAGATATTTGTCTTTCACTAGGAAGAGAAAATATTTTTCCATTGAATTTGTAAATACACCACCAAAACAATGTAAAGTTGAACAATTAAAACATATTTTCCTATAAATTTAGTCTCTCTTCGCTTAAAAACTTAGTTGTCGAAGCCTGGTAATAATGTCATAACCTTTCTTATTTGCTTTCACAATTTGTTCTAGCTTTGCGACAAGAGCATTTTTTGCATTTATGTCACTGAACATATGAAACCACGCTACTAAGTGCTCCAAACGTATTGTCCTATCGTTTTTTCGTCTCTCTTCCGACCAGTCGGACCGTGACACATCCAAAATGAGACCATTTGTGGTTGTAAAGGAGGTGATTTCAGATTGAAATTCGTCCCATGTTCCTGCAGATGATGCCTCTATTTTTGTTGCCACCGCACCCATTTAGTAAAGACCCCGTCTTTATTTATACGGGTATTTTCTTCTCTGTCCAAAGTTTGCGCTCCACAGCATTAAATTAAAAATATCAAACTTTGGCCAAAGTTTGTCATCAAATGTACACAGCTGTGATTTATAGAAAAACTTATGCAGTTTAGCAAATTGCAACTATATACATTGTGTTATCTCAACAAATGTCAAAAGCTGAATTCAAATTACTTGTTCGTCAACTTGCTGAAGACGCAAACCTTTTATTACAAGTCGCACAAAAAATAAGAAAAGACAATGTCAACAACTCTGATTCGACCATTACCAATGACTCCTCCTCTGACTCCTCCTCTGACTCCGACTCCTCCTCTGACTCAGAGCAAGACGACGATTTTGTACTCAGAGATGGCACAAAACACTATTACCACGACCCTGAACTAGGAGATAAAGTAGAGATCTTGTGGAACTTAATGGACAAAACGAGCGAGTGGTATAGTGGGACCATCACCCATGTTAAAAAGCAACGGAAAAAAAGGGAGTTTACGATTGACTATGACAACGGTAGTCCACGTAGTTTTGATTATTTAGAGATTAAACATTTTCCAGATAAATGGCGTTTCAAATAGAACACACTATCAAAAATTTAACGGTATTAATTCTTCTAATTGGTTTTTGTGGGCCCCAATAGTTTTGTGTGTAAAATTTCGTGCAGTAAACCACTGTGACGAATCATCGGACCATTCTGACGAATTATCGGAATCAGTGCCATCTTCTGATTCGGGTTCATCTTGGTTTGCGTGTGCTTTGGTTATATGAAGCTTGTTAGCATTGGTTATACGACGAAACATACGGACATCTTCGTTATAATTAGAGGTGTCGTCTTCGCTACAGTATATAGCCTGGAACATCACACATGGCCAGCACACTAGACAAAATGCACATTTGAACAGACAAACAACACATTCCTGACAGAGTACACGAAAAGCAACACAATATGATTCTCGTCTCTCATTAGTTTGTGTTTTCATTTGTTTATATTTTGTAACTTAGTAAGATAACCCTTTATACAGTCCGGTTGTTGTCATTGTGGATGACAGCAATATTCACTCGATTTTGTGTGGTGGGAATTTTACCCTATATAATATGATGTATTGGAATGAAATGTCATCGCTAGTACATCAATCCAAAAACACAGAAGAACCAAACAAAACCCCAGAAGAAAAACCAAACAAAAGTAAGAGAAAAGTATCCTTTAATCAGGTTGCCCTTAAAAGATGCCCATCAGATGAAGATGGAGAATACAGTATAATTGAAGTCCCACTGAAGCCGGAATGCCATATCAAAACCAGGGCGGATATGGTGGCGTCTGTGCGTAAAGAGGATGTTCTTTTCACATTTATGTGGGTCATCAACGAATGGGATGGTGGTGTAAATTGTGTGATACCCTCTGTTATTTCTCGCGCTACATGTAAACGTAATCAAGGTGACCGTCCATATGGTCAAATGATAGAACCCACTTACGAGGAGTTGTTCTTACTTTGTGGACCACTCATTGACAAGTTAAAGGAGGGCAAAACAGTGACACTGGCGGGCAAAGCCGGTCGTATGAGGATCAGCAACCTTAAAATGGTAGAATCGTTGGCAGATGTTCTGAAACCAATTATTTTTTAATCCTCATTTAAATACTTGTAAATCACTTGTATATCTGATTCTGTACACTCTCTCGTGGGATTACGGGCCTATTATGGATTGAGGTTAGGGTTGGTGTTGGTGAGGTTAGGGTTGGTGTTGGTGAGTTAGGGTTGGGGTTGGTGAGTTAGGGTTGGGGTTGGTGAGTTAGGGTTACATTATTTAGTAACGCACGAAAAGTGCGTACCGACTGTTGGACGTGTCGTAGTGGACGAGGGACGTGTCGTAAGTGGACGATGGACGTGTCGTAATGAATCGTGTCTGTGTGGTACCGGACATGTGGATGTGATACCAGACGGACAGGGGGTGTTACCAGACGCGAAGGGCGGGTAAGAGCAGTTACCCGCCCTCCAAAAACGCGTCGTACCGGACGTCCACCGCTCGTACCAGACGTGCAACACCCTCGTACCAGACGTGCAACATCCTCGTAGAGATGTGCAACATCCTCGTAGAGATGTGCCTTCATTGGACACACCGTACGCTACGCAAATCTCAACCCAACGCGAACCTATCAGAGAAATAACCCTAGTGTCAACCCCAACCCTAACCCATCTCAACCCCAACCCTAACCATCTCAACCCCAACCCTAACCTATCAACCCCAACCCTAACCTATCATATTTGGCCCATAACTCCAATTAATTTGACAGGGACAGGAAAATTGCAGGAAAATTTTCTACATTAGCTCTGTCGAGATAGTTTTATTTTAAAGTCGCGGAGTGCCAACTTTTGGTCGAGATATTTTTATTTTAAAGTCGCGGAGTGCCAACTTTTGGTCGAGATAGTTTTATTTTAAATCAAATTAAACTACCTATCATATTTGGCCCATAACTCCAATTAATTTGACAGGGACAGGAAAATCGCAGGAAAATTTTCTACATTAGCTCTGTCGAGATAGTTTTATTTTAAAGTCGCGGAGTGCCAACTTTTTTTATTTTAAATCAAATTAAACTTTTGGTCGAGATAGTTTTATTTTAAAGTCGCGGAGTGCCAACTTTTGGTCGAGATAGTTTTATTTTAAAGTCGCGGAGTGCCAACTTTGAAGAAAAAAAAGAGATTAAAAATTGTTCTTATTGGTTGTCTGACAAGCGCTAAAGTTTGTTTAAATAATAATGTTTAATGTAGAGCAGGTACCATATGCCACTTGACCTGGTGCATATTTTCTAAAAGTTTAGCAATGTGTTTATAGTGGTCCACTTGTTCTTTCTGGTATTGCATCAGTATATTTACATCTGCTTGTAGTGTCCATACTGTTAAAAAGTGTGCTATTGTGATGGCTACTAATATAAGATACATCAAATTTTCACATAGTCGATATTCTTTTCTATCATCAGTTTCTGGTTCTTCATGTGTTGGCAAATCTTCAAAAGATTCGTCCTCTTCATCAGATGTGAGCCTTTCATCAGATGTGGGCATTGGTGTCTGTGGATATCTTCTTCGTAAGTCTGCACTATCACTCATGGTTGTTTATTCACACGGTCGAATTTATACTCAAAACTTAATTTTGCTGTTTGCGGATTTTCTCTGACGAATGACTCTTGCTTCTGATACACTAAATTCTTTTGGACTGGTATCTTGGTTAGACGTTTCTTGTTTGATAGTCTTGACACCTTTGCCTGTAAATAGTATGAGAAGGGCGCCAATTGACAGAGCTACTTGTATGAGAATGGCTTTGCTTACCATAGTATGTGTGTTAAGGTTCCATGCTAAAATATCTAGTAAAATAGTTGTACTTATAATGGTCATAATAAATATATCTTCATGTTTGTTGGCCATGAGAATCACCAGTGGGTCCACGATGAGGTGAGCTGTGGTATACTTAAACATGGACCATTCTGAATGTGTGACCATGATGGTATTAACCATCCACCCAAAGGGTAGTGCCCATGCAGATATAATTCTAATTCGCTGTGTTGAGGATGAGATGAATGTTGGTGCCCTGATTATACGATAAATGTCCCAAGATTGTAACCCATCTAAGACAAAGACTGTGGTCATGAGTATAAGAGAAACAATGGACATTGGTAGTGTTTGAATACAACCTGTCTGCGTTCGACACCTGTATGTTGCTAATGTTCCTAACGATATAGCACTAATATCCAGTAATAATGCTGTTGCTTGAATGATGGCAGCAACAATCCATGTTGCTGTAAATGGTAGTAATGAACCGATGACAATAAGCCCGTATAGTACAAAATTTGTTTCTAATATTCCGGTTGCTTTGTGTACAGAGGCCGAGCTGGTTGTTCTGGTTATTCTGATTAGTAGTGACAAGAGAGTACTAAGAAAAATGCGAAGTCGTACGTTGTTTTGTAGTGTTGCTGACATATGGTTCTTGCACTGTTACTTTTATAGGGTTCGCGGCTGACGTTCAACATAAGACGGTTCTTCGCGTATGATATTGTTTTTGATTTGAATCTCGATCCAAAGAAACCACAGCCATATGACTATCTTCATGACCAATGTTGCTTGAATCAGAGGTGAGTGCAATGTGGATGCAAACACTATGTAGATGACAATCTGAATGAGAGACCATTGCGGTATACTGTCATATATCCTGGTTACAAATATTGGTATATAACAGTGTTCGGAGACCAGCATGATTACCATGATGCTGTGTGTCAGTGTATTGTTGAGGAATAGTGTTGGGACCGAGAGTAGGGTAAATATGTGAGGCATGAATACAAGCAGGAGTGTGGGTATTTTGGCTGGTATTGTTGTGAGTAAGTACCAGGAGTCATGTTTAATACTGGGTGTCCAAGTGATGACAGAACATTTTGGTCCGAATGCGATACACCTTCCAACCAACCATGACCATAAACATGCAGATACGACGAAAAAAATATTCATTTCATTCTTTGTTTCACAATTATGTACAAGACTTCGAAAATCCAATTATGATTTTTTGATCAAAAACGACTATATAAGTAAAACAAACAGTCTTAAATATGTCAAATACCCATTGGAATAAATTCGATCCGGTGGTAACGCACCGGAAACGTCAGAAAACGGCTGGATTTACCTTTGCCTCCTTACCAGCGACGGAGGACGAGCTCGAAAAAGAAACACCAGATATACTGCAACCTACAGTGACTGAGAAACTTCCAACAAAAACGCTGATGGTAGCAGAGACGACGTTTTTCAATCAACAAAATCAAGATTTTTGGAAAAGAAATGACCTGTCGCACTTGCGCCCGTATGACTTTCCGTATGTGCGTGCGTTGGTCCAGCAGGACCCGTGCGATACGCTGTCGCCGGAGGATATTAAACACAAGGAGCACTTGCGTGTCTCTATTCAAGTGGTGACCAGGGCATATGAAGAGGAATATTTGCGCGAACCACTGGGTAAAGAACGCCCGTGTATAATGGGAGACCAATGTCAAGGAATGCACTTACCCACTTCCACAGAAAACGTGTTTGTTCTTCGTGAGTTCTTACTACCAACGGAGGAAGAAGAGTACAAACGCACTGGCAATTTGCCAACGGAAGGACGATTGTGTCTCATGTGCAAACGTTCCGAAATTGCGCGCGCGTTCATTAACATTCGTGCTGACGGTATGGGTGTCAAAAATAATGTGATTCTGCAAGATTATCGTAATATAGTCGGTGAGGAAGGGGAGTACTGCATGGAAGATTGTTTGTTATCGTCACCGACTGTGTTTCAAGGGCTTCTCGACCCTGTGGTATTGCATATGAAAAATTCGTATCGTTTAAAGATACAGAATGGCGTGCGTTACTATGAGCAGTGGCGCATGAAATACCCAGGACAACAGAATCATTTTTTAACGAAGGCGTCCGAGACCAAGGAGTAGGTTTCGGACGCATTTTCCCCTTTGAATTTGATGATGGTGTCCGCCGCGAAATGCCGGAACAAATCTTGTTGACACACTACTCGGGCACCGAATATGAGTGGTTGTTTATGGGTACGTTTTGGGAGCGTTTACAAACGATGGAAAATAAGACTGTTGACTATGTCTGGTGGCCATATGGTCATACCCACCCCTGGGTCAAACAACTTGCCCTTATTATCCACCAAACGGTCCTACTGTTGGACCGTGATAAGAACTCAGAGGTGGACTTTTACTTGCACATCTACTATGACGCCCATGTACCGCTGATGTGTGCTCTTGAAGAGTCGACGGTGGACCACGTCCGTTCTGTGTTTCGAAAATATCATCCGAAAACAGAAACAGTGCTACATGAAGGCAGTCTACCTGATATCGTTAGTTTACAACTACAATGTTCCTTCTGGAACGAAAATAAACCAAAAATGCAACCGATTGTCCATCTCATGTGCAAAGCGTTGCCACAACGGTGTCAAATTCGAAATTTGCGCGAGATTATTTCGAATTATTGTCAGACCGATGATTTGGTGCACGAGTTTATGCGCTCCGCATTGCTCTGTTCGTTGTTGGGTATGTACAAGCACAACAAAACACGACTGTCGTGGCAAGCTCGAAAGAAAATCATTCATCGCTTTATTTATAATAAACCCAATCGAATGCAGCTGCAAGAATGGTTATTTACAACCTATCAGCATCTATTGTTTTACATTATCAAGGAATTCTTGACGTTTTCCATGCGTTTGATACCGGCTTTATACGAGGAGCTCTCCAATACTTATAAATGGACCACGTTTGAAGGCACCGTCTGGTCAGCGATGGATTCCGTCCGTGCACTCGTAGAATCCAATGTGATGCAACACGCGACCATTCAAGATTGGTTGTCTCAAATCGAGTCGAATCTAATGCAAGTGAACAAGCAACAACTGGGCAATTTGTATCGTCCACAGCGTTTGACATTTACACAGAATGTTATCGCCATCTGTGAACGCATCGATGAACAACGACATCAGGTCAATCCACACGTCGAGTTTCCCATGGAATATCGCAATTTGCTGCGGCATATGGCCAAGCGTGTACCACGCGGCAAACCACGCATCGACTGGTTGAAATTTTTTAATGTCTCACAAAAAAATATCGATGCCCTTCTGACCATGTATCAACATTACAAACAAAATACATACCGCTCCGACCTGCGAAAGTTGCTCAACGCAGCGTCTAGACACGAGTTTGAAGCGATTCGAGAACTGTTCTACGCGTTCGAACAAAATCACCGTGAAATACGTATCTTCCATCTACCAGAACATTATTATACTAAACAATGCGAGGCTTTAAAAAGGCGTTATGGACTTGCACCGAGCGATGAATTGACCGACCATGTTGGACAAGTGTACATCTGCCTGTCATGTTCGTCATTCAAGGGATTTATTGTCAAAAAAGATGCCAAGTGCAGTAATCTGTTTGCCAATGGTCACCAGAAAATTATTGTCGATGACGAAACACTCAAATGCTATTGTGGTCGGCGTTGTGAAAAGACAGACACCAAAAAACGTAAACGTATCGCTCTCGACGCGTTTGTCGATACTGGTGAATTAGAAGAGCACAACAAACGACGTGTCAAGAAAGAATGGAAAACCCATCGAAAAATGATGCAGAATGACCTTTGTTCAAACACAGAATGTGTGAAATTCAATATGACAGGTTGTCTCTTTCAATTTCACAAGAAACTCTATCTATTTTGTCCCTCCTGTGGTAATCCGACGACGTTCAATCCAGAACAAATAGACCAACACGGCTTTACGTGCGGAGAATGTTTGAAAGAAGGTACTCTCTATACCACAGTCAAATGCCACATTTGTGACACATTCCGTGGTAAAGATTCGTGGACAACAATTCAAACAGAAGACGAAGACAAAGTGCTAGACACACTGGCCATCTGTAATACGTGTTACAAACCATGGTTGCGCCAGTACGACCAACCCATTCCTAGAAATATTATTGAACAACAAAAAGAAAAATGTAAAAAATAAAATCCACTACTCTGTTTATTACATCATATTTACGTCTATTCTTTTTAATAAATGTCGACAATCGATGTCGTCGAAGAAACGTCCATTTTTACCAGTTTCGCCACGACAAACAGTACCTCGGTCATTGATACAGACCAAGAAATTACATGGCTTGTTATTTTAATCGGCTCTGTCTTATGGTTGATATACACTTTTTTAAAACGCAAGTCGTAAGACACGTCCAGCACACCTCTCTGTTATTGCAGGCAACGCTTCTGCGACATCTTCAATCTCCCACCCAGTGCGTTCAAGCCGTGCCTTGTCATAAAAACCAGCAGCAACCCATTGTGCGACAGATGGAGACCAATATCGTTTAATATCTGCAATTGGAATTTTGAATAGATTCCACGTATCCACTGTCGCACCCATCCTTGATAATACGTTCCAGTCGAAACCTAATTCAAGTAACTGATGTGATGAATATTTGAGACGTGCCAACTCTGAGACTGTCATACGAATAGACAACATCGAAGCAGCATCTAATTTAAGTTTGTGCTGTTGCTGGGTCCAGCTAAATTTATTCAACTGAGAAGGGATGATGCCCATATCCACCATATGTTGCCATTCAAATCCAAAATTAATGATGTCCGTGCCACAATATCTCGAATGTATTTCCGACCAGGGGATTCTCTCTTGTACCGCATCATCCGGTCCAAACCCCATCTGTCGCAATATAGATAACTTTATATTATGGTGCAGATGGTCGGAAAAGGTCGTTGCTTTGGGGGTGAGTGGCGAAATAACCGCTGTTACCTTTTGCATCCATGTTAGCGGTTCGTTCGGTTTCAATTGTCTTTCTGTAATTTTTGCGGCGATATCGGCCGACATGGCAATTTCACGGTCTGTACCCAAGTCGGGCATGCCGTGCGGTTGCTCACACGTCAAACACGACGTCTTATAAGAATGCGTAAAGACACAGGACAAATGGAAAGAATGGCCACACGGAAAGATAGCAAGATTGGCATCACCTAACGGGGCAGAACACAATGTACACGACATGTAAAGACAAAGAATATAGTGGTCTATTTATAATAGAATTTATTTGATTTTACTTTAGTCTTTACTTTTTTTTCTGTTCTTCTTATTCTTCTTCTCGCCAGTGTCGCCGCCCTCGCTGCTGTCAGTGCTACCCTCGAGCAGTGAACGCACCCGTCCCAGACCGACTTCATCAACATTCACTGCTGGACGTTTGACAATCATGTTACATTTGTGCAAAACGACATCTAAGGAGCTACCCGGACGCGAATACGAGAGAGCAGTGCCCATAACAAAGCGTGACGCCAACTCTGTACTAGCGTCAGTAGCCTCTCCACCTCCAAGTTGATCGGCAAGAAGATTAAATGGTGTGACAATGAATTGCAATTTTTCGCGTGGGATACCCGTCTGCAACGCTCTGTTCTTACGTGCACCTTTTTCACTGGGCGTGGGAATATCAGCACAGATAACATCGCCAGGGTAAATAATCGAATTACCATTGTTGAAAATGGTATTCAGGCCCGCCATCGTCATGACAAAACCCTGCTCGAAAATGTCCTTCTCTGGTGAGAATTCCGTCACCGCGACACCGGCGTATTTGAGTCCGCTCAGGATAGACGCCTTGACAGGAGTTCGCAGATCGACACCATCGCCGTTTGTTCTTTTTCCATAGCTGGCATTCAGCACTGCCTTATTGGCTTGGAGACCATTGGCAAAGGAAAAGACGTGCATCTGATGGTCACCGTATCTGCGAACTCCTGGTGATTGAGTCTGCATCAAGACTTCGCCTTCAAGAACATGAAAAGCTTCGTCGGTGCCAAGGGCTGGAAAGTAGGGGTCGATCACATTTCCGTACTTGATTGACTGGTAGTGGCGAATATCATACACAACATTAATATCAAAAGAAGTGGGACGTGCAAAAGGTTTGATGCGTCTACGTTTTTGGGACTGGAACATTATTGATAGATATAAATGTGATTTATATACGGCATTTTTGTTTATATACGCATGAGCACTTCGATGCGTTCTAAGAGTTTGCATTTTTCCGTGACGTTCAAAGCATCATTAATGTGGACACGAGAGGGTGTTTTCATCGTAACTTGGGACACAATACCGACGGGGATTAAGTATTCAGCGATTTGAAACTCAGCACAGCAATCCAATGTTGGTTTGACCTGGACATATGTGGTACCCTTTTTTACCACTTCGCGAACGCCTGATGGGCCACGGAAGATCTCGTTCTTTGTTGTCGTGGTGACAACAAAGGCTAACCAGAGTTGGTCACCACGTTTAAGACGACCGTCTTTAGGTTTCCACATGCGGGCAACACGAGAGCGTCCACGGATATTGACGTTGAGTAACCGTTGCCATTTGGAACCAGTGTCCATATCGTTATTTAAAATCCCAAAATAATTAAAATTCTTTAACACCTTTTTGACCGAGTCGTACTTGAGATTATCTTTCGTGTCGTTGTTATTGCCACCAACAAGCGTCGTGCGCAACAAATGATTCAAGACTGGAATATTTGCCACGACATTGTGCGAACCGTGATTCGCGCTATTTGCCGAACGTTCGTCGCCACGCTGGACAAAGAGAACGTCGCCCTCTGAATATTCCTTTTCGAATCCACGCGAAAACGGACGTGCGAAAATAGGAACGCGCGCCGTTGAGTTTACCATGGGTTCGGGGACATTATTGTGTAAAGTCGGGTTCATAAGGGCTGAAACTGACGGTTTCGCACCGTAATCAGACTTGACAGCAGAAGAAGAGGTAAACGTAAACGGTTGAGAAGAGTTGACGGTACCAAGACCAGGAGTTCCACTAAGTGATGCGATAGATACCATTTGTTATTGCGAAAAATAACAACCCTATTTATAGTGTCAATGCGTCGTTTCTGGAGGAACAATCCGACAACTCCTCGGATTTTTTGCTTCGCGCACCGGTGGTGCAAACGTCGGTTGGAAGTGTGCAGTGTGTGTTTTTACACTATAAATATGTTGTAACATTTGCCTATTAATGTCGTTCACCACCTTTGTACCTGCTGAATTTATGCATCGATATCAGGACAGTTGGCTCACATATTGGCAACAATACACAATACTTGCCGCCCTTGTTGCGGATTCTTGGGAAAAAAACGGTCAAATCGCTAGTCAAGCATTGAAAACGTACCTGAGAAAATTATCTGCCCGTTTGAACGAAGAAGAAGACAAAGCGTGGGAAGAAACAGCGTGGGAGCAGATTTGGAGCTATATCTCGGAACGTAAAAACGTTCTTGAGACAGTAGGAAAATTAAATAAAATGCTTCACGACAATCCGTATGTCCAAACAATCGTAAACCATCATCGCCATAAGGAGGATGTATTAAAATTGCTACTTCTACCTGAAAATAAAACGCTAAAGTCTTTTTCCCCCGATTTTCTGGAAAACGAGACACAACAGAGTGGAGTCTACACTAACAAGGGTGACAAGTTGACCGCCATCGGTGATTTACATGGAGATTTTGCAGCAACTATCCGCGTTTTACAGAATATGAATATCATTCAGGTCGATGCAGAAAAACACACGAACAATGTTAAACTCACGGAGGATAATCATGTGCACCAGCTTCAGAAGTTGACTTTCCCGCATCATTCCAAGACAATCCTATATATGCCTCTGGATTATAGCGCCTATACCTGGATATATGCAAATAACATGTTGGTGCAAACAGGAGACCTCTTTGACCGAGGTTTCAATTCGCGCGAAATTATTGAATTGTTCATGCATTTGGACAGGACTTCCGGTGATGGTCAAGTGGTTAATATGGCAGGCAATCATGAATTTATGCAGTATCAATATGGCATGTCTGAGATGGACTCGGTTTATAAAATGTACCAAATTCCCAAAGATAGTATGAGTTTTGGTGAGTCTCAGAATTGGGATTCGAATCGTAAGGGAAATTTGGCACCAGGCAGCAAATATTTTGAGTGGATAGCACGGTTACCTATCATTGTGTACGAAACGAAATCAAAGACCGTTTTCTCACATGGTTGCGTTGTTGAAAAATGGACAAATGTGCATGCAATAAATAAGAGTGTCGGTCAAATCTGGGACAATGTTAGATCAGCATGGAACCTCGACTATCGTAGAGCATGGGACAGAGTTCGCCGTATAAGGTCAGTCTTTGAGAATATTGGTGAGGACTCGCCTTTAAATTGTGTTATAAATGGCCGACAACCAAAAGCGTTGTCCGAGGTCGACGGGCCGGTTTGGAATCGTTATTATAACAATGCCGTTACACAGAACGATAAGCTCCAAGACCAACTTAAAAGAACAGTCGAGTCGTTCGCAACAAATCATATGCAAGTCGATAGACTTATCTGTGCACATACCATTACAAACATGAAGCACATACAAGAGGAACTGACGAGTGGCAACGACTGTAAATTTAAACCAGAGCAACACCCTGTTGGTCAAACTCCATCCGTGTGGTTTATTGATATAGGGATGACAGAAGGTTATGGTGAAGGAAAAAGATGGGGAGGCGTTGAACTGACAACTTCTGCGTGGGGTGTAACACAGATAGAAGCAAAACACCCACATTGTTAATTATTTAAACGAGTATGGTTTAATTGACTGTGTCTTGGACGCTACTTCTTTACTCAAAGGTCCTTTGTAATATTTGACAAGGTCGAGTTTGTGTTTGGACAATGCTATCCACTGTTTAATGGCGTCATTATCGACTTTTGTTCTACCTGTTACATTATTTCTGGTCAAAATCTGTTCTTTGCGCACATGTCTTTGCATCGAATTGACAAACGATATCTCAGAACCAACCATGCGCTTCATGTTCATACGGTGTTTTGAAAAGTGTGCCTTGCATGTTTCCGCTGTGACGTTCGGTGCTTCAATGCCCTGTCTTTGCAAGGGTTCTTTCACGTGCGTTCGGTACAAGTCCGCCTGTAAATTGTAGATCTCATCGTCTTTGATTTTCCCGACCATTTGGGAATCGATTTCTTGCATACGTTGAATGACGGAGTGTGCTTCCCCAGAGCCACCATCACCATATTGACAGAGAGCACATTGACAATTAAGGTCGTGTGCTTCTTCTTCATCGTCGGAAAAATGACAGGGGACAAATTCTCCAGGGTCATCTTCTTCAAGCATTCCAGTATTGTCCGCCACCGCTTCAAAATCTAGAGTAGGAAGAATGTCCATTACAATACAATTATATTATATTTATACTTGTTTTTTTGATTAACTTTCAGCCATACCACCTAACGCATTCGCAAAGATCATCCAACCCAAAAACGTCTTTGACGTCAAAGACATCACACAATAAGCCAATTCGACCGCACGATTTAAACTGACGTCAGACTCTTCACCAGACTTGCACAATTGCACCAACTGAATCACGCCAAATCCCATGTAGAGAGCGGCAATGACGATAATAATCACAAACACAAACTCTGGCGGCTGCTCAACAGACATGTCGACGGTGTACATAAATTGTCGCCCGAGTATACCCCAGACACCCGCCATGGCAAGCCATCCCGTAAAATGGGCCGCCCATGCCATGTCCTTGCGGTCATACTTGAGTTGTTCAGCAATGAGGCCACAAAGCATGGTGACGACTGTGAGTACCGCTACGCCCACAATGACCAGACGTTGCCAGACACCCAAGATAAGCGCGATAGAGATTTGCATGAGCGTTGCTGAAATAGCATATTCCAACATCCGCAACATATTGGTGCCATCTTGGTCTACTTCTTTGATATAATCTCTAACCCATCTTGTACCAAAACATGTACACTTCCACTGCACCATTGCAAACGCTTGAAACGCAAACGACAAAAAGTGGAATGCAATAATCAACCACCATAGGGACAATTCACTGGAATATTCGGTGCGACGCTCTATACACCAGTCGTCCGATATTTGAAAAATCCGTGATGCATTGGATTCTGGACATCCATCTTGACCGGTAATATTCACCCATGGTGCATACGTTTCAGACAAAGCGAATGTCTGGTCAGGTTCCTCAGAGGCTAACCACACCGCCAGCGTTGCCACGGTATTGACCAAGTGCAACACGGCGGCGACCCAATTGATAATCCAAAACCATGGGGCATCAGGTCTTCTAGGGAAACAACGTTCTGCCCATGTTACTGTAGATTTATACATCCCCCATGAGCACGTTTTGTTGTCGACTTTTCCATCCTCATTTTGAGCAACTGCGAAATATGAAGTTTTATTCATCCTTTCCATAGAATGGACAACTTATATAGTTCGAAAATTTCAAATATTTAATTTGAATTAAATTAAAATGTCAGGAAAATTTCAAATATCTGTCAGGTTTAATGCTGCGTGAATTGCAATCACAAATAAGACAATGACTTATCCACTAGAACACGGGGAATCTGCCACAATAAAATGTGCATTAATGTTGGTACTTGACCTTTCATCTGTGTCATTCTGACCCCCATTCTCAGTAAAATCTTGGCGATTTCTATTTTTTGACCTATCAAAGCACAGGTCAGTGGATTCCAAGCGGGTGGTGCTTCCATTCTTTCCGATGCATATGGATTAAACTGCATGTCTGCACCATTGTCAAACAATAATTTTAATACTTTTTTGTGACCGTACAAAGCCGCTGCACACGCTGCTGACAATTTTGGACACCACCCCTCCGTAAAACCCGATGTTTCATGCATTATCTGACGATGCAATTTTTTTATTTGTTCTGTTTCCCATTTTCTTTGAAAAGCGATGAGCATAGTATTTGTTTCGACGGGTACATTTCTTTGTAGAAGCAGTTGGACAATATTGTAATTGCCCAGCGCTGCAGCGGTGATAATAGAGATGTCCCGTATTGCCATATTGCCTCTGTAGTAAGTCACAGCGCTTTCTACACGGTTGTAATCACCCTGGTAAACTGCATCATGAAGTTCCATTTGTATTTTTAAAAATTTTAAACATTTAATTTGAATTAAATTAAACTTGTCAGGAAAATTTTAAATATTTAATTTGAATTAAATTAAACTGTCAGGAAAATTTCAAACATTTAATTTGAATTAAATTAAACTTGTCAGGAAAATTTCAAATATTTAATTTGAATTAAATTAAACTTGTCAGGAAAATTTCAAATATTTAATTTGAATGAAAGCGGAACCAATTTAATAATTCTCAGTATTTAATTTAATTTAAATTAAACAGAATGCAACCCTCTGAAGAAATGTGTCGAACATTTTGGCGCCATGGAGTCACTGTCCATATGCGAATATTTGAACTGGATAAATATCGAGCAATACAGTGGTGGTATCCCGACCACTCTGGTGCGGTGTATGTACCTAAAAATGTGAAGATAAACCCACAGTTTGATGGAACGAATGTCTTTGACCGTGCAGCGATTACAGTGACCACTGTCCAATTGCCCACCATTCCAGAGACCGTAGATGTTGCACAATTTCACAAAGATGTTGAACAGGTAGTCGTTGACATCAACAGTGCTGATATCTTGAAGGATACAGAACTGGTGTCCGAAATGATAGAGTTGGCCAAAACAGCATCAGAAAATGAATTAGAAAGAAAATTGGCATTCTACAGAGCCAAACAAAAATTAAAAGTGGTGTTCAAATTTAAATCCGGTTCGTCGTAGATTGACATATTTAACTCCTCATGTTTTGAATATAATGGAAGTTCATATTTTCTTTGTAAGTACAATGACAGCTGTAGATACTATGGCCAATTTGGAAGCGTATGGTTTTACATTTGATTGTCAAGAAGGGACAATACAGAAATTTAAATGGATTCGTGATGACCGTGCCGCCGTATCGGTGTCGTTGTGGGTGTCACGGTTGCATCCACTCTTGGAACACTTGGCGTCGTCTCTAGTGCCATATATGGATGCGTGTGTCTGTTGGTATCATGACCACGATGGTCTTTCGTGTCTGCAAGTACAGCAAGCGATGAACCTTCTTCAAAGATTGCACACCAATGTGCGATTGGTGGCAGCGACAACACCATTGAAACACGAAAGACACGAGTCAAGAATTCGTCGATATTACGACCAACATGGATTTGAAATTGAACGATTGATAGGAACGCTCGATACTATTATAGAAGAAATTTTACGTGTACATTTAGATATTCAAAAAAGTCTATAATTTATTCTTCGTCTGCAACCTGAAAGATTGTCGGCTTTTTTTTTAGACCCCAACTGGACTGTAAAGATTGTCGGCTTTTTTTAGACCCAAAACACCAAAGAACATCAAAATATCAGGAACACGCGCAACCAGCAGCGCCACAACAAAAGATGCCATAAAACCTCCGAAGCTAATAGTACAGTAAGATGTGGCACATACTCCATTACGGACACCCGCATCTGTAACTACGTGTCGACCGAGACCAGTATCAATTTTATCGCACATGCCACGCCAAGCGACAGCTGCCCACACGTACAATGAGAAGGCGACAATGGTCCAGACAATATTAAGGCCAAATATCACCGATTTCTTTTCCATAGACACTAATGCTGTGATAGATTCCATGTTCATTTCGAGACCCGTATGGACTCCGAAAAGTACAACATTAATCGCGAGCACTCCAAAGGTGGCTTGTCCTAAGACGGCCAATGCTGAGTCAGCTCCGAAAGGCGAGCATGTGTTCAGGTCACCTGTCTTTGCACACGGTGGAGCTATGAGCCATCCGTCTGCTTGTGTACCTGCCGCGGCCTCGTTGCCCTCTGTGTCAAGAATTGTAAGAGCTACACTCGCACCTTCTGCAACAGACCCACATGTTTTCCCAGTGACCACCATTTCGAAATTGGAACAGGTGTTGCTATTTTTGATTTGAAATCCACCAATTTTTTGTATCAGACCTGAACGTCCATTTGGGTCGTCCTCTGGATATGAGTCGAGGACAATATTAGAGCCTGGAAAGTTGGCGTAATCCATGTTTACACCCAACGTAACAATTGTGGCGAGGGCAAGAAGTGCTGCAAGGGTTGCGAAAAAGCCACGTGCGATATTAATTTTTTGAACAGATACCTTTGAATTCATGGGTTAAAAACAAAGATATTACTTATATAGTGCTTATATTTGAACCTCGATGTATGACAATGTTTAGTGTTGTGTTGCGCTGCTTTTGATGATTCACTACAGTCTGTGTAAGTGTGCTCATAAAAGTTTTTTCTACAAACCATCCGTTATGGAGAGTCCAATCTAAAACAGTAAATAATGAGTTGATAACCGTGCCACAACCACGAATTGAAACTGTATTGCAACTTTTGTTTGCTCTAATGGACTCAATAATTTCGAGAGGTTCATCGTCACGTCGTAATGTATATTCATAATATCCTTTCGCGGGAGTAATGATGACCGTCAAACATGCCTTCATATATTCTGTCGGTTCAATATGAATGGACACATTATGATTTAAGCGTCGAAATACATCAACCGCAAACAGCAACGTGGTCTTACTGTCATCACATGTTTTGTGAATAAATGTGTCACCGGACTCCAGTACCTGTTCTATGCGATTGACCCAATCTTGTTTCTGCATTTAATAAAAATGAGGTCTGTATATACTAAAAACTTTGAAACGCACGTTGGATTGATTCGCCGGACGGATCGAGTTGCGTTTGAAAATTTTCGTGCCATTCGCTGGCACTGCCTGTTGAACAGGCTATCGATTTCGGTTGGTAGAGGACTGTTTGGTCTGCTCCTGGTTGTGGAAACAGGGTGGTAAAGATAGAACGGTACAAGTACGCTTCTTTCGTGGCTGGAGTATTGTATGGATATAGCTGCGATGCGGCTGCAAAAGTGTCGTCTGAGACTTGACGTTCCGCATGCAACAGGAGCGAGTCAATCCACGCGGGTCCAACGGCGTCCGAAAACTGTGCTTTGGTCCTATCTACCACACAGTCCGGCACAATCCCCCGAAAAGCATCTCTCAAAAACCATTTTTCCGGTTTGGGTCCGTCTGGATGGGTCCCTGACAGTTTGTAGACCGGTGGTAATTTGTTCATCGCAAACTCCACGACGTCTTTATCGAGGAAAGGAACTCGTGTTTCAATACCCCAATCGCCAAGCGTTTTGTTCGCACGTTGGCAATCATACGCGTGTAGCTCCTGCAGCTTATGTTTGCATTCTTGTACCATCGCGGCTTCCGACGGACAGTACAGATTGTACAAATAACCGGCGAATAGTTCGTCGGAACCCTCTCCTGACAACACCATCTTGATCCCACGTGCTTTGAGCACTTTTCCAAGCATCCACATCGGTATGGATGCACGTACTGTTGTGACATCATATGTTTCGATGGCACGAATGACTTCGCGCAGTACGGTCAGACCCTCTTCGATCGTGTATTCAATGGAAATATGATGGGTTCCGAGAATGGCCGCGACTTGTTTGGCAACCGCAATATCGGGCGAATCTTCGAGTCCAATGCAAAAAGAATGTACGACTGGATAGTCTGGCCTCTTTTCTTTGGCAATGTTGACGGCCAACGTAGCTACAATTGTCGAATCGAGACCACCCGAGAGTAACACGCCCCATGGTACGTCACCAGAAAGACGCTTGGCAATGGCTTCGGACATGGTGTTCACAATTCCCGACGGTGGAGGAGCAGACGTTGGCCAATCTGAATAAGGTGTGGTAAAAGGAACAAAGTCTGGGTGTTCACCCAGTTGGAACGCAGCCATCGTACCAGGTGGTACGATGTGAACAGTTGTGTCGAGAGGCATTGCCGCCAATAAAGTGGAAAAAACATTACTATCCGAGTAGTACAATGGTACAACACCAATGGGGTCACGCGCAACGATGACTTGCTTTGTGTTTTTGTTCCATGCCACAAAGGCGAAAATTCCGTCCAGATGACGGATGCCATCGGTACCATATTTCTTCAACATTTTTGGGACCAAAAAACAATCAGTTTCGTCGGAATTGGCTTGATAATTATATATTTCACCATTCATGGTGACGACCCAATCATTATAAAGGATGGGCTGTGCACCTGCTTCTGGATGCACAATGGATAATCGCGTGTGACCCAGGTACACATCTTTGTCGACGTAGCTTCCCTGTTCGTCCGGACCACGTCTTTGCAGTCGGTCTAAGGTACCAGGAGATTGACCTTGGATGACAGCTAGAATACCACACATTTATACAATACAAACTTAGAGAATATAACACTATTTCATTAAATATAATTGGATTTCTACACTTTTTGTTTTTTTTTTGTGAGGAATCTTCTGAAATATAATTGGATTTCTACACTTTTTGTTTTTTTTTTGTGAGGAATCTTCTGAAATATAATTGGATTTCTACACTTTTTGTTTTTTTGTGGGTGGTTCCATGGAATCTTCTGACTCTGATTCCGAGTCATCGGTGTCTACAAGTGTCTGTAAACAGTCTGGATAGCGTATGTCGTCGCGAATGGACGGGTCGGCCTCACATAATTTTTCCATCGATTCTGAGAGTGTGTGCGTTGGTTTACCGATTTTAACCGCCCATTTTTGACAGACGTGGTCGTCAATGTCGCAGTGAATACTGTACCCATCTCTCGTTCTGGACGCTGCTGCCGACGGTTGCGTCGACGTTAAGTAACGAGATTCTGCAGTGTTTGCCAATATGTTCTTGTACTTGAGTTCGCGCTTACCAGGTCGACGGTCGATGACGCGCATCACGTGGAAATAATCTGAGCTCAGTGGAAAAGCTGTGAAGATGCGTTTTGTCGCGGAATATTTGTGTGTCTCTGAGGCCAATATATCATAGATGCTATCAGAACCACCCGTCGAGTGTTTGACGAGATGAGCGACATGGATATAGACGGCATCGTTCGCGATTACCGCCGAATCATATCTTTTTTTCCGCTTTGCCTCAGTATCAAGCACTGGATACTTATTTTCGGTGATAGTAGCACCTAGGGCTGGCATTTTGTATGGCTTGCATTGGAACGAATGACTGGACATTTTGAACAGGAAACCCTTGATGTTGGCTTCCGAAGTGCGACCTTTTTCGAGTGGAATGCGCGAACGAATTTTTTTCGCGAGTTGATTAATGGGCGACAATTTAATGTAGTCGTGTGATGTCTGGTCCTCTTTGTTGGATGGATTCACGACAGTTGGATTGAATTTTTGCATTTTAAAGATAGTGTTGAGAATTTTATGTTCGATGGGTGAGCGAAATTGGTCAGCAAACAGAGACAATGTAAAGATGACCATTTCTTCTGTGACCTTTAGGAACGGCTCTAAATCTGGTATCATTCCTTCATGGAAAGGTTGACCATAATGCTGCCCACCAGGCAAGTTACATACACGCTCAATGGCCGTCACAATCGCTTGATTACGTGCAAATAATTTGACACGTTCCCAATCACGTGGGCCCGGTCGGATAATCGAGTTTTTGCTCATTTTTTTCTTAAAACGTGGGATCATAATGTTGCTGGCGGTATTATCCACGTTTTTAATGACGCGTGTCCAGATGGCCTTTTCGACCAACATGACGCGGAACTGTTCTTCTCGCGCCTCTTCAAAGAGTTGTTTGCGGTGCGCTTTATCATCAGAAGACATCATGCGTTCGCCATTCATGCAGTCATCGATGTCACGGCCACGACGCTGTTGTTGTTCAAAGTTTCCCCAGAAGAAACGTGTTTGTAGAGCCTCTTCGACGTCACCTTTGGAGTCGTTGGTCGCACCCATCCAAACCCCAATGCATTCCGATTTGGTAATGCGAGCAGACCGTTTACCGGTCGCCTCGTCAGCACAAAACGTTTTGCACGAGACTTTTTGAGACGTGAGTTTCTCTTTAAACATGGTTTCCTGTGAGGAATCCGCATTTGGGTTTTTGGCAGTGCGAAACATACCAGGTGGTGCTTCGTGACAGACTGTCGTAATGTCGTTACGATTACCATCGACTGCATCTGATTTGCCGGTCTGGTAGGATAACACTTCTGTAGTACCAGGAATCGATTCGTTTTCCATGACAGTAAACAAGAACGACTTGGATGTTGCGCCATCGCCCGCTTGAAAACAGTTCAAGTGGAGACCGAAATCACGACGAAACGCATCGTAACGTGCATGATGAATAAGATACATCATTCTGTGCGCTGTAGAAATCAGATAGTACTGCTCGTATCCTTCAAAGAGGGTGGCGGCGCGATTGGCAAAGACAGATAGGGTTCGGTCTTTGATTTGGTGTCGCACAGTTTGATGTTTGGAATCAATGCGCCATCGTAGCATTTTGGAACAGACTTCCGAAATGGCAGCGTCAGGGTCCAGGCATTGTTTGACTAATGCTTTGACGGCCCATTCTTGATAATCAGCGTATGAACTTTGAAACATAGCTGGAACATGCTCATGCGGAGCACATTCTCTGTCATAGCGCATTTTGGCCTGGAATGCCAGCGAGGAAAAGGCAGAACGGTCCACCATACCTTCGAGACGTGCGCGTTCCATATCGGCTGGAGTACGAATGTCATACTCTGTTTCACAATTCGGGTCATATGCGTCAACCGTTTTTTCGGGGATGGAACGTTGTGCTTTCATCCACGCCTGATGGTCGGGTAAGTATTTACTGCAAAAGACTTTGGGGTGGACTTGTGATGGTGTCAGACGAAGAACGTGCTCTTCGCTGGGAAACTGCAACATTGTCACGGGTTTGTTCGAGATTGGTTCGCCAGTGTATGTTTGTCGTTCCGAAAAGATGGAATCCACGGTCTCGGGAATTTTATTGAGCGCGTTGTCGAGCGAGAAGACCCATTTGGGGTTGGCGGTATTACCAGGAGCAGAAAGGGGTACCTTTGGATTGATAATTTCGTCCATTGAGGAGGTGAATTCCTGTGAGTTGGTGTAACGGTCCGCGACAGTACGGACATACATTTCAACACCAGAGACACTTAGCCATTTCTGATAATCTTGAAGTCCAGACAATGGGTCTACTTTTCGAGTGTTCGATTTTCGTTCAACCGACTCTCGATGCAGTTGACTTGCTTCCAAGAGCATTTTATTCAACGAGTTGCCGAATTTTACGTCCTTATGCAACGATACGGCATGAATGATATATCCAATCGCGGTATCTTTGATAGTGGGTGATGGTATCCACTGAAGCCACGCCTGCACGTATGGGTATACGTCGGACGGCATGAGGTCCATCGATAAATTTCCTGATTCGTACACCATTTGAAGAAACAGTTGCAAATTGATTTCATCGAAACGAGCTTTCGATTCAGTATAGCGGACGTCTGAAAATTTACTGGCAGCCGGTCGAAGCATATCACGTGGCACATAGACCGCCACGTAGTCTTGAATGCCACTAACAACGGTTTTTGACGTTGGTTTAGAGTACGTATTGTTACCCCATAAAGCAAGTGGTTCCATATGCATACCTTCCATAATTTAATTTTTATACCATATTTTTAGAAACTATTTTTGAATACACATATGCCAAACAAATGTGTAGAATCCAATTTTTTTACAGGTTAATTAATATAAAGGAATTACAAGTTTATTTAAAGGAATGGAGTTTACACTACCACCTCTAACACAGGAAAGTTTCAGTCGATGGTGGAACAAAAAGGTTCCTCGGAACGACGACGTGGATGAACGCATCGTTTACCCGGGGGTAAAATTAAATTGCTCGACAAAGTCACGCGATTTACGCTCACAAATACTTCCGGAGCATGTTTTTGTCACACAAGAACGGGAATCAAGCAGATTTCACCACAAAGTACTCGGTTCGAACAATATATTCATCCAGTTGCCCAAAAGATTATATTCGCACTGTTTCAGAAATATAAATATACATAGTATTCCCACTGACAATCGGATCATGGTCAGATTGACAGAAAACACCTCTGTTGTGTTGCCATACATTCCTGATGATTTTGTCTCGCAAAAAAGAACTAAGCGCTCCGTTCAAACGACGCGAACGCGCAAACGTGAGGTCAAGAAAAAACGAAAATTTGAACAAGTCGGGACAGAACAATATACTGGATGGGTCACCAACGTAGTCTCACCCGCAACAGACCTTGCTTCAGACGATGGAATCGATTCGTTTCGACTTTTTAGATATATACGTTCACAAATGCAGCAAAACGACGAAAAACTCGATGTATGTATCCCCAATCCATTTTCAGGCGTGAAAAACATCGAGGAAATAAATGGTGCACCAGACAAACAAATTGCTCTCACAACCATTGTACAATTTGTACACCATTATGCACGCCACATCCTCTAAACAATCCGACACCAAGACGATGACGAGATCAATCGACCTTCTAGAGCACGTGTGTACAAACAGCATCCCTTAATACTCACGTCAAATGTACTGACAGAGCCAAATAACTGTTTTTCTAACTGTTGTAACGAAGCATGTACCTGTGTTATCGTTGTCTCTGATGTTGGAGCCACATCTTCCGGCAATATGTCATTTAAATCTGTCCGGATAATGTGATGAATCGCCAAGATGGCCCGAAAATACGAGTGCTCCGCGTTTATCGCTATATTCGGAGGTACGTGGAACATCACATTGACAAAACTTAATGTTTCTTGGTATAAAAATTTTGGATTATAAGAACGAAACAAGGACATCCATTATTTAAACAATGGATGTAAATACTCTGTCGACATGACTATTTAGCATTTCTTTCCCACAGACAATGCTGACGACATTACAGAAACAAACAGAACTCTTAAAAATGAGAATTATATCTCTTGGATGGGCTCTCCCGCCACCAACATGTCTACATACACATCGTCTCAAACAAATACGTCACGAGTACGTCGAGATGGCGGAAAAGATGGGGCTGGACGCCCCAGACAATTTATTTCAATGCGCACAGTACATTTATTGTAAATTAATGGGGACTCATCTTGTGATTCGCAACCTCTGTGATTTATTTAAAGCATCGACCTACGTGGAAACATACATGAACCATTATTTTGAAAATTCACCTAAACTATTCTGAAGCCATCGTAACAACGGACTTTGGTGAGGACCTGCACACAAACGTAGCTCGGCTTCTGACAGGGGTTGTCCACGGTGTTTCGACAACATTAAATCCGCAATCACCCAGGCTGGTGTCCCTTCCTGTACAATAGGAATACGCGCAGGGTCTTGATAGACAGTGCGATGGTCTAACGAGTAGTAAATATAGTCTCCTGTTCGCTCATGATGGGGACCAAAGGTATAGGAGGTGCACGAGTCTTCGTTGGTATGTTCAACTGACAATTGATACCCACTTTCTTGACTAAACATTTTTTGATTATAAATAGACGCTCACATACACATATATGATTAAGCTCTTCTTATTTTTTTTTTCTATAGTGACCTCTTCGGCCTTTGATTCCACTGATTGCCGTATGGTCCACGCCGAAACATGGATGTGTGACTACATGGAACATCACAATAAAAATTACTCAACATTTTCAGAATTTCTGTTACGCAAATCAAAGACAACACAAACGGGACTCACCTCCAAATCAGACCACTTTCCACACGAACTTCGGAGTAATAATGCGCTTGTCTACGGTCGACATAAAGTACTACAGCGTACACAATCAAGTAAACACACGCACCTTGAGGGTGTTCAAAGGTTGCCTCCAATAGATTGGCGCAAGTACAACCGTGTGACTCCTGTCAAAGACCAGGGTGATTGTGGAGGTTGTTTTGCGTTCGCCTCTGCAACGGTTTTGGAATATTGGTCGGGACAACATCCCAAATCATTCTCTTCCCAAAATCTCATGGACTGTACTTCTGGTGTAGGTCGACCAGACGTGGGGTGCGACGGTGGTCTTATGGAGTACGTGTTTGAATATGCGAAAAGACATCCCGTCACACTCGACAGCGAATTCCCTTTCAAAGGTCAGCAAAAAACATGTCCACGGAGTAAATTATGGACGAATATTGCCGTTCACGACTACAAAGTTCTGATGATGGAAGATAACCCAAAAGCAGAACAACAATTTGAACATATCTTACATAACTATGGACCCATTGCAGTAGGCATTGACTCAACATCCCTGAGCAACTACAACGGTGGCATCGTCTCTGCTAACATGTGCACAACTGATATTGACCACGCAGTGACCATTGTCGGATACACGGACAAAGCATGGATCATTAAAAATTCATGGGGATACAACTGGGGAATAGGTGGGTATCTCTACTTAGAGAGAGGGACAAACGCATGTGGTGTCGCAGAATATGCTGTCTATGTCAAAGACGCAACGCCAAAGCACAGGAAATTATCGACGACGTGGCATATGCACGCCTAAGTCCACATCACCCATGCCATAAACAGGGTCCATGTGGCCAAGCCAGTGCCAAAGAGAATGAGCTGACATTTTGTACTGAAACTACCCCGGATTTGACGGATAGATTTTTTCAATTCCTGCCGAGTATCTGTCATCTGTTGCCGCATGTCGCGAAAATTTTCGCTTGATTGTATCATCATTTCAGAGTTCATCTGAATGACATGTGACACTTTATCGTCTAATGCAGCAACGCGATTGTCCAGTACATTGACACCTTGCTCCAACGAATCAAGTCGCGAACTCAATATTTGATCAGATTCCGTTTGAATCATCGTTAATTAAAATAAACAGACCTTTATACTTTTTTTTTTATTATTAAATTTATGCGACGCGAATACGTTTACTGTCTTGGTCAGCCGGGTCCTCACGCACGCGTTTGTTACTGGTAGTTTCTTCGTCCATACTGTAAAGGACACCCTGGCCAGACTCAGATGCCTCCGGATTCGAATGAACTTTGATGCCATGGCGCAGAGATACTTCAAACTTGATACCAAAACCACCGTCTGGCATAAAATAAAAGGAAGGGGACACTACTGGAGCAATTTTGGCACCACGCATAAGTTCCATCGACTGTGTAACGTCGGTACCGTCCGCGTCTTGGAGCGGAATGACGTTCGGTGTCTCCTCGTTATCGTACGGGTATTGACGCTGCGTAATCTTGAGTTGACGGTACGCGTTGTCTTCACGCTTGACCACTGGCGAATTAAAAATGTCGTCCACCATGGTGCGGTACGTGCTTTCGTAAGTCTCTCCTGTTTCAGCAGCCATCTCACGCGCATTGTCCTCAATCTCAGCCTTCGCCTTGACCAACAGATTACTATCGTCAAGAATATGTTTCACACCACACTTGACAAACTTTTCTGCGTAATCGAAGAAAGCAACAGAATCAGGGTTTGCAGTATCCTCTTTCAGGGTGCCCGTGAGCTTCGCAGTCGCCGGCGTCACACCAGAAAATTTGCCAAGTGTACCAGTCTGGAGGTCATTCCATTCGAGCTCGTGTACCGGCACGCGTGTTGTAAAACGACGTCCCTCCATGTCTTTGGCGTTGACGTAGTGTTTACCACTCTGGCCCTCAACTGTTTCAAATTGATATTCGCGCATTGGCGTGTTAATCACGTCCATAGGAATGCTGGAACCACCGGCAGTACCGGTCGAATACACCACAATATCAGGTGTCAATGTGTACGTGATGCCATACTTATCCTTGGACATACAGTATGGACGCAAAGTAAAGACCATGGACAAGACAGCGCCCGAGTGCACTTCAGGGACATCTCCCATTTCATCGTACTGTCCACCGACGGTCTGAACGTAACGAACACTACGGGGAGTGCCATCGCGATTGTAAGCGCGACATTTAATTGTCACTTTCTCGACACCCTCGACGTTCTTGAGCGGAACCATGGCAGTCTTATGAAACTGCTCACGAGCCTTGATTTCTTGCTCCTCGGGCGTTTTCGACTTGTAATAACGACTGGCTTTGGCGCGAGCTGCCGTAGCAGCACCGCCAACATCAGCGTCGTACATCTGGTCCAATCCAGACTTATTCAATTCCGTAAGACGTGCAAAAAAGTCATTACGTTCGGACTGAAATCGTTCAGGTCCACCGTCTTTCAAAAGAGTGGCCAAAATATTCGAAGTAGCCGGTGTCTTGGCAAACTTGGAACGGTTGTAGTTACCACCTTCACCAATGTGTGGATACAGTGACTCACATGGAGGAGTCATGATCTTGTAGCCGTAACCAGCTTCGTTTTGAAAATCATAAAACGTTTCTTGCTTACCAGTGGCATTGCTGAGGCGCTGGGATTCGGCGAATTTCAGAGCACCTTGGGTGCGAAAATTGAGTAGCGTAAATTTTGGAAGTGCGTAAGACATTTTTTTTCTTTACTTAATATTGCTTAAACAAATATAAAAAATAATATTCACTACTTTTATGGGTTTTTAATTTAAATTGTATATAAAGTTAACCTCTTTGTCTATCAATGGCGCAAATTAAAAAATATAAATTCTTTTCTAAAAGTGCGGAAAAGAACGAACCAGTCCAAATGGATGGTGTCACAAACTGGAGAAAGAAATTGTCCAACTTTTGGCCGGTGCAAATATGTCCTGCACCTCTCAACGTCGGTGGCATTCAGATTTTCGCAGAACACCACAACTTCTCCTCCGTAGAACAAGCGTTTCACTGGGCAAAATTTCACTTCACCACTCAAAAATTAACGGTAGAACATCTCATGGACCACTACTTACATTACCCCAGTATTCTGTTGCAGCATGTCGACTCGACTGACATTGACGACCAACGTTTTCTTACGGAAATACGTCCACTCATGGTTCAAGTAAAAAAATGCTCCAGCAGAGGTGCTATGAACAAGGCAGGTTATTCCTTGGACGTCTCACGGTGGAACGAAGCGCGTGTACAAGTCACGCTGCATTTGCTGCGAACACGCCTCGGCGTTGACAACGACTTTCAACGCATATTGCGCGCCTCTGGCACGTCGTACCTGTTACATACAGACAGAGCAGGACAGAAGTCATTTTGGGGCGGTTCTGACAAGGGGGGAGAAAATATGTTAGGTCAATTGTTGATGCAGATTAGATATGAATTACTCAATCCGGTGACATTTTAAGGAACAATTTAATTGTAATTAAATGTAGTGACTTTTTTAAAAGTGAATTTGTCTTAATTGACTGTACTTGTTTGTTTTTGTTGGTTGTGTGGAGCGAACCCTGAATTCTAATTCCAGACGTTTTTGTTTATCAGTGACTTGTAACATGCGCATCTGTATAAGCATTTTGCTTTGAATGGTCAGTTGTTCTTTGAATGCGAGGTACACATATAGTTCGTACTCAACATCGACGTAATCCCAAACAGTTGAGGGTGAGTCACGATTTTCCCAATGTTTCGGGTCATAAATGTCATCATACTCTTCTACGAATAATAGATATAATTGTTCCCATGCATTATATTGTGTATGCAAATCCAGTTGTATTCGTTCGAAATCTTTGGCAGTTTCCTTCATCGGCTCTTTCAGAGATTCTTTGTCCATACCACAACATTCTAATAGTTTACGAGGCCATAACACATATTTGCGATATTTGGTGATGAACAACACAATTATTACTAAATATGTTATAACAACAAAAGCAGTCATTGTGAGGGCAATGGCCGTATATTCTGGTTCAACTTCCGATAATTTTTTGCTGTTAGTCAGATTAGTAAATCTGTCGGTGGTGTCTTTGTAATATCTGGTGTCCTCACCCAAAATATACATGGACTTTCCAAGACCAATATAGACCATACTCAACAGTGACGTTGAAAAGAACATGAATGACATAAAAAATGTCACGATAGATGCTGAATACGACCTTGAAAGACCCTTTAACGACTCCAAATTAAATGTACGTGTACCAGTTGAACGGTGTGGGTACAACCCAGCAGTAAATTTAGACTCTTCTGCATAAATATGAATGGACAGGAAAAATGATTCAATGACGGATATTATTGAAAAACATATACTCAAAATACACGATACGACATACATATTGACCTTCCATGGTGGTTGGTCTTCCGTATTACCAAGCAGTGCCCCTAATATGGCAACTACTACACCCAACATAAGCGTCGATACAATGGAAATCTGATTAAGAAGTGAAGTGTAATCAGACAGAATACTTGTAACACGGGATTCCAACTGTATAAGAATTTCTTGCAGTTTTTCCAAATGATTTGTTTGGAGACTAATTGTCTTGAATTTCCCTGCAATTTCTCGTATAAAAATTTCGCGACCCAATAAAATTGCAGTAGCCTTCTCAGCCTTTTCCGCTGCTCCACGCGCGATTTCGTCGTAGTTCGCTGATTTTTGTTCCGCTTTCCGTGCAAGCTCATCGTTTTTTGCTGCCTTCTTATCGGCTTGTCTAGCACGTTCATTGTATAATAATCCAGCAGATGTCAGAATGACGGAAATAATCGTTGAGGGGTCTAGCATGAATCATAAAATTAAGGGTCATTTAAATACATATATTATTCACATGTTTCTAGTACGGACGGCCACCGCTGGACTTCCCACCGGATGCACCGCCGCCACCGTATCCACCGTATGCACCGCCGCCACCGTATCCACCGCCGCCACCGTATGCACCGCCGCCGTATCCACCACCGCCACCGTATCCACCGCCGCCGTATCCACCGCCACCACCGTATCCACCGCCGCCACCGCCGCCGTATCCACCACCGGGGTTCCCACCGTATCCACCACTGGGGTTCCCACCGGGCTTCCCACCATAACCGTATCCACCGCCACCACCGTATCCACCACCGGAGTTCCCACCATAACCACCGACGTTGCGAGGATGGCGGCTGACGTCCTGACGACGACGGTTGAAGTCAGGACCTGACTCAGCAGTTTCGTCGGCCACCCATCTCAACATGTGCTCCAAATTATCGAACGCGTAAGGGTAGTTTTCCATTTTTCTCAGTCTGTCCGTAGACATGAACGCTATTCGACGCACAAACTCACTGTCGTTTCCCATTTGTTCTTGTTCTTGACTAATTTTGGTGGTAACCTCTACCACTAGGTCCAGGCTTACGTTGGAAGTAAAGGTCAACCTTCGTAGACTCCCATTCACGCCTGCAATCTGTCCCTCAATATACGCGATATTGGCCCTAAATGTCTCATGAATATTGTAATCTTCAATTGCAGCAGCGGATAAAGCAAGCGTTTGTGACGGCTTGCTTGTGAATGATGAATCTAACACCCGATCCAAAACCTGCTCAATTTTGAGAATTTGTGTAATACAATTGTCAATACGATTCCGTTTTACCCCCATAATGGCCTCGAGGTTCACGTTCTGACCACCCTGGTCGGCGCTCATCATATCAAGATTTATGTCGTTTTGACCAGGGTTGTATTTCTCTACAACTGTGGAAAACCATCTCCTTAGTGGCTGCGCTCTGCGTTCTTGTTCATCGATCTGTCCGAGTATCTGTTCATATTTAGTTGTTAATAATTTATATAGCGAAATCCATAGGTGTGCAGCGTGTAAGTGTTCGAGTCTGTATTTTCGAGTAATATCAGCTAATTTTCGCATGGTCACCCGAAACGTGTCACCAGAACGATGTCTAAACATGATGAAACGATTATTAGCATCACGGCGTTGAAAAATCAATTTGTTTAATTCATTGTGTTCAACGATTGCTTCTTGCACTGTCTTCCGAAGTCTATCAATGTTCTTTGGATCAAATATTTCATCTTTATCGCTCTTATCAAAGGTCCTGATTATACTACCGTAGTATAACTTGCGTCGCACATTTAAAATGTCCTTTTGGTGAATGAACTCGCGACGTGTTGTGGGCAACGTAATTTTATCCTCACCAATGACCTGACCGCCAAAAAGTTCTTGATATGTTGGTTGCCACTGTGGTTCGCTTCTTAATCGTTCATTTGACGCCCCCGATCCGAAGTGGATTCTTCCTTGTACCATCTGTTCGCGTAGCTTGTTCCTATACTGTATAATCATGTTACACTCTTTAATTTGACGTTCGATCTTGTCACAATCTCTCCAAGTTCCACCAGGAAGTTCACTGGTCACAGTGTCAATAATATGACCGGCTTTGCCACAGCGCTGGTCTTTCAAATCTTGGTACGTTTTCTTCAATTCCGGGTCGCTTTGGACTGCCAACCATTTGTAGCGACCATATCTTTCCTCAGGTTGAAGCCTCTTCACACACGCACGCGCAAATACAAAGGTCGCAATTGCGAAGAGTAGACCTTTTCCCAAAGAAACGCAATGTTCTTTGAAAATGTCCCATGCGTGACCATAGTCGTACTGCTTGATCGCGTGTACTGCGTACGCGAGTATCGCCCCACCAACTAATGTTTTTTTATGGCGCCAGAACCAATTTTCTGTGACCAATTCTTTCCCATCCTGTAATTTTTGGACAAATTCTTCTGTCAACGAGTTGCCCATATTATCTGATTCCAGATCTGATAACTCCTCTTCAGTCAACCCCTTTCCCCAGTCCCTGCCCTGGTGTTCCCCCAGCTCCCATTCATCTTCCTCTTCCTCCTCCTCCTCAACCCCCGGCTCCCAATCCGGGTCATCGTCCTCGTCGTCCTCATCCTCGTCGTCCTCATCCTCGTCGTTTCCATAACTTGGTTCAGCAGCCATAAATGAACGAGTTTTTTGTGGACTTGTTCGATATCTCAGTGCTGGATGTTGTGGACTGTTGACTAACTTCAAATATTCTCTGCCCCAATGTTCTTTGTCGCTCATCACATTTGTCGGTTTATTTTTTGATTTGAATAACGACATATATGTAGAGTGTCGTTAATATTTATAGTGCCAAACGACAAAAGCGTGTTGTTCAACAATCCAATTTTAAAATCTGATATATTGGAGTATATAGTCACGACTACTTTGGAGAAAATGGTAAGAAAAACAAAAAAACGTCAACGTGATCCTGCTCGTCCAAAACGCGCAATGACGCCGTTTTTGTATTTTGCGTGTGAGCAACGTAAAATTCTGAAAGAGTCTGAGGAGAAAATGGCACTTCCTGAACAAAGTCGCAAAATTGCTCAACTTTGGAAAGACGTGGATGACAAGTCTGCGTACATTGCAATGTCTCAGGTTGACCAATCTCGTTATCGAGAGCAGATGAGTCAATATGTCCCTCCCAAGAAGATAAAACGTCCGCGCAGTTCGTATGCATTTTTCATGCGTGATGTTCGAGCGAGTCTTGCAGAAGCCAATCCGGACAAGACTCCTCGTGAGTTAATGTCGGACATTGCCACTGCCTGGAAAGTGCTTTCCGTCAACGATCGTGGTCGTTACAACAAAATGGCAGAAGAGGACAAGCAACGTTATGTAGATGAGAAAAGCGCCGAATAAAGTATAAACATAGGAGTAACTGATATAATGTATTACAAAAAAAATTTATCCATTTATGATTCAACCTTTCCATTTGTATGGGTTTGTATAATAACGTGGTGGGTCGACCGTTTATTTGTCGAATTAGGCCATCGTTCTACTGATTCGCTTGTTTGTATCCATAGTAATCTACAATATATTCATTATCATCAATATACGACTACCATGTTGTTGGTACTGCAAGTGGTGAAGGCTGTTATTAAGAGACGCCGTGAATTTGTGCGTGAATCAGTGTTGTCCAATTCGAAAGCAAGTGCTAGCTGTGTCCTTGCGTTCTTGCAAATGATATTGGTCGTGGCGTGGACTGCGATTGTATCGGTGTTACTGGACGTGTCACCGTGGCTGTGTGTAGATTATTTCCTTGAACACCGCGCTGTGTCTTCTTTGGTGGCGTTCGGTGCTATATTAATCGTATTGCCAGCGGAAAGTATTTTTTGGGACTGGTCTATCCAAAGAGGACTCGATCATCTGGTCATTTAGATTCATACTGCAGTGTCCAGTGTTACCACTGTTTCGTCTGATGGTTCTGAATCTGAATCTTCTAACGTAAAAGCTGCGTTGTGTGGTTGTGTGTCCTCCTCATCAGTAAAGGGGTTTTTCTCTTCCTCGTCATCTGACATATGTGTCAGTTGTATTTCTTCTTCTTCGTCGTCGTCGACACCGTTGTACTGTGTTGTTCCATGCCACCATTGTTGTTTTATAAACCATGTGCAACACATAATGATTGCAGACAGTATGGCTACTGTAATGGCTACATACACCATTGCTCCCGATTCTACCCATGCATTCGTATTTGGTGTGGTTGCATTCATATTTACAATGTCTAAAACTGACTATATAGTGTTCTCTGAAAAATCCCATAATGAACCCTAGTCTGCGTCGTGGTCGTTTTGTATTGATGGGAATAATAACACTGTATGTAAATCTGGTCCTGACCAATTTGGTCTCGTATCGACAATATTGGTACACTCAATTGTATAACAATGGTACCGCATTAACACCGTTGCACGATACCTTTTTTATTGATTGGGTGCGTGGGTACAACATTCCCACTCCTTCCACACTGGCTTTGCGTGATATGGTGGACGTGTGCACGTATGTATGGGTGATTGTGACGCTCATTGCGTGGTGTCTGTGTTCACGACAGCCGATTCTTATTGCAAAGGGACTCATGGCGCAGATTATTTTAATTCCAGCATTTTCATTGGCACAACTCATGACAGTGGTACCTGACTCAACGCCGAATTGCTTAGACGTGTATGACATTCCTACGTCGGAAGATATGACGTGGATTTATTGGCGCTGGCCTATGCGCGCCTGTGGTAATATGTTGTGGTCTTCGGACATCACACAACTGGTTGTTTTTACAGCAATCGCCGTTCAAATGGTACCGCCTGGTCGTCCTAAATTGTCGAATATCGTGTGGATAGTGGGTGAGCTTTGGACATTTGTGACGATTATTTTTGCGTTTAGTTCGCGTTATCAGTATACGGTGGATGTCATTTCCACATATATTGTGGTGAAACTAGCAATGACAAATCCAACTATAGATTTTCTGGCTCGTTGGTTTTTTGTACGTCATGGTGAATATTTTGCACGTGTGCCAATGACAGAAATTCCGAGAATGACTATTTAGTGGTCCTGTTCCCTATGAAATGTCAGACCCCGTTGCCAACATGCAGCATTTAGTTGCACATTTGAAGACACTCTTGCCCCAACGTCGCGAAAAACGTCGACGCGACGACGATGATGACGACGACCGCGTCACTAGACCAAGAACTCAAGACGCTGAGGATGTAAGAACAGTCGTTGCTCATGCAGGCGGAACGTCACAAATACCCGTGCCAAATAAAACGACTTGAACGCTGACGAGATATGTAATTTCCGCACTCTTCTCTGCTTGTGAATGTACACCATTGGTATTTTTTTCTTCCATATGTTGACAATAATTGCTTGTCCCGAAGACAGATATCTTGATTTCAAACCAAATTTGTTCAGAATATTGTTTACAAAGTCAATGAATGCAAAATTTCGGAATGACATTTTGCATCCTGTAGTATATTTTGTACAACATTCCTTCAATGTCCATGGAGACCATATTTTTAGCGGTGCACACAAGTGAGACGACCACAAATGACGTTCGCGCGAACTAAATAAATGTTGAGCGTCAAAATGGCCCTGTACTAACTCTTTGACACCTTGACGCGTCCGGTCTTTGATTTGGTAGTGTTTGCTCCAATACGACCAATCTTCTGCTTGGAATCTAAATTCGCGATGAACCACTGACCATCGAAAACGTTGATTTAATTGTACATAGTCAATGATTAATCGAATACAATCCACAGGGATCATTCTGCTTACGTTGAACGATGATATATATACACTATATTATGTTCGGAATATGTGCGAATGAAAACACCAACTAAAACAAAAACACCAATTAATTTAAACAAAAACACTTTTAATTTGCTTCAAATGCCTAATTATGAAAACTACTTGTCGGATGCGTCGCTCAGCTCAGACACCGAGGAGGACGAAGAAGAAGAGGAGAGCATTTACGATGAGCGTGACGAAGAGTACTGGCGTCTTGAAGCACTCTTGACGGACCATCGGCCGCCAGTGGTCATTAGTTATATCAAAACTATTGGATATGTTTCATTATATGGCTGTGTGACCAACGTGACACCGCTCGACATTGAGTCCGTCGTACCACTTGGGTCTGCCATCTCGTGGCGCGCTTTTTGGCACGACGAACCAGAGACTGTGAGCAGTGATGTGAGGAGCGTGAGCAGTGATGTGAGGAGCGAGCTATTTTCTTACGAGGATTGGAATGCGATAGGCGAATATTGTATGCAATTATGCGAATGTTGTTTTGAACATCCAACGATGACTCAAATTCGTTCTTGTATTATTCGGATTCTGAGTCACGGGAAGTTTGTTCCTCCAACCGCCGGCAGAGCTTCTTTGAGGGGGGTGCGTCGTCGCTGAAATTGTCCTCCTCCTCCGAGTCCTCCGAGTCCTCCGAGTCCTCCGAGTCGGAAGGTAAGGTCCAATCTTCATCTGAATCTTCCGACTCTTCCTCGGGTTCTTCCAACACATGTTGCCAGTCTTCGCGTTGCCATTTATGTGTGGAAGCTTCACGCATCAATTTTTTCCAGGGCATTGGATCCAACCCTCCAAAATATACAGGGCACTTGGCTGCATCTGTCAGTTCTTCGATATTTTTTTGTTCTGTTGTGAACTCGATGAGATGTTGACCGTCACAAAAGATAGCGTCGCACGTTTTCAGACGTTTCGATACACGCTGAAAATAGACAAACCAGATATCATTCATTTTGCTCACCGTACCAGATGAAAACTCAACGGATGTACCTGTAAATATCATATTTGTCTGTTTCGTCGAGATTCGTCCTTTTATTGTTGTTGACATGGTGCATTGAGAGGACGGATATTTATATCAATATTTAGTAAATAAATAGTGGGATTTCAAGTATTTAACTTCATTATCGTCTTTCATATAATGTTTTTAACACAATGTATAGGTTATCTATTTTTACTTGCTGCCTCCATTTCCTCATCTATCTCAATGAATTTTCAAAAATTGGCGCAACATGAATTGTATTACACAGATCCTCGGACACGACTGCATAAGCGAGCGACACCCATTCAATCATCCGTGTTTTTTCGCCCGTTATTTATTGTCGCGATATTTTTATCGTTTGCAGCGAGTGTTATGGATTTTTTGGCGTTGACATGGCTGCCACCAATGACGGTGGGTGTCTTCGGTGCCGTGTCCATCATTATTAATTTGCTTGTTTCAAAAATCGTTCTCTTTGAACATCCTGATTCCAAAGAATGGATGTCCATCGGGTGTGTTATCATGGGTTGTATTCTGGCCATTTCTTCGCACATTTCTGACAATAACGCCGACACACCGCCTGAACTTCTTGAGAGATGGACATCGTGTATATACATTGTGGCGAACTGGACCATCTTACAATTATGCGCGGTGACTCTCGAACATGCAACATTACCGAAAGTCCTACAACGTTTTGGATTCCCTTTCATCGGTGGTGCGCTCGGTGCTCAGAACGTATGTATGGGTAAATACGTTGCCTTTGTAGTCGACAAATGGTCAACAACTGGACAGTTAACCACTCGAGTTGACGTATTAGTGGCAGTGATTCTCCTACTTGTCGCGAGCGTCATTGTACATATCGTTTGGCTGAACAAGGGTCTCGCTAAACATGATGCGTACTTTTGCATCATTGTGTACCAGTCCTCGTGGTTTCTATTCACAACATTGTCAGGAATTGTTGTGTACAATAATATGGCAACTATGTCTGGTCTTTCACAATTTATGTTTTTCTCGGGTTGTTCTCTCGCTATGTACGGAGTGTGGGAGATATCTATGATACACAAAGATTCAAACGAACGCTAATTTGACAGCATTCATATTTCTACCACAATCTGCCATCGAGCTGTTTTGCACCAATTTGTACAATTCGTGAGGGTGCATGGAGTTCGGCACGTCATCAGCCAACATAGCTCCGTCCTTCATGGCAGCAATCACTATCTCAGAACAATACCAGCGCGGTGACAGACCCAAGTAGGTATATGACATTGGAGACGGTGAAAACGGTGTCCAGTACATGAAATATCCCAAGTGGTTGAACGATTCGCCCTGACGCTCTTTGCAAAAGGTCAACATCGAATCATACTGCGATTTCGAGCATTCCATTGAACGAAAGAACCATTCTTTTCTAGAAAAACGTTTTTGTTCCAAATGGACGGAGCCAGAGTAGACAATAGAGCATGCCAGACCAGAGACTGAATCTTTACCCTCGTTATTCCCTTGTGGACAAAATAATAATTCCGCATGGATAAACGGGGCAGTATCGTCATCTGTAGTAGCTAGCGATGCCGCTACTCTGTTCAACCATGATGATTCAAGAATGTCAGAATCCGACCGGACAAAACACAACATAATTTTATGCGTACTCATGTAATTACTATAATATATTTTAATCTCTTTTATATGTTATTTTAGTCACTGTCTACCGCGGACGATTCTGCAAACTCTAATCCTGACGACGTTTTATCTGACGTTTCTGCAAACTCCATGTCGGAATCCGTCTCTGCTGACGATGATTCCGCAAATTCCATACCAGACGAGACCACAACCTTGTCTAAAGAAGATCCTTCCGAGTTCAGCTCACCTCTCTCTGACGATTGTGCAAAGTCCATGTCAGAATCTGTGTCCAAGGAGGAGGACGCCGCAAATTCCAAGGATTCGTTTTCAGATTGTTCAGCAAAATCCAACTCCTCATCTGACGACACCCAGTTGTCTGACATGTTTTGAATCATGGCCGTCAAGTCACCGGGCTTGGGTGGCAACAAATCTTCACCGTCGCTGTCCAGTGTGAATAGTCCACCAACCATGGTTGGCGGTGGTCTATCCGTTTCCAAGTGTTTAAAGCCCCATTTATTAATAAATCTTTTCACGCGGGTGGCAAGAGCAGCGTCATCAAAGGGTTGTGTAATGACCATTGACACATCTGCGTTGTCTTTCCTGCATTCGCTCAACGCTTTAGCAAACAAGAACTTAGCGCCCAGGCCCAGAACGCGGGTGGCAATGTCTTTGAGAACAAAGACCTTTCTTTCAGATATTGAACCGTCATCAGCCTTGAACGTATTTTCTTCCACTTGTATCGTACATATGGCCTTCGCATTGATGCTACGGAGAGTAGGATCACGTCGACCGACAGGTGCTACGGTGAACTCCTTGGACGGATCTTCAGGTACGTAAAAAATGCGGACATCTGGGGTGCGACTCATTCGAATAATGTCTCCCCAATTCAACCATCCTTCCGCACCGACATTTTTAATGAATGCTGTCAATTCGTTGGAAAAATCAGCAGAAACCTCTTCGGTGAGTTCTTTGACATTGTTGTCGGCCGACCATTCTGTGGATACGCCAATTTTCTCCAAAATGTCCTTGACCTCGCCAATCAAATAGGGCTTGTTATTTTTGACGAGAAGGGTTTTGTATGTGTTCTCCTCAAGCATCATTAAACCTGGAGAAGATTTCTGTTCACCAGACGCAAGTGCGGCTTGGCGTTCCTTGAAATCCCTGGCGGCCGTTTGCCATGCATCGTCATCCATGACGCCCGAGACGGCGCACCAGTCGATAAATTCTTCTTCGTTGATGGTGCCATTGCCGTCTTGGTCGTTTTCGTCAATGAGGGCGCGTCCCGCGCCTGCTTTCACTTTGGTTTTGCCGGCGAAATAGGCCTTTACCAATTCCACCTCGTCGATTTCATTATTGCCATTGATGTCATAGGTCGTAAACACGTATTCTATGAACTTCACGGCATCCTCGTCACTACGAAGGGTGTCTATCTTGGCCTGTCTCGCGGCAGCTTCGGCGTCAGCGGCTTCTTTAGCGATACGCTCGCGTTCGGCGGCGGCTTCTGCCTCTTTTTGGAGACGTTCTTGCTCAAGGCGCTCGCGTTCGGCGGTGGCTTCTGCCTCTTTTTGGAGACGTTCTTGCTCAAGGCGCTGGCGGTCTGCTTCGGCTTCTTCTTCGGCCTCGCGTTTTTCTTTCGCAAGCCTAGCTTCTTCTGCGGCAAGAACGGTGGCGGCGGCGGCGGCGGCTTCTTTGTCAAGGGTGGCTTTTTCGTACCAGCCACCTTCATTAGCCCTTTCAATGGCAGAAGCACGTGTCGATTTTCCAGAGGCAGATTTTGCATAGATTTTATCATTGGCTTTGGCTTTAAACCATTCACTTGGGCCAATATCGGCGACACCTTCTTCTTTAGTGTCATACGATTTAATAAATCCTACAAAGTTATCTGGCAATGGATACTCATGGTCAACAGCGGCGATTTCTGCCTGTCTTTGCAAGCGTTTGCGTTCGCGTTCACGTTCGGCGGCTTCTTCGGCGGCTTTGGTGTCTGCCTCTTCTTGTTCTTTTCGAATGCGCTCGAGGTCGGCTTGGCGTTCTTCTTCGACCAGGCGTTCTTCTTCCGCAATTCGTGCAAGTTCGGCCTGTCTCTCACGTTCGATGCGTTCCAATTCGAGCTGACGTTGGCGGGCTTCTTCGACTTCGCGGTCGGCCTGACGTTGTCGGTCTTGTTCTTCGCGTTGCTGGCGCAAGAGTTCGGCGGCGGCTCGGCGTTCTTCGGCTTTAAGTTTGTCAGCTTCCAATTTCGCTGCCCTTTTCATTCGTGCGGCTTGGCGTTTTTTTCGGTCTAAAATACCTTGACGCCTTGTTTGTTCTAAGACATCTTCTTCGCCGTTGGTTTTCTCATCCACGCGTCCATCAATAGGCAGGCGAAGGGTGATTTCCTTGCCTTTGTAGATGTCTGTAAGTGCGTCATGTAATCCTCGCGGATTAAGATATATGGTCGGTTCTACGAATTCAATCATATGAACATAGTCGTCGTCGTCGGTTGTTCCTGATTCACATAGTTCCATAATATAAAGGGTCATAGATTTTAATCCGAGCGTCCCGTATGTAGCGTCGCCGTTATCAGCATCGCTTTCAAGATGTTGTGGCAATTGTATAACGCGGTCTTGGAACACACGCGTGGCGAAGTTGGCGTCCGAAATAAGGCGACCAGGCTTCAGCATGCGTTGAATTCTTCCGGCGACACCTCTGCAGCGCTGTATGAATGCGGGGTCATCGCGTTCAAAACGGTATTGTCGACGTTTTGCAGAGGCCGCTTGACGTTTAATGACGCTGTCAAGTTTAATTTTATTGGACACTAAATCGCCATCTTTGTAAGAAAGTCGCACTTCGCCGGACGACAGACTGGGGCGGATATAATTGTCACCGGTCTCGCCAATTTGCGACCACGATGTACGATGACAAGATACATTCGATTGCATTTCCCAATGATATTCGTCGGGGGTTATAATTGGCTGTGTGGGTGTGATGACACCGCGGCTGTAGCGAATGGTTAGCGAAGGCTTGGGGGGCTCAGGTCGCTTTTGCTCCAAGGCTGCCTGTTCCAAGGCTGCCTGCTCCAAGAGCAATGCTTTCTCCCTGGCAATCAACTCCTCTAATTTTTCGACATTGGTACGGTGTCGATGCTTTTCGTTCACATTATGGACGAACGACTCAAGGGTTGCGGTGAATTTGATTGATATAGTGTTTCTTTTCTGTTCCTTCTGTTCCTTCTCTACAAGTCGTTCATCATCAGGCAGTGCATTCAGAATGCTTTCTTCGTTTTCAAGAGCTGTCTTTAACTTGTCCAAAAAATCTTTTTTTGCCTTAGTACGTGAGTGAGACATAGAATCCGTTTAATTATTGCCATGCGTATATATAGGGTCGTTTTTCAAAACTGAAGATGCAAACGTGTTGTCGACAACATCGTATAAATATGTACCGAGAACAAAAACGACCGAAGTGGCAACGATACTCGATCTATGTCCTGGGGACTTTTCTGTTGTGCGTCATAGGATGGTCGATGTTGCGTGACACTACACCTGTTCTGATCAAAAAGCCAGACGTTGATGATTTGAACGGTCCGCGTGGAACAATCGTGGACACCAAAAAGTTAGATGACGTGTACTGGCGTGTTAATCTGCGCCATATTAATGACATGGTGATGCAAGAATGTAAGACTACAAATTACAGTCTGTTTACGCATAAGAATCTTGAATTAGATGGCGTTCCCATGCAATCGTCGTACATATATATTTGTACGGAAGACCCTGTCGTGAACGCTCGTGTAATTATTTCTGGACAATCGGTGCAGACGGTCAAGTGTCGAGAAACATATGCCTCCAAAACAAGAGTGGTCTCACGCGAATACCCCTTTTCGCTCAAATATATTTCAGGCGTTACATTTTTGCCAGAAACAAAAGTCATCCGTACCGCTGCTCAAGCATGCTTATGGCAACACGCTATTGAAATTGTAGAATCACGTTGGACAGTATAAAAGGGTCCAACGTGATTCTACAAGATGGCAATTTCATTACCGCATCAACAAATGCAACACTACGCGAAAGTGTTACGAACGACCCCAATGATATACATGTGCCGTAATGTCATTCACCATCATTTGTTTGGCAATGGTATCGAGTTTTCTCATCGTCGCGGTCGCGTGAGGCCCGACCCACACATGCAAGAAATTATGACTGACTATTGGTTGCCGTGTTGTCGCCAAATGATAGACCAAGCGCTCGCCCTCGGTGTGACGATTATTCGCATCGTCCATTTGGAAGATGGTCTCAAGATTCCCGTTGTGATTGAACCAACGGCGTGTCGCATCAAAATGACCTATGTCCTCGGCCTACGTGAGTACGTTGTCTTGGACGAACAACAGAACGTAATTCCGGATACCCATGTCTTTGACCTATTTGGACACTCCCCCGACGTATCAGGGCAAATGACGTCAGTTGTTGCCAATCTGATGCCTGAAATCCAGTATATCAACACATTGCGCGGCACTTGCTTAGTCATGGAACAGAAACGTGCCGACCCAGTGCTGATGACCGAAGCCGTGGATACGAAAGCAGATAACGTGGAGGGTATCAATTATGATTATTATGCCGACGGCGATATGCAAGACACGAGTTCTGACAATAGATTCAGTCGCGACCGTCACAATGTCTCTGCGTTACGCAATCAACAATCCATGTATGATGCTTTCTTTGCTGGTGGTCGACCCGCCTCAGTAGGTGGTAATGTCCTCGAAAATTTGGTCAATGTACCACTCGGACAAAAAATTATCAATGTACCCATGCAAACAGGTCGTGGTGACATCATGGCACAAGTGAAGACATTTCAGGATGTTGTTTGTGGCGTGATGGGCATACCGAGGGCATTGTTGATGTCCGATACGCCACACAAGTCGGACGAAGAGGGCACACACCAAACGTTCAAAAAAACAATTTTATCATGGAAAACTTCGATGCAATCGGTCTGTGAACAAGTATACTCCATCATATACGCGGAGGATATTAAGCAACAGCTATTGAAAGCCATTGGGAACAAAAAGAGAAAAAGAACGGATATTGCGGACGTCTATGCACTTAAGAAACGCATGCAAGTGGAAATTGTTTTCCCCATTTCACCGTTCCTTTCACATGGTGATTTGTATACACACTATCAAAACGGCCTGATTACATGGGACACATACTCACAACACGCATGTGCAAATGCATCCTTGCCCTATGAACAACTGCAAGAACCAAAAGAAGAGACCGTCTTAAAAGACGAGGTAAAAGAAGAGGCCGAGGAAGGGAACGACAAAGAGTAAAAAAGATAAAAAATGAATTAATTTGATTCGTGGTACATTGCATCATATGTTGCTAAAATTTTATAATCGATATGGGACAAGTAATGTTGCGTTCCCCGACACGTCACAGCCACAAACAAGGCGCCGTGACTTGGCTTTGTAGCTGTCTGTTCTTGTTTGACCCGTAACTCAGCTATTTTGTTTCTTTGTGCATCTGCAGGCATCGTCACGAGTTTCTCTAATGTACCTGCGGATAATTCCATGCACGTAGCTGAGGAATGAGCGCCTGGACGTCTGAAATTAACTCGAAGGGTGAGGTCGGACTTTTTGAGAGCCGTGACTATTTTCTCGATCGACACGGCGGTACCGTACATTTCTGTTGTCTGATAGAGCGTGGTGCCGCTACTTTCGACTTTACGCGTTTCGTTCATTTCAAACAAATCTTTACCATTGGTTCGCAATTCTCGTAGAGCACTGGCTTGTTGCGCTACATGGTCTTTATTATAATCATTCAGCCCGACAGGCTTCACTGTTGCTTCAATAATAATGTGATGTTTGGATGTGATGGGCGTCGCATCAATAGGAGTTGGCGATGCTTCAGGTGACCGAAAGGCTAATCGAGACATAATTATTAATCTAAACAGTAATACTTTAAATACTGATTTTTATTAAAAATCTAATTTATCTAATTTCAATGGTGTCGTCGTATGCTTCTTGTCCTGTTGTTGAACTGGCTTGGCAATAGACGATAGTAATTTTCCACACCAAGCGAACAATAGAGCAAGGATGATTAGAATGACATGTTCAATGGAGCAACCCATATCTACAGAATCACGCACCACGTGGACCAGAACACCATACACAGTCGCCATACCCACCAACGAAGAAATATCTCCCCATCGAGAGCGTGTCTCCTCTGCACAACACGAAACATGCGTGGCTGTTGACCATACATCACTAAAATATAGTTCGCGAATCACAAAGACAATAATATGCCAAGAAATCATTGATAAAAAGATGGTGCGCCATTCTGAGTCGTCCTCTTTGAGGAGATGATGTAGTGTGAGGGACAAGTATAACCAAAATAGTCCAAGGACAAGGTCATGAATCAACCACATTGCAACATATTTTCTAAAATGATACAGCTTTCGATTAACAACCATGTCCGTTTTCAATTTTTCCTCTGCGCATTGAATCAGACAAATAAAATAAGGGATTAATGACATGATCCAGAGAACGGTCGTGACTGTCCATGTCATCTGGACAACAACGGTATCTTCCCAAAATGTTGCGCGAAAAGTCCAAGAAATATAACACGATATTGTGGCCGACAAGCCCGCCAAAAAACGACCAAAACATGTCCATCCTAATACACGTCTGCTATTGGTACATCCAACACATGGTAGGCAGCACCGTGTCATTTCACGCATATATTCCGGACTCTTCTGTAGTAGTTGATTTGCAAATAGGTCAACAGAGGATGCTATCGTGGCAGATATAAACGTGACTCCGAGTGACACAAACCACCATGCAACATTATGTTCATACCAAGCAATAGTGGCGCCTGCGAGACCAAACGTTGCTATGAAATAAAAGCACAAGGAAGGCCATTTGTATGCTAATGTCAGAAAAACAGAAGCTCCCAATATGTTATACATTACACAAGCATAGCATGATTTTATAGTGCTTTTTTTGAAAAGTATTTGGAGAACACTTGTGTCGCTGTTTCACTTTCATCGCTGTTCTTGGGAACATTCGTCGTAAATTTTTCATACTGGGTTTGAGTTTGACCTTGAAAGATGACATTTTTCCTCAAGCGATTTAAACGTGTCTTCTCTGCATGACATCCTGGACACAGGGCCTGTAAATTCTGAGAAACATCTTGGCCCCCGTCTTGTAACTCGATGATATGGTCAACTTCAAAATTCGGTGGGATTGGAAACACGCCACAGGCGTTACACGTGTAGTTTTGACGATACGCTACTTCCACCCGTAACGAACGACTTAGCACCCGTTTTGGAATTTTTTTACTGTAGGGTTTCAAATCCCGACAAAACCGGGACAGAGAATTCGAGACTACATAAGAGGTTTCCATGTACCACTGCAAAAATTCATACGCAGATTGACATGGCATACATTTTAGACCATTAAGCATTTTGATGTTTAATGGCTTGCCACGACTCTCAAAACCTTCGATCAGTAACTCAAATGCTTGTACATTCTTATCCATTTCCCTTTGGACATTGACGACTTCAATGTGGTGTTGAAAATCATACTTATACAAATTCATTACAAATATGGTACGATTTATTAAAGATCCGATTTATAGGTATATAAATGCCTTTTTTATTGGTACATGAATGTAACCAGGGAACCCCCTGAGATTGTGGACCCGACAATGATCAAGAGGCAAAGGGTTCAACCTGTCATCATTACACAAGATAGGAATGACCTGCAACAAAAACCAACCATTCACATCAACGTGACAGCAGGCCCAACGCCAGAACAAGAGAAACAGCGCCTTGTGCGTGAACAGACACGCAGTAATATAATGGATATTCGCTTCAAAAAAGCCATACGAATTAATGATTCAACCACTTTAATTACCTGTCTCGAATCAGGCTTAAAACCCACCACTCTCCAATGGTTACAAATTATTGGTAAAATGCATGTAACAACTGCCACAAACTGTGTGAAACTTGCCAGAACACTAGAAGCACCATGTATATCCTCTGCCATTCGAAGACAACATCGTGGACTGTTTAAAGAAGTGTTAGAGAGAGTCAGCGAAGTACCAAGGACACAGATGGAAAGTTTGATGACAGTACCCGCCTATTATTTAGGCATTTGCTTGGACAAGGGACTTGACCCAAATGTCCTGTTAAAAAACAAGCGACTACCCCTTGAGTATGCATGTTCGCATTCGCGCATTGCGCATATTGAAATTCTTCTAAAAGACGAGCGAACTACTGTGTCACAAAATGTGTGCCGTTTTATGATTCGCCAGGCAAAACAACAAAAATTCGCAGATCGAGCCATAGAACTCTGCGAAGACATTGTACCCAACATGATTCTTGAAGCGGTGGTAGCTAATGTTACCACCGCTCTCTCTTCGATGATGAAAAAACTAGAAACGAAATACGAATCCAACCCAGAATGGGACAACATCACACACATGATGATGTGTCCAATTTTGAACGACTACACCACAGATATCGTCAAAACACCCATTAATGACCACTATTATGATAGACAATCTCTATTGACATGGGTCAGAAACAAAGGAACAGACCCCATGACCAGAGAACCACTACAAGAATCTGACTTGCTGTTAAGGTCGGAATTTTTAAAAGATTATGCCAGTACATTACAATTAAAAATAAGAAAACTCGAATAATTTTTTACACTATTTAATTTTTTACACTATTTAACTCACATTATTTTGAATTAGTTTAATGCGTTGGCTTCTATCATACTTGATTCTTTTAAGAACAGTGGTGGCTGTTGACCATACAATCTCCTGGCATAGTGGTGTATATGACCCTCTACTAGTTAATGTAGGTGATACAATCACATTTACATTTGATTCCAGTCACAATGTCCGGAAGAAACCCACACAGTCATGTTCTGGATATAGTACTACCGACCGTTCCTCTTCCAGCCCATTCACCTATTTAGTAAAAGAACAAGACGCGGGTGAAAAAATGTGGTTTGCATGTGAACCACATTGCTCCAACTTGAATATGAATATGGAAGTAACGGTAGGGTTAGGGTTGAATATGAATATAGAAGTAATGGTACCAACACCTGAGCCAGATTGTGCATATCCACTCTGTCCAGCACCAGTGACCACTTTTGCCCCAACGACTACATCTGCACCGGCGACTACTACGGCAGCAGCGACGACATCTGCACCTGAGACTACTACAGCAGCAGCGACAACATCTGCACCAACTACTACAGCAGCAGCGACGACATCTGCACCGACTACCACTGCGCCAACGACTACTACGGCAGCACCTGAGACTACCACAGCACCAACTACTACGGCAGCACCTGAGACTACTACGGCAGCAGCGACGACATCTGCACCTGAGACTACTACAGCAGCAGTGACAACATCTGCACCAACTACTACAGCAGCAGCGACGACATCTGCACCGACTACCACTGCGCCAACGACTACTACGGCAGCACCTGAGACTACTACGGCAGCACCTGAGACCACTACGGCAGCACCAACTACCACAGCACCAACGACTACTACAGCACCAACTACTACGGCAGCACCTGAGACCACTACGGCAGCACCAACTACCACAGCACCAACGACTACTACAGCAGCAGCGACTACGGCAGCACCTGAGACCACTACGGCAGCACCAACTACCACAGCACCTGAGACCACTACGGCAACGACTACTACGGCAGCACCTGAGACCACTACGGCAGCACCAACTACCACAGCACCAACGACTACTACAGCAGCAGCGACTACGGCAGCACCTGAGACCACTACGGCAGCAGCAACTACTACGGCAGCACCTGAGACCACTACGGCAGCACCAACTACCACAGCACCAACGACTACTACAGCAGCAGCGACTACGGCAGCACCTGAGACCACTACGGCAGCAGCAACTACTACGGCAGCACCTGAGACCACTACGGCAGCACCAACTACCACAGCACCAACGACTACTACAGCAGCAGCGACTACGGCAGCACCTGAGACCACTACGGCAGCAGCAACTACTACGGCAGCACCTGAGACCACTACGGCAGCACCAACTACCACAGCACCAACGACTACTACAGCAGCAGCGACTACGGCAGCACCTGAGACCACTACGGCAGCAGCGACGACATCTGCACCCGAGACCACTGCACCTGAGACCACTGTACCGGCGACCACGGCACCTGAGACATTGTCAACAGTCATTATGTTTGGTCCAGGTGTTGTCAGTGCTGAAGCATGCATTGGTGATGAAATCATAATTGTGTGGAATGGAACACATGACTTGCGTGAAACTACAAGAGCAGATTGTAATTCTAATGAGACTGATAATTCACCATGGCTTACAGAATTCAAAAACACTGGTTATAATCAAACATTGATAGGAATGGGTGGTCGTTATCAAGGAGAGACACGTTATTACAAATGTTCTGCGCATTGCGGCATTGATAATGCACGTATTGAAGTCACCTGTAAGCATGAAATTGACCCTAGTCGTCGTGTGACAGTAAATATTGATGGGTCTGACTTGGAAATTCCGGCAGTCATTGTGGCCTGGTTGATTGTTGTTGCCATTGCAGTGGCATTGTCAGTGGTTTTTTGCCAACGAAAGCCAAATAAGTCAAATAAGACAAAAAATTTACATTTGTTGAGTCAAAAAGTGGAGCAATTAAATGAGCGCCTGTTAGAGAAGCCGTTAAAATGGATTCCATAATTCGTATAATATATTATATAAGAATGACCTTTGTAACCAAATGCAACCTGTATTAGTGTCTTATCTTTACTTGAAGTCACGTTCAACTCTCAAACTCGGGTAACCCTAACGGAAAATAATCATTTATATTTATTCTATGTTTCGCACATTTGTCCAATAAGTCGTGAAATTTATTAATAATTGGAAATTGTTGAACTGTCAGTTTAGTGTATTCAGAATCAAAGAGAATCAATTTATGTTTAGAGTTCGTCTTCGTCCTCCTCGTCCTCCTCGTCCTCCTCGTTAGCCTCGTCAGCCTGTGGTGCGTATGCTGCTGAAATGATAGGATTTGCCACCGCTTCAAGTTCTTTCTGTTGTGCGTCGTACTCTTCCTTTTCAGCCTCTTGATTGTCGTCTAACCACTCGAGGGACTGTTTGATGGCCTCGTCTATCGATTCGCGGTCTTCCTCAGAAATATCGAGTGGCTTATCTTCGTCGTCGAGTGTATTTTTGAGCTGATAGCAATAACTTTCGAGCGCATTGCGTCCATCAACGCGTTCCTTGGTGCGCTTGTCTTCTTCCGCAAATTCTTCGGCCTCTTGCACCATGCGTTCAATGTCTTCCTCGGAGAGACGTCCCTTTTCGGCAGTAATCGTGATTTTCTCAGACTTGCCAGAACCTTTGTCTTCCGCAGCGACCTGTAATATGCCATTGGCGTCAATTTCAAACGTGACCTCAATCTGCGGCTGACCTCTCGGCGCAGGTGGAATACCAGTGAGCTCGAATTTGCCCAACTGGTGGTTGTCTTTGGTCATGGCGCGCTCTCCCTCAAAGACCTGAATCATGACAGCAGGTTGATTATCTTGATACGTCGAAAACGTCTGCGATTTCTTGGTGGGAATGACGGAATTACGCTGAATGAGTTTGGTCATTACGCCACCAACGGTTTCAATGCCGAGCGACAGTGGCGCCACGTCCAATAAAAGAATATCTTTCGTGGTCTCACCCCCTTCGCCCGACAGAATACCACCCTGGACGGCCGCGCCATAAGCTATGGCTTCGTCGGGATTAATACCTGTATTGACTTTCTTACCATTAAAAAAATCAGTGATCATGGATCGCACCTTTGGAATGCGTGTAGAACCACCAACGAGGACAATTTCATCGACTTCTGTTTTTTTTAGTCCAGCATCGGACAAAACTTTGGCGACTGGTCCCAACGTTTTTTTGAACAGGTCTTGGTTCAGTTCTTCAAAACGTGCGCGAGTCAATGTCTCCGAAAAGTCAATGCCATCATGTAAGGCTTCAATCTCTGCACGAGCCTGTGGTTGCGTAGAGAGAGCGCGCTTGATACGCTCAGATTCGCGTCTGAGTTTTTGCATCGCTCGCTTGTTCTCTTTCAGACTGAGTTTATGTTTTTTTTTGAAAATTTTCATCATATACTTCATAATACGCTGGTCAAAATCTTCACCACCGAGATGTGTATCACCATTGGTAGCAAGCACTTCGAAGACTCCGTTATCAATGGTCAATAGCGACACGTCAAATGTACCACCACCTAAATCAAACACGAGAATATTCTTTTCACCACCCTTTTTATCAAGACCATAGGCAATGGCTGCAGCCGTAGGTTCGTTGATAATACGCTCAACATTGAGACCGGAAATAGTACCAGCGTCTTTTGTAGCCTGGCGCTGAGCATCATTAAAATAAGCAGGCACTGTGACGACAGCATTCTTAATATCTTTGTCAAGATACGACTCTGCAGTGGAGCGCATTTTCTGCAGAATCATGGAAGAGACTTCTTCCGGTGCGAATTGTTTCTTTTCACCCGCAACAGTCACCTCGACATAAGGTTTGCCCTGTTTGCTGACCAATGTAAAAGGAAACATTTTTTTATCAGCCTGAACAGATTTATCGTTAAATTTGCGACCAATCAAACGCTTCACGTCAAAGACAGTATTCTCAGGATTGATTGTGGCTTGATTCTTGGCTGCATCACCAACCAAGCGGTCATCACTCGACCATGCGACATAAGATGGTGTGATGCGATTACCTTGGTCATTGGCAATGATTTCGACTTGACCGTTTTTGAAGACACCCACGCAAGAGTAAGTTGTGCCAAGGTCGATACCAATGGTGGTACCAATCACGTCATCATCGTCTTGACCAAAGACAACTGCATAGAGTATCGATAATATGAAATAAATATACTTCATCTTTTACTTTGTTTACTTATTCTATTTTTCTATTTGAAAATGTCCTACATTAGCGAAATATTGCTTACGGGCCGGCTGCAGCAAGATTAGGAGTGGACAGCAGACTGACAACAAGGGCGTCGTATGCGCTCTGGTCCACATTGGTGTCTCGATGGGCATACAGTTTGGTACGAATGTAATTGTCACGCCAGTTTATGTCATGTCCGTTGTTAGTCTTTAACGATTGGACTTGTTGGTTCGACACTTTGTTTGCTGACTCAGATGAACACTTTGGCGTGGTGGTCAAAGACATTGAATTTCTATATTTTAAATGTTCTTATATACTTTATAATATGTGTAACATATGACTTTAAAAATATTTAAGTACTATGAATGTTTTTAAAGAGAAAACATTGAACATATTCCCACTCCTCATCCGAATAATCGAAACGAAACACAGTTTCGTATGGTTCTATTGTAGGATTGAAAATGAAGGTTTTTTTGATTTGGGGAACTTTTTGATATGTACATTCGATTTGGTTTGCAATTTGATGTCGTTTTGACACATCTGTATCCCCCAAGGAGTGATATTTGGCGTTTTTTGAAGGGGTGTCGCTAAACATGAGGGTTTGTGGGTGTACGAAGAAAGTTCTTTGGTAATCGAAAAAAGTTCTACAGACATTAGCAAGGAAACTTTGTAAGGTTTGTATTTCGAAAATAGAAAAAAAAATAAAAGTAGTAAACACGATTACGACCTCTTTTGCTCCTTTGCTCCTTTTGGGCCAAACTTTGCGGTCTCTAACAAACATTATAAAAAATGCATGTATTTAGGCAGAGTTTTATTACTAAAATGTCTGAGATTAATCTTGACGATATATTTGACGACGAGTGGGTTGCTACTACAGATGAGCACAGATTTATACAGAGACAGGCAAAAAAACCCGTCCGAGCATCTGATTATTTGTTAGAGTATTCGACTGCACCGGGGTCCATTACATTGTCCGCTGACAGAATGTTAGAACTGTTGGAGTCTGAGATATTATACAAAGATGTCGGCACACTGATGCAAGTATGTAGAATAATTCTTGAACAAAAGTCGAACGCGCAGCAACCAGTGTGGACTTACTTGAAACCCTATCATTTAGAATGTCTGACCTATCAAATAGCGTCGGCGATTCAAGTGGGTACCATTACAAAAGATAAATACGTACAGTGTGTGATTGAGTGTTACAAAATGGTCATCACCTCTTCTAAAAGACACACAACTACACGTGCACAGGCTGCGCAAGTGTCTGTCTATACACAATGGGTCGCCAAGGCAGGCGAAGGTATGGTGAACAATCTTGCTATCGTGTATTATTTTTTAAAAGACGAATGTGAAATCCCTAGGTTACCACCCTTCTGTAAATTAAGTTGAAAAAACTTCAGCAAAATCTTGACAACATCTCCAAAAGTTGGCGCTCTGCGGCAATTAAAAATCGCAGGAAAATCGCAGGAAAATCGCAGGAAAATCGCAGGAAAATCGAACAGAAGTTCAGTATAAAAGTTCGCATTGTCTGGGCAAAATGTCGTACTGTCAACATGACCCCAAGAAAGTGGTGAATACACCACCCGAAGTGACTCGAGTAGAATGTGAGAAAACAGGTACTATTTATTACGAACATGTCACAACGAAACAGACTGCATGGATAAAATCCGCAATTATTAAATAAACAAGTATTAATTTCAATAATGATGTGTTAAATGGTACCTCTTTTATTATTTTATTTTTTATTGGGGTTTAATTTTGCTTTTCCTTCGGTTGCCATGCGTTATTGGCTAATGGAGACCGTCCAAGTAACACCTGCACAGATGGCGGCCATTTTTGGTGTTATTAGTGTCCCATGGTGTCTGAAACCGATATTTGGTTTTGTTTCTGACTCATATCCAATCTTTGGATATCGGCGCAAACCCTACATGATTTTGTCTGCGTATGTGGCCTGTTTCATGTGGATTATACTACCCTTTTGTCCTCATGACGAATTTTTGTTGACATTTGTGCTGACCATGTCGTCCGCAGGCATGTGTTTCGCCGACGTAATGGCCGATTCGTTGTTGGTCACAGCAGCAAAAATGGAATCGGATGCAAACAAGGGTACCATACAATCTTGGTCATGGGGAATGCGTTTTTCAGGCGGGTTATTAGCAGCAGCAACAGGCGCTATTGCGTATGAAAAAATGGGTTACGCACAGGTTTTTTTACTTAATTCGATGATTCCGGTCGCTGTGGCTATTTTAGCATGTTTCATTAAGGAGGATACGACATTTACACCCACGAACTGGCGCACAACTGGTCATACATTGGTCAAGGCCATTCGACAGCCTGATATTTATAAACCAGCGTTGTTTTTATTCCTCATTTGCGTGACCCCTGGATATGGAGGTGCCCTCATATTTTTTTATGAGCGTGAACTTGGCTTTACACCAACAGAATTTGGAATGTTGGATGTGATGGGTAACATTGTCTCGATTATTGGAATTATGATCTACAAACGCTATTTACGCGAAGTCTCTTTTCCTAAAATATTTAGTGTTGCACTGATGTTGTCATTTCTCCTTGAAAACACCATGTTGATCTTGGTGTTACATGTGAATCGACAAATTGGTATACCAGATTATATATTTGCCTTTATTGAACGCGTGACCATCACGTTAGTGGGACAATTCATTACAATGCCCATGGTGGTCCTCGGCGCACGTTTGTGTCCACCTGGCGTCGAGGGTTCCCTGTACGCACTTCTCATGTCAATCACAAATATAGGAGGCGTTGTGTCTGGCGAATGGGGGTCACTATTAACAAATATGTTTGGAGTGACGGGGGATAACTTTTCCAACTTGTGGAAATTAATGTTGGTTTGCCATGCGTTCGATCTAATTCCCTTTGCTGGACTAGGCCTCTTGAAAACTCAAGAATCGTCTACTTAAGTTTAAAGGAAAAAAATACATGCCTCCAAAAAGAAAGCGTATCGAGAAGAAAGAACATCCAGTAGTAGAACACTGGTTAAACTTATCTTTGGTCGCAAAATCTATCGCCGCCAGCACAAAACAACAACAGCAGTACATAGCTTTGTTGCTTCAAATTTCAGTATTAACACAGCATGACACCACCGTACCAGATAATCCATGGACAGGTGAACATATTGATTTTGAAGATATTCGTAACTATATTTTGTCGTGGTTGGACGATTTTGATGAAACTATTAAAACAACAACGAAAAGACGCGATAACGCTTTACAGGCGATAAGAAATGTTGAGCCACAGAACGATGAAAACTTAAAAGCTGCTGCTGCCGAATTGACGGAAGCAGAGATTAATATTAATCATTTGGACGCATTTACGAACCGTTGGAAACGCATTGTCCGTTACAAAAAGGGTAAGACAACCTTGAGAGAACATACTGACACCTGGTTAACGCGTTGGTTACGCGAATGGGAGTTGACCAATGCTAAAAAGTCAAAATACGTGAAGCAATATCAAGAATTAGTACTATCTGTGTCTAGAGACTCGGTGAGTCCAGTATTAATGGTGCCGGGTAGATAACTACCGAAACAATTACGCGTGTGCTTTGAGTACGCGTGTGCTTTGAGTATCGTTGCAATGTTGTGTGGTCACATTGTTTTTAATTTAATTCAAATTAAAATGTTTGGAAAAAATGTTTTGTTGGTAATGCTTGAAGTTTAATTTAATTCAAATTAAAATGTTTGGAAAAAATGTTTTGTTGGTGATGCTTGAAGTTTAATTTAATTCAAATTAAAATGTTTGGAAAAAATGTTTTGTTGGTGATGCTTGAAGTTTAATTTAATTCAAATTAAAATGTTTGGAAAAAATGTTTGAAGTTTAATTTAATTCAAATTAAAATGTTTAGACATTTGACCATGGACTCAAAGGTACTTGACTGTGCCATTTCCAACGATTGCGAATGTTTCCAAGAATTATACAACGCATGGACTCCACAGAAACACGGCCTAAAACAAACACAGATGGATACAGGGTGTATAGTGCTTGCCGCTGCCTCTGGAAAACTCAAAACCGTGAAATTTCTATTAGAACATGGAGTGGACCCAAATTCTAAAATGATGCCAGCGTCAATCCTTATAATTGGGATTAGACCTTGGACACGCCTCGGAGTCTTGATGGCCAAAATTGATCGTGATATGTCGCAGTTTACGCGCGGCTGGGCACCAGCATTGACTCCTGCATGTTTGGCTGCCTTTTATGACCATTCTGATGTTTTAGGTTGTCTCTTTACAGGCGGTGCCGATCCTGAATATGACCCATATATTAAAATTGGAGAGAAATTTGATTCAGCGCCATCTTGGAATCCCGTTCTTTGTGCCATTTATGGTAAAAATATAGAGTTGTCTAATATGTTGATGGATATGGGTTTTGATGTTCCTGCAACCGCAAGGTCTGATTATTGGTATGAAAAAATGAAAAATCGTAGGGCTTTATCTATGGCGAATGTCCTTCTTTATTATAAAGTACCGGAAGATTCGTTACATGTAGTTCAGACTTTTTTCTAAATTGTGAAATTTAATTCTAATTACCCACGAGTTTAATTTGAATTAAATTAAAATGTTTGGAAAAAATGTTTTGTTGGTGATGATTGAAGTTTAATTTGAATTAAATTAAAATGTTTGGAAAAAAAATGTTTTGTTGGTGATGATTGAAGTTTAATTTGAATTAAATTAAAATGTTTGGAAAAAAAATGTTTTGTTGGTGATGATTGAAGTTTAATTTAATTCAAATTAAAATGTTTAGAAAAAAAATGTTTTGTTGGTGATGATTGAAGTTTAATTTAATTCAAATTAAAATGTTTAGAAAAAAATGATTGAAGTTTAATTTGAATTAAATTAAAATGTTTAGAAAAAATGATTCCCTGGATTCATTTGTTGAGATTGTCGGTGTTCATGATTTCTCTCGTTGTATTTTTGTTCCACATTTCTTCAGTGCCTTCATAACAAACAATAGAATATAACGACCGTAGCGAATGGGAGCTCCAAAGAGACAGATCCAAACTTGGATAAACCATAAAAAACATACAATAGCAATTACATATTGTAACATCCACGCTGCGCTAGCAGACCAAACGGATATATATACTGCCCTCCACGCTGCGCTATTTTCTTTTTCTTTTCTTGGTCTGTTGTTGTCCTTTTTGTGCATAATAGAGTCCTAGCAACATGGCGTCTGCAACATCGTCACGTTTTGCTTTATCACATCGTTCAAACCACTGTTTGTTTTTGACCGGAATGTCCAACTCTGGAATTTTGGTTACCGACGCCTTTTTATTCTTGGCGTAATTTCCGGTGGAGATTTTAAAATGACAGCGCATTGACCGGGGTGAGATGAGATGTGACTTTGACCAGAAAAAACATTGAAACGCCGTTTGAATCACTTTAAACTTCGCTGTCATTTGGATTTCAATGACCACGGCGTCGGCCCGGTCGAACACGTCCTTGGACGCGGTGACAAAATCATAAACCAAGTCTGGATATTTGGTATGTTTTGCTTTGGGTTGGTCTTTCAAAAGGTCGTATCGTCCAAAACTGATAAATTGACCCTTTGTGTCATCGTAAACCGACCATCCTAAATTACGTATGCCTGGGTCAATAGCAACAATAATCATTTGTCCACTCAACCGGATATATATACGACATCAACAGAATCCGGAAACACTATAAAGGTCTCGTCTCTCCCATCATATGACAGATTGGATCAACGCAGACGAGACATATGAATGGCTCTCGGATACACATTTACCTACTTCGGACCCACCGAGTATGCTGCGATATATACGTGCGAAATGGAACGACGCATTCCAAAGACAGTTAGTAGAGAAGGACGGTGAAATGCCACAATCATTTGCACACTGGTGGGTCCATTCGCGTCTCTCAGAAGGTAGACCATTCAAATATCCAACGATAGAACATTGGAGTACTAAATCTCAAGCATGGCAAGAATCGGGGACCGGTGCAGATATCATTGCCATGTTTAAAACATGGCTCGACCTTTTGTTTATCGATATTACTTCATTTGAAGACGAAGGTCATCGCGAAGGCGTGCCTCGCTTGTACTATATCAAGGGTGAAGCCAACATATATGTGAAAAATGCCCAACAAAAGAGGGCGAGTCGACGAGAAACCGTCAAGTATATCATACAACAAGGTATTGATATTTTTCAAGAGAGGGGATTTGTGAAAGGGTTAGAATGGTGGAGCAAAGATTGTAAATTAATGAACACTTTATGAAGTTTTATTGGATTGTAGACTAATATTTATATCTAGGAGATGAAGTGCCAACATGAAGCCAGAGAGACAACCCGTGAAGAATAAAATGGTTAATAATAGAATGATGCGCATTTCGCCATGATTATTGCACATGACCATCAACGCTACGAGGAGGATATAGGCGGAAATTCCAATGGACGAGAGTAAGTTTTCGGCCATAAAAACTTCACTAAACGTACCATCAGACAAGACCAACGCCAGAATACATCCAACGGCAAAGAAACACATCACAACAAGCCAATAAATTTTAGAAATAAATGATTGTAAATCGCGCAACTTCATGAGTTCGTAGACGTTATTTGACTTCATCTTGTTACCAGCTTCTATATCTTCCATCATCGCATCGTTTTCATTGGTTCCGGATGCTGCTGCTCGACGTGACATGTGAATCAATTTAAAATACCTATATACATGAAAATATAATAGCAGATTGGATTTTTTTTTAAAAAATGATATTTGCACTGGGAATATTTGCGGCGATATGTTCGACGTCGGCGTCTGTGCCTCAACTTTGTTCCGACGCTCCCCAAACACTTCGGATTTCGTCGATATTGTTACGATGTACCGGTGGCATTTGTTGGTCCGTGTATGGCGCCCTGAATAGTGATTATCCATTGATGGCGTCGTCCACGCTTGTCGCCGTTATCGAGATTATTCTGTGTTTCCAACGCCGTAGGGCGTTGCTCCTGCTAGTGCAACGCGATAATTCGCCAGTTCCACCTCGCTCGTCAATCGTTTCTTCTCGGAAATAAGATATGTACATGTTTTCTGAAGAAGTAGGTTGTTCCTAGATAGTTCGTCCACTTTGTGCTGCGACTCATTATATAAAGTCCTCAAACTGAACAAGTGTGGTAGAAGGAATGCAATAGCCTCCTCTGCGGTAGGAACTGAGGCCCGCATTCGTTTTTCTAAATGTTTTAATTCGTCATCAAATGCTGCGGTTCGTTTTCGACCAATAATACTTGTTTCTGTCGACTTCAAACGCTGGACCGGAAGCAAATCAATGTGCTCACGCTTGCGTTTGAGTGATGGTGTTGGTGTTGGTGCCACTGTTGGCATTGGTGTGAACGTCAAACACTGGCGTTTGAGTTGAGTAGCGACCGGGCCACCATCTCGCGAGCGCTTGAACATTTTAATTGAAACAGTATACTTTATACACGATTTAGATTTCGCCGAACATATGTTGAATTTAAATTACAACTTTTAATTTAAACTAAAATGGCCAACGCTACTTTGCCAACGGACTGGCTTATTGAAGCATGTGGTGGCAAAAAAAAACAAGAAATGCCACCCGTCATGACGATAGGTGGAATAACAGCAAAAGTCACCATCTTTCCACACGGTGAGGCTGGTATGCGTGTCAAAACCTATGGTATTGTTGCGAGCAGAGGTTGTAGCACATTTAGAGTCTCTGATGCTATGCGTGGATTTATTCGTCTCTTAGTCGATTACCCTAACGTCAAATTGGCTGTCTCTGGCACGAAATTGACAATCACCGCAGAGAATTGTAGTTCAGCTCTACAGTATCATTTTCCAAATATCGAACTCACTGATGATAATTTGATACCCGACCACGCACAAGATATCCACGTTGTCGTACCTTGTGCTCAATGGCTCTCACTGTGGAAATCCATTCCTCCAAAGGGTCATGTCACGATTGTTGTCGATAAAAGCAGGCGTTCAGTGACCATGAAACACTCCAGAGGTCGTTGGGCTGGTGCTATCCAAGCGCGTGAAAAACCACTCCAATCACAGACATTTGTCGGCGATGCGTTGACTACAAAAAGAATATTTTCGTACGTGGTACCACAGTCAACATTTGCGACTGTCATTTTCATGGATTGTGGCGTGCTTCGATACACCGATGGTTGCCAAACGATTTACTTGGCACCTGTGGTACTTGTGGAGGACTGAGCAATACGACAAGACGAATCAGGAATAAATTCCGAAAAAATAGCAGCGACCACTAATAGGCATAATAAACAAAACACAACAATCATCGTGAATATAGCGGTTAGCTTTATATACTCATGGCCTTCAAACAAAGTACTGTCCAAATACGATGGTCCAATTAAAAATGGATTCCAACAAAAACGCATAAAATATTCCCTGCAGCAAATAATCGAACCAATTGTCCATAGACGACGTTGTCAGTAGTACTAACACGTAACCAAACCACCAATGGTGCAGATGATAGTCGCAACCCGGCACAGAGGAACACGAGGCCCATGACATCACAAACATGAAGACCACAAGTAAGAAAAGACGAATAAAGATCACTTTGTCTGCCATTGACGGCGTGCAACACTTTTTGGACCATTCGCCGCTCGCCAACTTGACGAACCAATATATAACAACACCCGCAATCAACGAAAAGGTGAATGCGTACACACCTTTCTGTCCGTTGGTCATTCCCTTTGTATTCAACGACGTTTGGAACAGTGGTTTATTGCGAAGCCATCCATATAAAATCATCGTACATATCATTCCGACCATCCATGCCGTATAACGGAAGAGTCCAGCCTTTGTCCTGTCGCCAATACAGGTGAATTCTTCCCACTTGTGCCATGGTAGTGCAACGATACCAAGGCCAAACCAGCTGACAGTGACCATGTCTCCCACAATTCGGACGGCAGAATGTGTTTGATTCTGCCACGCGCCAATGTCTGCATGTTTATACACGTTATATCCAATGGCATAATTGATACACAACGATGCAATGTACAATACCATTCCGCGCCACGAGATACCAATCCATGAAGTATTGCAATTGAAAAATGCGTACCGGCACAATGTTTGTGCTTTTTCACAGCGTGTCTGGATTAATTTTGGTTCGTCAACTTCTAAGGGGAGTATTTGTGACATTTATTCTAAGAACACCATTTAAATACACATAATTTCGGGTTTCAGGAACGGAGAATAATACTCCAATGGTACTAATTTTGCAAATGATTGTCCATCTAAATCCGACCATTCCGTTTCGACGTAGTATTTATCATTTTTTACGACCAAACTATTTATTTTGCAATGGCCGTGCGAATGTGTACCGTCTGACCGTGGAATAGTCACAATTGGATCTGTTTTCCATGGCACACGTAACAAAACACGTCCGTGGTCGCGACAGTCTTCAATCATGGAGTGTAACGAAGATACACGACAAAACCAAGTTCGACAATGTGTAATATAATTCGGGCGTCCTAATTCGTCGTATCGAAGCCATGCGACGTTCGGGTTGGACTTCTCGCATATACAGCACCACTCCGTACGAATGAAAGTGCTACGACCATATCTTTCTTTTATGTAAGGTTTAGAATCGACAATGGACTTTGCGTGTCTATTCAGTAGTCTTGCAACTTTCCACTGACCAAAATCGGTGTAGTAACTTAACATGAGAATCAGTTTGAGGTGCATATCGATATTTTTCAT